AGAAACTAATAGTCAAACTGGAATGACGATTAAATTCGCATATTCATTTAGGTCTTTTAATGGATTAAGTCCAAAAATAGCAGCACTAGACCTAATTTCTAATTTTATGAATTTAACTTACAATGATGCACAATTTTTAGGGCAGCTTGCTAGATATTACCCTAAAGTAGGTTTAAAGTTTAGCCCTACAATGACTGAGGCGTTGGGAAAGATGCTGACTAGCTGGGGGTCGACTTATTCAGGCAATAATTCAGAAGAATTTTCTAAGATCGTAAGCAGTATGTTGTCAGCAGTTGACCTAGCCGGTAGTAAATTTATGAATGACCCGGCTAAATTATTAAGTGATGGAATACAGTCTGCGCTGATGACTAAGCTTGGATCAGCAGTGCCTGACCTAATTTCAATTAAGGCAGCACTATCGGACCGACCGGTTGGAGAGTGGCATCTAGTCGTTGGAAATCCAATGAACCCTATTTTCGTAATGGGGGATTTAATTTGTACGAATACTGCAATGGAGTGGGATCAAGAAATTGGCCCTGACGATTTTCCTACTGGCGTAACATTTACGGTTACTTTAAAACAAGGAAAGCCGAGAGATAAAACGGCAATTGAGAGAATGCTTAACGCTGGTGAGACTAAGTTAACGGCAGGTATGCTAAAATCGTCAACTTTAGAAGACACCTTTGGCGAACAGAATAATACTACATGGAATGCTATTGCTGGAACAAGTGGAGATGCGTCTACTGAAAAATTAACTGAGTATTACAATAGTCTAAGCGCGGGATCAAAAGGTCGCTATCATAACTTTAGAAATAGATTTCTCGGAGGATATGGATTTGAGCAAAATGAGGCTAAATTCAATGATGCAGATAAGAGTGGAGGCCTTGATGATAGTTTACTTCTATACTATTACCAAAGAGAATACGGACAAAATTAATAAGATTAAGTATGCTAGATTTAAAAGTTTTACAACAAAAAGGCGACTTTACAAAAACAAACGGCGATGTAGTTAACGACTTAACTCGGCGAAGTGTTTCGTTTAGAGGAGTTCTAGTTAACCAAGGAAGAACGTATGCAGTCGAAGAAGGAATTCAGATGCGAGGGGATTTGATTTCCAAAATATTTTATCAGACTGCCAGTTTCGTATGTGTTCTTTTTAAATACAACGGAATCTCTAATCCATTTTCGCTAGACGTTAATGACTTAATAAAAGTACCAGACGGCTCTGCTCTATCTGGGATGTTGGTCAAACCGGTTGATATTAATGGAAATAATGAGAATTGGCAGACTTCTACTAGAAAGAAGAAAAAGACTGCGTTTATTTCTCCTAAAACTAAACAGGATAAGAATCGCCTTGACTATCTACAGGCTAATTCAGCAGCAACGGTGGCTCCGCCTAATATCGCTAAAGATAATTCAGTGAAGGTTGTTAATGGTAAAATTGTATTTGGAACCGACGTAACGTCAGTTAAGAAAGAAGATTGTCCTGATCCAATTTCTAGAACCAAGCTACAGGCAGCGTTAGTAAAAAATAAGATATTTTCATAATGGCATTGTCCGACCAAATACTATTATCGCTTGAGCCAAAGATAACTCCGCCAAGTATTGATGTACTGGACCTAGAAACACCAGACTCTACTAGACAGATTCGTAATCCGGACGCTTCAGGTTTTGCTCAGAATTTGGGTAGAAAATCTCCATTAATAATGATTGGGAATTCTAGAATGCCAGCTGATAGTATTTTAGGAATGACGGTTTTTACAAACTCATTAATTCCAACCATTCATGTCAGTGTGTTAGATTCGACTGGCTCGCTAACCTCAGTAGGGTACCCAAAAACCAAGCCCCTATTAACAGCGTACGTTGCAACTGGCCATCCTAAGCTTAAATCATTTTCTCAAACTTTCCTGATTACTGGAGTTCAGTCAATTCCAGTCGGAGGTTTTTCAGTTAGATATGAATTCTTTGGAGAGTTATATGTCCCTAAGTTAAATGGGAATTTTATAAAGTCCTATTCAAATATGACGTCTGCTCAAGCTTTAAAAAAGATAGCAGAGGAACTTGGCCTTGGTTTTGCCAGTAATGAAGATTCAACTAATGATGCAATGACTTGGATTAATCCTAATCTAAATTATAAATCGTTTATTAAACAGGTAACAGATCATTCATACAAGAACGAAAAGACGTTTTTTGACTGCTTTATTGACAGGTATTATGTCTTAAATTTTATTAACGTAGAGAAGCAATTTAAACAATTTAAAGATGACGCTGAAATACCTCAAAGTTATCCATCGTACGCGACTGATTACTTAGACGTAAGCCGTGCAGAAAAAGGTGGAAAGTTAGATTCGACTGAATCGACTATTTCATTAGTTCTATCAAACGCTGAAGTTGGAACAACTATGTCAGATCTAAAGATTCTTGAGTACTCAATGATAGGTGACAATGGTGATATCCTAAAAACTGAAGGATTTCGAAAGAGGGTTGTTCTATACCGCCACGGAGAAGAATCTCCAGTAAAAGACTGGTATTCTGAGCCTTTATCTGAGCCTTCACCTGATGGATTAAGCGTGTATCAGGCCCCTGAATTAACTGATTATTTGGAAAATGATATTGTTAAATGGGCTGGGACAGATTACCTTAACTCTCACACTAATTATAAATTCTCAAAATTATTAAACACACATAATAAAATTGAAGCTGAAAAGAATGTATTGAAGGTAAAACTTCCAGGATTCAATCAAAATATACTAAGAGGAAGTAGAATAAAGGTTAACATTTACTCAAGTCGTGCAAAAAAAGCGTATGACGATAGTTTAAATGACGATAAAACTCAAACTAATTCGCAAAAGCCAGAGATTGCAGATAAAGCTAGATCAACTGACTTAGTACTTGATACAAATTTAACTGATACGTATTATGTTAAAGATATCGTGTACCGATACAACCCGCTAAACGAATCTACATCGTTCACTACTGAAATTTTATTAAGTAGAAGAAATTGGATTCCTGCACAAAAAATGGAAAATAAAGTTTAATTATGGCAGTAGAATTTAAAACAAACGGCCCAAGAAGATGGAAACAGTTCGTAAAGAGTTCCATATACGATATTCAGGATCCAGTATTCTTGACTTTTGATATTGATTTTTTTCCACCTAAATATTCAAATGATGGAGAAATGGCTCTGTATTGGGACCAGTTATTTGCAAATCCTAATACTGATAAAACAATAAATACATACAATGTAGTAGAATGGTCAGCAATTGACTTCTTAACTGCATACGATTCGCCGTGGACAAGGGCATACGCTCATCACTTAACCTCGGCGCAGGCTAATTTACAACTACTACAGAATTCTCCATGGTATTTTCAGTCAATAGCAGGAATAGATTCATTATGGAAAGCAGCAAGTAGAATAAAGGAGGGTAATAAAAAGGCTGAAATCACAATTAACTGCATTGATTCTATACAGCAACCATTACTTAAGTTTGCAGAAAATTATAGACGAGCTATATACGATCAGGATAAATTAGCGTATACTCTTCCGGATAACTTAAGAACATTTGACATGACAATTACTCTATTTGAAATAAGAGATATTAGGGATGATAACGGCCGCTTAGAAAGTGGAGTACAGCAGTTAAAGTACAGACTAAGTCGTTGTGAGTTTGATTTTGATGGATTTATGAGCGGCCCAACCTCGCTTGAAATGAAGGCGTTCACTCAAGATCAGCCATTTAACACTTCATTTAAGATTAAAGCTGGATGGGTAACCGAAGAATCAGAATCTTCAGCTCAATCTGATTATCAGTCTCTTGGTATTTTCTCAGGTTTAGCAAATAGCCTAGAAGGAAGAGCTCAGCGCTTTTTATCAAGTGCAGCAAGTCTACCTGCAAGATTAATAGGCGACTTAACTAACCAATTACAGACTAGACTTGAAACCGCATTATCGCAAAATGTGTATAATAGAACAAATGAAGTACTTTCAACTAATCAGGTATTCGGGCGAAGATCGCCAGTTGGGCCGGTTGGAGGACAGACTGTAGGAGATGACACTTACCCAGGATCAGATGTAAAACCAAATGTATCAGATGGTTCATTGGGGGATGTTTATCCATAAAATATAGAATAGCGAATGAATCCAAATCACGATATAATGAAGGATCCTACTGGGTCGGATCGCCTAACTACTAAGTATTTAGGAGAAGTCGTTGATGTGACTGATCCTCTAAGAGAAGGTCGCTGTAAAGTTAAAGTATTTAGCCTATTTGATACGTTGCCAGTTGAAGATATTCCATGGGCAGTTCAATCTCAAAAGCCCGCATTTTTCGGGCAGGACGCAAAGGCTGGATCAATATCAATTCCTAAAAAGGGAGCGATTGTTAATGTGAGATTTAATAATGGTGACTTATATTCGCCAGAGTACGAACAGGTTCAGGAAATAGGCGACGATATTAAGGAAGAGCTTAAGAAGAGTACAGAATACGAGTACGAAGGAGCTCACTATATCCTATTTGATGGAGATGAGCAGATAAAATTCTGGTTTAATAAAGGTCGAGGGTTAACTCTTGAAATGAAAGACTCTTACCTAAATATTGATCAAAATTCAAAAATTGAATTGTATCACAAAGACGGCCTTTCCTCAGTTGAATTAGATGGAAACGTAATCACAGTAATGAGCCAGTCTCAAGTTAACGTTATTTCCAATTCAATTAAAACAAGCGCACAAACAGTTCACGTAGATGGAAAGACTACCCGATTGGGTTCGTCAAATGTTGTTGAAAGTGCAGTGATGGGTGATTCAATGTTTGCAGCTCTTATGGGATTAGCTGCAATGGTTGATGCTAAAATGCCTTCTACTGGAGCGGCAGCTCAATCTCTAATTAATAACATGAAAGATCAGATCCTATCTGAAACCGTATCAATTGGGCGTTAATCCAAATTGATCTTCACATTTAACTAATTCAAGCTCAGTATTTAAGTGACTAATTGCATCTCCGAAATGGATTGCATTATAGGTAAGTTTACCGGTGCTCTTAGCACGGTCAATATCTTCTGATAAAGTAGGTAACTGTTGTCTATTTCTAAAATATCGACTTGACGCTTGGTATTTTCCAAGCAAGTCTTCTCTGACCATTTCCATGTGATGCATCGTTATAACTCCTGGGTCAAATACTCGCGATCTTTCGTATGAGTCATCCGCTATTCCGCGAGTAGGGTCTATATCAGAAAACATGAATTGCACTGAATGATGCCTACTGGCCGATCCTATCTTGTAGATAAATGGGACCTTAAACTTGGAGTACCCTTGGTGTAGAGTTGGCGTTACGTAATTTATGTACTTAACCGCAGTCGCATGTAAATTATTATCAATGATTTGTCGCTTAGCTTCGTCAAATTCGTCTTTAACATAGAATTCATCCGCGTCCATTGAAAGATAATGGGTTGCTCCTAATTCAAGAGATTTTTCCAATAGGCTTTGACGTTTATTGCACTCATAAACCTTAGCTCTCAGCACATCTTCAGCAGTGGTTAGGGATGATGGTACAAAGTCTGTGAATACTATTATGGCGTCAATTAATCCTTTCTTCTTGAGTCTCTCTAACATTGGAACTAGGTTAGGAGAACACTCAGTGTTTCCCCAAGAAACAGTTTGATATGACACGAGAACAAGGTCAACTGATTCTCGGATTGAGCGTATTGATTGCTCTAGTGTCTCTAGTCCGTCAAAGACAACGTATCCTGCTGATAATTTCATAATTAAAGTTTTTCAAAATATCCGCCTACTTCAAAAGACGAATTCATGTTAATTGAGCCTGCTTTAGTTGGAATAAATTTAGCTGGATCAACTAATCTAAAGTCAACTGATACTCGAGTAGAGTCAGAGGTGTTTGTTTTATTTCCATGAAGTAGATTAGCTCCATTAAATACTAAAATTTCTCCGTATTTTACAGTATACGGCATGAAATCTTCCTTTCCTTCAGAACTTTCCATCCAAATAGTATTGGTCTCGTTAGTATCAGTAAATGGCATCCAAAAGTTAACTTCAGAAGTTCCGTGATTGTATGCTCGGTCCCTGTGCCATTCGCCGACTGCTAAATTATTAACGAGTTGGGTTCTAAACGTTGGGATTTTTTGATAAATGATTGATTCATACTCGAATGAGTTCGCTAATTCTTTAACTAATTCAACGTACGTTGGGTAAAACAACTCACTGAATTTTGAGTAATAAGCTTTGTGCCAATCAGTAGATTGATCCATTTCTCTAGAAAAGAAAAGGTAGTCTTTTAATTTGTGCAGTTCAGATAGATTATCAACTTCTAGAATTGACTCGACGATTTCCTTAAATGGAAATTTTTGTGTGTCATACTGAACTTTGTAAGGTACTGGTAAATACATTATTATTTTGTAGTTTTTTTATTAGTTATTAAGTTTAGAGCCGACTTGTCTACACCGTCATTTCTATTCGCCCAAAAGAAATCGTCAGTTGATCTAGGTTCAACATTGAGAGTTATGCGGCCTCGATTGATCTTCCAGTTGAATTCTTCCCATGATTTACAAAAATAATGGTTGATTTGTGCAATACTAGTTGTATTTATTTGACTCGCATGACCTGTTACTAATTCACCAGTTAACTCGAATATTTCACCGTCGACTGTCAAATCAGGCATGTGAGGATTTGTATACCTAACTACTTTTTTACAGTCGATGATTGTTTTGAAATGGTCAGAGCAATCGTCTTGGCATTTAATGAATCTCTCCAAGACTGGTCGATCTGAGTAACGAATATGACCGTTTGACCCAAAGAATCGCCAATGGATTACTACACCAGCTGAAGTTAAGTAGGTTTGAATGAATTCGTTAATTGATAAATCATTATGAATTACTAAAAACTCATCAATATCGAGTGCCATTGCATAGTCAAAGTCGCTAGCAAAATTTTCTAGAAAATTATTATATGCTGGAATTTGCATCCCTTTTCCAGGAAAATAGATGATCTTAACTGAGTCTGAGGCAAAGTCTCGTAGTTTGTTATTTGCTGAATTATCGTAAATGACAAAGTCAGTAACTCCTAATCTCTTGTGGTAGTCTAGCCATTCAGCTAAATACCTCTCCTCGTCTAATGCTATTGCAAAAATGGCAAGTTTCATTTATTATCGTATATTTTTGTTAGGTGATTTCGGAGTCTTACCGATTCTAGAAATATGAGTTAGCATTTGATTAACTTGAGCTGATCCCAATTTAGAAATGAGGATCGGCTTCCAATAGTCAATTAGTTTATTATATGGGCCAGTTTCCTGATTTGGAACTAGTGCTAAGCATTTAATTAACGGAAATCCTATTTTTAGTAGAGTATAAAAATGATCAGAATAGACATAGTCTCCTCCTATTTTTGAATGAAATATTCTTGACATTATATCGCTAGTTATGCCTGAATAATTTCCGGAAAGTAGCGAAAGGACCTCAGTTGTTAATTGAGTATCATTCGATCTAATGTACTCATCTAGACTGACTGTGCTTATGTAACAACCGGTCCTATAACCATTCTTAATTAACATCTCAGATAAACCTAGCTCATACTTGTCAACTATTTCTGATTTATTATGAGAAACTGTTATACTGTTCATAAACTGAGAGAACGGTTTTGCCGTAAATACTGCTCGGTTAACTGAGAAAAAATTACTTTGTAAATAGCACTTGCCCTCTATTAGTTTTGGGTCGGGCGCATGATCACATAGTGCCCATGCATCAACGGATGCACCAGTCATAGTGTCAAAGACTGGAGTTAGATCGCCCACACAATAACCTGAATCATTAACAAAAAGAAATTGATCAATTTTAGAAATGTCAGACTTGTACTTTTCAATTATTAAATTGAAACCTCTCTTGTAACTACCTAAATCGTTTGATTCACCGTGCCTTCCACATATACTATCAGATATTAAATGAGAGATTTTTTCCAGCTCAGAAGGATTTACGTTACCGTCAGACACAAATATTATTTTGTCACAAAATTTACTAAGTTTAGTTAAATAGTCAACTACATAATCGTCGATCTGGTTAAGGACATCATAATGAGCAAATACTGCAATTCGATTGTGCATATTAAAACCAAGTCGACTCATCGCTGATTTAATAACAGCTTTATTACTTTTGTTAAATTCACGAACCTGATTATCAGCTAGTGCCAATTTTAGAAGCCGATCTGCTTCAGTAACACTGGAATATCTTAAAATCGGTAAATCGTGGTAATTATCATCAACTGAAACTTCGGAAACGACTTTACACCCGTAGCTTAAGGCTTCATATACTCTAACTACTTCAAGATTTCCATTATCGTAGTAGTGGTGATTTAGTACAACTTTAGTTCTCTTGAGAATATCTACGATATCTGATCCAAACTTATGTACGCTAAATCCGTCTACTACTTTGATGGACCTAAGCTCTCTCATACTATCTAGAAATTCAGTTCTTCGACTGCTGCCTGAGTATTCTCCATAAAACAGGACATCTATATCTCTAGCTTGGTTAACTATATCAACATCATGTTCAACTCGACCGATTGGTACAAATATATGAGGTCTTCCAAATTTTCCTTTGAAATAATTGATATTGTATTCTGAATAATCCCATATTTCAATCGCACAATTTAGCCTGTGTATGTAATCTTTAGTGAACCAGCTTGAATGGGCTTGTTCAAATTGGTAGGCTATGTAATTCTTTGGGAAATCCGTGAATACATTTGGGCACATGACGATATGCAAGTTAGGGTCATTTGGGTTTAGAGCACTACCTGGAGATTTAATTGAAGACTTTACAATAAACCCTAATTCGGTTAGGGTCTTTTCTAAATTCTTAGCGTGATTAGCTACCTGTTTTGTGTAGATCAGATTGATCTGTACCGTATTGGTGAGTTTGTCTGAATACTTTTTAAAGTTTTCGTAAGATATTGGAACTGCTGCATTATTTTGAGTAGCAGTAACTAGTGACTGATCTAGGTATTGGTATTTTTTCTTGATAAAGGCAAGTAGCTGCTTTTTCTTTTTGGCAACATGATTATCTCTAATTCCGGAAATTTCCTTGAAATGTGAAGTCCTACTTAAATTTAAAAAATCAAAGCCGAGTATCTTATCTTCCTTTAATTCAACTTCATCACTAGGTCTGGTAAAGATAAAAAGATCAGACCGTATCGACTTTTCAGAAAAGGCTAGTGAGTTCGTTATAAAGAAATTAAAGGCCTGGATTATTGATATGTTAGTATAATCCTGGTTTATTAGAATTTGATTAGCAAGCCGACTAATCTCAGAAGAAGGCTTAAATTTAAAAAAGCTCGTAGATATTAATGAGTTCTGGGAAAAGAAAAATTGATTGGAATTATTGGTTAAGTCTATATCCTTTATTAAAAACACATGGGGGTCGAATACAGTAATATCCGATGCTTCTGAATAAGAAAGTGCTGTTAATATGAAAGGGTTAACTATAGTTGGGTTAGAATTACTTGAAAATTTCTTCTTCAACGAGATAGATTGCTCGTTTGGGGAGATCTTAATCACTTGAATAATTTCGCATAATGCCGATATTATGGTTTTAGGCAAAGGTATATCGGAGCAAATGACTAGGCTGTCGTATTTTCCTGAATAGTAGAGGAATGTTTCCACATTTTTTAAGAAAATATCGGAGACTGCATTTGAGTAATAGGTAAAAGCAATGGGCTTCACATAAATTGATTTTTTATAAGGTTATTTAATCGAAAGTAAACTAACTAACGATTTCTAGTATTATACTAGAAACAAAAAGACAGGTTTACCGTTTGAAAAATTATTATAAAATTCTCGAAGTTCCCGAAACAGCGGACTCTGCTGAAATAAAGAAAGCTTACAGAAAGCTTGCTTCTAAATACCACCCTGACAAAAATGGTGGAAGTAAAGAATTTGAAGAAAAATTCAAAGAAGTAGCTGAGGCGTATGAACATATTGGATCAGAAGATAAGAAACGAGTATACGATTCTGCCCGGGCACCTAAAAATTCTTCATTTAATTCGGAATTCTTTGGGTCGTTTCATGATTTCTCTTTCTCTGGAGCAAGAACTCAAGACTTTAGGCACTTAACGGTTACTGTTGACAAATGGGCAACCATCAAAGAATTAATGGACGGTTCGGTATTTGATATTGGATACCCGATATCAAAAAAGTCAAAAGACGGTGCATTAAAGTTCGAAGACAAGCAAATTAGAGCAGAAGTTAATTTAGCAATTAACCCTTATCCAATTTCTTTTGAAAACGGTAAATATTTTTTAGTCCTAAAAGTCAGAGGAGGAGGGTCCAGTCAGGAAACTGAGGAAGTCGATTACTTTAACAGAAAGCGGGCAGGCAATGTGGTTGGCGATTTAATTATTCGCATAAATGTTGATATGCTGGGCCTTGAACTTGAAGATAGTGATCTAGTTCAAGAGATTGAGATCAGCCTATATGATATTTTGTTTAATGAAGAAGTCATTTTAGAGAGCCCATTGGGTAAAAAGTACAGAATAAAATCATTTAACCGGGATTCACTTAGTGACTTAGTAGTTAAGATACCCAACCAAGGACTCGTATCCGCATTTGGTAAAAGAGGAAGCCATCTCTTTAAAATAATTGTGAACCGTCCGGACTTTTCGAAATTAAGTGAAGAAAAGTTAAAGGAATTCAAAGACTTACTGATTAGCATTAATAAATAATGTTAGTACGGCTCACCATGTATGACAGGTGGCGCGTATAAATAATCAAAAAAGTCTGATACAATTGGCTAATCCTAAAATACAAAGTTTGAACAAGACATCTGTTCCTGACAACTCAGTATTCATTATTGAGAAAATCAACGAAGCTGTCACTGTAACTAGAGAAGATAACGACATTATCCTTGAAGGTACTGCCGCTGTTTTTGGAGTAATGAACGAGAATAATCGAGTTTACGAAAAACAGGAGTATTTACCTCATCTAGAATACCTAAAAAAGAAGATCGAAGAGCGCAGACTCTTTGGTGAACTTGATCACCCACAAAAATTTGATGTTTCTTTAGCTAACGTATCTCACGTAGTAGAAGGACTTACTTACGATGAAGGTTCAAATAGCGTAAAGATTAGACTTCGTCTTCTTGATACTCCTTGTGGAAAGATCGCTAAGACCTTAGTTGAAGCTGGTTGCACAACAGCAGTTTCATCAAGAGCAGCAGGTAACGTTTCTGAAAACGGAAAAGTTAAGTTGCATAAAATCTTTACTTATGATTTAGTAGCAGAACCTGGTTTCTCTCAAGCATCATTAAGTCAAGTGTCTGAAAGTTTACAAGGTAACTTTGCTTCTATCTTTGAATCATTGGATACACTAAAGACAACTGCTATAACTAGCAAACTAACAGATATTTCTGAAAATTTCAACTTTGCAGATTCTGTAAAGATTTATAAAATAAATAATTCTGAAATTCCAACCCAACAAAATAATACACAGCAAATGGCTAATGAGTTTGTAACAAAAGATGAAATGAACCAATACTCTGAATTGGTTAAGAAGAAATTCTCAACTTTACAAGAGAGTATTTCAAAAAACAATAAAGGTCTTAAGCAGATCAGCGAAAGCACAGCTGGTGAATCTCCAGTAGTTGCTAAAATGGTAGAATACGTTAATTACCTAGCAGGTGAAATGGAGCAGTTAGTTGAATATTCTAACTACCTATCAGCAATGTTAGGAAAAGGTATCAACTACACTGAGCACGTTGCAGAAAAAGTTAATAATGTTATTGACTATTCTGACTACTTAGGAGAAAAAGTTGAAAAGAATATCCAGTATTCTGAATACTTAGGAGAAAAAGTTAACCAAAACATTAACTACTCTGAATACGTTGCAGAAAACGTTGAAAAAACTATCGAATACACTAATTACTTAGCTGAGAACGTTGATAGAGGAATTCAATACGCTGAATACGTTGGAGAAAATGCAGAAAAAGGAATCCACTATTCTAACTATATCGCTGAAAACTTAGAAGCCGCTATTAAATATTCTGATTACTTAGGTGAAAACTTAAATAAAGGTATTAAATACTCTGAGTATATCGCAGAATCACTTAATGAAAAAGTTCTTCCAGGAGCAACAGCTAAGACTCGTTCTCTACTTGGAGAAGTTAAGAAATTAAACGAAGGTGTTGAATTTGAAATCAGTGAAACTTCTACAGTAGATGACCTAGTTGGTGCAGTAGACGGTATCTTAACACATATTAAATCTAATTCAGCAAACGCAGTTCTAGAAGGTAAATATCCTTTCTTAAAATTGTTAAGCGAAGGCCGTAAACAAGCATTTTACAAGTTAGATCAACCTACTAAAACCGCAATCGTTGAAACTCTTAGAGGAGCAATCTACTTTAATGAAGAAGAGGTAGTTAATATCATGGAGGCAGTTCTTAACAAACAGGTTGAAAACACTCCTAACTATATTAAATTTATGCCAGCTGCTTACAAAAATGTATTTGAAAGTATGACTGAAGGAGAAAGAAATTGGGTTGCTGCTCAAGCAAACACACTAGTTCTTAATTCAGCATATCAAGTTAAATCTTTCTGGGATTCTCGTGACTTCAGAGGAATTAATGAAAGAATTGCAACAGAGACTATTATAAATAATAACACTATTAACGAAAGCCAAGGTAAAGAAGGTTATGTGTCGTTAAATCAAGTACACGAAAGCTTAAGAGGCTATTCAAATACTTACATAGACATGCTTAAAAGAAAAGCACAAAACTAAAAAAACATTTTTAAAAAATGGCAACTAAAATTTTCAAAAAATTGAACGACGCTTCAATTAACGAAACTTGGACTCCAGTTTTAGAAGGTTACGGTGCAGACGTAAAAGCTCGCCCTTGGTTAGTAGACTACGCTCACAACCACGCAATTTTCGATAACGCAGGTTCAATCAATGAATCAGCGGTAGCTCCAGGATTGTTCTTACAACAACCAGGTTCTATCTCTTCAATCGGTGCAATCTCTGCTCCAACTAGCTCAATGACTCCATTCTCATCTGCTGGTGTAAAAAACGGTTACGGTGCTTCTGCATCAGGTTCTGGTGATAAATTCCCAAGCCTTTTACCGGTAGCTATCCAAGTAGCTGCTAAAACTATCGGTTTCGACCTAGTTGGTGTAGTTCCTATGGATTCTCCAGTAGGTTTCTTACCTTATTTGGATTACGTATACCAAGGTGGTAACACTGATAAAGCATACGAGCCATTCATGGTTAAAGTTCCTTCAATCAGCGCATCTATCGCAGTTGGTAAATTCATCGACGGTACTAACGCAGATTGGAAATTCCAATTGGTTGGAAAATCACGTGTTGATGGTCAACCAATCCTTAAAGTAGTAACTGGTACTGATGGTGCTACTACTGTTGCTGACTTCCTTGCATCAATTAGTGCTACAGCAATCGGTTCTGGAACTGGTGCTACAGGCGATCCTTACGATGGTTTAGGTACAACTGCATTCGCAGCTAACACAGTTACTTTGGTATCTGCTTTAGAAAACCACATCTCTGGATTTACTTCAGTAAGTGATGATGATTATGCAACAACTGCATTTGATGGTCCTTTCTTAGGCGACACAGGTTCTCAATTACCATTCGAAGGAATGAAGAGAGAAGTTGCTGAGGTTTCTAAATTCCGTCAAATGGGTCTTCGTATGTTTACGAAATTCATTGAGGCTAAAGGTGACCAAGTTGCTATCTCTGCAACTGTTGAGCAAATCCAAGATCTTAACCGAGTTTGGAATTTCGACGTAATCTCTATGTTAGAGAACGTAGCAGTTAACGAGCTTGCTCAATCAATCAACAAAAAATTAGTTGACCGTGTATTCAAATTAGGTTCTGTTCACAACACTGCTATCGCAGCAGTTGAAGGTGCAGGAATCACTACTTTGGACTTAACTGTAGGTTCAACTGGTTTCGAGAACATCTCAACTTTACAACGTCGTGTTGTAACTAAAATCCTTGAAATGGCTAACTTGATTTATCATAGAGGTCGTTTCGGTGCAGGTACTTACATCGTTACTAACGGTCGTGTTGCTTCTGCTTTAGCAGACGTAGCTGGTTACTCGTTCGCTCCTTTCAATAACGATCTTCCATCTGCTGCTGGTCAATTGTACCCTGCAGGTAAAGTTCACGGTTTAACTGTGTACGTAGATCCTAACTTGAAATTCAGCGACGATCGTATCCATATCGGTCGTAAAGGCGCTGATGAAGAGCCAGGTGTTAAATTCCTTCCATATATCATGGCAGAGTCTCTTCAAACAATCGCAGAGGGAACTTTCTCTCCGAAAATTGGTATGAAGTCTCGTTATGCTATTACAGAAGCTGGATGGCACCCAGAAACTCAATACATTACCTTGAACGTAACAGGTCTAGGTGTATTGACTGGTTCTACTCGTCCTTCTGCATCTTACTAATCGTAAGCAAACGGAAATACATAAGCAAAAGGCTCCTCAAAAGGGAGCCTTTTCTTTTTTTATAGGAGAATCGCTAATAAATAACTATCTAAAAACAATAAACAAAATAATAAAGCACAATGAGCAACACCGTTTTAAATTACGCACAATTTCTTTTAGAGAAAAAAGCGATCAACCAGGAAATGGCAGATCTTCCTAAGGGTAAAGGTTCTAAATCTAACAAGTCAGTTAATGCTGAGATGAAAGAACTTCCTAAAGGTAAAGGTTCTAACTCAAATAAAACTGTTAAACCTGAAATGGCAAGTCTTCCTAAAGGTAAAGGTACAACTAGTACAAAAACAGTTGATACTAAAACTTCTAAATTGCCTACTAGCAAAGGTACGGCTTCTAATAAAGTAGTAGATTCTAAAATGGCGAAGATCGTTATTAAAGGAAATGCTATTAATAAGAAAGTTGAGCCTAGCATGGCTAAAATGCCTAAGTAATTAAAAAATCAATCTCGACCATGTCAGATAAAAATAAAAACAGACTAACTCCATTTAAACAGTTCGTAATTCAAGAGAATTCTATAAAGGATTTAGTTGGAAAATCAGACGACGAGGAATTGGATTTAGATGATGCACGTAGCATCGGAAAGAAAATTTCACGTATGAAGGGCGAAGATCGTAAGAAATTCGTAGGGATTGTCAATTTCATGGGAGCTTCATGCCGAATCTATAATGAGATTTGGGCAAATTACAAGCCAGTTGATCCAACTAAGAAAAAATCCAACCGCGGAAAAGAATTCCAAGGCGAAAAAGAAATAGGATAATAATTGAGCGCACAAGGAGTTATATCAGAATCACTAATTAGCTTTAACATAACTTGGAGTAATCCAGGGAAAGGTCAACAGTCTAAGTGGGATCAAACAAAGCAAGGAATCGAAATTCACGAGACTGACGTGTATCCTGATTTACAATATACGTCTGCCTATGCAGCTCCATTGTATGTTAAGTACACATCAGGGGCTCTACTCAATGATCTAATATCTGAAATCAATAAGATAATTGATGCACGAATTGCAAGTGAATCTAGTAAAAAGAATGAGGCTACTGAAGCTTTACCTCCTGGGCCAAATGCACCCAAACAGTTAGGGTCTGGAGAAGAGGAGGAAGAGGATGAAGAAACTCAAAAAGCTTTACCTCCTGGGCCAGACGCTCCTAAACAATTAGCAGGATACTCGCCTGGTGGTGACCTGGTTAAGGTAGAAGAACCTGGATTACCTGCGATTATTGATACTAAGCCTGAGGAAATTGATGTACCAGATGTGACGCCTGACGAAACTGCTGCAGTTAGCGACTATGCATACACAGTAGTAGTTAAAGGAGATCGTCTTAGATTTTTAGAAGGTCAGCAAGAAAGAGGAGCTTACTCTGCAGGGGTTAAGTTTCTATATCAAGTATCAAATAATCTATCAAAAGTAGTATCGGGAGAAACGATTGATAATAAAACTAAAATTTATGCAGAAATTTCAATGTCAGGTCTATTAGGCAGAACATTTAGAATGGAATTTCCAGAGTTTGACGAAAAGGAATTTAAGTTTGGTGGAAATTTGTTAGCTCAAATATTACCATCGATCGAATTAAGCTTTACGCCTGATCAAAATTCAGTATATTCAAAAGAGAAACCTGAATTAGATATAGCAGACGTTATTAAAGCAACAAATATTACACTGGGAAGTAAAACTACTTCTGAAATTAAGGCTTTACAAAAGCAAATACAAAAAGAAATTGAAGCAAGGGAACCTTCTCAATCAGAAGGATCATCCGATAAACAAGTTGCTTCGGACAAGAATAAATAACTAAAAAATAAGAGACAAGATGGCAGGTCTACCACATTTTAAAAACTCAACAGCCGGTCCTGGAAAGTACGAGCCGTTGTACCTTAATCAATTTGAGGTAATTATTACTCCTCCACCAGCAGTTGCTGGTAAAATAGGTTTCGGTAACAACTTAATGCTTGAACACGTTCTTAAGGTAACTAGTTTACCAGAGCTTGCAGGTTCAGGTTCAGCAGTAATTACGCAGAACTATAAATTCGCTCAAAGAACTTATGCTCCAGCTAAACCAGCTCAGACGTATCATCAGTTTAATATTGATTTTGAGGTTAACTTAAACAATAATAATGATATGTACATCTACAATGCACTAAGAGCATGGGCAGATTTAATTTACGATCCATTAACTGGTCGTCAAGGTTTAAAAGTTGACTACGCGGATGCCAGCATTCAAGTAACGCAATTTAATAGAGCTGGTGTAATTTACAGAGACTTTATGTTCTCACCAGTATTCATTGGACCAAATAAATTAACTGAAACTGCACTAGATTACGCAGGAGACGGTATTTATAAACTAACCGCACAATTCACAGCGGATATGTACACTGAATCTAGAATCGGACAATAAAAAAATCATCGCTAACTGACTATGGACATGTTTAACGTAAAACGCAGAGATAATCCTTCTATGGATCGATACAGTGACTTGAAGAAGCCTGCATTCGGAGGTCCCAAAGAGAAGGAAGACTTTGATAAATCAAAAAGAAAATCACTTGATGGATACCAACGAGTAGTCGACAGAAATGCCGATTTTGAAGGTGGAAAATTCAATCATAATTATGACACGACGTGGAAAGCAGTAACTCGTGACTTAATCTCAAGAACTGCTAAGAAAAAACCATTTGACCCTATGTACGCAAAACCAACAATCGCAACAGTTGACGCTGTTGAAGAAGGAAAAATTAAACGTTTCGAACAATTCGTAAACGAAAATGAAGGCTATAACATGTTCGCAGAAGCTGAAGAGGAAGCTCCAGAAATGGAAGAGACTCCAGAAGAAGGAGCAGAAGTAGAAGAAATTGAAGTAGACGAAGAGCAATTAGAAAATCTAATGGCTGATTTCGGAGAAGATCTTGAAGCTATGATCGAAGATATCGCTGAAAAGATGGAAATTGAAAAAGAAGAAGTTTGCAATCTACTTTGTGCAGCTGTTAAAAAACTTTGTTTAGAAGAAGAATCTGAAGAAGGTGAAGAAGACGAGAACGAAGAAGAAGAGAACGAAGAAGAAGACGAAATGATGTAATTCTTTAGAAACTTAATAAAAAAGAAAAGGGACTTTATAGTCCCTTTTTTATTGTTTCAACTCCAGTTAATTCTCCAATTTCAAGATCCCCATCTATTAATTGAGGGATAAACTCTACTGACTGATACGCAGTATTTAGGAATTTTATAGCATTATTTACGCTACTTGCACTAAGTCCAGAATTAACGTAAATGATTCTATTGTATTTACGGTTTCTAACGTTAATTGCTTTATCGATTAATTTCTTAATCTCATAATTAATTAGGAACGATTGGATCTTATTTGGCACAAGAATTTCCTGTTCAAATTTCTCCTTGATTATTTTATTTACGTTTAGTAAATAATCGCATTTCTGCTTCTTACTAAAGGTTTGAATAAATTGTTTTTGGTCTTTTACGAAAACGATTTCAAGTCTTCTGTCATCTGTATCAATCATATTGAATCTAGGCTGATTTTTTTAACGTCTACCCCGGCTCTTCTTAAAAAATCAAGTCCAGCAATATCTCGATATTCCTCTAGATAAACAACTTTTTTTATTCCAGCTTGAAGTATTAATTTACTGCAATCTGTACATGGGGAGTAAGTTATGTATAAGGTCGATCCATCGCAACTTTGAGTAGATTTAGCAACTTTAGCTAAAGCATTAGACTCTGCGTGTAGAACGTACCATTTTGTTTTGTATTCTCTAAATGAACCGTCTTCGTTCATTACGGCCTCTTCGCATTCATTTTCAAATCCAGAAGGAGTACCATTGAATCCATCTGCAATAATCGTGTTATTCTTAACAATTAATGCTCCAACTTTTTTACGAGTTGCATGAGATAATTCTGCCCAAACTTGGGCCATTTTGATGTAGGCGACATCAACCTTATGTTGCCTCTGTACGGATAGTGAGTTAGTAGTTGACATTTCCTTGAGATTTTTCAAATATCCATTTCAAAAGGTCTTCGCCATTTTGAAAAATTAGGACATCGTCTGTATGTTTATTAATAGAATCAAATAGTATTTCAAAATCTTTACTAGGAGTTCCGTCTATTTCGATTAAATCAGATACGATAGCTGGTAAAGTTACTGGTGAAAATTCATTTTGTAACATGTAGCCAGCTAGATCGTAGTGTCTATCGTAAACATGATATGAATTAGCGACATGAGTATACGATCCTAATTCCAATTCTGGATAGAATTGCTTAAGATGAGAATGGATTTGCATTTGTAGAGAACAGAAGAAAGCAACATCAGTTGGTGTACCCCATACTGCATCGTTACTTCTCATGAAAACACTCATGTAAAGTTTATTATTTCGAATATGAAGATTTGCGTACATAGTACAAACAAAATCTTTATTTGAAAAATGCTGGTGAACTGGTTTATTGAAGTGCAGAACTGCTTGGCGAGTGTTCGAATCGTTCATTAGGCTTTGAATTGCCCATTGATACTGAGTCAAATCATGAGAGTTTGTCTCTTTAAAGATTAGATTACCGTAAGCAGAGTTTGCGGTGCCGTCTGTGTTCTGAATTGTTTCCCAGAATTTAGCCCATTTTGAAATAAACGCTACATCATTACGACCCATGTAATACCATAGGAATTCAGCTGCAATGTATTTCATTTGCGAACTTCTAGCCTGATTTAGGTATAGGCATTGAGTTGGATCTTCGACTTCGAGTGCAACATCTAGTAATTCTTTACTGGTAGTTCCTCTAGCGTTATTCACAAGACCGTTAGCCATTAAATACTTAATGGAGTCTTCATAGCATGAAGCGAAAGTCTTTCCTTTAAATGTAATCATATTAATTGTGTTAAACTAGTAACTATAATACTCAAAAAAAGGAAAAAGGTTAACTATACAATAGCTAAATCTGAAAAATGGTCAGTATTTTCAACCTGGATCTTAGTATCGAAGTATTCTTCAGGTAATGGATCATGCGAGATAACAAACACGGTCATATTATACTTCTTTGAGAAAGTTTTTAAGAGGTCAACTACTCTAAAAATAGAGTCTACGTCAAGAGAAGAAAATACTTCGTCTAAGAATAACACGTTTACTTTATTATGTTTAAGTTTAATAAGTTCAAGTATACAAAGCAGAACGATTAAGTTCATTTTCTTTTGTTCTCCAGCAGATAATGAGTCTGGTGAAACTTGCATTCCTAAATGAGTAATGATCGGATTGAACTCTAGGTCAAACTCGAACGAAAACTTAAATTCTAATACTTTAGCGGTTTTTAGGATCTTCTTATTTAATAGTGGAATAATTTGACTCATTAGCATACGTTTCATTCCGTTATCCGATAAGATCATTTCCATTTCTTGCGAAACTTTTAACTTTTCTTGCTCAACTTTTAAGGTCTTACTAGAATCATCAATTTCAGACTGTATGTTTTTAATTACTTCAGCTAAATGATGATCAGTTGTTTTAACTGTTTGCGTTTTTAATCCAGAGAGTTCTCTCTTAAGAGATGTAATATTTGCATCGATTGAATAGTAATCGGCCTTTGCTGTATTTTGAGACTCCTCAATCTTTTTAAGACCTGTCGCCTGACTTGCAAGCGATTCAGTAATCGATGGAATTAGGGACTCTTGTTGAATCTTCTTTGCCTGTAACTTATCTTTAATTTGGCTGTGTAATTCGTCAGTTAAGTCAGATAAACAGTGAGGGCATTTATTTTTTGCATAGATATCTAGCTTCTTTTGGATTTCTGAGATATTTAAACGAGTAGAAGACTGGCTATCTTGACTAGTTCGGATTGAGGTTCGGATTTCCTCTATTTTAGTATTAAAAGAAGCTGCTTCAGTTCTCTTAGCCTGTTTGTCTATTTCTAATTGAGATATTTGAGCAGTAATTTCAGAAATTCGAGTCTCATTTGAAGTTTCAATTTCAACTTTTAGATTTTCAAGCTGAAGAAGAGACGACTCAAGAAGTCTCTGATTACTTGAAATAGCCGTTTCATGGGCAGAAACATCCCCTTTAATTTTCTTGGATTCTTCTTTCACGATTTTAGACATGTCATTAACTATATCTAGTCCAAAGATCTTATCGATAATTTGACGTTTATCTGCTGGACTTAATTTAACGAAGCTCTTAAAATCATTTACTGATAGACTGATTGTATTTGAGAATACGTTAAATGGGATTCTGGCTAATTCATCTTCTATGAACTCATCAACTCTGCGTTTATCCGGTAAGTTATATTCAGCGCCGTCTACTGATACTTTTGAAAAGTTTGGTTCAAGCCCACGTTCAATATCAATTAATTTACCACCATCGGTTAAGAATTTAATTTGAGTATAGGCATTCTTGTTAATACGATTAGGAATCTCCTTGGTTTTTCGGATTGCCGATTTTCCATAGATAGAAACAGTTAAGGCATCAGAAATTGAAGATTTACCTGAGCCGTTTTTACCTTGAACTAGAACAAGTCGAGGCTCGTCAGTAAATTTAAACGTCTGTAATTTATTTCCGTATGAACAAATGTTTCGGAATGAGAATTCTTGTATCTTCATTAGTTTGAAAAGTATGTAAGTTCTTGGTTGGGCATAATGTCTTGTACTGCATAGAATTTATACAGTTTTGAGGTAGAGTCATAGGACCAGTTTATATTGGGAGAATCTGAGCGTCTATAAACTGAGCCGTATCCTAATAGGATTGCATGCGAATTAATATTCATCATTTTATCTGGATTAACAACATCTAATAAAATTGCTTTGAATTGAGCTTGAGAAATTAAGCCTTGATCAAGCCTTTCCTGTAGGTCAAGCTCAGCAAGTCGGCTCGCAATCTCTCTCTCCTTTTCGATTCCATCAGGGTTAGGGAATAGTTTATTGGTTAAGAATTGATCATTTTTACTTAAAAGAATTTGGGTCCTTTGTGTAACCGGCAACCAGGCACAAACTTCAATAACTGAGTCTCTAAAAATCTGACGATTAGTAAAAACGCAAAACTCAGATCCTATTTTTTGGATTGATATTGATTCTAAAATATTTGGTCTATTCATCGCCTCTTTCTTGTTTTACCAGTCCATGTACTTCTATAAACTTTCGAGCTAAGTCCGTCTTAAAGGTCTGTGAGTAGTCTCTAGATTTAATGAAACTTTTAAAAATATCAATAACATTAAACTGATCTTCTGGATTAAAGTCTACTGACGTCTTATCGTCAGCGATATCGTCAACATACGTAAAAAATTCAACCTTTCTATGTTTTGATTTTGAAATTAATTCAAGAAATCTTGTTACTGGAAATTTGTTTACGAAATTAACGCTAATCATCACATCAACGAATGAATTTTGAAAATGAGAAATAACTTGATCTGCTGGCATTTCCAATAATTCATAAATATCAAACTTTTTATAGGTAGGAGATTGAGTATTAAGAACGAATGTTTCAATTAGATTAGAGCCGCTTAGGTCTAATTGATAAAAACCTTTTTGATTATCTCTATCGCCTCGATCCATTTGATATGGGGTTCCAGTGTATAGAACATTTTTAAATTCTTGTCTATGATGAATATGACCTGCGTAAACGCGCTTGTATGAAGTTAACATGTCAACCTCTACTCCGTGCTCAACTTTAGTCCACTTATTAAAACGTAATCCTTTAATATCGGCATGGCATACGATGTATTCACATAGATCCTGATGATCGGTTATTATTTGATTGATTCTATTAGTGTCTTCTACCCAAGGTAACATTAGGAAATTTTGAGTTCCATTAATCGTTAAGATTTCCGGGTTTTCAAACACATGAATGTTATCTGCAATATGCGAAATCGCCTTTAGTGAGTGAACCACATTTCGGTCTTTATAGTAGACATCATGGTTTCCAATAATAATGTAAATACCTCTCTTAAACTTCTCAGACAATTTCTTAAAGATAGTTAAAGCCTCATCGTGAATTCTAACATTAATTGATTCGCGTGAATGGAAAATATCTCCTTCTAAAAACAGAACATCTCGATCTTCATCGAAATCTTTGTCAACTTCACTAATTAAAAAATCCAGTAAAAAGTCCTTTTGTATTTGGAGCCACTCTACTGAATTGTTTTTAATTCCTAGGTGTAAATCACCAACTAGTGTTATTTTTCTAATATTGTTTAATTTCATCTTAAAACATTTTATAGTTCTTACCCATACTATCAAGGAATCCATATTTGCTGTTTAGCTCAATAAGAAGAAGTTCCTTATTTTCATAAGTCAACATGTCAAATATTTTTTTGTATTCCATGTTAACGGTACTAGATATTGAATCAAGTACATGAATTGGACTAATGAATACGTTTAGGCTTACTCCTTTACTTAAACCTGATAGAATTAAATTAAATAGAAGATTCATCTCAGGTTTAGTAAATTTCTTCTTTTCAGGTTCATCACCAAGTATCGCTAGAACCTCTGAATTACCTTGGATGAATGAATTTATATCTTTACGGACGATCCCTAGATCCACATGTTCGGCGTATCGACTGGGATCAGTTAAGTGGTAATCGGCTGAGCTGCTATCTAATTTAATTTCAGAACTTCCTCTTGAAGATCCAGCATTATCTTCGTCTTCTTCAGTAAATTCTAATCCTAAATTATAAGTATTATTAAAGATTTTATCAGTCTTCTTTAGGTCTGAGTAAGCAGATCGACGTCTTTCCAATTCGTCTTCGTCATAGTCATCATCGGATATTCCGTTGTTTAAACGGTCATACTCATCTTCAAGACCTAATTCGAGTTCCTGATCGATATTATTGTCGTCTTCATGTAAATCTAAGAAATCTTCATCTGTTTGTTTTGGTATCAAAATAGTTATGATTTTTTTATATTGAATTTAATAAGTCATCGTACTCAGCAGAAGATTTCCCTGGATTAGCTACTGGCGCTGGATAGTCAGGGCTTATTGCTAAGTCGTATGGAATTAAATTCGGTGGCATTGTTGTTGTGTGAACTGTATTGTATTGAGTTCGCATTTGATTTTCCAGAGATTGAGTATCATCATCATCTGAGTAGAACTCGCTAGCTGGATCGTATTCTTCAGTTAGTTTTGCAAATTCATAACTCATTCGATACATTTTGAAACTTTCGGTGTATCCACCATCACGGTTTGCAATTAACTTAATCTTCATTCGTTTTTCCATAGGTCCTCTAATCAAACCGAATAGAGAATCTACTGTATGTACAAGCCCAAATGATTCTGCGATATCTGACATGCTTAAGTCTTGATCGTCTACTGCATCTCTTTTAATTTGAGTTGCTGTAATAATACACCATTCATTTCGAATAGCAACAGCTCTTAATTCCTCAGAGATTACTTTGATCTTTTCGTAAACGTTTCCTTGCTCTCGCATCGGTCTCATTAAGTTAATATAGTCAACTACGACTACTGTAAATTTCTTTCCAGTATTTTGCTGAACTTTTAGGAAATAATTTTCTACATCAATCGCTGAGGCAGTTCCGGTTGGAAATTCTTTAACTACTAATTCGCCTAGGTGAGAAGATTTGCTTCTAAGATCAGCGATCCGTTGAGTTACTTCTCCGACTTGAGTGTTATCTAGTAGGGCATCATAATTTTTAAATGGAATATCTAGAATCATTGACCCAAGTCGCTTCATGTATTTACGGTCAGATAACTCAAGAGTTGCAATTCCGACATGACATCCGGCAACAAATGCTCGACCTGCAATATTAGAAAGGACCATTGACTTTCCTACTTTTGGACGCCCTTGAAAAACTACTAGCGTTTTAGGATTCCATCCACCGCCTAGTGTCTTATCAAAGAATGGGAAACCTGTAGGATTTCCAATTTTAGATAGCTGAACGTGATCAATTGGAGTAAAGAAGTCTAGGCCTGATTCGGCACTAGTAAATGATACGTTTAATTTTTGATTAAATTTTTCACGAACTTCGTTAGTTATTAGCTCAACATTCTCTGGGTTAATGTCAGTTGTTTTTAAATACGAAAGAACATCAATTACTGAACCGTTTAGATTTTTGTAAAAGATGAAGGCTTTTGTGTACTTAAATAAGAAATCGTAATTGTAAGTAGTCAAGTCTACTTCGAATAGAGCTTTGTATTTAGAATCAGGAATATCTAGATTCGCTAGATTAATAAGTTCACGAAGTTCATTACGAGTTGGGATCTTTGAATATTCGACGAAAAACTTCTTTGCGAGACGGTACACTCTTTGTAAAGTGTCGTCGTTAAAGTAGTGAGCTTTGATTAATGGAATAACCTCCCTCTTGTCCATTGAATCGTAATTCTTAGGCTTAATGATAATATCATTATCGTCTTCAGTTAGGACAAAATTAAAGATTATTTTTTCGAGAAGCTCAATGTTCTCTTTGAAGTCTATCATCATATTTTTTAATTGGCTATTGTGTAATATTTTAAAAATTCAGATTCATTGATTGTAATGAATTCTCCTTTTTTTATAAGTATATCATCTTCTATCAAAGTTTTCATGATAAGTTTTATCTTATCTCTAAACTCTTCATCATTCATTTTATCCCCAAATACGTATTTCAACGTTTTAGTAGAGAATTTAATGTCAGTTTGATCAAATTCCTTTGATTTTGAAATTGTGACTTTGACTATGTAGGACAGAATATCGAACACAAAGTCCTGCCCAGTTGGATAACTAGGCAGAGCGATGTGAGATTCTAGTAAGTATTTAAGTGGGATTGTTTGCTGTAAATTAATCTGCATCTTCTGAACTAGTTAAGTCTTCTAATTCATCTATTTCAATCTCGTCTATTCCGTCTTGTGTTTCTGGGAATTTAAAAGTAGGTTTAATAACTTTCTCATCCAGTTCAGTTAAGACTTCCTTGGTGAATAGTCGATCAGAGAAAAATTCTTTTACTGGAACGGCATCGCCATTATGTCTAATGATGTAGGTTTTTCCAAGTTTCTTAGGTAGGAAATAAAAAGTCTCACCGTTTAATTGAAACGCTGAACATAAGTCAGCCTCATCAGGTTTAAGTTTTGAGAATTCTTTCTCGGTTAACTTATTACCACGACCGACTCCACAATTTTCCCAGTTTACGTATTGTTCCAGTCCAACAAACTGATTCATACCTTTATGGAAAGAGATATGGAACTCAATATCAATTGGTCTAGCTAAACGATTCTTCTTAGTTTTAGATCTAACGATAATTCCAGTAGTTGTTTTAGCTTCATCCCTAAGGGTTCCTTTACTTAACATCAAGATAATTGAGGCAGAGAACTCTGGACCTCCACCGCCTGACATACCTTTTGGAGTATATTGATCCATTGAAGCGTATGTGTGGTTAGTAAAGATAAACGGAACTTTATAATTTGAAAGATCTAACGTTAATGACTTGAATAGGGATCTCATCTCTTTTGCACGTAATCCCATATCTGCTGCATTTTTACCTGCATCCATATCACGTTGACTTTTATCAGTATCCAACATTCCTACTGAATCTACAAATAGAGCAAGCTTAAGTCCTGGATTTTCTTTAATTGTTTCAATTAGGTCATGAACGAAGAATTTAACTTCGCTGATAAGGCCCATACGTAAATATTTTAATTTAGTTAAGTCTACTCCAAATTTAACGTAATCACTTGAATCGATTGCACCTTCGGTGTCAATATAGATTACCATGTAGTCTTTCTTCTGCAACTCACGAACTGCATTTAAACATAAGAATGTTTTACCTGAACCTGAGTCTCCAGCAATTCCAATACTACGAGTGTTAGGATAACCTCCAAAAAGGGATCCTGACATTTGAGCATTTAATAAGTAGTTTCCAGTCGGGATGTACTCTTCGATGTCAGAGAATCCGCGAATCTCAATTTTTGATTTTACTTTCTTTTCGAGCAAGTCGTTAAACTTAGCGAAAGCGTCCATTGTTGTTTTTGCCATGTTGTAAAAATTATTTTAGTATCTTTTACAAGGGATACTAAAATGGGTTTAGTTAAAGTATGAAATTAATAAAAATGATCCAGAAAGGACCGTTGTGTCTGAGTAGTCTCCATTTACTACTTGGTGAAATCCGACTTTCACTATATTAGAATTATCTTTAGTGAAGTGGTCCTTTGATAGGTTTCGAGTAAAAGAAATGTCGTTCTTTGAAGTTAGGTTAACTCCGTAACAGTGCATCTTTAGCGACATTGGAGAATTCATTGAAATATCTCCCAAGTAAAAAATACTGTCTTCAGTAAGTCCAACCTCATCGATATTTAAACCAGCTTCCTCAATTAAAGCTCGACATACTGAGTCGTATGGAGTTTTATCTAGATCTGGGTTAACTGTGTCAATTACTAATGAATTACCGGTTTGGCCATTTACCATATTCGGAGACTCGAGTAAAAATATTGACTTAATTGACTTAGTATCTGGGCTTAATTCAAATGGAATAATGCAGATATAATCTAGATCATCTGATAAGTAATCGGCTGAATGTTGGTCCTTTTTTAAAGTTAACACCTTAAATTTTCCGATTTGGGTTCTAGTTTCGTTATTAGTCATTTGCGGCTACTCCTTTTTGTTTAGGTGATGCGCTTAAAGTCTTCTTCATAGTTTTCTTAATCGCATCAACGGTTATGCTGTTATTTATATAGTTTGACAGTTTAGTCAAAAACTCCTCTTTGTTCTTGGAATTAGTGTACATCATTTTCAATAGACTCTTACTTGGAAGTTTAATCCTAACTGCTAAGTTTAGGTCAGTATCCTCCAATGAAAACATTCCAAATAGATCGCTTGGATCTACTTGAACTTGTTGACGAAGAGCTGTTTGATTAACTGGTTCAGCAGGTCTAGCTACTGGTGCAATCTCTTTTACCGTATTAGCAAATTCAGCAGGAATTTCGGGAGCAACTTGAATATCTTCAGTTAAGGAAGGTATGTAGTTAATTGACTGGATTTCAGCCATTGATAATCTAGGCTGGTCGTCAGTGATCATCATTAAGTCTGATGAAACTGCATCTGTGTCCATTTGACTTCCATCAGATAGGACTGCTAGAAATCGACCGTTTCGTCCAGGCAGTACGTCCCTAACGGTTACAATAGTACCAGCTTTTCGTGGATCATTTGTTTTAATCCATTGAAACTCATTTGATTGAAAGCTACTCTTAATAGCCATCATCGTTTCGATATCGTAATTCATAATTATGTTTTTTATTTTTTTAAGCCACTTTATCACTGGACAATTGTTCTTCTAATTTTTTCATTTCGTCCTTAGTATCAACACGACCATTGTATAGTCTTGTTAAAATAGTTCGAGCAGCTGAATCGTATTTCTTAGTAAATAACGTGTCGTTCTTGGTTAAGACCTGATCAATCGTAGGTTCTTGACCAGCTTTAATTTTTCCACCGTATGAATCTGGTGAAATATTAAATTGGATTTGGATATTGGGATACATTGAGGCAAAGTCAAAACATGAAACGTATTTGTAATATCCAGGTTCAGGCTTAGCGACGTATGCTCCATCGTAAGTTGCATCTTCTTCTAATTCTCTTCGGTCGTTTGCCATATACAAACCTCTTTCTAAGAATTCACGACACATTAGAGTTTCAGTAATGAATACTGCAGAGAATACTTTTGATACATCGACCTTTGCAAACTTGGAGATAGCGAAGGCTACATCAAGCAATCCAAGCTTATCTTCAATTAGTTTAACTAGAATTGTATCGATAATGTTATACTTTGTAAAGTTCTCAACGTCTTGCTGAGCTTCCATCATTGTTGCATATTCACTATGTAATTTAGTTGTTCCTAATACTAAATTTGCAATGTAATCTAACTTGTAATTCTCAACTACTTTGTAAGGTTTAGTATTCATAAACACTTCCATGTAATCCAGAAGTCCTAAGTGAACTGGCATTTTGGCCTTGCCGATTAGGGTTTTAGAAGGCATGTTTAACATTGGTTCAATTCCTAAATTCTTACAACGATTAATTAAATACAACCAGTCAAATCCAATTACGTTCCAGCCTGTTAAGAAAGGAATCTTTGGAAGAACTTTGTGAAAGAAAGTTTTCATTAAGTCTTCTTCATGTTCAAAGAATAGGTGCTTAACTACGAACGTTTGCTCATGCGCTTTAAAATAATCATTTACTTCGTCTTCTAGTCGAGTAACTACATCAGGTGCAAGATCTCGCATAGTTGACATTACGAAACATACGTTATCTTCATTTACGAAAGTAATCATATTAACCGGCATTGCGGCTTTAGCTGGATCTGGGAAATCTTGAGAAATAAGCTGAATCTCAATATCCAGATAGTATTTCTTTGGGCTATCATCTGAATAAATTGAAGCGAGCTCAGTTTCGGCTAACCTAGTTTGAGTTAACTCTTCAAGCCTAAATCGACTTAACCATTTTCCTTGAACCTTCTTTAGGAATCTTCCATCCCAATTTCTATGTTCAGTTGGAGTTGGCGTTAGATTCCAGTTGTACAGGTCATGCGGAAGTATTGGTTTCTTCATGAATCCGATATTTCCATCTGGTTTATAATATGAGATTAGAAGAGCTGAGTCTTCTGTGTGAAATTCTGTACTTACAATCATATTGTATATTTTACTAAATTAATAACCTCTCTGTTGGCGAGCCTTGTTCTCCTCATTCTTAGACATGTACATATTGAACATTTCCTGAGAAGTCATTCCTACTGATACTGCATAGTTCATAAAGAAGTGTAGCATATCAATTATTTCAAATTTGCACTCAAGCTGATCAGACTCTGATAAATCTGAGAACTTTTTATCTGAGTAGCCTTCATGTGCGGATTTCCAACGCTTCCAAATAGCATTACCTGAACCGTCATTGATTCCACCTAATGCATCGGTTGCTTCGTGGATCTCATCTATCATTGCATGGTTATTCATGTGCCAAAAGGTCATAAGCTCCCTAAGATTCATGTTGGCAAAGTCATACCCGTAAACATTCTTTTGTGTATCAGCCTGAATGTCCATGATTTGGCCTAATGTGTCTTCGTTCACTTCTGTTCTGTCTGACCAGTGATCTTTAATTTCTAATTTTGCACACGAGTTGTCTGTATTTGCCATATTTATGTAGTTTTACAGGATCTTTTACCCTAAAAGTGAAAAAGGTTTAAGTTTAGTTAGAATAATACTGATAAATAACAGTAGCAACAACTAGACCAAGTTCAAAAGTTATGAATTTGGGACTAATGCGATAAATAAATAACTTAAAATAATACGCAAACTCGATGGCAGAAAAATTAAATCTGAACCGATACAAAGCAAGTGGTGTCTATACGGTAGAAATTGACGAAAGCACTAACCTTAGCTTACCTCTTTCAACTGGAAGATTAGTAATCGGCTCTAGCAAAAAAGGACCTATCAATTCAGTAGTATTAGTGAATGACAATCGTTCACTATCCGCTGTATATGGTGAGACTGACACTAAATTGGAAAAAAACGGAAGCTTTTTCCACAGAACTATTGATGTTGCTTTACGTCAAGGCCCAGTTTACGCTTTAAACTTGTTACCGATTGCTGACACAGATGTTGCATACTTTACAACATTTAATACTGAGTCAGCATCTAACAATTCAACGTGGTCGGCAAATCTTTATCAAGATAGCATTTCAAGATTCTATAATACTCAAAAATTGTGGTTCGCTGATGTTGATGCGGTTAACAAATACAAAAATCTTGCGTTAGGTGATACGTTCCCTGCGACTGGAACAATAGACAAGGATGCTAACAAAATCTTAAGTTTAGTAAATCTTTCTAAGAAAGCAGTTACTGCATGGGCAAGAATTGCTGATACTACTGGTTATGATATTAAAGTTAAAGAATACTATCAACTATTAGGAGACCGAGTAGAAGTTCCAGAATTTTTACACCCGGACGATTATGTTGCAGATTACTTTGTTGAGCTTGCAGTAGTTGATGGTGATTGGACTGACTATATTCGTTTGTCGACTGACCCTATTTACAGACAGTACTTTACAGCAAACGGAATCATTCTTTCTAAACTGGACGACTTTTTATCACTAAGAGATGTTGTTGTAGTTAATCGTACAATTGGAGCAATCATTCCTGACTTTAAGGATTTGGCTGGATCAACTGCATCATTAGATACACTGTTTAATAGAAAATTCAGTAGCTCTAACGTATTTTGTGCAATTGACTACAAAAAAGTAGACTTAATTGACTTAACTAGCTCTACGTTTAATAGCGGTAGTTCAACTGAACCTATTGCACAACAGCGTATTGATTTAGTAGGTCACGGATTTGGTGAGCTTAATACAACTGATGGTAGTAAAACACTATACACTGTAGATAATGGAATAAGCGGAACTGATCCAATTGCTCTAATCGACGTGTTAAGTTACAAAAAATCAGCTGGATACGAATACTACTTTGAGTTAGACGGTCTTGCTCACTCAACTACTTTAGCAGCTGGTGAAACATACACAATGAATACAGGTGGAGACCTCTATATTACGGCTACTCAAGGAAGTAAATTATATGAAGCATGGGCAAATGGATTTGTTAAAGCTGGAGATACTTTACACTATTTAGCTGCACCGTCTAGTACTCCTACTACTCTATATTTAGGAACTGACAACTTAGTTAAAACTCAAACTACTGGTCAAATTAAGTATATTGAATTTACAGCATATTCGGATATAACTAGAACTAATCAAGTAGATGCTCAATACATCACAGATGGAGCGCTTGAATTATTACACATTAAATCAACGGTAGTTAACCAATTTAATTATGAGTTTGACTTAACTAGTTCAGCTTTCTTTAATACAGTTGGAGCAAATAACTATCAGTATTTTTCTCCAAATCAATTAGTGTTCACATTGAATACGAATCTTTATGGAAATGTGGCTAAGAAAGAAACTGTTAATTTAGCGTACGACTCAGCACGCAGAGCATTAATTGATGGGTTCTTTGTACCAGGTCAATACATTAAAGCTAAGATCGCAACTGATGCGAATGGTGATAATGTAATTAGAGATCGAGTTTTAAAAATTAAATCAGTTTACGCTCAACTAATATCAGTTCCAGTTGGACCTTCTAGTACTCCTACTAAAACTTTAAAGTACACGATTACGGTAGATAATGCATACGATGCTAATGTTCAAGGAATTGATCTTACTGGTCAAACCGTTAAGGTTTATAAAGGAATTAAAAATTACGTAACTAATTTACGAGGTTTCCACGTTCCAGCAATGGTAGTTGATGAGACTGCTCTTTATCCAAACGGTACAGCTTCTAGACAAGATGAAATTCTTGACTATATGTTTGATTCAACTAATATTGCATCAACTCTAGCGGATAATGAGACTCTTGATTATCGTTATATTATTGATTCGTATGAAGGTCAAATTTCAAATGCATCAAAACAACAACTTGTTCAACTTGCAGCAAATCACGGAAAAGCGTTAGCTATCTGTAATGCTCCATCTTTAGCACAATACGAAAAATCAAGTGACCCAAGCTTTATTGATTTTAATACTAACTTAGTATCAGCTGAATACATTTCAACTGGTGGTAATTTATCTTCTAACCCAGCATTTACTTTTGGATTTGCAACTGGAGATAAAAATGGTATTGCAATCTCTACTTACGCTGCATACTTTATGCCTAACTTGTTAATTTTCGAAGGAGGTAAAAACAAATCTATTCCGCCTGCAGCGTTCGTTGCTAACACGTACATGAAGAAATACTCAAGTGGAAATACTTTCTCTATCGTTGCTGGTAAAAGAGGTATTATTACAGAAGCTGAAGTTACTGGACTTGAATACGATTTAACTGATGACGATCGCGCTTACTTAGAGCCTGTTGGATTTAACTTAATTGTTAGACGTAGAGGTTTTGGAGTAATGATTTTCTCTAATAACACAGGTTATCAAAGAGTAAGATCAGCACTTAATAACGTTCACGTTAGAGAGGCATTAGTAACAATCGAAAGAGACGTTGAGAGAATCTTATTGAACTTCTTATTTGAATTCAATGATCCTACTACACGATTAAGAGTTAAAACTCTAGTTAAAAACTACTTAACTGCAGTTCAAGACGCTAGAGGTATTGCAACTTTCGATATTGTATTTGATGATTCAAATAACGGTCCTGAAGTTCTTGAAAACAATGCAGGTATCATCGATATTATCGTTGACTTCCCAAGAGGTATTCACAAGTTCATCAATCGTATTACAATCACAAGAGCTGGAGGTCAATTGGCTTCTAACTCAACAGGATTTACTCCTTCATTCTAAGGAATACATTAATAAAATAAAAAAGGACTCTAGTAATAGAGTCCTTTTTTTGTTAGGGCCGACTTGGAAGTCGAATTCCACCACTTGGTTTAAGTCCAAGAACTATTAGTCACGACCGGTCATGATCTCTTCCATAACTCTAACTGTATCAGTTGAATCGTTATGTAAGATACCCGTTCCGCCGTGCTCAATCCATTTCTCCAATTTCTTTTTAAAATCGTCGATTAGAATGTCTTTTTCGCTAGTTGCGTACTTCCATTTGTCTTGATCTAGAACAAGCCTAGTATCAGGAGTCATATCCGCTGGGTCAGTTACTGGCTCTTGGTCAATTCCTAAATTTGAATTTACCCAACGAGTCTTACCAATAAGACACTCAGGACTACGGCTTGGTGCAGATAATAAAATTGGGTCATATCTTTGTAAGTAATCCCATAATTCTCTGCCGTCTTTGGTCCATTGTAGGTTAGCCCAGAAGTCTGCTCCTAACTTATCCAGTAATGGCCAAATTGAGTTCTTTCCGTTTTTCTTTTCGTATTCCTTAGGTGAAAGATTTTCAGTGTTTTCTTCAATATCTTGAAAGCCTCTATCAAAATCGACAAGGACTCCATCTAAATCACAGAACACTCGATATTTACCCTCTTTACCTTCGTTTACGAATTGTTTAAATTTCTTAAGCATTTTCTTTAAGTTCAAATTGTGTAGTCTCGTCTTTGTTTATAATGGCGACAAGATCGTTTGCCATAATGATGTGGTAGTTAGTACCGTCCCACTGGACGTCAAGTCCTGAGTATCGTTGATATAAAACTCGATCGCCTTCTTTGATTGGGCAACCTGAATTACTGGAAACCAGATGGCCTACTGCAATTACTACTCCGGTATTGGGTCTTTTTCTAGCATCAACTGATAAAATGATGCCTGTTTCAGTTTTAGACTCTACTGAGTCCGGTAAAACTAATATTCTTTCGAATAGAGGAATAAATCCTCCTTTGATTGGTGTACTCATTAATTCTTGTAATTTTTTTTGAATTGGTAGTAATTGAATTTTCTACGAGTAGTCAAGTCAACGTTTTCTTTAATTGCATCAAGTACGTCTTTTGGAAAAACTGCTGTACTTAATCTGATTAAGGTCTTGTTACGATTAAGGTTGTTCTCGATCGTCAGCCATTCACCAGGTTCCTTTATTTTAAGGACTTCACATGTTACTTCACGTAATAAATCCATGAAACCTAGATCACCTGAATCAATGAAGTAAATAACGTCTTTCCATTGAAGCGATTGCTTTACGTATTCGACAATTTTTGTTACTTTAGAGGCTGTCATCTTGGGATGGACTCTTGGAATATTGTCTGATGCATCACCCGCTAAACACTTAACTAAGATATCTAAAGTTGGATCAACGGTTAAGTGTTGATAGTCCTTTTGAGTTAAGTCGTTGATTATGTTAGTTACAGCTGAATTGTCTATTGAGTCAATATCAAAATTAAAAAGGTCAACTTCAGCGGGTTCAACTTTACCGAAATCTTCAGTTGTGTAGATCTTTTTGTATTTCGTCATTTGCTTAGGCATAATCAAAATAACTTTACGTTTGTCACTTTCAAGTAACTGGGTTAAGTCTTTGTCTACTGACCAAATACAAATATCTTCTTTTAAATTTTCGCAAATGTAAGCAATTAAATCATCACCTTCTGCTCCAGGAACACGGTTTACTACAACTCCATAATCGTCAGATATTGTACTTAGAATTTCATTTTGAAAGTATTCAAAGAACAGATAAATTTTATCATCGTATTTTCTTTGACCTTTATAACTGAAATCCCCTTCTCCGTGTGTTTCAAAATGTTCTTTGATATATTTCTTTCTCCAACTCTTAGAGTCAAATACAAAAAATACTGAACTGATGTTTTCCTTAAATGGAGCAAGAATGCTGCCAAAGTAATTTACAGAAAATTGTCTAAATGTATCTTTGCTTACCTGCTTTAGAATAAACTTATCGTCATTTAATAAGTCATTGACATAATACTTTTCGCCAACTCTCTTATCGTTAGCTAATATATTTTTTGCGATACTTACTGCGACATTCAGAAACGCATTTCCGTCAATGATTAAATTCATAGTTTAAGGTTTTGGAGCGTCAGCTTGTTCCGGCTGAACACTTAGTGTTTTAATTGACTTAGCAATTAACTCAGCTTCATCCAATGTAAATATACCCTTTGACTGACAGTGATTAGCTGCGGAAATCAAAACGATTACTGAATGTTCTGGTGTTAAATTAGCTAAGAAGTTATCGTAATCAGCTTGATTAGTATAACTGATTGAAGAAAGTAGTGTTGCAATCGGAGCAGCATCCGGCTGAACTTGGTCAGCCGGTGCACTCTTGATTTCTTCAACTACAGTCGCGGTTTGTTTTTTAGAACTTGCCATGTTTGTATGTTGTTATTTTTTATAGATCTTTGAATAAATCGTCTAAGTCATCTGCTTTAGCTGGAGCAGCTGGCGCAGATTTTACTGGAGCTGGACTTTCCGTTATTGAACCAAAATCATCGTCTAATTCAATTGACATATTAGAGCTTGATGTAGCTGGCGCAGCTGGCGTATATTCCAAAGATTCTCCCATTGGTGCTTGAGAACGATTAACTGGAGCAGAGTTAGTAAAGTGTTTCTTCATTCTCTCATCTTTAGTGTTTGCAACTAAGTTATCGATGATTTGTTTGTAAGGAACGATTGCTTTGATAAATTCTGCAACTTTTTCATACTCATGGTCAGTCCACTCTTTTAAGAAGTATTGACTCATGTCCGGTGAGTTCTTTTTAAAGAACTCACTAGTAAATTGCATTACTTTAGGCTCATTAGATACTGCGATCTCTTTTCCTGCATGAGAGATAATCAAAGGACTAACTTCATTCATGAATTTACTTGAACTGAAATCTCTCCATGCTTTCGTTTTACGTTTAATAACTAATACGAAGTCCTTACCAGTAGTAAGAGAGAATGGATTGATTTTTTGAGTTGTTACTAACTCATTTTCTGGATTGATCTCTTGTTGAATCAAGTTATCAATAGTGTATCCGTAAGAATAAACTTTGATTTTGCCTTCCAATTGTGGAAATTGAGGGTCTTTCTTGATGTAAACACAAGAGTAATAATTGTAGTAACGATTGAAGTACTTCTGAATTTCTTCAACAATTGAAGGTTCTTCGTTTTTCAAACGTTTTAATTCCAAGTCCAATGTCCAAAGAATTGATGATGCGCCAGTAGTAGAAGGGCAGTCAACGTACAACTTCTCATTTGTTAGAGGGTTGATAAGTTTTGCTGCGTACTTCTTGTAGCGGCTTTTACTAGGATCCGTTACCCATGGGATAAAACGGATTACTGATTTGTAGATTCCGTTCTGACCTTGGTCTGGACCCGGATTGTACATGTTTTCGTCGACTTTGCGAGCGTTTGCTGATGATTTACCTGAGAAATCATCGAGATTGAGATTGAATAGATCTTCCATGTTCAAAAATGATTTTAATTTATAGAATTATACTAAATAAGTGTGAGAGGTTTCCAAAAAAATAGGGCGAGTTTTAATACCCGCCCTCTAATGTGAACTTTTAATCTAAAATTAAGCTTTTGGAGCTGTCTTAGAAGATTGAACGTGAGTTCTTCCCTCTTGGCAAGTAGCTTTAATTTCTTGAAGAAGACCACGAGTTCTAGTACCCGCAGATTTATTTCCTTTTTCGTAGAATTTAACCGCTTCTGCTTCAAGTTGAGCAACTTGGTCCTTTAATTGTGTTAACCATTCTGGTGTCATAATCAATAAGTATTTTTGTATCTTATATTACGAAACTTCACCCGGTTTTAAATATTATTGATATTTGGTTGAAAATATTGCATCTGGGAATGATTTCTTAGTAAATCGTATCCAGGTTTGCATTACTTCTTCGAATTCTGATTTAGAGATTACGCCGGAAGAAACGAAAGGCCGTAAGTATGAATTGAATTCTGAATCTATTGGGACTCTCTTTTTAACAGCAGCTGCGTGCATCCCTGAGACCATTGCTGGTATTTCATCAGGTAAAAGAAAATACTTGTAATTGTCTTGAGCACCATCTCTAACTTTTTTTGAGGTTTTTACAATGTGACCGACTTTCTTGTTTACTCCTTTTTGTAAAAGGTGCTCCAATTCGTGTCTAAGTGTATCAACTATTTTAAAGTTTAAGTCTTGGTATTTAGAAGGTTCAGCGTCAGGGCTAATGTAAATAACTAGGTCTATCTCTGGAGAGTCTGGATCAGATTCAGCTGGGATATACACGTTTGCATCAACTACAAATCCATTCTCTTCGAAATTAATGGTTTCCCAAGGAAGTCCATTAAAATCAGTAGTTTCAGAAGGATCAAAGTCGACCACTCTAACTATTTTAACAGTTAAGTCAAATTCAATAGGTTCAGAGTAGGTAAAACTCTCAGTTTTAGGTTTGCCTATTGTTGAGCCGGCTGTTTTTTTGATAAATGAAAATACATCGCTCGCATAAGAAGATGATAGCGTGTCGTATTTTGATTCGTATATAAATTGACTAAATCTTTTTATCATTTCTTTAAGAAGATTACATCGAGATCACTAGTAGATGGAATTGACTTATCGTCATAGTTAATATCAATATCTCCACGATCCTTCCCTAGTTTATCAGAAGATAGTGCTGATTTTAATTTATCGTATATGTCTTCAGGTAAAGCCTTTGTTCCAGTAAGAGCGACTGTAATCTGTTCTTTTTTATCTGTGAAGTTGTTATCGGTGATCCATTTATCTAGATCAGCTTGAGCCAATTCATATTCTTTGTATCTCTTAACTCCACCACCGTCTGTGAATTCCGAATGCCATGACTTGTCTTTATCTAAGAATACGATTCGAGTAGAACCTGTACCAGAAGAAGCAACTGGAGCATTTGGATCGGGCGGAAGTGCTGCACTAGCAAAAGGATCAGCCATTGGATCAGGAGATGATGGTGCTGGAGCATCGGCTGGAGCATCTGCTGGTGGAGCAGGTTCAGCTGGAGTTTCGTCAGCGGGTGGTTCAACCGGTTCCGCTGCAGGCTCTGTTTCTGGATCGCCTTCTGCTTCCAATAACAGTTTAAATTTACTAAAGTTAAGTATTTCCATAATAGTCTATTTGTTACTGTTATTTATAAACAAAAATAGGAGCGCTAGGCTCCTATTTAAGTCAGTATAGTTTAAGGATTTATGATCCGCAAGCTTCGCATGCATCTGGGTTATCAAGAGAACATACTATATCTTCCGCACTTGTATTAAGCGCTTCAAATACTGGTGCAATTTGGACAGTTGGAGCAACTTTTCCAGTAGCCATATTTACTCCTAGTCCAGCAATTGCCGAACTCGCAGCTTCAGTTCTAAGATAATACATTCCTGTCTTTAATCCGCTTTTCCAAGAATGGAAGTGAGCTGATGTTAATTTTGCAGTATTTACGTCTCTAAAGAATAAATTCAGAGATTGTGATTGACAAATAAATTTACCACGATCAGCTGACATGTCGATGATGGTCTTTTGAGAAATTTCCCAAACTGTTTTATAAACAGCTCTTAATTCCTCTGGAATCTCAACGATATTTTGAACAGAACCTTTTTCCAAGATTACTCGATTTCTCATAGAATCTCCCCAAAGTCCTAGTTCAGCTAGATCTCTAACTAGATGTTTATTAACTACAATAAATTCTCCAGCTAAAGTTCGACGAGTTCCTATATTCGAAGTGAATGCCTCGAATGCTTCATTGTTACCCATGATTTGGGCAGTAGAGGCAGTTGGCATTGGCGCAAGCAATAGAGAATTTCGGGATCCATGCTTCATAAGTTTTCTACGAAGAGCTACCCAATTCCAACGACCTGATAATTGGTCATCCGTTACTCCCCATAAGTTAAACTGAAATTGTCCTGAGCTTAATGGAGAACCTTCGTATGAGGCGTATGCCCCATCCTTCTTTGCAAGATCAATTGATGCTTCCATTGCAGCGAAGTAGATTGTTTCAAATATCTCAGAGTTTAATTTCTTTGAGGCTTCTCCGCCAAATTCAATTCCCATTATTGCAAAAGTATCAGCTAAACCTTGAATACCTATTCCAATTGGGCGGTGTTTCTCGTTAGATGCTTTAGTTTCTGCAGTAGGGTAGAAGTTTACGTCAATTACTTTATTTAGATTTAGTGTTGTTTGATATGCTACATCATATAGAGCCTCATAGTCGTACTCACAATTAGGTTTTCTTAGTTTACCTGTACGCTTTCCGATTGTAATAAATTGATTTACTGGAATAGACGCTAAGTTACAAACAGCCTGTTCTTCTTTTGAGGTGTACTCTATAATTTCAGTACATAAGTTAGAAGATTTGATTGTTCCTAAATTCTTTTGATTTGATTTACGATTAGCTGAATCTTTGAAAAGAATATATGGCGTGCCTGTCTCAACTTGTGATTCAAGGATTTTTTGCCATAGGGTTCTAGCCTTCATAGTATGACGACCTTTTCCTTCAGCTTCAAGTCTTTCGTAATTACTCTCGAATTCCTCTCCGTACATTTCCCAAAGCTCGCAGTCAATTTCAGCTGGACAGAATAGTGTCCAATCGCCATCCTCTTCAACTCTCTTCATGAAAAGATCTGGTGTCCACATAGCTAAGAAAAGATCTCGAGCTCTACGCTCTTCTTTACCGTGGTTTTTACGTAAATCCAAGAAATCTTCAATATCTGCATGCCATGGCTCCAAGTAAATAGCAAAAGAGCCTTTACGTTTTCCTCCGCCTTGATCTACATAACGAGCAGTCTCATTGTAAACCTTTAGCATTGGAATAATTCCATTTGACGTACCGTTTGTTCCTTTGATATAAGAACCAGTAGCTCTAATATTTGAAACCGATAAGCCGATGCCTCCAGCATTTTGTGAAATTGCAGCTACATCAGATAGAGTTTTGTAAATTCCTGAAATTGAATCTTCATGCATAGTTAATAAGAAGCATGAAGATAATTGTGGACGTTTGGTTCCAGCGTTAAACAGGGTTGGAGTGGCATGAGTCATTTTGTGAGTTGACAGAAGCTCATACGTTTTTAATACGTTTTGAATGTCTGTTCCCCAAATACCTACAGCTACCCTCATGTATAAATGTTGAGGAGTTTCAGCCGGCTGGCCGTATGTCTTTAATAAGTAACTACGCTCTAATGTCTTAAATCCAAAGTAGTCAAAGTTAAGATCGCGATCATGAATGATTGCTTCGTTTAGCGTATTCTTATTCTTCTGTACAGCAGCATAGGTTTCATCAGAGATAATGCCTGCCACCTTTCCAGTCTTTGGATCTATGTAATTATATAGGTGGTCAATTGTATCACTAAATGACTTGTGGGTCGTTTTGTGCAATCGGGTAATTGCAATTCTTGCAGCTAAGATTGAGTAGTCTGGGTGAATATGAGCTAGAGCAGCAGCAGTTTCAGCCGCGAGTAGATCAAGTTGCTGTGTGTTAATTCCATCGTATATTCCAGATACTACTTTAGTGGCTACTTCAAGTGAGTCAACGTAGTCTGTATCCAATCCGTATGTTTGCTTTTTAATACGGTTTGTTATTTTATCGAGCTTTAGCGTTTCGCTATGCCCATCTCTTTTTATTACCTTCATGTAGTTTCGTATTTTTAAAAGTCTGCGTCTAATGAAAATCCGGTGTTATCTCCGGTTTTTACCCCTGCTTTTTGGTATTCGCCTACTCTTTTTTCGAAAAAGTTAGTTTTTCCGTTTAGTGCGATGTTAACCATGAAGTCAAAGGGATTTATTGAATTAAATACAGGTTCACAACCTAAATCAGATAATAGTCTGTCTGTTACAAATTCTAAATACTGAGCCATCAAATCTGAATTCATGCCGATTAGTTTAACTGGAAGAGCCTCAATTATAAACTCTTTCTCAATCTCAAGGGCAGATAATATAATTTCTTTAATTCGATCTGGTGACACTTTATCTACAATGTGATGATTGTGTAGGTGAACTGCAAAGTCTGTATGAGAACCTTCATCTCTGGAAATAAGTTCATTAGAAAAACTTAGTCCTGGCATTAGGCCTCTTTTCTTAAGCCAAAAAATAGAACAGAATGAACCTGAAAAGAATATTCCTTCAACTGCAGCAAATGCAACGAGTCTTTCTTGGAAAGTTGAGTTCTTGATCCATCTTAGTGCCCATTCAGCTTTTTTCTGAACGGCTGGGATTGTGTCAATTGCTCGTAATAGGTGCATTTTCTCGTCTTGATCAGTAATATACGTATCGATTAACAGAGAATATGTTTCAGAATGGATATTTTCCATCATGATTTGAAAGCCATAGAAGAATTTTGCTTCTGGATACTGGACGTCTTTTACAAAGTTCTCAGCTAAATTTTCATTAACGATTCCGTCGCTTGCGGCAAAAAATGCCAATATATGTTTAATAAAATGGCGTTCACCATCGTTAAGGTTTTTTCTCCAGTCGACTAAGTCTGCTGCTAAGTCAATTTCCTCTGCTGTCCAAAATGACGCTTCTGACTTCTTGTAAAATTCCCAAATATCATGATGCTGAATTGGGAAGACAACGAAGCGGTTTGGATTCTCTGTTAAAATAGGTTCCATTTTTGTAATTTTTTTAATTAAGTGTGTGTAAGTGATTGAATAATCGAATATGGTGTCGTCTGTCGGCTAATAGTGGTTGCAAAATGCTTGATATGGTTAGCCAGGTGAACAGCGAACAGTAAAATGCGTGGTATTTTAAATTTCGAGTTATCCATCTGGATTATTTATATCGAAACTATAATACCACGCAACTTATAAAATTAGACGAATTCGAACTTTAATTGCTTTCTAATCGCATCTACTTTGTAGACTTGGATTTGGCCTGAATCGCTCACCTTGGTTCTACCTTTAAGGTGATTTACGTCAGTTGTAAAAACTGTATCTGAATCAGGTAACTCAATTTCTAAAACAAAAGTTTGTTTGTTAAGTGTGAAATTTAATGTTTGACCTTCGATTCGGTCTTTTAGGTTTTGCCAAGTTAACTGCTCTTCTCCTACTTTCTCTAATGAATCAGTTAAAATAATTCTAGGCTCTCCTTTCTTGATTACGATATCTTTGATATAGAAATCAATTGAATCTCCGGATTTATAACCTTTACTGAATTCTTCGTAATTTGCAAATTCAGTTTTGTGTAATAGCCCGGTAAAATAGTTTTGGAATTCAACGAACATTCCGAAATCATAAGGTTTGTTAGTTAAAATACCTGTGTACTTTTCTCCAAATTTAAGTTCGTGAACTCTTTGAGGTAAAGTTTGTTTAATATATTTCTTGTATGAAACAATGAATAGATCATTTGTTTGATCGTAGTTCTCAATCATTACTGGAATCTCTTTATTCAAGTATTCATTGAAGTCTCGAATAACGTTTGCAGCAGCATGTGATCCAGGTAGGAAACATTTAACTGTTCCTTTATACAGTGCAAGGTAACCTCCTTTAACTAGGTTAGTAACCTTAACATAGAACCATTTTTCTTCTTTTAAGAACTCGTTAAGATCGTCTCGGTAAGAAAGAGCAGCGCAACGTTTTTCTGATCCTAAATAATCGCCGGCATCGGCTTTGTAGATAACAACTTTGAACTTTGCACTTGTTTCATTCTGTAATAACAAAGAAGGCTCTTCGCTAAATTCTCTAAATGGAACAAAGATAGTAGACAAGGAATCATCATCTTGAACTTCGATTTGTTTGTTTTCAAAATCAACTTTCTTCGCTGTTACTTTACAAACGTGACCTAATTCAAAGTCTTTATTTGCAGTTGCGCCGAATGTATTTGATGAATAGTACTTGTCGTAAAGCTCTTGGGCATAAGGTTCTTTACAGAAAATCTTTAAGCCCGCTTTTTTATCCGCTGGAGTTAATTTAATGCTTTTGTTTACTCGGGAATTTCCCTGGCTAAACAGTAAGTCAAAATCAATAACTTCTTGGACGTTTTCGTTTTTTTGCATGTTTTTGTTAGATTAAAAAAGTTAACTAATAAATTATACACAGAAACTGCCTAGAGTTTTAAATTGTATGAATTCCTGGATCAACAAATATACTTGGTGCCCAGGTGGTTGGATACAGCCCTGGCATTTTACTTTGGAATATTAAGGTGCCGGTTGAAAGTAGGCTTGATCTCCAAGCTAACTCATCCAGAAATATTGCAAATAATGGATTTTTATGAGTTAATCTTTCCCAAGGCGGAAGATCATCCTGGTTAAAAAATGGGCTTGATGCTACTCTAGCTAACTGAACGCCGGGCTTACTTAGAAAAGAACACGATATGATTGCGCCCAAGTATGCTATCTCTTTTACGACTGGTTCAGTAGCAGTGATAACTGGAATATAGGCGGCTTTAATCAAATCCATTGCATCTAAATTAGTGAGTCTAACCTTTGTTGAATTAGGTATCTGTAATTGAAGCGCCATTATAATTAATTTAATTGGAAGAATGTATGGATTCGCTGATTCAATGATGTTAAACGATAGATCCTTTAAGGATTTAGTTAATCCAAGAATTGGCTCAACGATAGACTTAACCGGTTGCAATATTCCGTCGATTGCCGTATTAATTAAGCTTCTGATTAATTCAACCAAGTCAGTAGAGGTAAGTAATGAAAAATAACTGACTATGTCTAATGGAATCATTGGAATTTTAGGAAGCTTAAGTTTAAATCCATTAGGTAAAGTAATTGTGACGAATTTTGAAGCGGCGGTTGTAGTTACAGTAGCGGTTTGTGAATTTCCACATGGTATTAATTGAAGTATCTCACCGACTGTCGTAGAAGCAGCCGATCCGGCTCCGGACGTTAATAAATTTCCAGCATCGGCTAGCATTCTTAAAATTAGTTCAAGAAGGTAAGCAATTGCTGATTTAAGAAGAGGCTTAATTAGTGCGTCTAATGGAATTGATACTTGAATCGGAAAGGGTAGTCCCAAAGGATTTGGTGCTTGTGGGACGTGTAATGCAGTTAATACTGGAATAAGCATTGCTTGTGAAATTGCAACTAAATCTGCTTTATTAGGTAAAACAATTGGTGGAAATGCTGAAAGTATAGAATCAAATAGGCTTGTTATGCTAGATATTCCAATATTAGATAGAGAATCTCCAAGTAAGGCTTTTAGTGATTCAACGGTTAATCCGCTTAGTACTGCATCTAATAACGCATTAAATATTGCAATCGCGGCTAATATTTGAGGAGACGCTGGTAATTCAAGTGAAGTCTCTTCAGTTGAGCAGCATGGGGCAAATGGATCAAATAATTTTAAACTCGGTGAGACTATTGATAGCGAAGTAAACGCCAGTGCCGACTTTAAGCGAGCCTTTCTAAGATCGGCTGCTTTTTTTATTCTTGCTTTTTCTTCATCACTTAAATTTGGATCAATGTCATCTGCTGGGGACTTTACTCCTTGCAGATAATCCATTGCCTCTTTTGTGTACTCTTTTATCGCTTTTTTAAATTCAACAATATCTTCTTGCTTGTTTAGATTAAACGATTTTTTTGATTTTAATTTTGAGGTATCTACTTGAGCAGCCATTCTTTTAATCTTTGCAATAAAGTTAACTGAGTCGAGGTCAAGATTAAGTTCGCCTTTTGCGGCTTGTTCAACAATTGGCTGCATCGCACTAACTGCATTAGGTAGAGGTGGATTTAATTTAGTCGGATCGTTAGGGAATGAAATTGTTCCTAATTTGATTTTATCAATGTACTTATTGAAATCTTCTAGCACTCCATCAATTTTAGACTGTAGTGTTATTGGATCAAGCGATCGAGCCTTCTTTTTAGTTTCGCGCTTCTTTGCTAAGTTTTCTTCAGACTCAGCGCCTTTAACTTGAGAGTCTCTCTCGTTTCTAGTCTTTTCCTTTAACTTAGTTATCGCGGTAATTTGAATTTCCCCAAGTCTATCGAATTGCTTGTTAATTGATCTCTTAAATTCGTTTACTTGTTTTGTAAAATCATTGGACGCTTCCATATCGAGGGCGTCCGCTAATTTCTCAGAAAGCCCAGTATATTTAGCAAGATAAGTCACAGGATCAATTTGTCCTAACACTGCTCCTGCTCCATTCTTTATGTCAATGCCCTTTCCTAATGCAACAGCCGCGGCGACGGTTGCAACTCTAATTGCCTTTGATGCTTTTGCTGAAATTGTAATTGGTATACTTAGAGAGCCTTTAGTAAGCTGTCCTTTAAATGGGTCAGTTGGATTTATACCTAATGGGTTCTGAGAAGCTGGGCTGTTGTCTACCTCAAATCCAACTTTAGATCCACCTGGGATTAGTAGGAATGGAATATTTGGAGCAACTAGCATGTATTTTCTACCATCCGGTGCTATGTATAACACGTAAACTGATGGTAATGGGATTCCAACAATTACGACTGGCATTGTTATAAATGTAACAATTGTGCCAAGCGGAGTAGATAAAGAAAATAACGGAGTCCACTTTTGAGGTATAGGAATCATTACTATACCAAGTGGAGTTGGAATAATATTGTTAATTGGATAATATCTAAATAATGGAGAGCTTAGATCAGGAATAGGTAATAAACTTACTTTGTTTAACGCTTTTGCAAACTCTTTCCAATAACATGGGTTATTCATGTCAGGTAATTTAGAATCATTTCCATTTAATGTTCTAATAAAGAGAGGATCTTTTCCTAATTTCGCGAGAGTTTCAGCTTCACAATCTTTGGCAACGGCTTTTGACTTAGCTGCTTCGCTAAAACATTTTATCTTGGAAATTTTAACTTCAAGAACCTTGGGGTCCATTGAATTTTCTTTTATTAGTAGATCTAAGTTAGCGATATCTTTTTGACAAGCCTGTATTTTTAGAGCAGCTTCATCGTATGCTTTTTGATAGTACGCTAACCTTTGAGAAATCACGGTGTCTAGCGTAGAATACTTGAATACTCCTTGTGTATAAACAGTTGAAGCTCCTGCCCTATATGAAGTCGGTCTAGCTAATTTAATTGATGCGTCAGTAGTCCTTCTAAAAAAGTCAGCAACTTCTCTTTTTGCAATAGTAGATAGGGAGGTTAAAGTTGGTGCTATTTCCGCTGGAAACACCTGCTCCTTTTCTTTCTTAATTCTATCAGGTAAACTTTTATTAGCAGTATCATAGAAGGTAGAGTAGGCTTCTTGACTACTTATATAAAACGTGATGTCTCCTTCTTTTAAAGAAACTGGCGCGTTTTCAACGTCTTTTATTAACGGATCAATTTTAGTTGGATCAACAGTTAATCCTCTTTCCTCTGGTGTATATAGATTTGAAATCGGATTGGCTAATTTTTTATAAAGCCCTCTATATCCGCTAGCAGTTAAGTTGTATAAAGCACCAGAGATAAAATCATAGTCTCTATTCTGTTTGTATTGCTCAAATGGAATTGACTGACAACTAGTAGCAACTGAATTAGAGAATGGAGAATTTTTTAGGTATGGGCTATTGCGTATAACTAATGTTTTTTCAACTTGAGAAGTTTCTCCATTTTCCAATAATTTAGGGACCGTTAATTTAGTAAAATCTAAATCGATTAATCTCATTGAAAACACAGCCGTTCTAGCTGGAGCAATAAGTCCTCCAGTTAGAGAAGATTCAGTATCTGAAAAAATAGGTATTAATTGACCGCTTATTTTTGAAGTTAGCGAATTTAAAGTGGACTCAACTGTTGAACTATCGCTTAAGGCTGGATAGTTTTGAATACTTTGAGATAGTGCATTTGCTGCTCCTTGCTTAGAAAGAAGTTGACGCTCTTCTGCTAAGATTCTATTTTTTCTAGCTGTATAATACTTGAGGTATATTGGAGTATTGACAATATAGTTAAAATAGGTTTGGGTAATAAGATTAGATAAGACAGTTGAATTATACGTAGTGATAGTTTTAAATTGAGAATCAGTTAGTGAAACTACTAACTTGATTCCATAATTTACATAGTCAAACGACTGAAACGTTGAATTATAGTCCTCAATTATTTTATCTTCAATTGCTTTAGTTCTATCATACTCGTCCGTCCAATACAGATACTGGGAGGTGAGAGGTTCAACTGTACTTATGGTGGAAGTAAAGAATTCAACCCTAGCCTTATAATAATTAGAAATGACTTTGTAATGATCTAGTGCTTCTTCTACTTTACCTTTAATTGTTCCAAGTTCAACAACTACATCTTGTTTCGAAAGCTGTTCGGTTAGGATCTTTTTAACCTGGATTAATCCATCGTTAACGCATGAGCTCTCTGATGGAACTGTAACTTTTACCTCTTTAGTAGGTTGAGCTATTGGTTCAGGAATACAGGCTTTTACTTTAGCTAAATCATCTTCCGTAAACGCTGGGGATGCTAGCTTTCCGCATTTAATATCTGTTAATATTTCCTTAAATGTTTTATCCACTTAGGGTTTTGCTTTATTTTATCTATCGCCCTTCTAAAACAGAGCAGCGCCTGCGAGTATTACTCAACAAGCGCCGTTCTTCGATGGCTAATCTTAAATTTATTGAACTTGAGAGTTCACTTGGGGTTTTTGTACCATTAGGCAGTCAGTCGTAATCAATAGACTTGCGATTGAAACTGCATTCTCTAGAGCAGTACGGGTAACTTTAACTGGATCAATGATTCCAGCGTCAATCATATTTACATACTCCTCGGTTTTCGCGTTGTATCCTAATTCGCCTTCTTGAATTTTAGATAGAACTACATCTGCATTAACTCCAGCATTTGCTAAAATTATACGGAAAGGTTCGTGACACGCTTTTTTAATTAAGTCTAATCCTAGCTGAATATCTCTATTCTCAGAAGTAGACTTCATTGCTTGAACTGCTTTAATTAGAGCAATTCCTCCTCCGACAACGATTCCTTCAGCAACTGCAGCTCTAGTAGCACCTAGTGCATCATCGATACGATCAGATTTTTCATGAGCTTCAATTTCAGAAGTAGCTCCAATCTTAATAATTGCAACTCCGCCTTCGAATTTAGAAAGACGCTCTTTTAACACAATTGCAGTTGAAGGATTTTCGCATGCAGCAATTTGGTTTTTAAGGTCTCCAGTTAATTCAGCAATTGCAGCAGAATCTCCGAATCCACCAATGATAGTGGTAGACTCTCCAGTAATTGTAATTTTGTCACAACCGCCTACATAGTCAGCCGCGATAGTTTCTTTAAGTAGAATACCGTCCATTTCTGAAACAAGTTTTCCACCAGTTAAAGTGGCAATATCCTGTAATTTAGAACGGCGATTTTCTCCAAATCCTGGAGCTTTAACTGCGGCTACTCGTAATGTTCCTTGTAACTTATTAACAAGCATTGTGTTTAGGGCTTCTCCATCAACTCCATCACTAATAATTAATAAAGGGCGTCTCTGTTTGTTTGAGTACTCTAAATACTGCAACATATCTTGTAAGTTAGAAATTTTACCGTCATATAATAAGATTAACGGTTTCTCAAACTCAACTGTATTCTTTTCTGGGTTTGTAATGAAATACGGAGATAGGTAACCGTTTCCAAATTGCATACCCTCAACGATCTCTACAAAAGTTTCGCCGGTTTTACTCTCTCCAGCAGTAATAATTCCATCAAATCCTACGTGCTCCATTGCGTCCGCAATAATTTGACCAATTTCCTCATCGTTATTAGCTGAAATAGTTGCTACTTGGCGAATTTTTTCGAAATCTTCAACTTTTTGAGATTGGCTCTTTAAGTTTTCAATAATTTCTTTCATTCCAATTTCAATTCCTTTCTTAAGGTCCATTGGATGTGCGCCGATTTCAACAAGACGATTACCTTCAGTAAAGATTGCATGAGCTAATACAGTGGCAGTAGTTGTACCGTCACCTGCTTCAATCGCAACTTTATTTGCAACTTGTTTTACCATTTGAGCACCTACATTTTCCATGTAATCTTCTAAATGTACTTCACGAGCTACGGTAACACCGTCTTTGGTGATTGCTACGCTATTATCACGAGCGATAACTACATTACGACCACGTGGGCCTAATGTTACTTTAACTGCATCAGCTAAAGCGTTAATACCACGCGCTAACTCCTGACGAGCTTCTGATCTAAATTTTGTTTGCTTCACTTATTGTGTGGTTATTTTACTTTATTATTATACCAGATTTTTCAATTTGGTTTAGGTTAGAAAGCTTTAAAGCTATCTGAATTAACGTAATTACGTCTTTTTGGCAGTATTCTTTAATTCTTTCGATATTACCGGCCCAGTAATTCTCATGAACTTGATCACCTTTGATATCGTCTTTCGGTGAATCGACTCCTAGAATAGTGGCTAATAAGTCGAGTGAAGTGAATCCTTCTTGCCATGCACCAAATGACCAAAGCTCAGAAGTATCAATAATTGAAGTTTCCCAAGGTTTTTTATCCCATACTTGAAGAGGTATTGGTGTTTCTACTCCTAGTATAAATGCTCTTTTGCAAAGATATGGAACATCGAATCTTTTAACGTTATGGCCAGTTAATTTAGCACCAGTTTTCCCAAGACCACCAATTACCTTAAAGGCTTGACGTAAAATGTCTTCTTCATCTTCTCCAGAGTAGGAAACTATTTGAGCTACGGGTTCGCCGTCCACCCATTTAATTTTACCGAAGGAAATACAGACAACTCTACCGAATTCAGCGTGAAGAGCTGATTTCATTTGATAAAGCTCATCGTCTGATTTATCTTTATTGTCTGGATACTTTGCACCCAATTGATTTCTAAGGATTTCCGAACGATTTGCCCAAAGTTCTTGCATTTTCTCTGAAAGATCTCCAGAATGGCTAACTGTTCCAGCTGTTTCTATATCGAAGAACAGCATTTTTTCTAATTGATGTGGATCAAACATATTTTAATTTTATGAATTAGTTGAAATATACTAAAAATCAGGACTAAGTAGCTAAGTGCTTAGGATTAAGGTAGTAAGTTTACTTAATTCTTTATATTAATAATATAAGTAGACTAAGTTCCTAAGACTCTAAGCTCTATACCCTCCCAACACCCTTATTCTACAGTACATTTTACAAAGGTTTCAAAAAACTTAATCTTTTTATTCAGTAGAATACTTCAAATCACTTAGAATGACTCTTGGTAGTAATAGGAATAGATTTCTCAATACAGTTTCCAGCTGTTTGTATTTGCAAAGACTTTAAAAGTTTTCGCTGGATCGCGTGTGTCAATTCCAATACGACTAAAGCCCACCGGAAGTTACTAGAGGACACTCAATTAGAATTTCCTGAGCTAGAGTTTATTTTTCTCCCCCCTAAGAACTTTAAATATGATACCTATTCTGGAGTAGAAAGGGCTAAATTAGCTAATTATTCGCTACTAGTCGATACATTAATCGATAGAGTGGAAGAAGTTATTAAAGATGAGCCTAACCGAATCATTTCAATTGAAGGTATAGCATACGGTGCTCAAGGCAATGCACTAATTGATATTGCTCAATCTACTGGCATGTTAAGAAAGAAAGTACTTGACAATTTATTAAATAATAATCAAGAGAGTCTATTCATATTTTCTCCTGGGGAACTAAAAAATGCAATTGGAGCAAAAGGAAATGCCGGTAAGTTTGACGTGTACGAACAATTTAAGGAAACTCCTATGCTGGCCGAAGGCAGTAGTCTTCATCAAGTACTACTTAAATACGAAGATCAAATTGTTAAAAAAGAGGTAATTGGATCCCCGTATATGGATATGATTGACTCGTACTTAGCAGTTCTTAAAATATACACGTCACTAAAAGAATCATAACCAAATGTCAAAAGCTAGAGAAAGTAAGTACTACATCAACAACCGGGATTTTACAAATGAAATAATTAGGTGTAAACACGGTCTACTAAACGAAGAGACTGGATACCAGCACACAGCTGGTGAATTATCCCCAATTGCAATTAACTATTTTATAATCCTGGCAAATAGAGCGATCCTAAAACTTAGGTTCAGTAATCCACTTGATAAAGAAGACTGTATTCAGTCAGCTCTATTGGACCTGTTGCGATATTGGAGAAACTTTAATGAGGAAAAATCAAATAATGCATTTGCATACTTTACTCAGATCTCTAAAAACGGGTATGCTAAAGAGTACAAGAAAATCTATAAGCACATAGGCAAGGGTGAAAAAGTAGAATTTGTTTCGTTAAGCCACTCAGGCGAGAGCGAGATCTTTACTATTTAATTCCAGTTGTCTGGCTTAATAAATAAAGGTAAAGAGCTAGCATTAGCGTATGAATATTAATAATCTCTTATTTTTTGATAAAAATGGTGAATCGTACAACTTTTCACAGAACTCGGATGGAGTATGGGAAGGTGCTGACTATTTTCTTCCTATTTCAACTGCTCTATACGATGTATCTAACCTTTTTATTCTAGAAAGTACAAATAGCGGTTACCGGTTCCCAGTTATGGAGCCAGGTTCAAAGATTATTGCAAAATGGATAACTTCTGAAAATTCCGATAATTTTTTCCTATTTACCGTAGCTAAAGAGGACTCACATACTGATTCTACCACGTATATCACAAGACAAACTGGTATTACTATTGACTATGAGGATCTTTTGCCATCAGGTACCACAAATCTTGACTTAACTTACCCTCTTCAATTAAATGTGAGTTTTTCTCCAGCTGAAGAGGTATCATACAATCGAACTCTTGAACTTTATTACGAAACTTCATCAACTACCACAAAAATCGCATCCATTTATTTTTATGGAGAAGGCGAGGACGAAGACGAGCGTTTCCGAATTTGGTTAACTAACTTTGGTATTAAATTTAACAGAGAGGATGCCCTTCTACTTAAAGATTATGACTTAAAAGAAGGTCTTCCTGACTGGAAGCAAATTAACCAAGCCCGAAAAGAGATTCTAGTAAATAGAGATCAAATTTACCCGTATGTTGGAACTTACAAAGGATTAATTAACTTAATTGACATTTTGGGCTATCGTGACGTACTGCGAGTAAAGGAGTATTGGAAAGATGCTGATACAAACTCACCGTATTACAATAAGTTTGCAATGGTTGATGTTACTGACCTAATGACAGCTGGTTCAATTGACTCAATTAACCTAGTTGACCTAAATGGCCAAATTAAAAAAGGCGGCAAGTTTAAAAAGACTGAATTCCTAGCTTTAGCTTACGAATTTTCCGTAGCTAGTGATAATTATGATGATGATGGTGTTCCAGAAGTTGAATTTACCACAGATTTTGAAGTAGATGAAATTTTCTATAAATTAAATCGCCTTTCAACTAAATTAAAAACAGAAATACTTCCAGTAAATGTTGTAATTAAGGACATTATTGGAGAATTCATATATTTTGACAAATTTAATCTTCGTAATTGGTCAGATGTTACCTACATCAACTCATTAGAAATAAACGACGACTATAATTTAGTAATAAATCAGCCGGTTACAACTTCTCAGTTATTACAGATTAGAGATATTAAAACCCTGTATCATAAAACAAACTCAACCTCTGAATTTCCAGAAATAAGTTTTAATACATCAAACATAAACCCATACGAGTTTAACCAACAGTATCCAGTAACAAGTATTCCATCTCTATTAACTGGAATTCAGGATTATTATCTAAACTTACGGAATTATGAGTTTGCGTATCACGGCCAAAGTAATCCAATGCAAAGCGTTGATGATATCGATGGAAAAGTAGGTTGCCCAGTTTCATTAGAGGCGTATATTCCCGATTTTACATTGGGAGGACTAGACGGATCTAAGTTTATTGACTTTGCAAACTCGCATTTCACAATCGGAAATATCAGATACCGTAACGGATATGAAATTGAATGGACCATTACTGGACCGCAAGGTTATAATTTTTCATGGAGAGGACTATTAGCTGATTTAGTTAAGCTTCCTCATATTTTGCCTCACATTGGGACCTACGTAATAACTTCAAATGTATATGATTTACAAGGAGGACAAAACGTAAGCCACCTAACGGTTACTGTATTGACTGAGGAGCCGGTTATTGAAGTTTTTGCTAAGATTCAAGATAAAAATTCATATAGATTTAGAGATCTTCATAATGTAACGATAGGACAAATTCAAAACAATCCAATCTACTTACAATTCGCAAATATTGTTCAGACTGGAGAAACTTCGTCTACTTTAAGTTCTCACTATTTAGACTGGTTCACATATTCAAATAATTTTGGAGTAGGTAATCCACAAAATGAAGTTCAAATATTTACAGATGGAATAGGTTTCGAAGATATTTCAACATCTACTAACTTACTTAAATCACAGTGGGGTACTGGATCACATGCATTTGGCCAACCATCATTAGGCGATTACGAAAATGCAATGATTAAGGACTTAAAAATGAATCGAATGATTGATTTATCGTATGTTCCAGATAGACTTAATGGATTCATATTGGATTTACCTACTATGGGAGTTTTGGAATTTATTAATTTTGCGGATTGGGACGTTCATAATAGCTATGTAGTATCTTCTTATTCAACAAGTGAAGATTTAACTAACCAGTTAAATGCGTCAACTAATCCACATGTTAGCGAATATCGGTATGTTTTAGTTAACGGAAAAATTCACGCTCATGCAAAAAGACAGGATGTAACTCTACACCGAATCATTAGAGTAACTGATGACTCTGGAGAATATTACCGAATTTATACTTTCTGTTATCCATTTGGAGTTTATTCAAACGGGCTAATCGATTCAATTAATACTCAATTAGCAACAGTTTCACGTGAATTAGACGAAGACCTTTTATTCTTAGATTCTCCGTTTGACGATTGTTTAAAAAGAACTGGCGAAACTGTTACTTCAAATACAACAGCGACTATCCCAACGAGTTTTCCAACTAACATTACTTTAACTCTGGCTAGGGCGTTTACCTTTACGAATGGAGTTACAATCAAAGCTTCAAGTATATCTAATCCGAGTAGATGGATAACTGGAACAGTTATCCAAAATAGTCCAAACTCAATAGTAATCACAACCAGTTCAAGTTCAGGTTCAGCTGTATCAGTTAGCGATTGGAAGTTTGAATACGTTAAACCAGTTGACGCAAATGCATCAGATATTAATTATTGGATAAACAAGAAATTTGTAGAATTTACAAATAATCAAGTACCAGAAGTTGAAATGAGAGGGTACCTACCGTCAAACTATGACGAGAACAGCTTTAACTTCTCTAACCTAAAAATCGGATTAGACGGAATAACTATTCCACTACACCATCCAGTGTTTGCAGCAGTATCTAACATTGATTCCAAAAAGGAGTGTATTTGGACACTATCGTTATTTGGAGAAACTGTGGTTCAAATTAAAGCTAACTCTACTTTTATTTGGAGATTTTCTGAACCTGGAGACTATTTGCTTTCAGTAAAAGTAACCGATGTCAATAACAACGTATATGAATTAACTAAAGAATTTAATGCGTTTGATCCAAGAACAGTTCACGATTACCAAGATCATATAGAAAACACGTTAAATCGTAGGAAAGCCTTAATGTAAGGTTCCCTTGGGTTTGCTTAATAAATAAAAAAGACAAAAAATTCTTAAACAATGGCATTTACTAATGTATCCTTAAACACTCAAACTCTACTTGAGACTACTTTTATCTCAGACATGCGTCTAATACTTAACGCAAATGTCACTGTGGTAAAGTCAAAACTTGAGGACGTTATTAACACTCTTGAAATCGACTTAGTTAATAAGTACATCGGGGTAGACAATTACGTTAACCAAGTAAAAACAAACAATGTTATTCTAGGAAATGGAATAACTTTCATGGACTCAACCAATACAATTGGAAGTCTAACAAAAAGTGCTGGCAAGTCAATTCTATCAATTGATAAGTTAATTATTCAAGCCGGTGGAACAATCGATATGACTGGAGCAGCAAATGCAATGGCAATCACTCGATTGGGCGTAGGTATTCCATTAGCTAGTGTAACAGCAGATGGATTTTACGTAGGTAACTTAAGTACTTCTGTTAAGTCTCAGTTTTACGGAGAAGTTAGTTTTCCAGCGCAAGCAATCACCCAAAGTACGGAAGGTTCAACTAATACAGTTGTTACAACTACCGCAATTAATGTTAGTAGTACTGACTACTATTACGGAGTTCTTAAACTAAGTAAAACAAGCAAGCAATTCATCTATGTCACAATTAAATGTGCAGATAACAGCCCATCTTCAAGTAAGCCGATTATCTTATTTGTTTACGAAGACGTTGCAAGCCGCCCAGACAATGGACAAAGCTTCACTGTGATTGTTAAAGAATACATAAATTCAAGTTCAGCTACAATTGCAACAACTAACTGGGGAGACATTAAAATTCTTCCAGGATTTACTCTACTTGCAAACGGTACTCCAGGATTAATTAATTCAGGAACCCTAGTTGCACAAACTACTGCGAGTACAGCAATCGGCCAATTAGCAGCTGGAACACCAGTGCAACATATCACCACTTATAATACAAACGTGCAAGCTTCAACTACTAGTTCTAGACTATTTGGTTCTAGTGTAACTTTAACCAAGTTCGAAAATACAATGTCTGGCCTTAATTTCGTAAGTTCAAGATTCGTTATCACAAGCTCACACAACATTGAAATAACAAACTAATAACTAACTACTATGGCAGTTGCACCATTAATAAAACCAATTCAAACCCAGAAAGGAATGTTCTATTCTTTTCAAAGTGCGATTGAAGACTTAAGCTTAACATTTAACAATAATACAAATAAGTTTAAGTTTTCTAAATTCGCCCTGTTACGTATTCCAGAAATAGGTATACCAACTACTATGGAAACTGATAACAAAGTACAGTTTATTGCGCAAGGTGAAACTCCAATCATTAATAATTTATCAGTAAATGAAAATATTAACCTAGCTCAAAGTTTCCAAAATTACGCTCTAAATTTCGAGAGTTTGCTGATTTCACAATCGTCATACAATCGAGAAAAAAAGCTAAATGTTTCCGAAAGAGTTTTTTGGAAGTGGTTAAAGGAGCTTGGAGCAGTTCGTTGGAGAGACGCTAACTCAACTGAAGTTAATCAATCACTACCGGTTAGTGAAAAAAGATGGGCAGAAGACTGGTACGATCCAACTACTTCTACCTATGACCGAGTAGTTAAGTATATTGGAGAAATTGATGTAGTTAACTCAGTTCGCAGCAAAGATAATTCATACAGCGAATTGTACATTCACGTGCCAACTAATGTTGGAACTACTCCAACTGTCTTATTCAAGTCAAAGCCTGACGAGAATTACGGTCCAGGAATGGTAATCGTAAATACGCCAGGGGATCCACTTGACGCGGAATACTTAAACGGTAGACACTACACAGACACTCATCCATTTGCTGGAATGGGGTTAGAAGCGTTTTATGACTTAGATTCAAACGCGGTAACTACATATACTTCGAATATTTTAAATACTACACCGGTTGCTACCGGATTCTGGTGGGGAGCATCATCTGTCAATAATTCATATTACACTGATCAGGCTGCATACTTTGGAACACCTTACAATACTGGAAGCTCTGCTCCAAAAACTCAAAGAATCAAAAAGACCTACACTGCAGGTTTAAATACCAGAACAGTCGAGTACCTTAGATCAACCCACGACGGTATGACTATTGATTTTGACTTAACTGACTACTTAATTGCTTCTCAAAATACAACAATCAAATCATTCTCTCAACTAAATGACAGCGTTGGAAATGAGGATTTTGAATTTAATGCAATTTTAGTTTACTATGACGTATATGATCCAGCGCCAAACGCGGTAGCCGGCACCGAACCAGTTAGCGTTTCTAACTTATATGGAGTTTACTTCCTAAACCGAGTGGTTCAAAGCGGAAGTGAATTTATTATCCCAATGATCACCAAAAACAAACCGGATACTATTAATAAAACTAATGGTAACTCGTTTGCATTCAAAGTAAACCTTAAATTTGATACTTCAATTGAAGATGTTTCAGTTGAAAAATCAATTAATGACTACAATACATTTTCATTGAACTTGTTTACCGATGTATTGACTGAAATTAGACAGCTTCAAACTAAATTTAACGATAAATTAGCGGCTCTTGAGAATTTAAGAGTTAACGTCGATACCGCAAAAGACGCATTATTAAATTCAACTGCGATGTCTAGCTTAGCTAAAAGAATCGCCGTATTGGAAACAACTGTTTCTGCATCAAGTGCAGCCTTTGCCGAGTCAACTGCAATTATGGATTTAATCGGGAGCACAAATGATAGAATAGACGAGATTTTAACAGGAACAACTTCATTGCAAATATCATATAATATGGATGCATTCAAGCCAGGTTACGGAATTTCTCTTGGAAAACTTATCCCAGGTCAAATTACAATAGGATCAAACGTTCAAGGCTATTCAGATATAACCGAAGTCGACTTTAGTACAAATGCATTAGGCGTAAAAACCGTTTCATTAGGAATCTCATCAACTCAAATCCGACATCTAAAATTAAATGGATCAAGTAGCCCAATTCCATTTAATCTTTCTCAAGATTTAACGATTTACATAGATGATTCTATTAATACTTGGAAGAAGGGTCAGCTACTTAAAGTAGTATGTGACTCTCCAATTATTCCTGGGCCGTACACAATAACACTAAAAACTGATTCACAAAACATCACAAATGCACTGTCAGCAAACAGCGTACTTATAGCAACATTAACCGCTGCGGATTTTCCAACAAACTACGGAAGAACTGCTAAGCCTATTATAGAAATTGTTTGTACAAATGCTGAAACTTTAACGTTTGCGGTTGATAAAATAATAAGATAAACTAAATGGCAGACAAATCATCATTAACGGATTACTTAGCAGAACTTGGAGTTGATGTTAACAATATGCAGGAGTTTTTATTAAAACTTTCTACATCACTTTCCACAACCGCAAAAAGCGTCAATGTAAATCAAACTTTACAAGACGGTTCTACTCAAGTGTTCACAATCCCGTCATTTACCTATCTAGACAATAGAGTTTCCAACCTTGATGCTAAAATTACTGAATTACTAAGCGGCAATGCAAATCAATTAGGAGTAAAGGATGCAGATGGAAATCTTAGAACATTTGAATTAAAAGATATTTCTTCAGTAATCTCTGATCTAGAAAATGTTACTAATACTGGAGTTGCCGTACCTTCAAGTTTTAATTACAAAACTAACTGGTTTTTTGAATCATTCTTAAATCCATTATTGTATATTAATATCGACACAGCAACTTTAACAACTGATCCAGATATTAACCGTTTTGAAGTTAGGCGATTGATCATTACTTCAACATCTGCTACTGAAATTGCATATTTTGATACAAATTACAAAGGCATAAATAACCTTTCATATTCTGCAGTAATTAGCGATTTAGGGACTAGGGCTATCGATTATTTCGAAGATTCAAGCGAATTGACTCTACCGCCAGCAACAAATACAGTTAGGGGAACATTTGATATTTTAGATATTTTAGAAGATTCATCTACTGCCGTAATTGGCGGACAAACTTTAACTGAGCAGGTTCGTAAGTATCGTTTAAGCTCTTTAAAATACACAAGTTTAGCAACTAGTGGAGACGTTGAAAAAACTCTACAGGCTGGAAATATCTTAATCAGCTCAAATAATTCAGAGTATAAAATTAAGTCAGTTGACTCAAACTCAAAAACCATTATTCTGGAAAATACTTTTGGAGTTGATGGATTAGCAGTCGGCGCAGCCCAACTAAGAATGAAACCTATTTTAACTAGGTCTTCATTAGTTCAATTAAACCTAGGTTATAACGAAAGAAATATTATCTTCTTAAAACCAATAAGCGACCGACTAGCCGTCACGACTGATCAATTTTCGCAAGGATTTGGAATCTTAACCAATGAGTTACAGATTACAATGAATAACGGAAAACAAATGACGCTAACTGATTTTTACCAGACATTCGTTTCTGATTTCGGTATGTTATTCCTAAGTTATGCTAAAGAGAAAAAATTACCTTCAGCTCTAGGAGATACTCCAAATACCGTAACTATCGCTGCGGAAAATTTTAAAGTTATTCAAACTGATCAGCACATTCAAGACGCTGATAATACGTTAGGTATTAAGCAAAAAATTTCAGCAAAAGAGCAAGCCTCTTCTCAAATTAGGGAAATTGATACTCAGATTTCTGATACTAGAGCTAATTTAAACACAAACGCTTCATTAAATGAAGCACAGCGACTAAAACTACAAAAGGACTTAACTAATTTTGCGGATAAGCGATTGACTTTGACTAAAAGTCAGCAAAGTTTAATTTCAGATATTACCACCTCAATTAAATCAACTCCCAGCTTTATAACTAATCCAATGTATAGTGTTAGAGGATTTTGGGCAATACCTGAACCTAGAACTACTTTACATGGAGTTCAACAAGTAGCTCAGTTTAAAATAGCATATCGAACACTAAGTAAAACTGGAAGCACTAAACCTGCTGATCAACTTGAGTTTGTTGACGCAAGCGGAAATAAAGTTACTGGAGCATTTTCTCCATGGACAGAATTCAAATCTAAGTCTAGAGCTAAAATTTATAATTCAGCGACTGGATTCTATGAATGGGCAGATGAAAATATCTCTGATCCAAACGAAGTAAATTCAAACCAATTAGATATTCCAATTAAAAAAGGAGAAGTTCTTGAAATTAGAATAAAGAGTTTATCTGAAGCTGGATGGCCTGATTCACCAGTTGAATCCGCATGGTCTGATAGTATTTTAGTTGAATTTCCAGCAAATATCGAAACTGCCGAAGATGCAACAATTGTTTCTCAACAGGCATTTGCTGAAGAAACTAAAATATCATTTCAAGAAGAGCTTAACTCAAAGGGATTAGACATTCACTTAGGAACTTCATTTACTACTAGAGATAAGTACTACGCTCATAAATCAGAAGATATTGCAAGTGGATTCTTTGCAACTGATGGAAATATTGTTGATCTATACACTAAATTGAAATCTATATCAGATTCTCTTTCCGCTGTACAGACGGCCTTATCTACTGGTGCTGGTGCATTAACTGTAAGTATCGTTGATCAAGTAGGTAATACCAAGACTTTAACTAACGGTCAAAGCCTTGAACTATTCGCTGGATACTACAAAGATTTAATCAAAGATACTAGCGTAACTCCAGTTGCATATAACCACGGTAAAGTAGTAGCAGTTCAATACTTAATTCAACTGCAAAATACTTCACAAACTCCTCTTCAATTAATTTCAACATTAAACGGGGGAATTGGAGAAACCGCAACTCTATCTGATCCAACTGCCTACCCTACGGTAAATTATCATACTAACCTAAGATATGACACAGCTCCTATTGCAATTAACAATTCAACTACTTCAGTATTAGGATCGTTTATTCAAAAGGATGCATACCAGTCGTCTCAAGTAAAGAGCCAATTTGTTTATTCTAGATATAAAAACGTAACTCTTGCAAATACTCTGTACTCTGGAGATAATTTAGCAGTCGGCGTTACTTATTCAAATGCCGTTTCCGGAAATTATGCATATAATGGAAGAACCGTCAGTGCAGTAACTGTACCTTACGTATACGGACACTATTTACCATTTAACCCAACTCTAACCACTATTCCAGGATATGCAACTAGTGCTAATCCTAAAGTTTGGAATGGAACTCTTGATGCAAACCAAGCTCCAATCGGCGGAGGAAAACTAAGCGAATTCTGTATTCATAAAGACCACCCATACATTAAAGTAGGCGGTGCATACAATATCGCTTGGAATAATACAACATTGACTATTGCTAGACCAGCGTATTCGACTGGCGCAACTAATCAACTGTATTTACCGTTTAGCCAAGCAATTCACTCTGAGATAACTGAAGCTGAGGGAACAAACGCGTTCGGCGCACTACATTACCAACAAGCAGTGTACAGTGATGCTGCTCCAGTAAACGTTACTGCCCCAGTTACAAGTGCAAACATGAGAGAAAACCAATATCCTATAAAAAATGGATATTTAATAGAAGACGCTTACTTAATTGGTAAGTACACATGTGGTGCTTACTTATCAATTGCACCATCTTCTCATGCTAATATATCAGTAGACGGATTAAGCCCAGCAGGTTCACAAAAAATGTTGGAGTTCGGAGCAGACTCAGCAATTAAGATTCCATTAATCTTCCAATTCCGAGCATCTGATGCCCTAGGCTATGTAGGCGGATGGCGTTCAGCTGTTCCAGCTGGATTAAAAAATGTTAAGTACTCTAAGAAAATAGGAATTGATATTTACTCATTAAATTCAGTTTTCTCATTTGATGTAACTGTTAAAACACAATACGAGAAAGAAACAGCAGTAGTTACTCCAGTAAGTCAATTATCGATTAACTCAACTGGGATAAGTGCTTCTGCTTAAAATAAAAATTAAATAGTGGCGAATCCAAATTTAACATACACTCAATTAGCTGAGAGAAATGTCAGTTTTCAATTATTACGAACTAACCCTAAATTAACAACTAATTTAAAGTTAACCGTTGATTCAGTTGGAGATCTGTGGTTTAATTCAATTGACGCTAACGAAAAATTAGCGAATCAAAAATACAAACGATTCTCAATAAATGAGAATTCAAGCCATGAAGTTAATTTATATAAGTTCTATGATAATGGAAAAACTCCATCCACTATTGCCTATGAAGTTGGTTCAACTATTGGGAAAACCGCGACAGCTAAAGATCTAAAAGATCAATATGACTTTGACTTGTATACAAGTGGCGCGAAGTACTTATCAAGTAGACAATACTCTGAGAAATTTACTTACTTAGCTCCATTATACGTAGACCAAATCATTCCGACTAAATTCGTAATATTTAAAGTTCCTGGGCCTTCTAACTATACAGCTGGCCAAGGAAAGGACCTAGACGGTATTGTTAAACCTGAGGATTTCGCAACTGACTTATTTAAAAATGCGACCGTCGTTAAAGTATTTGACATGGGGCCTACTTCCAAGATAGGAAAATACTTGGAAAACATAAAGAAGAATCCAATGTTTACAAAAAATCCACTTTATGTTAATTATAAAGCGGACGGGTTTTCGATATACCGAGGTCCTTCTATTAAAACTGGAACATACGTTGAACTTCCTGAGCAATTAAGTACGGTCTTAACTAGAGCTCTTCCATTATTAAAAGTTGAGCAATTTATAACTCAAGGATTTGAGAGAAATAATATAGTTCACCCTAGTATTTTAAATCTGGAATTTTTATTTAATGACGATACGTCTAACCCTTACGAATTTAATAGGTATTTTGGATTCTATTGCAACGATATTGATTTAGAAACATTTGATATTGACTTAACTGCAATGTTTAATTCAAAAATCACAGCATCAGATTCAATAGACATATCAACTGCTCTTGCTAGTTCAGAAATAGGTGGAGGCACAGTTAAAACAATAACAGTTGATCCAGCTACCGATAAAATGTATATTGGTGGAACATTCACTAGTTATAATGGATATCCAGCAAATGGAATAATCCGTCTTAACTCAACTGGCGAAATTGACTTTTCATTTCATTACGGAAGTGGTTTTTCCCCAGCTAAAGTTGAATCAATTGAACTTGATAAATTTGGAAAAGTATACGTTGGTGGAGAAATGCTATCGTATAATGGAACACCAATTAGCAATTTTATAAAATTAAATACAGACGGTTCAATCGAATCGACTGATTTTTCATTTGACTCAACTGTACGTACAATCCACATAACTCCATCACAGGACATTTACGTTGGAGGTACTTTTACCGAATACACAAATAGTGGAGATGTATTACCATCAGTTGGACTAGTTAAAATTAATTTAGACGGAGTCGCTGACTCGTCGTTTGATGTCGGCTCTACTGGATTTAGTGGAGGCGCCGGACTAGTTAAGAAACTAATAGTAAATTCCTCGAATAAAGTTATTGTAATTGGGGATTTTACTAGCTACAAAGGAACCACCGCAAACGGCATTGTTCAGTTAACGAACACCGCCACTATCGATTCAACTTTTGTATATGGAACTGGTTTCAATAATGTCTCTACTGTAAATGATATTGTGTTAGACGAAGTAGGCGAAGTTTATGTAGCCGGTGGATTCACCAGTTATAATTCAAATACAGTTAATCGATTAATTAAATTAACTGAGGCTGGTGCAATCGATCTAGCATTTAATTATCAAACTGGAGCAAATGGCACCATTTCTAAAATATCACTAGACTTAAATGGAAATTTTTACATAGGTGGAGCATTCACGTCATATAAAGGAGTTCCAGCTAGAGGAATTGCTAGAATATTTAAAAATGGAGAACTTGATTTTTCATTTAATACTTCAACCGGCCTTAGTCCTCAATCCGTTACTGATATAGTGGTTCATGATGAATCTCATATTTATGTAGCTGGAGGATTTACTAAATTTCAGGAAGTTACAACTGGAGGACTGCTTAATTTAGCAAATGTTGGAATCGATAATGATCAGTTGATACCAATCAACTATAAACAAACAGATGACATATCATTTTTATTAACTAATCCAACTGGGGTTAAACTAAGAGGTATGAATCTTACGCAAGACTTATCTGATCTAACTAATAACCGTACATCAAAAGACACATTATTCTTTCCATACTTAAAAACAAAAGACGGAGATATTCACTTAATAAATTCAGAAGATTGGAATCAATCTGGTAGTATTGTTGACTTTAAAATAGACAATACTTCATTTGATTTAGGTTTAACATTTGGCCCAAAAGAATTAGTTACTCAAGAGATTGCAGAGATTTCAACGAAAGACTCTAAATCAACTATATCAATTGAAATTATTTCAAAGCCAAACCACTTAGATAAAATTCGAATCTACCACCCAAGTGGATCAGTTATTGATTCACTAGACCTAAATGGAAAATACGATGAGCTTGTATTTACTCGAAATTATTTACCTATTACTACACCGTATACTTTAGCCTATTCAGCAGGGATATCAACTATCTACGTTAATGGCGACCGTGATCTCGATCAAATCGCACAATCAATATCCGATATCTCAGATATTCTAAATAATACATCAATTAGTGGAGTAACTTTAAACACTACATCGTTTCTACAAACAAATCGATTCGGAGATGCATACGGTGAATTAAAAGTTAAAGTTCTTCCAGTTTCAAGTAGTTACAATTTTGTCAAATTAAATAATTCAGTAACTACTGATATTGTTTACGCAGATGGTGGATTTTTAAATAAATCCCATGCAATAATTGATATTGGAAATATTTCCAAGTTAACTCAATTACTAGATACTCTAGTAATTAAAACTGATCAAAACTGGTCAAGCATTAGTCGATTATGCAACGCCTCTGACTTAATTACTAATGGGTTATCTAGTGATGCTAAGCTATCAGCAATTTCTAATTTTAACACAAAGGCAACCATTCAGTTAACTGACGACGAGACAGTTAATGTCAAATACGGAAAAATTGAAATTCGTAAATTATTTAGACCAACCGTAGGAGTTCTTTCCATATTTGAGACAATGGATTTTAATTTCTCAACTTATTCTAGTGACTATTCTAGAAATTTACTAATTGACTTATATAAAGATTTTTACATTCCAGCTGGAGCAAAGGTCCTTGACTTTACTAAGTATACGTATAAAGCAATAGGTACCGGTGCAATTTCAATAAACGGAACAATCTACGATTCTACTGATATTGCAGCAAGTGGCGAACGTAATTTAATATGGCAAAATACTGATTTAATTTCATACTTTGAAAATATAGACGGCGACGTTATCCTAATATATGGAAATAAATTGCCGCTAACTACGCTTGACCCAGGAGATTCAGCCTTTAGTAATCGTCTCGATATTCCTTACTTTGACGAGACCGAGGACGCATTTGACTATATAGGCCCATTCAGCTTAAAAGCGGATCATACGTCAGCCTCTACGAGTTTAGCTACATATCCGTATCGTGAAAAGTTTTTGTCTGGCAGTTTATCTAGTGAGTATCATGCAAACTTGGAAAATTTCATTTCTGATTTTGCAACAGATGGTCGGGTAATTCCATACATTGCTAAATGGGGAATTGCAGACTCTAGTGATAGTCGAGATAATCCATACCGACTAAACTCAGACTTGTTATTTGGAAAAGACAATTTTGGGCCATCTCATAGAGAGACTTCTCCTACCCCTGAGAAAATGACACATGAGTGGTTTTATATAGAGTCGGACTTTGGATACTCAGATGATATTAAATCAATTAGAAATAATTATTCGTATTTTAATGAAAACTTAAATATAAACTCACTAATTTCTGATTCTAATTACTTTGAGCAATATTTTACGTATGTGCCGGTTATTAATTCAATTCAAATAGCTAGACCTCAGTATAGATATTCGATTCTTAATAAAAATCAGTTTAATAAACAGTATGAGACTCTTTTTAAAGGGGCAATGTTTAGATTTTATGAGTTAGCTCAAAACGGCTCAGCTGTTTCAGATACTCTACGATTTGAAGATTATAAGTTTAGCGTAATATTAAAACCGGTTAAGGAAGATCCTACTATTAATAGACAACCTGTTAAATATCGAGTAATTGAGAACACTAATTCAAAATCGATTACTGTGGTTATTGAATTAGTATTGGGACATAAAGAGCTATTACCTGAAACTATTTTATCTAGTAATTGGTCAGCTGGTACAAACGACCAAGTAACGCAAGCTAATCTATTCACCGGTTCAGTTATGTCTTCTCCGGTAAATTACCAAATTGACCAAGAAATTACAGCAGCGTCATTGCTTGAGTACAATAACCTAATTTCCGGAAGTTCTGCCATCTCAGCAAGTCCAGGCGACACAATACAAGTCGTATATGGAAATAAGTCAACGATATTAGCAACATTAGGGTCTCCAGTATACGAGGCTGTTAGTAATTCACTAATTTCTACTGGTGATAAATTAGGAACTCGAATTTATGCAAAAGTCGATCAGTCTACGCCAATTATATTAACAAGTGGAGTATACTCAGGCGTTAGAATCCAGGGAGTATTCGAAGATGCATGGGTAAACCAAGTTTCCGGAATAGTAGGTACGATTATTGCAGACGATGATCCAATCGGGGCAACGGTTACTCATTTTGCATTATCAAGCACCTCAGCTACTCCAGCTCAATCTGTAACTGGATATTTCCAGTTTAATGATGGTGGTGGTATTAACCAAACAGAAATACTTGACGAATTATTATCAACTAATACTCGATTTAGTTTAATTTATAGCGATATTTCAAGTATCGTATACAATGAAGCTGTGTACGAGGTAGATCCATCCACACTTTCATCAAGTAATGGAGTATACGATTTTGACGTAACGTACATAAGCGGATCGTTAGGATCAGCGTCGTATGACGAACCTATATTATTTAGAGCCGACTGGTCAGTGCCAACTCAAAACAGCACTTTCTCAGTGTATCATAAAGTATCTTACATGGATTCTCTTTTTGGAGACTATCGAATATCCTTTAACTCAAACAGCGTTTCTAATTTAACTCACTCATTCCTTTACTATGCAAAGGATAAAAAGTATAACACTAAAGCTACTGCATATTCCACCATTAAACTGTCTAGGGGAGTTAATTTATCCGCGAGCGGCCTTAACTTAAATCCATCAACTCTAGTTATCGAGTCAATACGCACATCATTACTTCCAGGCTTAGAAAGTTATGACGCATTAGCTGATTCTGAAATAAATCGAATTAGTAATGATTTTGCACCTCTTTATATAATTAAAGCGGGTGAAAAAAGCGTGCTTCTTAAACTTGCAGCCGGTGTATCCGTAACGACCGCAGCACTAGGCAATTCAGCCTTAACGATTGATGGAGTAGATGGTGCTCTACAAGATGTCGTTAATATCACCAATATCAGCGGACAACCATACACAATCATTCCACTCCCAACTGGGCTTGGCGATTTAGTACAATACGTATATTCAGCAAACCCAGTGCCAAATAACACAACTTCATATTGGATAGAAGACATTAATCAATTCCAAATATTCGGTGGAGTAAAATATTTTGAAAAAGTATTTGAAAATTTATCATTCGCTAAATTTTTAAACTTAACTGAAAAGAGTCAAGGCGTTATTAGTTGGGAGTCGTATACTGATGGAATATTAACTCCATACAAAACAATGGCGATTGAAATTGTACAAGCTGACCAAATTAATAAATCGACAATTGTAAAACTTGACCAAGTTGAAGTTAACTCAGGTCAAATTAATGGAGTGGCTGGATTCGCTTATTCAGAAGTCCCATCTCAAGAGTATTCTGTCAACCGATATTCTTCCGAATATGAAGTATTGACAAAACCTGTAGCTGGATTCAAATATGAATTTTCAATAAATGATAATATTTTACATGGAGCAAATGTTTGCCTAAATCCATACGTCGATAATTTCTTTATTATAAAGGACTATGAATTTGTGAAATACTCAAAATCTTCAATTCTTGATCTTGAAAACAGTCAAAAATACTCATCCGTTTATCCATATATCGGAGAGACTCCGATTAGTCGAACTGACTTTAATATGTTATCTTCGAGTTGGGATTACGGATATCATTTCGAATACTCTAATAAAACAGATTACGTAAAGGTTCCAGGAACACGTCGAGTTACTGAAGATTATTCATTTATTTCCAAGTTATTAAATGTTCCTATGCAATTCATAATGGAAGACTTTACTTCAATTGAATTAAACAATACTGACTTTTTAGCATCGTCCGCTACTCAAGCAAATATTGTGTATTCTCAATTTGCAACTGAGATTAAATTCAAATTAAATATACCAGATTTAATAACTAAGCACTTATCAAATAACGGACTTCGTGACCAATTTTTAAAGTTCTTTAAATATTCAAACGGTTCTCAAATTACAACAGACCCAGTATTCCTAGATCAGCTTACATTTGAAGAATACTTATCTCAATATTGCTCAACTAACTTAACAAAATTATATCAAGTAGAAGCATTTGAATTTTATGAATTAGATGATAGAACGATCAATAATAACTTAGTTTCATTCGAATCGGTTGAGTATGATTTACTCGGAGACTTAGGTTACGACTTAATTCGATCAGTCCGAATAAATAATACCAAATCTAATGTAATTGAAGGATCGATTTTGATAAAACCGAATACTGGAGTTAAATTAGTTCCAAAAATAAAAATTAAGTTCATTTAATGGCAGTCATTATAAATCTAAGGGAAGTATCCGCACTTGATAGTCAATCTGACTTATCTAGTAAATTAAATTTCAACTTTAACCAGCTAATCGCATTAGGGATTGGCCAAACTGGTCCTACTGGACCTGCTGGTTTAACTGGAGCAGCCGGTCCAATTGGGCCAATTGGACTTACTGGACCGCAGGGCTCAGTAACTTATGGGTTATCTGCTGCGATTGCACCAGTAACTGCACCGACTGGCGGATCCTATCCGTCTGCTATGGTTTTGGGCGATATTTTAATAACAGCCGACACTATATTAAAGAAAGTATCCGGTGGAAACGGTTGGTTAGAATTAGCGAATTTTAATACTCTTGTACAAACTGCCCTAAGTTCAAATATTTCGCCATTTGTAAGATTAACTCCTACCTCTAGAATACTGAAAGCTAGAGTATCGTCTGGGTCTGATTTAACAAATAGTGCAACATCAACTGATCCAAGTTATGCAACTCCTGGAGCAGGAGTTAACTATCAAACTGTTCTTTATAACTTTAATGAGTTAAACTCTAAATCTGTAATATTCGATGGATCAAATATCGTAATTAGTGCAAACTCGTCAACCGCTAAGACCTTTGCTCCAGCAACCGCGGTTAATACGTCAACTGAAGAAATTACATTTACGTCAAATCACGGATTAGTGGATGGCCAATTTGTTACATACTCAGCGGAAGGTGGAACTGCAATAGGCGGACTTTCTAATTTCAATGGATATTTTGTTCTTAAGATTAGCGATACAGTTATTCAATTATGTGAAACTGCCGCTGATGTTACTAACACAAATCCAATAAATTTAACTTCTACTGGTTCAGGAACCTCTCCGCATAAATTAATAACGTACCCTTCTTCTACTGAGAAGATGTTTCCAGCTACTTCAAACCTATCATTATACTCTTATTTTAATGGAACCGCAACTGAGGCTAAGGAATTTGCAACAACAAGTAAAGGATACCGACATCAATTAGAATTAGGATCAATTGATGCCCTTTCCACTTCATATACTTCAGGCTCAGCTGGCGAATCTTACGTAATTAGTCCAAGTTTTGAAAATCTACGAATGCGTAAATATCGATTATCGTACGGAACTTCTTTTGGTAATGAAGCTAATCCTGGAACCTATTTTCTAAGAGCGGAATACGACTTATCTTCGAGCGGAATAACTGCTTCGCCTGAGTCATTTGCTCCAAGAAGAAGTAGTGAGCAAATTTGGAAAATTAACCGAGCTGAGGCTCTTCAAGCTGACGGTCGTTCAATTGAAATGAAGTTTACGAACTATCGAATCTTAACGGACACTGAGTCAGCCAGTACAATTTCAATCGATGGATTATTTTTTAAGAGAAACGCAAGTTTTGGTGGCGGATCAGCTGCTGCCTATTGGGGAGCAGGTTTTAACTCAGCCAACAATAATATTACCTTTAAAATAGGGAGTACCAGTTCAGTATTTGAGTTTAGAAACCCCATTCAAGTCATTAGCTCAACCGGCGCAGTTACTACATACGGAGGTACTGGAATAACTGGCGTTCCTACTAGCGGCAACTCATTTACGATTGCGGCGCCGGTTACAGACTTAGCAATATTAACAGTAGACGCCACTAAAGAGCTACGTCTTAATAATGCAATTAAGATCAAAGGTGATCGTCTTAATCAAGGAATCCCTTTTCCAGCTACACAAATTCCATCAGCGGATGCAAATACGCTAGATGATTACGAGGAGGGTACCGTTACTAATGCTCTATTCTTAGGACGATATGAAACTCTTAGTGGTGGTAAACTCATACTTCCAACCAATTATCATTCATACGCGACGGCTAACTCATTTTCAGGCTTTCAGCTGTCTCAGTCATTCACATACACTAAAATAGGTAGACGCGTTCATTTTAATTCAATTTATACACTAGACCTCAACTCTTGGCCAGCTGACGACATGACATCAGGTTCAGGCTACTATACATACACTGGGTTAGGGCTTTCATTACCATTTTCAGCAAGTGCACACGGTCATCTAAATGCACAAGTGACCGTTACTGATATAACTACTTTACCGGATCCTCAGCCTGACTATACTGGAATCTCGTATATACAAACATACTCTAATTATTTAGGAAGCCTTATTTCTAATGGTGATGCCGCGAGAGGATGGATTTATCTGCAGTCACAACACGCTTTTCCAGCAAATGAAGGCTCAACTGTTACTAATCGACTAAGCCAATTTTCGCTATTTAACCGAGCTGCTCGCGCTCCGCTAAACACCTCAAACGGAGAATATGGAGGTAACGTAACTATTCGAATCTCTGGATCGTATGACGCGACCGCTTAAACCTTAAGCTTAAACGGAATAGCTTTCTTTTTATCAAGCATACGTTCATAGTCCAGTAATACATTAGCATCAAATCCATGGCTAAGGTTCATTATCTTATTTAGTAAAATAATGTCCTTAGTCAGACAAATTCCATCCGATATTACAACTTGGTCCGTGCCAGATACAACAATAACGTTTTTATCCGGTTGAAAATCAGTGAGAGTCGGCATCTCAACCAGAAGCCTATCCTTGAACTCATTATTCTTTAATCCCGGAAGATGCAATACAGCCTTTCGGCTAATTGAGTAGCCTAACGGTCTATTGCTTTTAGTATTTAGTTTAAAAATCTCGTACCGGTCAAGCTTTTCTGATTTACATACAATATAGATCACAGCCTGTTTATGTAGAGCAGTATTAGTCAAATGAAAGTTTAGGTGCTCCAATACAGGAATCTGTTTTCTTAAGTAAACCGTCATTACCTCAGATAGAATAGCTGACGCCATTCGAACGATTTCCTTACCATTAGAGTCATTCGATTGGGCCAATTGAGATACTATAACCATTAAGTTTTGATGTGCCCTAACTGCGTTTAAATGTGAATCGTAGACCTTCTTATCAGCTATAATAGTATTGATATTTAGGTAGTGAAATGCAATTTCGTAAAAGTTAGAGAAATCAGTCTCAAGCTGATTGAGATACTTTTGTTTTGCGTCCATTAGAATGTACGTGTAGTATTCCAGATCGACAAAATTCGCTTGGCATAGCCACATAGGGTCTAGGACAAGCTTCGGGTTCAAAGGCTTCATGTGTAACCCCGATTTTCTTATTATTTATTTTAGTCTAAAACCGTAATACTCTGCGATAAATAACAAAAAGACAAAATTAATGCAAGTAGTCACCTACAAGATAATTCCGGAACCTGATAAGAACTCGGTTGCGTACAGTAAAAATTATAGAATATTTTCTACTGGCGAACCTTTACCTGGGGCTGTGAAAATCGTGGGATTCGATGAATCGCTTGAGCTTGGAACAGCGGTCTCTACTAATATTAATCGTAAATTTAGATATTCGTTAAACCGTGGAAACTGGTCACTTTGGTATTCCTTTAGCCCAGACGATCTTTCTGAAATTAACGTGCTAGACTTTGCAAATAGCGACGTCTTCTTTGAGGTCAAGTACGAATACGATAACGGAATTAATTACGATGCGCTTACCTCTCCATTAATCGTTAACAATATTAAATTTAGAGTTCAAAGCACTCACATTGATGTAACTCTATACACACCGACCGTTTACTGTTCAGCTGAACGCTGTCCAGCTCTAATCGCTGAGAGAGAAGCTTCATTTAAACCTTATGAAGTTGGAAGTGCGATCGGAATCTCTAAGGAATTGAGCCTACAAACAAATAAATTGTTTGGCCATGAAGTAGTTTACTTTAAAACTGAGCCGGATAGAGATGGCGGAGATTTTATATTTAAAGAGTGGACTCTATTTAAAACACTGGATCGAAAATGTGTTAAAGTAGTAGTTCCAAATAATGTATTCCCAGATAATAAACCTAACTTTACTGAGTTTGGTGTAGATTTTGAAATACCATTTGAGATTCATATCGATAATATCTACTTTCAGTCTATTTTTGGACCAAACACACAACCTCGTAAAAGAGATTACATGTACTTTCCATTAACCAATCGAATGTACGAAATTCAAGGATCTTATCTGTTTAGAGGATTCATGATGGAGCCTCTTTACTGGAAAATTCAATTAACTAAATTTCATCCAAATATCGATATGCTAATGAAAGAGCCTGATCGAATATTCCTTGACAATATTATTATGACAAGCGATGAACTATTCGGTGTACAAGCTGAAGTTCAGACAAATGATGCTCTGGATAAACAACAGTTTAAAACGATTTCGCACAAATTCGATGAGACTCGTAGATCACTACACCCAGATCTTGATAATAAAATTTTGGATAAAACTTTTAACTATGCTCCATTAATCGAGTACTATTACGATATGAGTGCAGTTAAACCAGTCTTGCAAAATTACATAACTACTACCTCAAACACAAAGGAAGATCAGTACCTAAAAACTACTGCAAAACCTTACGAAATTTGGGCATACGAAAGCAGTTCAATTTACAGTGCATGGCTGAATAACCAATTAAATACTGGAGACAGTTACCTAGATTCTACTGGTAAATTAGTCTCAGTTAAAATGAATGGGCCCAAAGATTCTTTCCTTGATCACTTAGGCAAATATGTGGTAGTTGAAGGTTATCGAGACCTGAGCCTAACCTCTAGATTTCAAGATTTAACCCAAAGTTTTGTTGGCAAATTTCAATTCAAGCAATCCGAGCATGCAGTTGTCTATAAAGCAGTTGCCTCAACTGAAGTTACTCCAAATATGACATTTAGCGCGCTAGTTAAATTCAATGCAGGATCACAGACCATCCGAATATTTGATGGATATGATAACATCAATAGTAAAGGCTTAGTCATCTCCTGTGGAATAACTGACGTTTCTGGATTACCTAGCGTAACGATTCACGTAAGAATTAATAGCAGTCAATACTCATTTACTGTTGGCGAATTGTTATACGATGAATGGTATTCAATAATCGTTCCAGTATCCGCTCAATACGGCCAGCTTGAAGTTAACGTATATGAATTTAATCAGGACCCAGCGAATATTAAAAACTACAATCGACTTGACTTAGTATTTAACGGCTCAGCTAAACCTGGAACATTTAGCTTTGTAACTACTCAAAATTGGGCTCTACCTTCTGCTAATTATTCAATTGCAAATGTTAGACTATTTAATACAATGGTTCAGTCAGAGGATCACGAATTTATAGTGAGTCAGCTATTCGTTAGAGACGAATCTACTCTAGCTATAATTGATAATGCTCGACCTCGACTAAATGTACCATTCATTGCAATAAACAAATAACAATTATGTATAAAGATCTAAATCAACAACGTCTTTTTGACAACGTAAATATTGGATTCGAATTTGAATTCTTTTCTCCAATCGGTAGGGCTGAGCTTGCTGAAAAATTGGAAGTATTACTTGGCAAAAAAGTAATCAGCACAAACGAATACAATTCAGATATTGCCGTAAGTTACTCAGAATTCAAATTAGAGCCAGATTTTTCAGGCGGATTTAAAATGAATGAGCTTATTACTGGAGTAATGCCATATAATGAAGCAATTCACGTTATGTATAAAGTTATGAATTTTATCGATGAAAATGGATTCACGACCGAACGTACTGGACTGCATATTAATATGTCACTAAATGAATTTGATCTTGGTTTAAGAGAGCGTCTTCAGAATCTAAATGTTTTTAAGTACATTCTTGGACTAAATGAGGAGAAAATCTTTGACATGTGGCCTTCTGCTAAATCTAGAATTCAAAAGATTTACAAGAATCCAGTAACAAATATTTACCCTAAAAATAAGTTCCTAGCTGAGACGTCAATCGCCTATTCAAAACCCAGCAGTCCACTTGAATTTAATTACCCTCAATCTAAATACTTTGGAATTAATTTCGATAAGTTAAAAGACGGTTACGTTGAAGTTAGATACGCAGGTGGAGCCGACTATCAAAATAAGAGATCTAGTGCAACTAACTTAGTTAACTACATAGCCGAGTCTCTGTACAACACGCTTCAATCTAATTACCAATACTCAATTGATGAACAGAAAAAAGTTCACGATGTTTTGAAAAAACAAAGAGATAACACTCTTGCTCTAAAGTCATACGAAAATTTCACTAAGAATTTTCCAAATATCGATCTTTACGTTGACTTAAAAGATGACCCTCGTATTCTTGAAGCAAATTACCTAAAGGTTAGAGATAGCCTATTTGACTTAATTACTTTTGGCCAAATGACTAAAGGTTCTATTAACTATGATACTGATACGGAGAGAGTTCAATTAAAAGATTCTTCGTTAAAGGAAGGATTTGGAATTAAAGGGCTTGACTTGATAAATTGCTCAATTGAGGCAGAGATTACAGACTGTATGCTTTATGGCTGCAAAGTAAGATCATCACATATAACCGAATGTCGAATCCTAACCGGAAACGATATCCGATACTGTCACCTAGACGAGTGTATGTTTGAAAAAGGTAGCGTTAATCGAATAGACCTTAGTTATATCAAAAGTTCTCCAGAAAGTGTCATCTATGCTAATCTAAATGAGTGTATCGTTAGATCAGGTATTATTGCACTAGATGCAGAAGTTGATAGTAAAACAGAAGTTCTTTCAGGTACAGCAAAAGGCAGTAAAAATCCAATAAAATAACGATTCTTCTTTCAAGTTAATAAATAACTAAAAAGTTAGATACTTTAAATAACGATGTCAATTCAATTAAAAATTTCAAGTGTAAAATCAATTAACGGTGCTAGCTTAACTAGCGTTGTTGATTTGGCTAATTTTAATTTTAGCACAATAAAGTCAGCAATAACTGAGTTTCTATCAGCCGTTAACTTCGATCAAACTGGTGGAGTTTCAGTTGACATTGAAGGAATTTCAGCAAACACAATCATCGTTAGGCAAGGTCTAACTGTATACGGTGCACAGCAACAAAATGGGTCGTATCCTGAAGTAATAAAACTCTACCCAACTGGCGCAATCACCGGTAAAAATGCGGTAATGGAAGATGTAGTTGAAGGTAAAAGGCTTCGACTTAAAGTATACGGAGCAATTCCGCCAACTGGAGTTCCAGGAGAAGTAATCTACATTACTCAACAGGGCGGCCGAATTGAAGGATTTTATGGATATTTAGTATCAACTGGCTGGACGCTACTCAGCGGAGGCGGTGCAGGTTCTTGTAGAGCGGCTGTAACCAGATCGGTAACGCCAAATGTAATTACTGGAGACTCTGCTTTAGTTTCACCAGGATTACTTCCGATGCCCGCGCCGATCACGACTAGTGAGTACTTATTGTTCATTAACGGCCAACAAATAATCATAGGAGATGGCACCAAAGTAGCGCCAGCGTACTTTAGTAAAGACAATGGGACTACTGCAAGTAATTACGGGGCAGTTGATTCAACTGATGAACTTTATTGGAACACTTCTGTTGCTGGATATGGACTAGACGGTGGCGATTTTGTAACTCTAATTTACACATCAGCTGATCCTTATTGCGGAGCAGCTGGCGTTTTATGTACGACCGAAATTGTGCAAGCTGGTCAAAGTTCAACGAATCACCCACAGGTTGGAGTATCGGTTGTGTTAGATACAAACGCTACAGAATCTGCGCCAATCACAGTATGTTCTGTACCAGCGCCGACTCTATCTCCATCTGGTATTTTACCGGCAGGTTATTACTTAAATAATGCAGCAATGGCATTTGATATTTCAACTCCATTAACTATTGGAGCTCTTCTTGAATTTACTCTACCTCAAGCAATGACTGAGCCGGTATTTGACACAGTTCGAATATTCCATAATGTAAATGGAGTCTATGTTGATGAAACTGTCTTAACTGGACCGTATGCTCCTGACTATGCAACTAGAAAAATATGGGCGCAAGTAACCTCATTTAGTCCTTTTTACGCTATTCCTTTTCAGGCTACTCCAACTACAACAACTACAACGGTTTCGCCTACCTTGACTACTACGATCGCACCAACAAGTACAACAACGACTTGTGCTCCAGGCTCAATTAATTACTCAGTTGCTGAAAACTTAAATGCAACAGTCATATCATTTATAGGAACTCCAACTGGTCCGTATTCAGTAGTCTTTGCGTCAGCAGGTGGACCTACCTACAATCTGACTGAATTGCATGGAGTTAACATAAGTCTTTCATGGATATTTAACAGAACTGATTCTGAGTACTTATCTTCAAATATTAATACCGTATATGGTACGTACACGTTTACCAATGCGGCAGGCTGCCAATACGTAGTTAACGTTGAGTTTGGTGCAGTTACCACAACAACTACCACCGCTGCTCCAACCACTACGACGACAATTGCGCCGACTACTACGACGATTGCACCGACTACCACTACAACAATCGCTCCGACTACTACTACGACAATTGAGCCGACTACTACTACGACAATTGAGCCGACTACCACTACAACAATCGCTCCGACTACTACAACGACGATTGCTCCGACTACTACAACGACGACGATTGATCCATGTAGCGAATTCACAGTTACTCCATCCCAGACTGGCGAAAGTCAATATACTTTTCAAGTTACTGGGCCTGGAGGATTACTTTATACGATCCAGCAATTTGCCGATATTATTTACACAGGTACAACTAGAATTCCGGCTGAAAATTTAGCGCTAATCGATGGACCTCTCAAAGTAACAATTAACTCGACATGTACATTCTGTTATGAATTTGATGCAGGTGCTCAAACTTTAACTGTGATAGATTGCGGACTGTATAGCGGAATTACTACTACGACTACAACGCTAGCGGCAACGACCACAACCACTACGCTTGCTCCATCAACTACCACTACTACTACAATTGGATGCCCATCTGTATCAATTGAGTATTATCAAGACCGTGAGGCTAAGACTATATCGTTTGTTTTATCAACAACTGAGTATTCAGTAATTCAAATATTTGATAATATAAACGCGCCTATTTCAGAAGGTATGTATACTGTAACAATCGACGGATCTGATACTATAATCGAAGGTATATTTACAATCGACCCAATTGGTAAGTGGAAAATCATATTAGATGAGTGTCTGTATGAAGTTAACGTAACTGAATATCTAACTACAACTACTACCATTAGAGGATAAACCTTAAGCCAATTAGTAGTATAAATTAGTATGCTAACTAAGAAGACTATATTTATGTCCGCTCAGCCGGACCACCCGTATTTTCATTGGCAAGTTGAGGTAGTAATTCATAATTTTATGAAGAGCGGAATAAACCCTAACTGGATAGATATTCTATTTGCCTATGATAATGAACCTTCGCCTGAAGGTAGAGCTCTTGCTTCCAAATATCCAATGGTAAGATTCTTTTTCTATAAAAAGAGAATAACTGAAAATTATGGATACATTCCGATCCTAAGACCTGATATTCTAGAACAGCACTTTAGAGCTCATCCGGAACTTCGTGGAGAAACTGTCTTTTACCATGATTCTGATATTATTTTTAGAGAACTTCCTAACTTTGATGCCCTACATGGAGATCTTTATTGGTACGTAAGCGACACAATTTCATACATTGGTGCGAAGTACATTAAGAGCAAATCAGAAGATATTTTCACAGATCTATGCAGTCTTTCAGGAATTCCACCGGAATTAGTGGAAGCAAATGAGGCTGGCTCAGGCGGTGCTCAATACTTAATGAAAGGTGTAACTGCCGATTTCTGGAAAGAAGTAGCCGAGGACACATTGACTATTTACAAGTACATGTGTGATAGAGAGCATCAAGACCGCTCTAATTTATCTACAGAAGAAGCGGCTCAATTTAATCCAATTCAAAAGTGGTGTGCTGATATGTGGTCAGTTCTTTGGGGAGCATGGAAAATGGGAGCCCAGACGATTGTTACTCCTGAACTTGATTTTAGTTGGGGAACTTCTGATATCCATGCATACAATAAGTGCCCAATTATGCACAATGCTGGAGTAACTGATTCAACCAAAGATACGTTATTTTATAAAGCAGATTTTCGATCAAGTAGTCCATTTGATACTGATCTATCGTACGTTGATCCGGAAAGCGCATCTGGGAAATACGTTGCTGCTATTTTATATGCCAAGGAGAAACGGAAATAGATTACTTGGATCTACTAGTGATGATAAATAACTGTAGTAGAAAAATGTAAATTAAAACCGAATGTCCCACAAACTTAAAATAAAACAAGTTGATCTTAGCGGAGTATCCCAGGATAACACCAAGACTAAATTTTTAGCAATAGATAATTCGGGTAATTTATATTGGAATGATTCTCCAAATACCGGCTCAAGTGGAATTAGCGGAATTGATTTTTATGATGAAGGCGTTCTTGTCGGAAATTATTCAAAAGTTAATTTTGTTGGAATTGATATACTTGGAGCTCAGAAACCTGGAGATTCAAGTACAATAAATGTTTACGTTCCTACTCCAACATTCGCAAGTCACTTTGGCACAAACGACGGAACCTCGTCTGGATTAGTATCAGAAACTTTAGCTAGATCAACGGTTAGAATAAGCAATCCAACGACTGAAGGAACTCCATTTAAGGCTGGAACTTGGGCAGGTACAAATCAGTCAACGACAACTAGTAGCACAGTCTCATTCAGTACAGCAAATGCGGTAACTGGTCAAGGCGGAGACGCTACGGTAACCGTTGATGTATATGATGCAGATGGCACCACTATTATTTCAACATTTTCTCAGGGAGTTACTGCAGACGGGACATATTCAAGTACAGACGGTATTGACATTATTATTGCCGGTTTTGCAACTGATAGTTTAAAACAAAAAGCTGACATTACCGTAACCGTTGATATTGATCAAGTACTATCTGGCGTAGGTTTAATAGACGGCGGTAAATACAATATAGTTATTACAAACCTAACTGATTCAACTAGTGATGGTGCTCAAACTTTCACTTATACACAATCTGCAGTTTTCTTTGATACAAATGCATCTACTCCAAGCTTTGGAGCCGGTTCAACTTGTACAATCGAAGAAACTCTAGGAAATATTGTAACCAAGCATCTAAGCGGTGTTGAGTACTACACTCTAACTTCACAGTTTAGTGCACACGTTGATGCAATTAATAACCTAAACGCAAATACTCAAGGCCGTGCTCTTGGCGCAAATACTAATTTTCAATTTGTTGCACCATCGTACGGAGTTCCAACTATTGCTGAATATGCATGGTCACCAACTTCTGGTACTTTTACTGGATGGACCAATTTCTTCAACAATACAGCTGCTGAATATGATATTTTAAATTGGGCGATTAATTCTTCAAATTTTAGGTATCGAGGAGCAACTGCAGCCGCGACTGCTTCACTATTTGATCCATGGTCTTCAGGCGGAACTAAATCTTCTTCAACTCATTCAATATTAGTGGACACATATCCAACTAGTGGAAATAGCACTCAATACGTAGAGCGATTTGACGATGAGGCTTTTAGATTACAAAGCGATTACACGACTGCATGGGTTTCTACCGCAAGTCTATCAAACGGAAATGCTTGCGTTGTCGGTGGTACAATCGTTAGACCTGATCAATATTTCTTAACTGCACCAAATACTGCAACAATTCAACCCGATCTAGCTGCTTTTAAATCAGACTTAAATGGTTCAAACCCAAACTATTCTTCACTTACTGCAGCTGCATCGTACTATAGAAAATTTTATACTACACTAAGTTCGTCAAGCGTTCCAATTCCTAGTTTTTCAATGGTATTCGCTGGAACTTTCGCAGGCGGATCTGCTCTAGCTGATTTAATTAGCGGTGCTCTTACTGTAACTGTTCGTAAAATAGGAGCAACCGTTGGAGTTTTTGGACCTACTTCGTATCCATTAATCCTAAACGGTTCAGGTTATAATTTTGGAACATTTGATGATGGTGCAACTGATGGTCAAATCCGATTAGGTTCATCCAGTGGAAATACAATAAATGGAACATTTGGAGGATTTAATGCAACAAACGGAATATACGTAGAATTTAAAATCCACAATTCAGCTATTAGAATCGATACAGTGACTGTAACATTCAACTAAAAAAAAATTAATAATATGGAAAAAAGTTTCGATAAAAAGCTTAAGGTTAAAATAGATAAAGATAAGCAGAGTGTTTCTCTTAGTATACGAGTTTCTGATGATATGGTTAACGTATTTAAAACAACAATAAATGAATTTAATATTATGGTTGCAGAATACGAAGGTCAATTATATGAGGCAAACCAGGAAGAATCAATAGAAAACGAAATAATATAATTAGTAAATGGCAGGCTATACAGATAATGAAAGATTAAAACTCGTATTTAAGGTCCAAGCCGCAAACGTAATTGATTCTGCCTCTAATTTTAATTGGTACGAAGCAAAGTTTGCGTTTAACCCTAATATATCAGCTGCTCGAGTTTTAACTCAGTTCGATGTTGTTAAACAAAACCCAGTTGCAAATAAATCAGCGGCTGTTGCTCTATTAGCATCAGGTCAACCGTTGGAAACGATTGTAGCAGACGCATATTCTACAGGAAATGCCGTAGAATTAAGTCAAGTTATTTCAGGTAATAATACTACATGGGTAGCCTGTTCGACGCTTAACGATTTTAACACACAAATCCTAGACTGGATTCAACCTCAAAAGATATTGCAAGCAAGCGGTGCTCCTTCAATTGGATGGACCGCTGAATTTTGGAATGGTAATCCTGCATCAGGCGGAACCCAAATCTTAACTACTGATAATGCAGGCACTGAAGTAAGTTGGGTTTTTAATTACGATAATGGTATTCTACTATTATCAGATTCAATGGTTACTTATTTAACTTCTACTTATGGATCAGTTGATCCATATATTAAAGGTTTTTACTATATTGGTACAACATTAGAAGATGGACTTACTAGTTCATCCGGTACTTCAGGAACAAGTGGAACTTCCGGTACTGCCGGTTCATCTGGTACGTCAGGTACTTCAGGTACGTCCGGTTCAACCGGTACTTCTGGTACATCCGGCTCAAACGGTTCAAGTGGAACGTCTGGTTCAGCTGGGACTTCTGGTGCAGATGGCAGCTCTGGTACTTCAGGAATAGATGGAGTCTCTGGAACAAACGGTTCTTCTGGAACTTCAGGTTCAGACGGCAGCTCAGGTACATCAGGTACTTCTGGTTCAACTGGTACATCAGGTTCTTCAGGTACTTCTGGTTCAGACGGTAGCTCAGGTACTTCAGGAATAGATGGAGTCTCTGGAACAAACGGTTCTTCTGGAACTTCAGGTTCAGACGGTAGCTCAGGTACATCAGGTACATCAGGTACTTCTGGTTCAACTGGTACATCAGGTTCTTCAGGTACTTCTGGTTCAGACGGTAGCTCAGGTACTTCAGGAATAGATGGAGTTTCCGGAACTTCAGGTTCAGCTGGAACTTCAGGTTCAGACGGTAGCTCAGGTACTTCAGGTTCTTCGGGAACATCAGGTACTTCAGGGTCAGCCGGTACTTCAGGTACTTCTGGTTCAGACGGTAGTTCAGGTACTTCAGGAATAGATGGAGTCTCAGGAACAAGCGGTTCTTCTGGAACAAGCGGTTCAGACGGTAGCTCTGGAACATCAGGCTCAAACGGTTCTTCTGGAACTTCAGGTTCTAACGGCTCAAGCGGTACATCAGGCTCAAATGGTAGCTCTGGAACTTCAGGGTCAGACGGTTCTTCGGGAACATCAGGAATAGACGGAGTTTCCGGAACTTCAGGTTCAGCAGGTACGTCAGGTTCAGACGGTAGCTCAGGTACTTCCGGTTCAAATGGTTCTTCTGGAACTTCCGGTTCAAACGGTTCTTCTGGAACTTCTGGTTCAAATGGATCTTCCGGAACATCAGGAATAGACGGAGTCTCAGGAACATCAGGTTCGGCTGGAACTTCAGGGTCAGATGGCTCAAGCGGTACTTCAGGTTCAAATGGTACCTCAGGTACTTCAGGTTCAAATGGTAGCTCTGGAACTTCAGGATCAAACGGTAGCTCAGGTACTTCAGGATCAGACGGTAGCTCAGGTACTTCTGGAATAGACGGAGTATCAGGAACTTCAGGTTCTGCCGGTACGTCCGGTTCAGATGGTTCTTCTGGAACTTCGGGTTCAAACGGAACTTCAGGTTCAAACGGTTCAAATGGTACCTCAGGTACTTCAGGTTCAAATGGTACCTCAGGTACTTCAGGATCAGACGGTAGCTCAGGTACATCAGGAATAGATGGAGTCTCAGGAACAAATGGTTCATCTGGTACGTCAGGTTCAGATGGTTCTTCTGGAACTTCAGGATCAAACGGTTCTTCTGGAACATCCGGTACATCAGGTTCAAACGGTTCTTCTGGAACTTCAGGTTCAGATGGTTCTTCAGGTACTTCTGGAATAGATGGTGTATCAGGAACTTCAGGTTCAGCAGGTACGTCAGGTTCAGACGGTAGCTCAGGTACTTCTGGTTCTAACGGTTCTTCAGGTACTTCAGGAACTTCAGGTTCAAACGGCTCAAGCGGTACTTCTGGTTCATCTGGTACTTCGGGTACTTCAGGTTCAAATGGTAGCTCAGGTACTAGTGGCTCAAATGGTAGCTCGGGTACTAGCGGATCAAGTGGAACAAGTGGTTCAGCTGGAACTTCCGGCACAAGCGGAACTTCAGGTTCAAACGGTTCTTCTGGAACTTCGGGTTCAAACGGCTCAAGCGGTACTAGCGGTTCAGACGGTTCTTCTGGAACTTCTGGAATAGACGGAGTTTCTGGAACAAATGGTTCTTCGGGAACATCAGGTTCAGATGGTAGCTCAGGTACTTCAGGTTCTTCTGGAACATCAGGTACCTCCGGTTCAAATGGTAGCTCTGGTACTTCAGGAACATCTGGTTCAAATGGTTCTTCTGGTACTAGTGGCTCAGACGGTAGCTCAGGTACTTCAGGCTCAAACGGTAGCTCTGGTACTTCAGGTTCTTCTGGAACTTCAGGTACTTCAGGTTCTAACGGTTCTTCGGGAACATCTGGTACATCTGGTACTTCAGGCTCTAACGGCTCAAGCGGTACATCAGGTTCAGACGGTTCTTCTGGAACTTCTGGAATAGATGGAGTCTCAGGAACAAACGGCTCAAGCGGAACTTCCGGCTCAGATGGTAGCTCAGGTACTTCAGGTACTTCAGGTTCAAATGGTAGCTCTGGAACATCAGGTTCAAACGGTTCTTCAGGAACTTCAGGTTCAGACGGTTCTTCAGGAACATCCGGTACTTCTGGTTCAACTGGTACTTCAGGTTCAAACGGTTCTTCTGGAACATCAGGTACTTCTGGTTCAAATGGTTCTTCTGGAACTTCAGGTTCAAATGGTACCTCTGGTACATCAGGTTCAAATGGTTCTTCTGGAACTTCAGGCTCAGATGGTTCTTCAGGTACTAGTGGAATAGACGGAGTCTCAGGAACAAATGGTTCTTCTGGTACGTCAGGTTCAGCCGGTAGCTCAGGTACTTCTGGTTCAAATGGTAGCTCTGGAACATCAGGTTCAAACGGTTCTTCAGGAACTTCAGGTTCAGACGGTTCTTCAGGAACATCCGGTACTTCTGGTTCAACTGGTACTTCAGGTACTTCAGGTTCAAACGGTTCTTCTGGAACATCAGGGACTTCCGGTTCAAATGGTAGCTCAGGTACTTCTGGAACAAGTGGTTCTAATGGTTCGTCAGGAACATCTGGTACATCAGGTTCAAATGGTTCTTCTGGAACGTCAGGATCAGATGGTTCTTCAGGTACTTCTGGAATAGACGGAGTCTCAGGAACAAATGGTTCTTCTGGAACTTCAGGTTCAGACGGTAGCTCAGGTACTTCTGGTTCGTCAGGAACATCTGGTTCAAATGGATCAAGCGGAACGGCTGGAACATCAGGTTCTTCTGGAACTACTGGAACTTCTGGTTCAAGTGGAACTTCGGGAACATCAGGTTCATCCGGCACGGCGGGTACAAGCGGAACTTCTGGAACTTCAGGTTCGTCAGGAACTTCTGGAACAAGCGGAACTTCTGGAACTTCCGGTTCAAGTGGAACATCTGGTTCTTCAGGAACTAGTGGAGCTACTGGAATATCGGCAGGTCAAATTTATTATTTTAATCAGTCAGTTGCTTCTGGAATAGGTACGTATAGAGACCTAAATATTAATCCGACCGGCGCTGCTCAACAATCAATACTTAAAACTACAACAGGTACTACTCCAGTATTAGTACAACAATTTATAACTCCTGAATTAGGATTTTCTGTAATACCAGGAGGAACACAAAGATTCCATTTACATTTCTTAAAAGACGGCGCAGGATTTAATACAGACACATTTGTTACTATTGAATTAGCAAATAGTGCAGGTGTTAGTTATGGAACAGTAATACCAACTAATCAAGTTCTTATAGGTTGGATTAGTTCAACGATTCCAGTTGAAGCTAACGTTGATGTAGTGCTACCAACAACAACTATTAATCCAACGGATAGAATGATTGTTAAAATATACGTAGTCGATCAGTCTAGTGGAAATCATGATGTGACTTGGTACACTGAGGGAACTCAAAATTACTCTTTTGTGTTAACCTCAACTGGCCAAATTTCAAGTTCTTCTGGAACATCAGGTTCATCAGGCACTGCTGGTACAAGCGGAACATCCGGAACGTCAGGATCGACTGGTACAAGCGGAACCTCAGGAACTTCAGGTACGTCTGGAACCTCAGGAACCGCCGGTACTTCTGGTTCAAACGGCTCAAGTGGAACATCTGGTTCTAATGGTAGCTCAGGTACTTCTGGGACAAGCGGTTCTAATGGTTCTTCTGGAACAGCTGGAACTTCAGGTTCAAACGGCAGCTCAGGAACGTCAGGTACTTCTGGTTCAAACGGCTCAAGCGGTACTTCAGGATCAAATGGAAGTTCCGGAACAGCCGGTTCTTCTGGTACTTCCGGTATAGATGGAGTATCTGGAACTTCAGGTTCTGCTGGTACTTCAGGCTCTAATGGTTCTTCTGGAACTTCAGGTTCAAACGGATCAAGTGGAACTTCAGGTTCAAACGGTTCTTCTGGAACAAGTGGTTCAAATGGTAGCTCAGGTTCTTCTGGAACACGAGGTACTTCTGGTACTTCAGGTATAAGCGGAGTAGATGGTTCAAATGGTACATCCGGTACTTCAGGTTCTTCTGGAACCTCAGGTTCTAATGGATCTTCTGGTACATCTGGTTCTAATGGATCTTCTGGAACTTCAGGTACATCAGGTTCAAACGGTTCTTCTGGAACATCTGGAACTTCAGGGTCAAACGGATCAAGTGGTACAAGCGGTTCTTCTGGAACTTCTGGTTCTAATGGAAGCTCTGGCACATCAGGAACTTCCGGTTCAAATGGAAGTTCAGGTTCTTCTGGAACACGAGGTACTTCTGGAACAAGCGGTACTTCAGGTACAAGTGGTAGCTCGGGAACTTCCGGTATAGATGGAGTATCAGGAACGTCAGGTTCAGCTGGTACTTCAGGATCAAATGGAAGCTCCGGAACTTCTGGTTCAAACGGTTCGTCTGGTTCTTCTGGAACAAGAGGTACTTCTGGAACATCCGGAACATCAGGTTCAAATGGTTCTTCTGGAACAAGCGGTACGTCCGGTTCAAATGGTTCTTCTGGAACATCTGGAACTTCTGGTTCAAACGGAAGCTCTGGTACTTCAGGTACATCAGGTTCAAATGGTAGCTCAGGAACATCGGGTACTTCAGGAACATCAGGTACTTCCGGTTCAAATGGAAGCTCAGGTACTTCTGGAACTTCCGGGTCAAACGGTTCTTCCGGAACATCTGGGACTTCAGGTTCAAATGGAAGTTCAGGTACTTCAGGTACTTCAGGATCAAACGGTTCTTCTGGAACTTCTGGTTCAAATGGCTCTTCAGGTTCTTCTGGAACAAGAGGTACTTCAGGTACTTCAGGTTCAAGCGGAACATCAGGTATAGATGGAGTATCAGGAACGTCAGGTTCTGCTGGTACTTCTGGAACTTCTGGTTCAAATGGTTCTTCTGGTTCTTCTGGAACAAGAGGTACTTCAGGAACATCGGGTTCTAATGGTTCTTCAGGAACATCTGGGACTTCTGGTTCAAATGGAAGTTCAGGTACGTCAGGAACATCCGGTTCAAGCGGAACTTCCGGTTCTTCAGGTTCTTCAGGTACTTCTGGTACATCTGGTTCTAATGGATCTTCTGGAACTTCTGGTTCTAATGGAAGCTCTGGAACATCAGGAACTTCCGGTTCAAACGGTAGCTCGGGTACTTCAGGTACTTCAGGATCAAACGGTTCGTCTGGAACTTCAGGTTCTTCTGGAACTTCTGGATCTAATGGTTCAAGCGGTACTGCTGGAACATCTGGTACATCAGGTTCAACTGGTACATCCGGTACATCTGGTTCTAATGGAAGCTCAGGTTCTTCTGGAACAAGCGGAACTTCTGGGTCTAATGGCTCAAGCGGTACTTCCGGTTCTTCTGGAACCGCTGGAACTTCAGGTTCTTCAGGAACTTCCGGCTCAAGTGGAACTTCTGGTTCAAATGGTTCTTCTGGTTCTTCTGGAACAAGAGGTACTTCTGGAACATCAGGTACATCAGGCTCAAATGGTAGCTCTGGAACGTCAGGTATAGACGGTGTTTCTGGAACATCAGGTTCAGCTGGTACTTCAGGTTCAAATGGTAGCTCTGGTACTTCTGGAACAAGCGGAACTTCAGGATCAAATGGTAGCTCTGGTACATCAGGTTCTTCAGGTTCAAACGGTTCTTCTGGAACTAGTGGTTCAAACGGCTCAAGCGGTTCTTCTGGAACAAGAGGTACTTCAGGTACAAGCGGTACTTCAGGTACTTCTGGTTCTAATGGTTCTTCTGGAACTAGTGGAACTTCAGGTTCTAATGGTTCTTCTGGAACTAGTGGAACTTCAGGTTCTAATGGAAGTTCAGGTACTTCTGGAACTTCAGGTTCAAACGGTTCATCTGGCACGTCTGGTTCAAATGGTAGCTCAGGTACATCAGGTACTTCTGGTTCAAACGGTTCTTCGGGAACTTCTGGTTCTAACGGTAGCTCAGGTTCTTCTGGAACAAGAGGTACTTCAGGTACATCCGGAACAAGTGGTACAGCTGGAACGTCCGGTTCTTCAGGTACTTCAGGTATAGACGGTGTATCCGGAACCTCAGGTTCAGCTGGAACATCAGGTTCTAACGGCTCAAGTGGAACTTCTGGTTCAAATGGAAGCTCAGGTTCTTCTGGAACAAGAGGAACATCCGGTACAAGCGGGACTTCAGGAACAAGCGGGACGTCCGGTTCAAATGGATCTTCTGGGACTTCTGGTTCTAACGGTTCTTCAGGAACAAGCGGGACTTCTGGTTCTAACGGTAGCTCAGGAACAAGCGGAACATCAGGTTCAAACGGATCAAGTGGTACTTCAGGTTCAAACGGATCAAGTGGAACATCCGGTACTTCCGGTTCAAATGGTTCTTCCGGAACATCTGGTTCTAACGGTTCTTCCGGAACAGCTGGTACTTCAGGTTCTTCAGGTACTTCCGGCTCAAGTGGAACATCAGGTTCAAACGGTTCTTCTGGAACAAGTGGTTCAAATGGTAGCTCAGGTTCTTCTGGAACACGAGGTACTTCAGGTACAAGCGGTACCTCAGGTACGTCAGGTTCAAGTGGAACATCAGGTATAGATGGAGTATCAGGAACTTCAGGTTCTGCTGGTACTTCCGGTTCAAATGGAAGCTCAGGTACTTCCGGTTCAAGTGGTTCTAACGGCTCAAGTGGTTCTTCTGGAACAAGAGGAACTAGTGGTACTTCAGGTACAGCTGGTACTTCCGGTTCAAATGGTTCTTCTGGAACTAGTGGAACTTCAGGTTCAAACGGTTCTTCTGGAACCTCAGGTTCTAATGGTTCTTCCGGCACTTCAGGAACATCAGGTTCAAATGGTAGCTCTGGAACTTCTGGAACAAGCGGTACAGCTGGTACTTCCGGTTCAAACGGTTCATCTGGAACAAGCGGCGCATCTGGAGCATCAGGTACTTCTGGTACTTCAGGATCAAGCGGCTCAAACGGTAGCTCAGGTACGTCTGGTTCAAACGGTAGCTCAGGTACGTCAGGTACTTCAGGTTCAAACGGTAGCTCAGGTACGTCAGGTACTTCTGGTTCTAATGGAAGCTCTGGTACATCAGGTTCAAATGGATCAAGTGGAACATCTGGAACATCAGGTTCAAACGGTTCAAGCGGCTCAAGCGGGACTTCAGGTTCAAATGGTTCAAGTGGTACTTCAGGTTCAAACGGCTCAAGTGGTTCTTCTGGAACAAGAGGAACAAGCGGTACTTCTGGAACTTCAGGTTCTAATGGATCTTCTGGAACTTCTGGTATAGATGGAGTATCTGGAACATCAGGTTCTTCTGGAACATCAGGCTCTAACGGATCAAGCGGTTCTTCTGGAACACGAGGTACTTCTGGTACATCTGGTACATCAGGTACAAGCGGTTCTAATGGTAGCTCAGGTACAAGCGGAACTTCAGGTTCAAATGGAAGTTCAGGTACTTCAGGCTCAAACGGTAGCTCCGGTTCTTCTGGAACAAGAGGCACAAGCGGTACATCAGGTACATCTGGTTCAAATGGATCAAGTGGAACCTCTGGTACTTCCGGTTCAAATGGATCAAGTGGAACCTCTGGTACTTCCGGTTCAAATGGTTCTTCTGGAACTTCAGGAACATCTGGTTCAAATGGTTCTTCTGGAACAAGCGGAACTTCAGGTTCAAATGGAAGTTCAGGTACGTCAGGCTCAAACGGTAGCTCCGGTTCTTCTGGAACAAGAGGTACTTCAGGAACATCTGGTACATCTGGAACGTCAGGTTCAAACGGATCAAGTGGAACATCTGGTATAGATGGAGTATCAGGAACTTCAGGTTCGTCAGGTACTTCCGGTTCAAATGGTAGTTCCGGTACGTCAGGTTCAAATGGTAGCTCAGGTTCTTCTGGAACAAGAGGTACAAGCGGTACAAGCGGTACTTCTGGAACAGCCGGTTCTTCAGGCACATCAGGTACATCAGGTTCAAATGGTTCTTCTGGAACTTCAGGTTCAAATGGTTCTTCGGGAACTTCGGGAACTTCAGGTTCAAATGGTTCTTCTGGAACGTCAGGTTCAAACGGCTCAAGTGGTACAAGTGGTTCTTCAGGTACTTCTGGTTCGAATGGAAGCTCTGGTACTTCAGGTTCAAACGGTAGTTCAGGTTCTTCTGGAACAAGAGGTACTTCTGGTACTTCAGGAACATCTGGTTCTAACGGCTCAAGTGGAACTTCAGGTACATCTGGTTCAAATGGATCAAGCGGAACTTCCGGAACATCCGGCTCTAACGGTTCTTCTGGAACATCTGGTACTTCTGGTTCAAATGGATCAAGTGGAACTTCGGGTTCTAATGGTAGCTCAGGTACTTCAGGTACGTCAGGTTCTAATGGAAGTTCAGGTACATCTGGTACTTCCGGTTCAAATGGTTCTTCTGGTTCTTCTGGAACAAGAGGTACTTCTGGTACTTCAGGTACTTCCGGTTCAAGCGGAACTTCTGGTATAGACGGAGTATCCGGAACTTCAGGTTCTTCAGGTACATCCGGTTCAAATGGTAGCTCAGGTTCGTCTGGGACACGAGGTACTAGTGGTACATCAGGTACTTCAGGTTCAAATGGATCAAGCGGTACATCAGGTACTTCTGGTGCAAACGGCTCAAGTGGAACATCAGGTACTTCCGGTTCTAACGGTTCTTCTGGAACATCAGGTTCAGCTGGAAGTTCAGGTACATCCGGTTCAAACGGTTCTTCTGGAACGTCTGGAACATCTGGTTCAAATGGATCAAGTGGAACAAGCGGTTCAAATGGTAGCTCAGGTTCTTCTGGAACAAGCGGCTCAAACGGTTCTTCAGGTACATCAGGAACTTCAGGTTCAAATGGATCAAGCGGAACTTCCGGTTCAAATGGTAGCTCAGGTTCTTCTGGAACAAGAGGCACAAGCGGTACTTCTGGAACTTCTGGTTCAAACGGCTCAAGTGGTACTTCAGGATCAGCTGGTTCAAGCGGAACCTCCGGTATAGACGGAGTGTCTGGTACATCAGGCTCTTCTGGTACTTCTGGTTCAAATGGTTCTTCTGGTTCTTCTGGAACAAGAGGTACTTCTGGTACTTCTGGTTCTTCTGGTACTTCTGGTTCAAATGGTTCTTCTGGTTCTTCTGGTACTTCTGGTTCAAATGGTTCTTCTGGTTCTTCTGGAACAAGAGGTACTTCTGGTACTTCTGGTTCAAACGGCTCAAGCGGAACATCCGGAGCGACTGGTATTGCCGGTATTGACGGTTCAAATAGCGGTAGATGGTTATTTGATTCAAGTATACCAGCACACTCTAACCCTGGAGCAACATTCTTTAGAACAGATAGTGCTACCTTCGCTGCGCTAGCTAAACTTAGCGTATCTACAACTTCTTCTGCTAGTGTAAACTACGCAACCTGGTTATCATTAATAACCTCTAATAGCTTAATTCAAATTACCGAAGTTGGTAATAATAGCATAATAGGTATTTACAGACTTATTTCAATTACCAATAACACAACATGGTTTGATCTTGGACTTGCGCCAATCGCCGCAAATGGAACACTAACGAATGGAATAAACTATACAATTTCGTTTGTAACATTTGGTTCAAACGGCTCAAGCGGTACGGCTGGAACATCCGGTTCGTCTGGTTCTTCTGGAACAAGAGGTACTTCTGGTACTTCTGGAACTAGTGGAGCAACTGGTGCACCTGGTGGAACAGGTTCTTCAGGTACTTCAGGTTCTTCTGGAACAAGAGGTACTTCTGGTACTTCAGGTTCAGCTGGAACATCAGGTACGTCAATCACAACGTCCGGTACATTTAATACATACGTAACATACGGTGCTTCTGGGACTACTATTGAAGATTCAACTTTCGATATTAGAGAAGACGATACTAATGATGTTTTACTATTAGGACCAGTTGCACTATATGACGGTCGACCTAAAGAATACATTTACGGTAAACAGTCTGCATCTGACGATCGCGAAAAATTAGTTCATAATGGAGTACTCTATTCTGGACGGATTAACCCCATGGCAGCTGGTCAATTATTCATTGATCCAGGTACACCTATCCTATTTGACTTTCCAACCCCTAATCGAATATACGGTATTGAATTATACGTAGTAGGTTCTGAAGAGGTTACCGGTTCAACTGATTATCGCCACTACACTGGAGCGGTTAAGAATATAGCCGGTGCTCTTTCACTAGTAGGTGCAGGTTTCACCGAAATTGTTGTTGCTCAAGATGCATCCCTATGGACTGCCACAATTACAGTCGGAGCCGGTGGAACTGATCTTGCTGTAAAGATTAACAATAATGCCAATAATCGTATTACATTAGCAGCTAGATATGAAATAATAAGTAATGGAATGCTTCCATAAAAAATAGAATATAAATGAGTAGTTATAAAATTAATGCACCAGGCGGAGTAGAATTTGGAGAAGGTACAAGCGGAACCGCTGGAACCTCCGGCGTAAACGGTTTTGCTCTAACTCTAGTTGATAATATAAGTAGAGGTCGAGCTAATGCAAAGGAAGGCGCGATTCTCTACAATCGAGCAGATAAAAACATTTATAGGTTTAATGGAACCTCTTGGGTGTCAGCCGCAGGTTCTTCTGGAACAAGCGGAACGTCAGGCTCAAACGGCAGTTCAGGTTCTTCCGGAACACGAGGTACTTCAGGTACATCCGGTTCGTCAGGTTCTTCTGGAACAAGAGGTACTTCAGGAACTGCTGGTACTTCTGGTACAAGTGGAATAACTGGTCCAACTGGTCCTCAAGGAATTCAAGGTCCAACTGGAGCAACTGGACCTACTGGAGCACCCGGTAGCTCAGGTTCTTCTGGAACAAGAGGTACTTCAGGAACTGCTGGTACTTCTGGTACAAGTGGAATAACTGGACCAACCGGTCCTCAGGGTATTCAAGGTCCAGCCGGAACAAACGGTTCTTCTGGAACTAGTGGAATAACTGGACCAACTGGCCCTCAGGGTATTCAAGGTCCAATTGGTAATACTGGTCCAACTGGAGCGACTGGTCCTACTGGTTCTTCAGGAACAAGCGGTATGTCAGGTGCTTCTGGAACTTCAGGTTCAAATGGTTCTTCTGGAACAAGCGGAATAACTGGACCAACTGGTCCTACTGGAGCTACTGGCCCAATCGGCCCAACTGGAGCACCAGGTAGTTCAGGTTCTTCTGGAACAAGAGGTACTTCTGGTACAAGTGGAATAACCGGTCCAACCGGTCCTCAAGGAATTCAAGGTCCAGCTGGAGCTACTGGACCTCTTGGGCCTACTGGTCCTCAAGGAATCCAAGGTCCAGCTGGAGCAAATGGTTCTTCAGGAACTAGCGGTCAAACTGGCCCAACTGGATTAACTGGTCCTCTTGGTCCTACCGGTCCTCTTGGTCCAACTGGAGCACCAGGTAGCTCAGGTTCTTCTGGAACAAGAGGTACTTCCGGTACAAGTGGAGCAACTGGTCCAATCGGACCTGCTGGTCCTCAAGGAATACAAGGTCCAGCTGGAGCAACTGGTCCTCTTGGTCCAACTGGAGCACCAGGTAGCTCAGGTTCTTCTGGAACAAGAGGTACTTCCGGTACAAGTGGAGCAACTGGTCCGATTGGTCCTCTTGGACCTACTGGACCTCTTGGACCTACTGGACCTCAGGGCCCAACTGAATACGACACAGTTAATGCAACATGGACTGTCTCGGGTGGAGGTAACGTATCATGGGACGGAAATAATGTCACTTGGTCAGGTAGAGTAATTGCGATACCTGTCGCTAAAGCTTTCGGAACAGCTGGTCATTTCGATATTGGCCCAGAAACAGTTGCTCTTGGAACATGGTCTGCTCTATACTATGCACCTCCTAGGGGAATGGCTAGTCCCTATAACGCAAGTTATTTAATAGTTAAATCATATACGGACACTCAAAGACCCTCAGATACATGGATCTTTATATGTGCATCAAACGGAGATAATAGCTCACTAAAATGGAATCCTGGATTTACTACTATACCAACCGGTCATACTTGGTATTCAGGTTCAGGATATGGATCATGGGCAACTGGTCCAACTGGTGCTACTGGTCCTCAAGGAATTCAAGGTCCAGCCGGAGCAACCGGCCCAATCGGACCTGCTGGTGCATCAGGTAGCTCAGGTTCTTCTGGAACAAGAGGTACTTCTGGAACAAGCGGAATAACTGGTCCAACCGGTGCTACTGGTCCTACTGGAGCTACTGGTCCTCAAGGAATTCAGGGTCCAATTGGTAATACTGGACCTACTGGATTAACCGGCCCTACCGGATTAACTGGTCCTCAAGGAATTCAAGGCCCTAGGGGAGAAAATGGTTCTTCTGGTACTTCCGGTAGAGACGGTTCACCTGGCGGAACAGGTCCTCAAGGAATTCAAGGACCTACTGGATTAACTGGCCCAATTGGACCTCAGGGAATTCAAGGCCCGGCTGGGGCAACTGGACCTACTGGATTAGCTGGAGCACCAGGTAGCTCAGGTACTTCTGGAAAAGCAGGCTCTTCCGGTACAAGTGGAATAACTGGTCCTACTGGAGCTACTGGTCCTCAAGGAATTCAGGGTCCAATTGGTAATACTGGACCTACTGGATTAACTGGCCCTACTGGATTAACTGGCCCAGCTGGAGCAACTGGACCTCAGGGAATTCAAGGGCCTAGGGGAGAAGCCGGTTCTTCAGGTACTTCAGGTAGAGACGGTTCACCTGGAGGAACTGGTCCTGCTGGTGCCCCAGGTCCTCAAGGAATTCAAGGACCTACTGGATTAACTGGACCTACCGGATTAACTGGTCCAGCCGGGCCTGCTGGACCTGCTGGAACTCCTGGAGGAACTGGACCTGCTGGAGCACCCGGACCTCCTGGTGCGGATGGAGGCGGCGGAGGCAGCGGAGGCGGCTATACTGGTGATATAATGGTTTTTGATGGTCGATCTATGATGCTGTTGCAATTTGTCAACGGATTACTTGTTAATGTTATACCAATGTAATACGTATTAAAAATAAAATAAAGTAAAATGGAAAATACTACAATATCGATAAACCCAATAACTATTCTTGGAAAAACTGGAGTAACATTAAGCATCTTCTCTGTACACTATAAATTGAATTCAACTTCGGTAAAAGTTATGTTTCAGATACTTGATTCAAGTGAGGTTGCAATTTGTAGCGGAGACAGGCTCTTAACAAGTATTTCAGATTGGGGAACAGACGACTCTGTGCTAATTGGAAAAGTTCTTACTTCATTAGGCTTAACTGCCGCGTAACAAAAAGGGAGAGTCTTTGACTCTCCCGTAACTTTATCTTAATGAATTTCCTCCTATCCAAATAACTAGGCTTCGCCTAATTCCTTTGGTTACTGGAGTTACTCTATGTAATAGGTAACTTGGGAATAAAATAGTTGCTCCCTTATTTCGGGGCAATTTATCAGGAGTTATTCCTTTAAGTATTTCAAAATCGCCGCCTTCGTATTCAGAAGGGTCGCTTAATTGTACAACAATACTAATTTTCCGGTGAGATGCTGAACCTGGTCCAAGATCTACATGGTAATCATAGTGACCACCACCTTCATAATATTCAGTGTACTGGATTGAGTCAATTATTGATATTAGGTCAAAATTCCAAAGTTCTCGATTTGCAATTATTGCAAATTCCATCAACTTATCATAAATCCATTTAGTCGATTCGTTATTCTCGCCTAACCATTTAATTTTGCTCTTTCTAATTTTATGGTTTTCTCCTTGATTTCCAAAAGTAACAGCTTGATGATATTCAAAAAGTTCTGATACTTTGCGAACTCTATCAATTTCTTCCGCTGAGAAGCCCTCGCTAAACCAGTACCAGTTCAATAATTCTACCTCTTTTTGAGGAAACATTAATCTTCGTTCCACGTATCTTTGTGTTTTTACTTTTATACTTAAATATTTTTTACGGTTTACCTAAACAAAATATAAAAATCGAGTATAAAATAGAAACAATTATCAAGTCAATGACTCTAATCAAAGCTCACACTTCAATAATAGGCGATACCGGATATAATTGCCATTCACGAAATTTCTTTAAAGCTCTAAATCAATTAACGCCAGTTTCAGTTAGAAATTGGACGATCGGCGATTCATGGAAAGGTTACAATGACGATGAGCCTCACAATGGGGAGTATTATATAGACTCTGAGTTAAAGACGATGTTATCTGAACAAACGTTAGGTACTCAAACAGGTCATGCGGAGTTTCCTCTATACTTGAAGTACCCAATTCAATCTACTGAGCCAACTGTTAATATTGTGCTAAATGACACAGGTCACCTGTACTTTAGCCAAGATTACTCAGGTCCATCAATTGCATACAATGTATGGGAAACAACTAGACAACCTGAAGACTTCTTTGCTCAACTTAAAAAGTTCGATCAAGTTTGGGTTCCTAGTGAATGGCAAAAACAGTGCACAATTGAGCAAGGAATCGCATCACATAAAGTAAAAGTTGTACCAGAGGGAGTAGACACTGAGATGTTTAAACCGACCTCACCGGATTCGGCTTTTCCAGAGAACAGGCCTTTCCGATTTGTCGTAGTGGGTCGCTGGGAATATCGTAAGTCAACCAAAGAAATTATCAGAGCTTTTACTGAAACCTTTTCACAAGATGAGAATGTTGAGCTTGTCATTAGCGTAGATAATCGATTTGCAACGGACGGCCTCTCTTCTACTGAGGAGAGATTAGCTAAGTTTGAGCTTTCTCATTCAGGAATTAAAGTACTACACCATCAGTCAAAAGAAGATTACGTAAAACTACTTAAGTCGGCTGACGTTTTTGTGTCATGTGCCAGAAGTGAAGGCTGGAATCTTCCATTAATTGAGGCAATGTCATGCGGAGTTCCATCAATGTACTCAAATTGGGGAGCACAACTGCAGTTTGCTCAAGGTAAGGGTATTCCAGTTTCAATTATTGGCGAAGTTCCAGCAGGTGTAGCAAATGAGGAGTCTTGGAATCAGAATACTCCAGGTAATTTCTGTGAGCCTAATTTCTCAGATCTTCAAATAAAACTTAGACTAGTTTACGACCAGTTTGAAAATTATAAAAAATCAGCATTAATGGAATCAGAACAAATTAGAAATGAATTTACTTGGCAGAATGCTGCCACGATCGCACAAGATCACATTCAGGAACTTATTAGCCCGCAGTCAATTGAATACTCAACTGACTTTGCATGGGTGACCTGTGGTAATCTAGCATACATGCCAATCATTGAGAAATTAGTTATATCGTTAGCTAAATTCTCAAATCGTAAAATTCTCGTATATGGAATAGACTGTGAAGTTCCGTTTAATCATCCAAACGTTATTAGCCGAACATTAAGTATTCCATATCATTCAGAACACGATAAATGGTATTGGAAACAGTATGCGTGTAAAGAAGCAGCTATTCAAGAAAGTTTCGAGAATTTAGTTTGGTTAGACGGAGATATTGTTGCAAATTATAATATTGACAATATCGTTAAGTACTTTAGCCAGATTACAAATTATCCAATTCCAGACGTTCACATACAGGACGATTTTATTGGCTTCTTTACCAGAAAAGACGGACTTCGTGGAAGACAATTATTTAACCAAAGTATCTGCGACCGAGATGGTGTCAAGAGGTTATTTACAAAGGCTCATATTTGCATGTACGTCTACAATAAAGAGTGTACCTGGTTCTTTGATGAGATTCTTAAAATGTACAAAGAAACACCGCTTGACCAATACGACGAATTACTACAATGGAACGATGAAGGTCTCGATAATTACTTGAGAAGTAAACACAATTTTACGACATTTTTGCCAATTTCAAACTTTGATGTCTCAGAATGGGACGGCGACTTATTGGGAACAACTGGCAAAGCAATGGAACACTTTATCTCGTTTTGGAGAGACTCTGGCCCAAAGAACTTTGGAAAAATATTCGGCTGGCAATTCGTACCTAAAGATAAATCAAATATTCTCTACTTTCATGGAAATAAAGATCTTGGATTCGCAACGGTTATGACAGACTATATCGAGACTCAGCGTGATAAAAACTTCCACGATACTGAATACTTCTTTGTTGGTAAAAATGAAATCAAAAATCTTGGCTCAATTAAAGATGTACCAGGAGGAACAATGGATATTGCTCATCAATACGGTTGGGATTACGCAATCTATCATGAGATCTATAATCTAAAAGATTACGAACATGGAGAAGTTAAGGTTAGACCCGGCGATGTTGTTGTGGATTTGGGCGGTAATCTTGGAATCTTTACCCGATATGCATATCACATGGGCGCAAGTAAAATTGTAACTTTCGAGCCTGATCGTCGATACTTTGAAATCTTAAAACAGAATGCTCCAGAAAATGCGGTCCTATTTAATGCAGCAATTGCTGATAACTTGGGAACCTTAACTCTTACTGAAAGTTCTCACCTAGGGGGATCTAACTTATGGCATCATAAAGATCCATTACAGACCCAATACGACGTAAACTTATATACCTTAGATTTCATTCTGGAGAATAAATTAATCGACCGAATTGACTTTTTAAAGGTAGATATTGAAGGCTCTGAAATTATTGCGCTAAATGGAATAAGCGATGAGAATTTATCAAAGATCAGAAATATCGCAGTAGAGTACCATCACGAACACTTAGGGTTTAATGAAGACCTTAGAAACAATTTCGTTAGTCGACTAAATAAACTAGGTTTTAATTCTTACATGCTAATGTGCGGCTACAATAATGCACTACAATTAATCTACTTTTGGAAATAACCCATACTCTTATATGAGATCACTAAATACTATTGCCAAGTCTAAAGGCACAGACAAATCTTCAGAAATTCACAATTACTGTGAAAAGTACGAAAAATGGTTACCGTTCAATCGATTAGAACCTTTAACCATTCTTGAAATCGGAGTTCTTCACGGAGAATCTCTTTCGACTTGGAGAGAATACTATCCAAATGCAACAATTATAGGAATTGATATTGAACCTTCATGTAAACAATACGAAGACTCTAGTAAAAATGTTTTTGTTGAAATAGGTTCACAAGACGATCCTCAGTTCTTAAATTGGGTCGCTAAAAAATGGGGACCATTTGATATGGTACTTGATGACGGTTCACATATCAATCGACATGTAATTATCTCATTTAATAATCTAATTGACTACGTAAAACCTGAAGGAGTCTACGTTATTGAAGATACTTCAACTTCGTATTGGGAAGATTGGGAAGGCGGCTTTATGCATCCAGGTTCGTCAATTGAATTCTGCAAAAAGCTAGTAGACGATGTTAACTTTAACGGTCAAATGCAGGAAGAATTTTGGAACGTTCATGCACGAAGAGAAGACTTCCTAACTAAACAAACAAAAGAAAAAGGTTTGGAAATCAGAACAGATATTGAATCTGTAAATTTCCTAAACGGTATAACTATTATAACAAAAAGATAATTAACAAATGGCACATCCTCAACAGCAAGAATTTTGTAAAAAAATGAGTGAAGTATTTCCGCAGTATTTCACTGGAAAAAAGGTCCTAGATATCGGATCTCTTGATATTAATGGAAATAACCGATTCTTCTTAACCGATTGTAACTATATTGGATTAGATGTAGGTGAAGGTCCAAACGTAGACGTTATTCAAGTCGCTCATCTATACGATGCACCAAACGAACAGTTTGATCTTATTATTTCAACTGAAGTATTTGAACACGACATGTTCTATGAGAAATCGCTACAGAATATTATCCGAATGCTAAAACCTGGAGGAGCATTCATTTTTACATGTGCTTCAACTGGTAGACCTGAACACGGAACTCGCAGATCAGACGGCAGTTCAGCCGCTCCACTGCTTGCGAATATTTCAGAAGAATGGTCTGACTATTATAAGAATTTAACTGAAGCGGCCATTCGTGAAGTTAAAGGTTTTGAGCAAGCATTTCCAGACGGAGTCTTTGAATATACAGCTCATCCTGGAGATCTCTATTTCTTTGGAGTAAAGGGCGGAATTAAGAATGACCAACTCTATAATAAGCCTACTCCAGAATCCATTATTATTTCCGAAGAATATAAGGATGACATTTTTGTTTTAGACACGTGGCCTAATACTCCAGAAAAAGAGCAGGACCTAATTGAGTGTATTTCAAAACTTAGAGAATTTGCAGGTATCCCAATCCTATTAGTATCTCACTATGCAATAAAGCCTGAAATTCAAAAATTGGTTGATTACTATATCTTTGATAAAGAAAATCCACTACTTTTAAATTCAGAATTTGAAGATCATTCAGTATCAAGCGGTAGATGGACCAGATTTGCAGATTATCAAGTTGACAATGCAATGCCGTACCATCATGATTATGCAATATGGACATCAATGACGATTGCTTTTAATTTCTGTAAATTCCTAGGAAAGAAAATGATTCACTTCATGGAATACGATAACCTAATCGATACATTCCAATACAGACAAGCCTTCTTGGAAAAATCAAAATTGCATGATGCTATTATCTATGAATATCACGAAGGTTCAAGTGTAGACACTCAATTGTCGCCTTTCATGGCAACTTTCATCTTTTCGATAAAGACGGATATCGCCGTTAAGATGATGGATCAAATAAAAACAAAACGCGAATACTTTACAAATAAGCCAAAGGGCTGGCAGTTAGAGAGAGTATTTCTTGAATACTTAAGAAAATTTACAACTAACATAGGTCACACCGAGTATATTGCGAACTCAAACGAATTAAATACTCAAGCTGTTTGGAATAGAGACGGTATCTTAAGAGATGATGGTAAATTCCAAATCTATCCAGCTGCGAGTGATAATGGAAATTTATACCTACACCTAATTTCAGGATTTCACGAAGAAAAAGCAGATAGCGACTATTTACTGGAAGTTAGATACGGTAAATTTGTAAAATTCGTAACCTTACAGAAAGACGGTTACTCATTAGTTGATCTAGGTAAATACCAAAAGGGATTAACGGCAACCGTTAATTATTTAGGAAAGAGCGTTTATTCTGAGTTTTTACAAAACGACCTATCTGAATTTATCGTAATGAATCGATTAACCCTTTTCTCAGACGCAGAGAGTCCAACTGTTTATTATAATTTTATGGATGGAGCCTATGTTGAAATCGAAACATCATCAAGTTTTAAGTACCCAGTTAAATTCATAAATAATGTAACTGGTTCAGAAGAATTTTTAACTACTCTAGGTAATAAAACTTGGGCAAAAACCTACTCTAAATACTTTAAAGATTGGAAAATTCAAATACTTGATCAGAACAGCGAAGTCATTGAAGAAATTAATTATAATATTGCTGGAAAGAAGGTTTATATTTCACTTGACTCTAAGGCGCTAGGTGATAATTTAGCATGGTTCCCTTACGTTGAAGAATTCAGAAAGAAACATAATTGTAAAGTTGTTTGCTCTACTTTTTGGAATAACTTATTTGCTGAGCAATATCCGGAAATCGAATTAGTTGCACCCGGTTCCAGTATAACAGGCCTTTATGCAATGTATAAAATCGGATGGTACAATAATAACGAAGTGTTCGATTCAGCAATGAATCCTAGAGATTTTAAGTTGGGTCCATTACAGAGAACTGCTGCTGATATTTTAGGATTAGACTACACTGAAATCAAGCCTTTAATTAAAACATACGACCGATCTACTGTCACTAAAAAAGTAGGTTTAGGAATTCACGGAACTGCTCAAGCCAAATATTGGAACAATCCAAATGGCTGGCAGGAGGTTACTGACTGGTTATTACAAAATGGATATGAACCAGTCATTATGTCAAGAGAACACGATGGATATATGGGAAATAGCCATCCAATCGGAGCCGCTAAGTTACCGGAAGGTTCAATCGAGGAGGCTGTTAAAAACATATCTGAGTGTCAAGCATTCATTGGAATAAGCAGCGGCTTAACTTGGTTAGCGTGGGCAGCAAACGTCCCAACCATTCAAGTATCTGGATTTACTGAACCCTACAACGAACCTGATAATGGAATTGTTAAATTAGCTGCCCCGGCTGGTGCATGCTCAGGCTGTGCCAATCGTTTGAGACTTGATGCCGGAGACTGGAATTGGTGCCCTGATCATAAAGGAACTAGTCGCCAATTTGAGTGTTCTAAATTGATAACTAGCGAACAAGTAATCGCTGAACTTAAGAAAATTCTCGTATAGATAATTCTATATGATACTTAATTCTAGACAGAACAGCTTTTTTATAAACTTTCCAGCAGATTTCTTTAATTCTGCTGTACAGGAGAAGTACAGTAAATATTACAGAAATCTGCTGCTACCTTACAAGTCTCTTCCGGACTTTATGGCATCCACTGTGCAAAGTGTAAACTTTCCAGGATTTAGTTCAGTTCTTCCTACTCAAACTAGGACACTTGGAAAAACTCAAGAATTACAGAGCTCAAAACCAATAGCTGATCAATTTACTAGAGAGTTAAAGGTGACGTTTAAGTTAACAGACGCGTATTTGAATTACTTTATCTTTTTAGATAATGCTCTTAACTACTTGGACCCAGCCAATGTTTCTACTGAAAATACTGGAAGAAATTCATTAGGCCAAGCACTATCCGTGCCAGCAATGTCAAATGGAAATCACCCGTTCTTTCAGCCAATCAGGCTGACTCTTCTAAACAATGAAGGTTATGCAGTTTCTTCGATTATTTTCAATCGACCAATGCTAACGTCATTAAGTGAAATGAATTTATCTTATTCATCAATCACTCCACAATTCACAACGTTTACTGCAACGTTTAAGTATTACAATTTCGATTTAGAATTAGACTTTGATTAACTATTCTGATCAGTCCAACCGCTACCAACCGTTAAGTCTCCACCGTCAATTTTACGGTTTACGTTAATTCGCTCCATTACATTTGAGCTCTTACGTTTAGAGGTCTTTTCGAAGCTCGGTAAATAGGTCTCAACGTCAACTGAAAGAGTAATATTAATTTTGTTACTATCGGTTAAGCTGAATTTGTACTGTTTATCAATTGTTTCTGATGCAGGGAATTGCAGTTGAGCTGGAATCCTAACTCCATTGTATTGAAAGTAAACCACCCGGTTTGAGTAGTTAATTGTCAACATATTTTCAGCGATTTTAAATGCTTTATTTAAGTTATCACATATAATCTTTACATCGAACTTAACCGCTAATGGAATAGAGAAGAGTTGAGCAGAGTATCCAGTTAAGATATTTTGATCGTTTGATCCACGTTCAGTTTCAGTAAAACTACCTCTAACAAATTTGTTAGTCATGTCAGATGATTTTACCTGGAAACTAGAAAGAGTAACGATTCCTCTAGGGATAATGTCATAGGTTCCTTCAGCTACCGGAATTCGGCAGTTATCCGGAAGTCCAATATAGAAATCCTTTAGGAATCCCTCGTCAGTTCCGTAATTATAAACGAATGGAACCTTGAAAGTGTCCTTGTGATCTTCACGGGATAAGCTCATTTCCATTTCACCATTAAGCAGATCAAGCAGAGCAATGGTTAAATTTCTTAAGAAAATGTCATCAGTATTAAGTGTCTTCATACAGTTATTTATTTAGAGTATGATTACGGTATCATTATTGAACTATCTGTCCAAGCCGAGGTTGCCAAGATAGGTACGATTTGCGAAAACGTGTACTCCTGTGATCGGCTAGTTAATGCCGTAACTGATGAAGGCATCGGCAAGTCGTATTTTACAAAAGTCAAAGTCCCGTTAACTGACTTTCGAACGGTGTCCGCTGAAGTTTCAAATACTTGATCAAAATCAATTGTTGATAGTTCGCTAACATTAAAGATAACAAATCTTCGGTCTTCGTATTGTTCTGCCATTATTGTTTTATTTTATTTTTTTATTTTTAGTTGTGTATTAAAGTCCAAATCTAGCCTTTGTTGTGTTATAGTTTTGAGTTATTTCATTTTGAGTTAATGCTCTATTATAAACTTTAAATATAGCACATTCCATTGGCATTTGAAATGATGTTTCAGTAGCCCTCCATATTGCGATTCTACCGTTACCACTATTAAAGTTTCTAACACTAGCATTTTCAGAAGATAATTGTTGCGATAGTGTTTGAGAAGCCCCGTTAATATAAATTTTATTGTTGGTGTATGCAACATCACTTCGCATTTCAAAAGTATAATGTTTCCAATTATTAACTAAGCCTAATGCCGAAACTGCGGATGCTGATATACCATAAACATCGCTTGCTGCCGTATTGAATCCTAAAGTACCGCTACCGCACCAAACATCATAACGGTCCCAACCGAAGAACATTCTACCGCTGTATGCCGCTCCGATTTTACACCACATCTCTACGGTAGTCGTAGTCCCTAAGCCTGGTGCAATAAAATCAGCATAGTCATTTGTCCCATCAAAAACAATTGTACCGCTATTTGCGGAACTAAACGTAGGGCCGTTTGTCAATATTCCATTTGAATTATTTCCACTTACATCATACCAAGTAGTTCCGGTGGTTGGGTATGACGGTAAAAAACCAGCGTCTAAATTCAAAACTAACCCACTAGTAACTATTCCCTCATAGTTCGACTTAACCACGATTTTATCTGTTTGCCCAGCAAAATAGGCTAGGCATTGAGCAACTGTCGTATAACTAGCTCCAGCAATTTGGTTAGTACGTTCAATTAATTTAGCATCATTCTCTGGGCAGTAAATACTTGGTCCCTGTGATGCTTTATTCAAGTAGATCGTATAACCTCCAGTCGGTGGATCGATACCATTAAAAAAGGTCGACCCGTAATCGGCTGTATTATTGCCGATCAGCATATTGCCTTTTCTGAGGCAACCTACTGGTGTCGCACCTACTGAATATTTTATTAGATTTGGCATTTATTATAAATGATTATTTGTCTTTAGTACCACAAATCGAACACAAACCTTGATTATCCAATGGCCCGTTTGTTTCACATTCTGCACAATTTCCATATACTTGTTCCATCTTTATTACATTCTATTTTTTACTGCTGCATAATTAAGAGAGACCTCGTCTTGAGATATGGTTCTTTCGTATATTCTGCATACTTGAATTTCCATTAAATCGGCTGAGTAATAGTCAAAAAATCTGATAATCGAGTCTCCTGCGGTTTTAGGATTTGAGGCGCCGACTGTGTTTGTTAAAACGCCATTTATGTAAGTTTTAACGGTGCCTCCTTCTTTTGTTACAACGATATGATAATAAGTATTTAGGTCAAACTCATCATTAGCTGAGTTCTTTCCAAAATTAGGACCGTTGAATCCTGGAGCGTATTGCCAGTGTATTAGTCTAGCTGACGGAAATCTCCAAACGCCCGGTGATCGATCTGAGCCTGCGCTGAAATAACCGAAAAATTGTTCCCAACTGCCAGTGTATCCGTTTGGATAGGTCGCTGAGCCTTTAAACATTAGCAGAAGTTCTACCGAATGATAGTCATTGTTTAGAATTGGGGAAGATGCAACATCAGCGTCATTTCCATTACTCCATAAGGAATAGTAGTTATTTTTACTCTTTTGTATATTGCAATTAGTAACAGAGTACTCACTTTGAGTCATATCGTACCAAGTAGAACCGGTTCCGGGATAAGAAACAATATTTGCACCATCTACGGATAAGACTAATCCGTCTAGCGCAATATTTCCACCGTAATAGTTTTGAAATACTTCAGTTTCCTCTAGTTGCCTATCGTATATTGAGTAGTTAGCCCCGTATCCCATTAAGCTTCTATATACGTCATCATATCGCCTAGAAATTAATACAGAATTATTGTTCGTGAAATCACCGACTCCTCCATCAAAGTTTTCATATTGAGAGTGGTTGAGATAGAGAAGTTTCCTACCATTTTCATATATAGCGGTGAAGAAATACCAGCGGTCTATTGTTAACGGATCACTATATAGGAAATGAACGTTATTTGGATTACTATTTCCATTAGTTTCAAAGTAAATTCGATTATCGTTACTTAACCAAACATCCCAACTATTAGAGTACCAATGGCCCTTTCCTATAATACCAGCAGCAGCGCTTGCTCTAGATTTATGATCTCTAATGTTTATAAATCCACAAACTGAAAATTGACTGTCTCTAGTAAATTGAAAAGTTTTATTTGTATCAACATAGTCATCGATCCCATCAAATTCAAAATACCCATTCGAATTCCATATTGGGCCATTATAAATTACTCCATTTGAACTATTTCCGCTTATGTCATACCAAGTAGTTCCAGTTTTAGGATATGACGCTGTAAAACTTGAGTCTAACTTTAAAAGTAAACCAGAGGTCGCAATATCAGGATACGCTAAATCGACTATTATCTTATCCGATTGCGAGGCTAAATAGCTAAAGCACTGACTTGTTGTTGTGTAATTTGCTCCAGCGATTTGATTAGTTAATCTAATCAGTTCAGCATCAGTTCGAGGGCAGTGTATGCTTGGACCAGAAGTTGCCTTATTAACGTAAATCGTGTATCCGCCAGCCGGTGGATTAACTCCCGAATAAAAGGACGTCCCGTAATCTTGCTGCCCGACCGCGAGTAACATATTGCCCTTTCTAAGGCAACCTGCTGGGGTTGAGCCAGTAGAATACTTTACTCCATTTGCCATTTATTGTAAAACTGAATTTCTAATTATTTATCAGACATTATTCAATTCTACCATTACCAAAAAAGCCAATCCCTAGAGACTGGCTTTTACGAAGTGGTGGAGATGGAGGGATTCGAACCCTCGTCCAAAAAACCTCTAATTAGACCTTCGTTTACACGCTTAGTCCCATTTTCTAACTGGACCAAATATCTTATTCTTTAACGACTTAAAGCTAAAGTCGGTAACGGTTCGACTTGGCCGTTACGCCATGCTGGTTTTGCAACTTTGGGTTAGTCAAGCAGTTGCCGCTTGGTCACTTATGCAGCTAAAAGCTCTTCAGTAACAGGAGCGTTAACGCTTTCGTTAACTAGACTCCAGAAATTAGTGTTGCCACTTATAGTTTTAATACATTTTAACGAGTCTTAGCATCTTCCTCGGCGTGCAGGTGTAACCGATAATTCCTGTCAAATCCGGTCATCCCCATAATAATGTTATTATACTCCTTTATTTATCAAAAGGCTTCCCTTCATAAACGTTTTACTCAACTGATAAATAACCTAAAAGAAGTCACACTTTAAATGGCAGGTCTTACTAATCAAAATACAAACCTCAGGCTGTTCACCAGTCTTCGCATACGAGTTCGCGATATTCTTAGTGAGAGTATCCAGTTCTTACAAACTACTTTTAAACAGAGTCGCTCAGTATTCACCGCGGCTTCTCCATTCGGTCAGTTATTGATCGTAGTTGAGAACTTGAGTCAACTTATCTTTTATTACATTGAAGATTCAATCACAGAGCTAAATATCAATGAGGCAAGTAGAGTTTCATCAATCTATTCACTAGCTACCCTAGCTGGACACAATCCAAGCAGAGCAGTCGGTGCAACTGGTCAAATTAGAGTAATCAGAAAAACTGGAATAAAGCCTACTGCCTCAAAGGTCGTAATCAATAATTTATTTAGAATCACCTGTGCAAATAACGGCTTAACTTACGCAATTGAGTTAACGCAAGAAGAGGTTAGACTTGCCTTGACTGGAACAGAAACTCCTGCTATTTTTAGTATTAGACAAGGTCAAATCGAATCACAAACATTTACGGCAAAGGGAATTCCTTTTGAGAGTTATCAAATGGGAGCTCCTAACAATTTTTACCTAGATAATTTCATGGTAAACGTTTATATAAATGGTGAAAAATGGCAAAAATACGAGTCTCTTTTGGATATGCCAAGAGGCGGAAAATGCTTTCTTGCTAAAACCGGTATTACAAATGGATTAGACATCTATTTTGGAAACGGCTCATTTGGAAAGATTCCTAATACTGGATCAACTATCGTCGTTGAATACTTAAATACGGACGGCGCTTTCGGAAACGTAAAAGTAGACGACCCAAGACAAGTACAATTTACTTTTACTGATACTGGATTCTCTCCAATTGGGGAAGAAATCTTAATGAATGACTATTTTTCAATCGTAACAGTAAGTCCTCCAAATTTTGGAGTTGACCCGGAGGATCCTAACTTAACTAGACTAATTGCGCCAAAAGCCTCAAAGAATTTTGCCCTAGTAAATATTGATAACTATGAAGTTCTTTTGCAGAAGATGCAAATGTTCTCAACCATAAAAGTATTCCTTGATCAGGACGCAAACGGTAATATTCTAGATTCCAGAATGATTAACTTATTCCTAGTGCCAGACGTATCTCAAATGTTTAATAATGGAACTGACTACTTTAACTTACCGTTAAGTAACTTTAAGTTAACAACATTCCAGAAAAATGAGTTAATGAAGTACATTGAAAAATCAGGTACAAAAATGATTTCGTCTGATCTAAAAATACTTGATCCTAAGATAAGTAGGTACGCACTAAACGTAAGTATCATTATGTTTGACGATGTTTCTACTGACATTGTTAAGTCTGATATAGCGGACGCCATCGGTAACTACTTTATTAAATTAAAAAGACATGACCGTGTACCAAAGAGTGATCTTATTTCAGTAATTGAAGCAATTAATGGAGTTGACTCAGTTAACGTTAATGTCGTAAGTGAACTTAACGAGCTTGATAAAATAACCAACCCGTCTTCTACTTCGATTATTGGACTTGACGACTTTAACGATATTGTTATTGGGCTAGACGAATTCCCAGTATTACGAGGAGGTTGGAAAGACAGCCAAGGAAACTCATACGCTGAAGGCCTTTCCGATACTGGATTAGGTGCATTAAATATTCAAATTAAAGCACAAGTAGTTCGTAAAAATACTGGCATACTATGATAAGAAACTCTCTATACCAAACAGTGTATAATAGAAAAGACCAACGTCTTCATCTAGGTTACAAATACAAAGATGCCCTAATGAAGCGAGTCCTTTCGAATCAAATGTTTGGAGCAAATCCAGTCTTAGATGAGTTCATTGCCTATTTAGAAGCTTATATGTATGAGCATATTGAGGCAGTTAAGCAAATCAAGATCTTCGCTAATCCAGCGCTAGATAAGAATGAAAATCGACTAAACTAATGTATGGCTGGACCAGTATTCTCCAAAGAAAAGAAGGCTCAAATCAAGGGAGAGCTTGAGTCTCTATTGAGCACCTATTCAGGTGGACCAAATCACGATGAAGATAATATAGACGATCAGCTTGCGGAAATCGCAGCAGCTCCTCCATTAGACTTTATTGAAATGAATTCTGAATTTGAAAAGCAGGCAAAGAATATCACAAATTCAATGCTTAAGTTCTACGTCGATCTTGGCGTACTTGAGAAACATGAATACGTAAAGCAGAAACAGATCCTAGACAATTCAAGTATTCAAAATATCTTCTTTCAGTTAAAAACTATCAGAATGGCAATTGAAAAAATTGCTGAAGAAATTAATCAAGGAAACACTCACCCTAGACTGTTTGAGGTGTTTGGGCAATTACAGGACAAGTTAACCTCAGTTGTAAAAACTCAAGCAAATTACATGCTATTCCTAGAGGATACGTATAAGAAAGTAAATCAAGATGTTGAACAGAGAGAATCCGGCGGTGGAACTACCAGTCGAGCCCTTCCTACCAGCACATCTGACTATTACATAACCGCAGGTACAAAAAATTTAATTAAAGAAATTGACGCAATTGAGATAGAAGATGACGATTCAGATTCTCGACACCTAACTCATCCATCGAAAAAAACAGAAGTCATGCTGGAAAGAGGATTATCTAACGTAATCATCGAGGAAGAAGATGGTGAAGACTTTTCTGGAGACGTCAATTCGTTAATATGAAAGATTTTATAGCAAACAGCGGCGGTAGAACCCAAATGAAATTGTCCAATCTCGATCAAGAGAATAGCGCAATTTGGACAACCGTTAAGATACAACAATTACTCGATGATTTTGAAAATGGGGTAATTGATATTAAGACAATCCGAAACTCTCCTTTTAAGGACAATGATCCAGTTTGGAAAAAAGCTAATATTGTTTTTGAATACACACCCGAAGAGCTTGAGGAATTAAAGAAGTGTAAAGCTGATCCAGTTTATTTCGCTTCCAAATACGCCCAAGTAATGACGGAAGACGGAATTCAACAAATTACACTAAGGGATTATCAGGAAGAGATTATTAAATCATTTAAGAATAATCGCTTTAACTGCCTAATGGCAAGTCGCCAGATCGGTAAGACTGTAATGTCGGGTGTATTTATTGCATGGTACCTAATTTTTCATACTGATAAAAACGTATTAGCTGTAGCGAATATTGCATCAACTACTAAAGAGGTATTAGATAAAATTAAATCGGTACTTGAAAACTTACCGTTCTTTCTAAAACCTGGATGTATTTCAAATAACGTAATGTCACTTAAGTTCGACAACGGCTGTCGTTTGATCGGTAGAACAACTACGAAAAATACAGGTATTGGTTTTACAATTCACGTACTGTACATTGATGAGTTCGCCCATATTAATCCATCTTACTTGGACTTCTTCTATCGAGCAATCTATCCGACGATCTCAGCCTCCTCAAATTCCAAGATTATTATAACATCCACTCCGAATGGAATGAACCGTTTCTACGAAATCTACATGGATGCACTGAATGGGGATAATACTTACGTTCCGCTACGAGTTGACTGGTGGCAAGTTCCAGGCAGAGACGACGCATGGAAGCAGATGACTATTGCCAACCTAGGATCAGAAGAAGATTTTAATCAGGAATACGGGCTGCAATTCTTCTCTTCGGATAAACTATTACTGCCTTCCAAGGATCTTAGAAAGATATTTACGTTCAGGACGACATACGTCACCCCAGAATGGGCGCAAGCTCCAGACAATATGAATCTATTAGATGGCTTCTCAGTTCATCCTAACTTTAGCAAGTTAACCCCTGATGATATCCGCAATGACGGTAATATGTACATATTCTCAGTCGATACCGCGTCTGGCGTAGGTCGTGATTACTCAGTTATTAATATTTTTAAATTGACTGCTCTACCGTATCGAATGCTTGACCAAGTTAAGGACTTTATTAAAAATGAAGGCGACTTTTTTGGACTGGTTCAAGTAGCCTCGTTCAGATCAAATAAAAAGGATATTAATGAATTCACTAATGTTCTGGAATACTTAACGTACTCCTTGTTTAATCCTGAAAAAGTCAGACTCTTAATTGAGTTAGACCATAAAGGGGATTATGTAATGGACAAAATACAGCAGAACGAACTTTTTTGGCCCGGCCAATTAATACATTCAAAACATACAATCTCTTCAACTAACTGGAAACCCGGTTTAAAGATGACTGAGACGAATAAATCAAAATATTGCGAACGTTTCAAGTACCTAGCCGCAGTTAATAAAATTCTTCCTAACGAATTTAAAACAGTTCATGAACTTGGTGCATTTGGAAAATCTTCAAATGGAACATATAGAAGCCAAAACGGCAATGACGACTTGGCAATGACATGCGTTTCAACTGCAGCATTCTTTGAATCTCCGAATTTCTGGGAACTCGTTAATGAAGAACTTGACAGATTACCTAAAGACTACTTGGAAAAAGTGTACGCCGATTTTCTTGGAGAAACCTATATTAGTTCCTCAAACGGATATGATTATGGGGCTCTTAGAGAATTAAATGCAACTCCAGCAATAAAAAAACCTGGAGCAACTAAACGGTTTGATGAAAATACGGTTGACCAATACCGTAATTTACTCTCTCAGTTTTACGGAAATAACAATAATGGCGGATGAGATACGACATGCTAATCAACTTCGATTACGAAGGAAACAAGAAACAAATATTCGATATAGTAGTTTCTCATATTCAAGAAGCTCACGAAAGTAAACTACCTAAAATCTTTATTCGAGAGTTAACTATCATCGACGAAAAGGTCGATGTAATTGCCCAAGAAAAAGATTGGCCAGACTGCTTAACTAAAGCACTAAATTTTTACAAACAGATTGAAGACTACGAGTCTTGCTCAAAGTGTCAAACTCTATTGGCCAAGATTCAGTCTCCAAATAAAAAAACAAAATCAAATGGCAGAAAGACAAGTTAGGAAAAAACCGCAAATAACAAAAATTGAGTTAAATGAAAAAGACTTACGTCAAATCAGTTTAAAAAATTCGCAAGGAGAGTATCTAGACAAGATTATTTCGAATGACATTACGTTTTGCTACGGCCCAGCTGGTACCAGTAAAACGTTTACTGCTTGCCTAGCCGCACTAAAGCTTTACATGGGCGGAAAAATTAAAAAGATTATTCTTTCAAAACCGATTCAAGAGTCCGGCGAGAAGCTTGGGTTTTTACCTGGCGAAATAAAGGATAAAATTGATCCATTTATGGAAAGTTATCGATCAAATTTGGTAAAATTACTAAATGATCCGAATAATGTGGGATGGCTTGAAGCCATGGGAGTTATTGAATTTAGACCTCTTGCCTATATGAGAGGAGCAACCTTCGATAATTGTTTAATGATATTGGATGAGGCACAAAATGCTGATTTCAAACAACTTATGCTTTTCATTACTCGAATGGGTAAAGATTCAAAAGTATTAATTTGTGGCGATGTTAGCCAATATGACATCGCAAAGAGTAAAGTAGCTTTACCGGAGTTTATTTCTCTATTAAATGGGATTAATGGATTGGCTATTCACCAATTTAGAGATGAGGATATTGTCCGAAATAAGATTTTAATACAGATCACGGATCGATACGAGAAATGGAAAGCAAATAATCCCAAACACTTTTAACTAAAATACTTGATGAGCGCGTACGACTTAATTAACAAGCAGCTAAATGACGAAATGCAGAGCCTTGCGGAGCTTATTAAATCTGGCAAATACACGGAAAGAGACAGAAATCGACTAGCTTCAATAATGTATCCCAAACTAAAATACTTCATTTGGAAGTTTTTTAATGACCCAGATGAGACGGATGAGGTTTTACATAATACGCTATTTAAAATCTTTAAGGGACTTGCTTCATACAGCGATAGTTATAGGTTCACTACGTGGATCTATACTATCGCTAAAAACGAAGCCCTACTCCACCAACATAAGTTAAAAGTTCAATACGCAACCAGCATTGACAATTTAGCAAAACCTCTAAATTTACCAGACGAGTCAGTAAGTACTTTCGAAAAAGAGATTTACATGGACTCTCTCTACACCATGACTACTTCTGAATTAAACGGGCTCCCTGACTGTATTGAAAAATTTATCCTAATTGACAAGGAATTACATCACATGCGAGGTAATGAAATTGCTGAGAAATATGCAATGAATCTAAATACAGTTAAAACCAAAATACGAAAAGCTCGTAAAATGTTAAAGGAAGCTGTTTTAACTAAAAATCCGGAAATGGTAGACCGATTAACTGAATACTTTTAACTATGAAACTATTAAACTTTATAAATCCAGTCATTGCCTTTAATTCGGCTAAGGACATTATCAAGGACCTTAATAATTATGTCTTTTATAGAAAGCAGATAAAGAAGATGGAAACTCAAAACTTTTTTAAGGATTTGAATGCCAGAACTGACTTATTGAGACGTGTCTATTATGTTCTTAATCTTGAACCTGAAACTCTGTTAGCGACTGGTGATCTAGCTGATCTTGAGAAAAGTCGAGTATTTGAGTCAGTTTCTAAAATACAGGGTCGATTCGCCGATCATAATTTAGTTGAAATAATTAATGTGTCCTCTACTCGAATTAAAACAGATGAGTATTACGCGTTCTTAATTCTAATTAAATACGATTCTAAATTCAAATTTTCAAATCTATTAAGAGTCCTAGGGTTTGCCCTAATCGCCTATTTCGGAATAACTTACATTGGCTATTTAGTTAATAACATCAGCCAAATACAAGAGTCGGCTCTTCAAATTATTAACGGAAAGTAAATAAATAACTAAAAGAAATAACTTTTATGAAATTCATTAAATTACATTTTGAGAAAATTGTACTTGGATTACTGTTAATCCTAATGGTACAACAGTGCAATAATTCAAGTAAAATTGCAAAAGTTGAAAAACAGGAAAAGCTAATGAATCAAAGAATTGATTCAGTGTATACCTCAGATCTTAAGAAAATGATTGAGGTTGAAGGTTTAAAAGCGTCCAAACGTACACTATACGACTGGAATTCAGTTATTAGAACAACGGTTAGACCTGATGATCGTATGAACCAATACGATTTAGAAATAGAAAAAATCAGAAATTCTAAGTAATGTCAAGCAAAGCAACAAAAATCTTTATTATTGGGACGTTTGTTACTCTATACTTATTAGTATCAGTAATTTCAACAATCCACGTTATTGATTTCTTTAGTATGTCTAACCCACCATGGTTAGCAATTAGCCTAGCAATCGCATTTGAGGTAGGAGCAGCAGCTTCTCTTGCATCAATTATCACATTAGATAAGATGAATAAGGGAATTGTTTGGGCTCTTTTTATTCTATTAACTGCAATGCAGGCAATGGGAAATACCTATTACACATACGTTCACCTTAAGGATTTTCAAGGATGGATTGAATTATTTGGCCTAGTTGAAGAAGAATTGATATACCAAAAACGAGTACTTTCAATTGTTAGTGGAGCAATTCTACCAATCGTTGCATTAGGCTTCATTAAATCACTAGTTGACTACATTAAACCGGCTGATACCGTAAATGATACCGTAAATGATATAGTAGGTGATCCTGTAAATCCACAAATTACTGACGCTGTTACTCAAGCAATTGAGATACCATCGGATGATCTGTTTGAGGATTTGGAAAAAATTGAGACTTTTCCTGCTAGCGAGCAAGAAGTATACGAAACCGAACCGGTTGTAATTGAAGAAGACGTGATCACGGATGAAGTAGAGATTTCTCCAAGTCAAATTGAAGAAATTCCAACTGAAACACAGGTAGATAATAAAGATATACAAATGTCAATCGATGATAAAATAGCCAGAGGCCTTACTTCACACAAAAGTGGAATATTATTTAGCGACGTTATTTAAAAAAGTCAACCATGAATGTCATACATTAAATTTCAAGACGATCCGATTGCCCAAAGATTTAACAATTCATTTGCTAATCTATGCGCGGGCGATCCTACTAAAAAGGTTTTAAAATTACTAGATCGTTGTTTTAAGATTTTTAACAATGGAAAATCTGAAGCAAGTTTTTGTGATTTAGAGAAATTTCTATATCCAGTAGACGGAAGTCAATCTATTGATTTTGAAGTATGTGGAGGAAACCCTGGCGAAACTTTAGTGATCTATGATAATTCACTAGATTCAATAATTCCAACTTACCAAGCAAACGTAACTACTCCCACTAATTATCCAGCTGTATCAAATCCATTAGAATACTTTACAGCAATTCCAGCAGGAACTTCTTCAAGCCCAGCGTATTATCTACTACAGAATGACAGAAATTACGCACGTGGCTGTATCTTGTACATCGACTATCCGAGTCTTGATAAAAACGGTGAGGCCATTGTGCCAGCCGCTCTATCTTGCGATATAATTATTACGGACTACACAGGTTCGTCTATTTCATATCCAATTTCACAGTTCTTTTCACAGTTCAGTAATCCTGAGACTCTTAACGCAACTAAGCTGATAAATAAGATAGAGATACATAATCCAAATCTAGACTTTAGTATTAAGGTTAAAGGCTTGGTAGTATATGTAAAAAGCAACACTGATCCAAACAATTGTGCTTGCTAAAAATACTAAAATGAAATGAACAATATTGTTGCAAAACTTGTAAAAAAACACGGAACCGCTAATAACAGTACAAATTACACGCCGGTCTTTACTACTCAAAGTACTAGAGATACTGCGTCCGATGCAACTACTGGAGTAGGTTACTTTACTGATACATGGTTCGGAGTTCACAATCCTCAAACTACTGCACAAACTGTTACGGTATGGACCGTTGACCAAGGAATTGGAGGATCTGGCGTAGACGTACGAATTCTCCCAGGAGAAACTTTCTATGCAACTCTTTCTAAATTAACAGTATCTGCTGACATGGTTCTATTAGGTATACCAACAACATTTAGTAGATAATGACGCCAATCTTAACATTCGGTCAGAGACAGCAAGCAATGAGAGGTCTTCCTTTTTATGGGAAGGGCGATTTTAATTTTGTTGCATCAAGAAGCGGTTTCTCAAACGGTATTGCAATTAGTATTTTACCGTTATCCGATTTGTCTAGACCTCAACAGGTTGAAGTAGACGACTTTGTCCAAGATGTTAAGGCTTTAAATCAAGCATTCAAAAAGGGTTCTAGATTAACTGGAGTTAAGGTTAACTCTACTTTTAAAAACAAGAAACATGAACCTGAAAATATTATCGGAAAGTTTGAAGCTTTCAAAATTGATAAAAAGCACAAAACCATCAGAGCTTTCATTAGGGATCCAAAAACAATGGAAGTAATTGAAGTTTATCCTGAAACTTTAAATAGACTTAATGAGTCTAAATCGTATCTTGCGAAAACCTTCCTAGATTTCGTGATATAATTCTAAAAAACTGTTTATTTATGGGCAACGAACAAGACCGTCCGCTTAATCAAGAGGATGAAGTTCAAGCATTCCTTGAATCTGAGGACGCTAAATACGGCAAGAACTCTAATAACTCCAATAAATCAATTGAATCTGAAAAACCAGTCACTAGTTTAGGCCAAGCTATCTCAGCCGGACCAATTCAATCGACCATTTCTGGCGCAAATGATAACTTTTGGAAAAACATTCCATTAGAAAATTTACCGTCACGTGGACTATTCTACGCTAAAGGCTCTGAGTTAACGGTTAGAGCAGCGACTGTTTCTGAGATTCGACACTGGTCGACTATCGACGATAGCGATGTCTTAGACATAGACGACAAACTAAATTTTATAATTGAGAAATGTACACGTTTTAAAGTAAACGGCGGACAATCCTGGTTAACTTGGAGAGATATTTCAGAAGTCGACCGATTGTACATCATCTTTGTAATTCACGAAATAACTTTTCCAGAAGGACAAAATGAGCTATTTACTAAAATTGCGTGTACTCAAACTTGCTCAGAAGACGGTGCTTGGAGCGATGACGTTAAGGTCAGAAGCAACATGTTACAACTATTCGATCTTCCTGAAGAAGTTGAGGTTTGGTATTCTGACGAATATCGATGCTTTGAAGTAGTTTCCCAGAAGTTAAATGAGACGTTTTACCTGTACATGCCGACTCTCGGTGTAATTGAAAGACTTCGTAAACGAATAGCTGAGTCTAAATTAACTGGTCGCCAAATTGATAAATCTTTTATTAAAATTGCACCATACCTTATTCAAGACTGGTCAAAGTTTGGACAGGAACAATATTCATCTATTCAATCTGAATCATTTTCCTGGAACCTAAATAAATTTACATTTATTACAAAGTTCTCAGAAATGATGCAAGCTTCACGAGATAATTCAATCGGAACAATTTGTCCTAAATGTGGGTCAAAATTATCCAGTTCAATTTTTTCGTCAGACAGCTTCACGATCAAAGATCTTTTCCTTATTTCAGGTAGACTTAATGAACTTATTTGAGACAAACCGTCTCTTGGCCGTGAAGCTGAATCAATCGATAACCGAACTGTACACTCTACCGTTCTATGAGTATTTAAGTTACGTTAAATTTCTAGTAGACGAGTCTGGAGAATCTGTTCAAGAAACATTTGAAATTCAAACAGGACTTGAGGACTAATCGACTCAAGTCCTTCTTTTTTTAATAAATAACTAAAAAGATTACACAATGACTAACCTAGAAAACTCTTCTGCCTTTGAAACTGATCAAGAGTCAGTTCTTCTTGCTGCATTAGATAGAGTTTTCAGTAAAAAAGCTCCAACTGGCGACGCGATACTCGAAGGTGAACTCTTAAAGAATGTAAATACTCAAGCGACTACTTCAGTTAGATCAGTTCCAATTGAAACTCCTTCGCCCACAGTTGATGGAGTTGACTTAAACCCAGTAGATTTAGATAAACCAGTAGTTATTGAACTTAAGCCTATTGAGGTACTTGTAAAACCAACTGACGCTACTTCTGGAAAAGTCACAACTGCTGAGATTGAGAAAAGCCAATTACAATTAGCTCCAGCTAATACAACTACTGTTAATAATACGTCAATTTCTAATTCTTTACCTAGTCAATTAGCAGCAGCTGCCTCAAATTCGTCAGTGAATTCATCTAATATATTAGTAGACTCCAGTAAAAATGTAATGGAGTCAATACAGTCGTTAACTAAAAATTTGAGCAAGACCGACTCGATCAACTCAATCGTTAACAATTCAGCTCTTATTGAATCGCTTAGATCATTAGCTAACGGGTCGAAGGATGCCGATGCAATTAACTTATTAACTAAAGACTCACTAACGAAGGTAACCTCTAATTCTGAAAAATCAAAGGCCGAGTCTTCTAATTTATCTACATTAGAGAGTTCAATACTCTCGACGCTTACCGGAAAGTCTGACTCGACTAATACTAAAACCGATGAGGTTACGAATAACTTAACTCAAGTAAAAAGTTCAAAATTAGTTGAGTCGTCAAATGTTAAAAAAATGCTAGCTCCAGATAAAACGTTAGAAAAAAGCGTAACTAGCTTATCTAAATCTTTACCGGACGCAGTTAATAACTTAAGTAACTCAGTAACTTCAATTTCGCCGCAAACCAGCTCGTCAACCTCAGTTATGAATGAAGGGGCAAAGATTGATCAACGTAACCAAACTACGATTAATAGTCCTACTTCTGGAAATATGAATAAGGCTGAGTCTGCTGACTCTAAGCCAGTAGCTATTGCTCCAGGCATAAACAATGACTATTACTTACAGGCAATATACTCGGCACTAATGTCTGGAAAAATAAAAGTAACCTTAGGATACTAATAACATGAAGCACTTTAAAGAAATTAAGCAAATCATATCAGAATACGACCGAATCAATGCAGGTTTATCTGAACTTGAAAAAATGACAAATCTTCTTCAGCTTAGAAAAACTGAGTTGGAGCATGCACTAAATTCAAATAAGGAAAAGGAGAAGACTCTAATAGATAAAATAGTAAAGGAAACAGGCGAACAGCCTGATTACTACAAAATTATGCAAGAATTAAATGTTTAAATCCCTTCTTAAACTAGACATTAAAACTCTATTGCTTATCGCATTAGTGATTATAATAGTCTTAATGAGATCGTGTGACGGTTCAGGAAAAAACCCCGGAGAAATCATCAATATTGATGGTAAGAAATACGAAGTATTAAAACACACAATTGATACGGTAATTGTACCTCATGATACTATTGTATACCGAAAGGGTAAAGATATTTACCATGAAGTCCCAGTGTATCAAGTAGTGCCAATTGATGTAGACACACTCGCTATACTTAAGGATTTTTATGCAAAGCACGTTTACATCGATACTCTAAAATTAGCCGATTCACTAGGATACATTGTAGTAAATGATACAATCTCTGAGAATTCTCTTCTCGGTAGACTTTGGACCGCTCAAGTAAATAAAACAACGATCAAGGAACAAATAATCGTTAAGGAACTTCCTAAAAACCAAGTTTACATTGGAGTAGTTGGAGGATTTGACAAGGTAAATATCGTTAATTTTGCAGGCCCTTCTCTATTATTAAAAACCAAAACCGACAAGATTTATAGTGTCGGAGTCGGTTATGCTGGAAGCGGAGCAGTTTCAATCCAAGGAGGAATCTACTGGAAAATTAAATTAAAGAAATAATTAAATACGCATGACATCAAGGTTTGTAACTCTATCTGACTATTGTATATTGGAGTACATGTTGACTCCAGCGGGCGATCCTGCACCAGAGATAATTAATACGAACTATTATTTTCTCGAAAATGCTCATGTTGATCTGTTTCAGATTTACAATACTGATGCCTATGCAGCAACGACTAAAAACTCAAGAGGATTAAGTGTAGTACCGGTTGGAGGATCTAAGCTGATTAGAGTTGACTTAACTGATATTCCAATTTATACTGCATACGATCCAGCAATAAGTGAAACTGAATTATCTAATAGCTATAGTAATGCTCTAGTCATGGACACTATGCGATTCCATTTTGCATCAGGGTTCAATTTTACAGAAGTTGAAAATATTATATTAGGAGCTCGCCAAAAATTAAATGACTTAAAGCAGATCCAGCTAGTTAATATTTTAGTGACTTCAGTTACTGCACAAGACCTTTTAACCTTCAACAATAAACCGCTTTTCTTAGCAAATACAATTTACGATAAGTACATTGATATTAAAGTCCCAGCATGTTCGTATCTAGATGAAGACTTTACGCAATTCGGGTCAGCTTCCTTTGAACATGCGATTACGAACGGTACTGGTTTTATTAAAAACTCACCAATCACCGTATCTTTAAGTGAAGCTGAATATGAAGACCTATTTGCAGATAACGGCGAGCAGTATGAAGCCTACCGCGTTGTTAATTATTACGAAGGTTCAGTTGCGCAAGTAAATGAATTTGATAGTTTAGGAGCAGTTATTCAAGAAGCAATAGATGGAGACTATATTGAATTCTTTGCAACATGGAACGGCGCATTCCCAGAAGACTTAATATCTACTCTTAATGCAAAAGGCGTAGATAATGACTGGATCTTAATTCATAACTTACAAGTATACGAACAGGTTGGAAGTATTATAACTCCTTCTGGAAATTTTCTAGTCTATCAAGAAGACAATTTTGATGTTCCATTATCATACAGACCAATTCTAAAGGATGCAGGTTTTGCAGTTTCAATGTCAATCGACTATATCGTACGGTTACTTAACAAAAAGACCGGAGATCAAGTAATCAGAACCGGGTCAATGTCTCTGTTTAATCCAAATAAGTATGGAAAGCACTTAGCTAAATTGGAACTGGCAGATAAGCCTCAATCTATGAAAGTTTATAATAAAATTGTTCAAAAGAATTTAGAGATAAGTAACTTATTTACTGGTAAAAAAATACCAACAACAGCTACGCCAACTGCATCAATTGTGTATGTAGACAAACCAGTTAACGTAGCAGTTCCGACTTTTTATAAACAGGCAAATATTCGAATCAGCCAAAAGAACGCTCTACTAAAAGCTACTAACGGAACGTCTGAAGTAATTTTTGGACAAGGCGACATGGTTTTACCAATTGACCCAACTGACAATTACATTAAGTTTTCAGTGTATGAGGCTAACCCAGCTAAACCTAGCGAGCAGACTCCAGCTAATTTGAATCCCACTTCAACTTTCACCCTTAACTTCGGTAAAGACTCGAAGTATACATATAATTCACTAAGTGATCCGGCTGTCTCGGAACCAGCTAGTGGAAAACTGGCCTTTCGTATACCTAAGGATCAAGCGAAACAGATTCTTGAATCGACTGACTCGCTAATGTTTATTTCATTAATTGGAGTAGACGGAAGCGAAACTTTATTATACACAGGAAAATGGATGGCTTCTTCTGACTACGGCGCAATTTTAAGAGCAAATGATGCTGCTAAAAATGCACTACTAAATGACCCGTATGAAACAATTGCAACTTTAAACAAGTCAATTGCGGATCTTACGACCGAGAATGAAAAACTTAAAACCAAGATAGTTAGTTCAAAGAGCGTAAGATACTCAAGGGTTGACGAAACCTCTAAATCAATCAACCCGATGGCTGGATTTAGGAATGCAACATAACGTAAGTAATTAGGCTATCCTATAAATAATATAGACGATAGCAGATAAATAAACTTATCAAAAACGGATAAATAATAAAAAAGACAAGCGTTTCAATGAACGGTCTCATACAAGAACTAACTAACGAGCTCAAAAATAATTCGAGCGTAAATTCTAGCATTGCTGCTAAAGTAGTATTAGAATCAATTAACAACTCACTAATGTTGGGGGTTGCAAATGATCAGATTTTAGAAAACTCTCTAAATACACTAGATCAATTCGCTACTGAATTGGTAAACGAGAATATTAAAGAAGTGGTAGCTAAATTCAAAAAAATGGCAGAAAAACCAACAAGCCGTCTTCAAAACATGGCTAAAGAAGCAGGTCTTTCTATCAAGATTCAAGCTATCAAAGAGGCACAAATTTACAAAGATCCAGTAGTTAAGCATACAGTTGCTAGACTAGAGGAAGCTGTTAAATCTATGCCTGAATTTAGAGCAATCCATTTCTTCTTTGAAGGTCTATCTAAGTTTAACTACGATACGACTGTTTCTGAAGTTTTAGAATCATTATCAACTTACGTTAATGAGAATCGTATTAAACTTGAAATCTTAAATTCAATTTTCGAAATGAGAGTAACTGGTGCAGTTCTTTATAAAGATGCATGTTCTCTATTGGAACAAGCTCTATTGGAAAATGTACAGACAGCTGATTCATTAAAAATGAAATTACGTTCTCATTCTAATTTGCCAGTAGTTAACCAATTGATTAATAAAATTAGCATGCTAGAATCTAAAGAAACTGGTTCGTTTAATTTAGGTATTGGTAACGGCGATGCATTCGTAAAACCTATTATTGCTCCTTTTTATAAAGTTAGCGAAAACTCAGCACTAATCTTTGTAGATAATAAATTTATCAAAGTATCGGAAGATGCGGATCCTACTCAAGTATCAGCAGACGATGCAAAAGACTTTCCAGATTTCTTTGAAACTTGCGAAGCCTTCAGTGCCCTAAACTTCAAAGAGAAGAGCACAGAATTAGTATCAGCTAGTAGAAATTTAACAGTTGCTTTTGGAATTAACGAAAACGGCTCATTGAACCTAAAAATCAATGGTTCAGTAATTGATAATATCGATTCAGTTAAATTTTCAGAAATCGTATTAATGGAGACCATTGATACTCGTAATGCTCTTACTAAAATCTTCAAAAACTTAGACCTAATCGTTAATTTAGAGTTTGGAAAAACAATCGTTAATGAAAGACTTGGTAAAGAATCGATCGTTTTAAATTTCGGAGAAGATATTTACGTATTCGAGAAATTAGCTGAGACTAGAATTCTTAAGAAAATGAAAGGTTTAACTTTCCATAATTATGTTATGGAAAACTTCAAATACGATGTTAGCGAAATGTACTCTATTCAATTGGAGGAAAGAGAAGCCAACCTTAAATCACTTGATGCTGAAAAAGTTACGATTGAGCAAAATCTTGCTAAATTAGAAACTTCAATCTCTCAAATTCAAGAGGCCTTAACTGATACATCTCTTACGGCAGACTATCGTGAGAAACTTAATGAACTTAAGATGTCAATCGAGAAGAACGTTAATGCTCTTAAGAATCAATACATTTTAGTAGACCAGTCCAAAAAAAAAGCCTAACTGAGTCTGAGGACATTACTATAGTGTCCGCGACCGCAGCTAAGTACGTAACTGGCCAAAAGGTCATGTTAAAGTCTGGGCAAAGTGCTACAATTGTTGGAATCGATCCAGTAGGTCAAACCTATAAAGTAATGGGAGCAGACAATCAATATAAATCAGTAAAACCTGATGAGATTGATAAACTCGATACTGGTAAATTTACCGATTATCAAGCTTCAGGACCTGATCCAAAGAATCCAGACGAACTCTCAATTAAAACAAAGGACGTTGCCGTAGACCAAAAGTAAGTATCTGTAGTATAATTACTAAAAGAAACTTACAAATGGCTGACGTATTATGCTCAATTGAAGAGGCTCGCGAAAATGGCACCCTTCAGGTTTTCGAAAAGAAGACCAAATATCACGATTATCAATTCTTAGTTAGATCTTCTGAAGAGATTAAATTTAACGTGTCTCAGAATATCTCTACTAAACCTACTGGTGGAGAATACTTCAAACCTCTGTTCATACCGCATTATGCACAAAACGGCGGCCCTATGCTCTTAGAAGACTTGGACCACGAAGACGTTTGGTTGGATGCAGGCGGCCACATTGGCATATTTGCAACTCGTTTACTAACGCAATTTCCAAAAGTAAAGAAAGTATACTCATACGAACCTTTCCATAATAACGTGGAGTTCCTAGAACAAAACCTTCAAATGAATAGTGTTGAAGATCGTTGTGAAATTATCGAAAAAGCAATTGTCGCGGACGATTCAACTGAAGTTGAATTCTACTTATCACAAGATTCAGGTAAGCATAGCGTCCATCACATTAGAGGTCGTCAGGTCACCACCGTACCTGCTGAGAATATTAACACTATAATCAAAGAAAAGGGTATCACTGCGATCAAGATGGATATTGAAGGTCTTGAATACGATATGATTAAAGCTTTAAATCAAGAAAGTTTAGATCAAATCAGGTTATTCATAGTTGAATACCATTTTCACTACAGCTGGTTATTGGAAAATCGCTCAGCGAAATTTACAGAGATCCTAGATATTTTTAGAGCTAACTTTGGAGAACTCTTCGTTAACCCTAAAACAATAAACGGCAAACACTTTATTACTCACTTCGCAGGATTTAAAGGACGTTAATGAGCCCATACGAACTTTTACAGGAAATTTATCATGATGACCCGTGGAAGTCGCAAGTCTGCTGTATTCTATTGAATTGTACTCGTAGAAAACAGGTAGACCGAATAAGAGAAGAACTATTTAACACATATCGAGACGCGGCTGAGTTATCAAACGCTGATCCTATTCAATTGGCCGAAGTAATTCGGCCTCTTGGTTTTTATAATCGCAGGTCACGATCATTAATTAAGTTTAGTACTGAGTGGATTACAAAAGAGTGGGATCATCCTCGAGAACTTCATGGAATTGGGCAGTATGCAGCAGACTCATGGGATATTTTTTACAATAATAGACTTGACATAGAACCCAATGATGGAGTTCTAGTAAAATACTTAGAATGGAAAAGACAAAATCATTATACTGCTACTTTGGCGAACTAGGAATTTTTGAAGAAAATATCCCAGGCCATACTTTTTATCAAATTGGATTACTTGATGCAATCTCTGAAAAATACGGAAACGAGAATTTCGATTTCTATAATTACATGGACACAGAACGTGCATTTGCCGTTAGGCCGATATATCCAGACGGAATACTTGGACAGGTGTTTGAGGGTTTTACTCAACACTTAATCAAGGAGTATCGAATTGGCTATGAGGATGTTCTTCTGAATATGTCAAATAAAGAATACGATAAAATTTTCTTAAAGGCTAGATTCAGAAATCTTTCAACTCTCCAAAAGAAGTTAAAGGATGCTCAGAGATTTGAGACATTTATAAAACATGCATTGGCTTGCGGATACGCTCCATCTGACATCGTTATTTTAGATACTGACTTATCTCTAAGTCCGGAATTCTTAGAAACGATTGAGAATCTTGGGATAACTAGAGAAATTGTCTCAGTAACTATTCCAGGAATAGGATCAAAATTCTTAGATTCGTGTTTGTCTGTGCATGAGAACTCAATAAAGCCGACTGTTAACAGCTTACTATATTACGGAAATCTGTCATTTGATAATTATAAAGAAGGTCACACAAAAAACCCAATAATAAATGATATTATTACTCAGGTGGAAAATGTGAAAATGTTCAACGGTGATACTTTTCAATTAACTGTATCGGCTAAAGAAACTGAGGACTTAACTAATTGGATCAATTCATTAGATCGAGCGTACTTGATTCCTAGACAGAATCGTGAAGCGATTTGGAATTCATTCACTAACTCGCTCGTATCAATTAATGTAAGTAAAGATCTTTATTTACAGGCAGGTTTTACTCCAGCTAGAGTGTACGAATCCATTATTTTTGGAGTAATTCCAGTTTCATATATGAAAGGCCACCATTCAGCAATGACATTTGAAACAGTAGATGACTTCTTTGAGATTTGCAAGTTCCTTTCCGAGTGCTCATCGGGTGACTATTTTAAAATACTTCGAGAAATCGCAAAGGCGCTTTAGCATCAGGGCCCACGAATAAATAATAAGAAATTACTATTTTTATAAATGTCATACGTAGTTTCGTCCCAACAGTTTTTTGAATCGTTATCGACTTCAGGAAACTCTACTGATAAGCTGACCCAATACTTTAATCAAATACCTGCTGCCTTTTTTGAGGCTCTAGATAAAGTTGATTTTAGTATTTTGGCAACGCCAGTTACAATCAAAAGAAAACATTCTGAATCAGAAGTTTTTGCTCACCAAGTATACTTATTTGAGAATTTTGAAGATATTCAAGATATTATTCGAAAGGAAGATTTTTTAGCTCGAGCTGGATATGATACGATTGAATTAAGAATCAATGAATCTTATTTAGAAACAATTGAAACTCTTAACGAGGGTCTATTAGGGTCTATTGGAGACTTCTTAGCTAGCCTAGTAAGTGATCCGGATCCAGTAGAAATGGGTCTTAATATCTTACGTCTTGTGCTGGATATTATTGGACTTGTGCCATTCACATGGGTAGGTTTTCCTATTGATATTGTTGCAAACGTTCTATCTGCTCTAATTTCATTGTATAAAGGGGAGTACGTCTCAATGGTATTAAGCCTTCTTTCAGCAATTGATATTACTCAAGCCTCTGATGTATTGAAGATAGTACTAAAACCAGCAATGCCGTTATTGGAAAAAATTCTACCTCTCATATTTAGATCTGGGAAGGACGTTGTTGCTCTAGAAAAAGGAGTAATTGCACTAAAAGATGGAATTATCCGAATCGGCGGAAAGAGTTTATTAGACAATGTGATTAGCTTATTTAAAGGACTTGCTAAGTTTTTCCTAAACACCGCAGTCTCAGTAGTTAGAATGATCGCCGGGTTTATGGATACTGCGATTAATCTTGCAACCTTTGGTATGGCTGGAAAATTTGGATTTAAAATTTCAAAATTAGTAGACTCTATTGTAGTGAACGTCTCGATGATTGGTAGAAATTTCGATACAGCTACTCAAATTCTTACAAAGCCTGGAGTAGGAAAAGAAATTGCTCAAAGTGCGGATGACTTGGCTAAAGCTGCTCGTAAAGAAGTTGCCCTAGGTGCTCAAGATCAAGCTCTTAAAGCTGGAAAAACTTCATCTGAAGTCGGAGCAGATATCAGTGCAGCACTTAAAGACTTTGATGCAACTCAAGCAGATAAGTACATTAGAGCTAGAGGAGGTTACTTAAGTGATCTAAAGCAGACAGTTACTTCAAATACGAAATTCATGGATTCAATTAGCCAATTATCTTCCAAGCAGAAAGACATTGCGATCGCTGCAAAAATGGAAAATGAATTAATTGGACAAGCTAAACTGTCAGTTGATAGGATAATGAAAGATCCTGAGGCAGTTAAACTGTTAGGTGCAGCCGGCTGGAGACCAGGTGGAGATCACTTAATTAGATTAGCTAGAGGAGGAAACCCTCAAGAAGTTAAGAAATTCTTTGAAGTGTTCTTAACTAATCCAGCAATAGCTAAGAACTTATCTAAATCTGAAATTAGAGCATTTGCACCGTTTGTTGCTAAGCCGGAAGCATTCATCGAGGGAGTTGCTAAATTTAATGGTAGCGTTAAGACTCTTGAAATTCTCACAAAGAAAGGCGGCGCTATTGGAATGAGAGCCGTACCTTTCAAGCGAGTTCTTAACCTGGTAGCTAGATTAGTTTGGCAAAAATACGGATCACTTGAATGTATTATCCAAGCCGGCGCAAATAAAGCAGGAGATGTAGCTCTTGGCGCAACTTCATCGTTAGTTAGAACAGGAATATCTGCATTGGAAGAAGCAGAAGAAAGTTCAAACCCACAAAGGACTGTCGCAAAGGTAGATTGCGGATTACAGGCGGCGGCTGTTCAAGCAACAACCGGCTCATTCGTTGCAGATTTTCCAGGAAGTACTGCAAATTTAGGAGGAACTGCTAACATGGGAGAAGATCCTGCACAAGCAGCTGAATTCCAAAAGAAGAGCACAGACTACTCAAAACAGGTACTAGCTTCACTAGGATTAGATACATCAATTGATGTTCAACATGCTCTTGACTATAATGAGCCTGTCGTCCAAGCCTATTTCGCAGATGTTTACGATCCTGAATCTGGAGTAATTAATGTAAATCTAGTCGATAAGTCTCGGTTAGACAGCACCATTCAAGAGATGGTTCGTATGGGAAAAATCCGACCGGAAGAGGCTGCTGGTATAAAAGCAGAAGCCTTGAAACTTATTCAATCGGGCGAAGAACCTGAAATTAAGTTACCTCCAGTAAACGAAGGGCTCTTCTCAGTTAAAGGCCTTTCATTCGGAAATAAATAATTAAAATAATAACAGAAACAAATGACCTTTGTTAAAACATTTGAAAGCTTTAGAGCAACTTCGTTAACTGAAGCAGTCGATAAAGCAAACATAACTAAGATTTCACCAGAAGCCGGCGAACTTGCTAGATGGAAAGTTGTACTAAAGAGTGGATCTGCTGATTCAATCAGCAATGCAACACCAATTCAGTCGATTATCGACAGTTTAGTAATGAACGGCGATTTTAAAAATTGGTGGACTACTACTAAATTTGAAGGAACTCCTGCGAGCATGACCCTTGGTATTGTGTACAGTGGAGTTATGAACAAGACGAATTTAGTTGGAAAAGAGGTAGCTAAAGCTGAAATTGCCTTTGTTACGTATAGAAGACAACACACAGGCGAATCTGCTGGAGTTGACAAACCTGCAGCCGACGTATTCTATGATGTAACTAAAGCTGAACCAATCGCAACCGCGACCGTTTCAGGTTCAAAGATTCCGTTAGCTGTATGGCATCAAGAAAAATTAATTGATATTAAGTTGGCGCAGCCAGTACCAGCAAGGGATAAATCGGGCAAGCTTATTGAAATCGATAAAGTTTATCCGTCTTACATGAAAAGCGAAGGCCAATCAGCTACTGATAAACCTACGACTACTGATACAACGACAGTTTCACCTACTACTTCTACACAAACGGTCGACTCGCCACAAGGCTCTCAATCGAACTCAACTACCTTCGTTGATCTTAAGAAAGCCCCAGGATTTAATCAAAAGGTTCAAGATCTACAGAAGAAGATCAAGACACTAGGCGGAGACGCAGCAACGGCTCTTGGTAAATTCGGAGCAGACGGTAAATATGGAAGCGGTACAGCTAATGCAATTGGAAAACTTGTAAATAACGGTACTCCAGTTGACTCAATTAATGCAGAGATTTCTGCTAAATTAGATGCAGCCTTTGTGAACTTAACTCAAGCTCAAATCGATGCAGCTAATAAGAAAGTAGAAAAGCCAGTCGACCGTAAAGTTCAAAGGCCTAGTCCATTTTAATAAAAAATAAATATACTACAACAAATGAATATTTCAAATTACGCGCTTATTTTAGAGAAAAAGTCTCATGGCTACTTACTGGTCAATGAGGCCGCTGATATGCAAACAGCTGACGGTTTAACTAAACTATTATCTGGTCAAAATGGAGGACCTTATGCAAACCAATGGAACCAATTCATGGATGAAGTTGAATCAAAGAAGGCAGCTGGTAACTATACGTTCATGGTTAAACACGATAACGGAAAAGACATGATTAACGTCGCTTATCAAATCGGAACAGACTTAAAGCCAGTAAAAGGAAGTCTTAAGCTAGCAGCGGCAACCTCGTCGTCTCCAGTTTCCGGCTCATCTATTGACATTAATAAGATTGCCGAATATGACCCAAAGGGTAAAATGTATGAATTTATTGCTGCATTAATCACAATATCGATTCAAAAATTCGGAAAGGCATGGACTCCTGATCATATTAAATGGGTTACTGCTCAAACCAATAAGGTTAAAGCATTAGGCGGCTCCTTCGCAGGAATCGAAAAAGCAGCAAATGCCAGCTTTTTACTAGGTGACGGTAATATCGCAGACAATTGGATTAAGCTGACCGGTGGAGATTTACCTACACAAGTAACCACAATTACCTCAAAATACAAGAAAGCCGGCTCAGTTGAGTCAGATGCTGATATTAAGATGATCATGGACGCAGTTGATCTTAAGCTAAATGAGACAGTTACATCATTTGCTGATAGTGCAGCTATGCACGGTTTGTACATGCTAATTTCACCAAAATTCTCCGCTGATCAACTTGCCAAGATGTGGACAGCGTCCGGTAAATCTGGCGGTTTTTTAACAGGTATTGCTGGGGAAATCGACGAGATTATGGGTACTACCCAAAAATGGCCTGAAAAATTTGCGGCCTGGACAGTTGGAATAAGAGGTCTCACGCTTTGGTCCGGTTTTTACACAGCATACAGATTCGATACGGTCACGTATACTGAGAGTATCGCAGCAATAAAGGCAGCTTTAGTATAATAACTAAATGAAGATTAAAGCATTCTCTGAATTCTTAGCTGAGTCATCAGCTGGCCACGATACGGCCGGTGTAGCAATATTATACAATCAAAAAATTTTACTAGTTCATCCAACTAATGGAAGTTGGGTTAGACCAATCATGGGAATTCCAAAGGGCAAGGTCGAAGCTGGCGAAGACCTAATGAATGCTGCTCTACGAGAACTTAGCGAAGAGACAGGAATCTATCTTTCTCCAGATAAATTAGAATTGCCCGTGCAGACAGTTGAAGTTTACGATAAAGACGGCAAGTACAAGAATGCACTACACTATTTCGTTTTCCGAATTGAGGATCTATCTGAGATTGAGCTGGAGTCATTAACTATTCCAAAGAGCCAACTTCAGGCAGAAGAGATTGACTGGGCCGGATTCATCGATATCAAAGAGGCTTACTCAAAAGTTTCGCGAGCCCAACTTATAATTTTAGACAGACTTTCCTAAAACTAGTTCAAGTTTCCTAGTAGAATAATAATCTAAACAATATCTTTATTCAAATGGAAAACTCACAAGAACTAGCAACCGACTTATTAGTTGAAGAAACTGTAATGGTCGAAGAAACTTCTCCAGAAATGGAACCAACACAAGAAGGCGGCGAAGAGCCTGTACAAGAAATGTCAGAACTTGACATGCTTATCAATCGTCGTACTGGATACTTCCCAGTTAAATTAGAATTAGCTGATCTTAAATGGATCAAAAATGCATGCAATGGAGGTAAATTTACTTTCACTGGCCCTAATGAAGCATTCATGGTAATGAATTGTTTCTTGGGATTCTCTTCTGCAATTGCGCGATTGGAGCAGGAACAGGACGAAAACACTGAATCGAGTGGAGCAGTTCAAATTCAGGCATCTGCCCTAGAAGCTGCAGCAATTCTACTTAACAAGTTCGAAGGATCTAGCCTTGAATCAGCACAACGTGTATTTCGTATCGCAGTAGCTCTTAACACTTCAGTAATGGAAATGAAAGAGCTTGATCGTATTATCCAAACTATCAAAGTTGGAATGGCGAAACAAGACGAACTTGATAACTTGGCTAACGAAGAGGTTGTAAACCCTAGCTAATAATTTATAAATTTTATGAAAAAGCCGCGACAGCGGCTTTTTTTGTTTAGTATAATAATCAATATGAAAACATCAGATTTTAAACAGGTTGCCGAGTTCATTGAAGAAATGAAGGCTACTTCTTCAACCAACGATAAAAAGGAGATACTTAAAAAGTATGATACCTCGACCTTGCGTAAGTTATTTGAATACGTATACTCTCCGTTTAAGCAGTACTACGTTACCTCAGATAACTTGAAAAAGCGTCAAGATCTTACTGTCGATAGTTACGATAACTTGTTTCAATTACTTGACGATCTGAATGAACGTCGTGTCACTGGCCATAATGCTATACAGGTAGTTAATGGTTTTATTGCCAAGAATCAGGAGTTCGCAGATGTGATCTATGATGTGATAGATCGTAACTTAAAGACTAGAGCTACGGCTACTTTAATTAACTCAGTAATGCCCGGAACGGTTCCTACTTTTGATGTCGCTCTCGCTGAGAAGTTTGACGGAAATGAAAAGAAGGTAAATTTCGAATCTGGAGAATGGTGGGCAAGTCGTAAGCTTGATGGAGTTCGGTGTATTACAATAATTGACGAACACGGAGAACCTAAATTTTATTCACGAGCGGGCAATGAATTCTTAACTCTTTCAGTTTTAGCAGAGGACATTAAGAAACTTGGTCTCAGAAACAAAGTATTGGACGGAGAAGTTTGCGTTATGAAAGAAGGTGGACTTGAAGATTTCCAAGGAATTATCAAGGAGATCGGCAGAAAGAACCATACGATTCAGACTCCAAAGTATTACGTATTTGACTTCTTAGAAATGGCTGAATTTAATAATCAAGCAGGGGAAGTTTCTCTTTCAGCTCGATTAATTATCTTAAATGCAATCGTAACTGACTTAACCTATGCAGAACCACTTCCACAATTTCAAATAAAATCGGTTGACGAATTTGAAAAGATTGTAGCTGATGCAACTGAAATGGGTTACGAAGGAGTAATGATGCGTAAGGATATTGGTTACGAAGGCAAACGCTCAAAGAATCTGCTTAAAGTTAAAAAGATGCACGATGCAGAATACGTCGTAATTGATCTTGAATCTGACGTAAATCGTATCATTGACATGGGAAAAGAGGTTGAGGAGGTCATGTTGAAAGCAGTAATCGTAGAGCATAAAGGCAATACAGTTAGAGTGGGTTCAGGTTTTAATATTGAACAGCGAAGATACTATCACAAAAACCCAAATGAAATTTTAGGTAAAACAATTACCGTTCAATTCTTTGAAGAAACTACTGATCAACACGGAGCTCATTCCCTAAGATTTCCAGTATTCAAAGCAATCCACGGTCAAAAGAGAGAATTTTAATTTATATATGAGCAAACGAATAATTGTAGTCGGCAGAGCCGCAAGCGGAAAAGATTTTCTTCGTAAAAAATTCGAAGATAGAGGTTTTAGGTACGCAGTAAGTTACACAACACGCCCTCCACGCGAAGGGGAAGTTGAAGGAAGAGATTACTTCTTCTTAAGTCCAGAACAGGCAGCTGATCTAATTAAAAATGACGAGTTCTATGAATACGTTGAGTTTAATGGCTGGATTTACGGAACTACTCGTGACCAATTCGATGAGGATGACGTATTCATCATGACACCTAGTGGCTTAGCTCACCTGTCTGATGATGCGCGTAAAGAGTCATTGGTAATATTCTTTGATATTGCTGAGGATGTTAGGCGTCAACGTATGATGGACCGAGACATGCCCGGTGATTCAGTAGACAGACGATTAGAGGCCGATCGTAAAGATTTTGAAGGCTTCACAAATTATGATATAAAAATAACTAACCACGATTTCTAATATGGCATTTGAACTAAACGGAATAATCATTGAGATTTTCCCAGCACAGACTTTCAATAAAGGCTTTCGTAAGAGAGAATTTGTAATTGAATCGGGAGATAAGTACCCGCAAAAAATTGTATTTGGACTTGTACAGGACAAATGTGACATGATTGATTCTTATGGAATCGGAGATACTGTCTCAGTTGCGTTTGATGTAAAAGGCCGAGACTGGACAGACAAGTCAGGTCAGACAAAATACTTTAATAGCCTTGAGGCTTACCGAATCAACGGACAGCAGAGAGCTAACGTAAGTAAACCTGCTTCTGATTTTAATGATGAGGACGATGACGAAATCTTCCGTAGCCTTGGAATTGAGACCTCTGCACCAAAAAAATCAACATCGACTCAGTCTACTTTGACTGATGACGATTTACCATTCGACTTTTAATTATGAAATACGTATCGATTGATATTGAAACGACGGGTCTTGATCCAGAGACCTGTCAAATTTTACAGATTGGAGCTGTCATTGAGGACACCCTAAATCCAGCCTCATTGGAAGAACTACCTAAATTTCAGTGTATTGTGGAACACACTACGTATGTAGGAAGTCCATTTGCCCTATCTCTAAACTCTTGGATTCTAAAAATTCTTGGCGGTTTAGAGAATCTAACAAAGGACGAACGTCTCGCATACCGAAAGTATCATAACATTTTACCGGTTGGACTAGTAGCCCACTCATTTCAAATGTGGCTAGCTTCAAATGGTATCCCAGCTGAGGCGACTGGTTGCGTAAAAATTAATGCAGCAGGTAAGAACTTTGCAAGTTTTGACAAAGTATTTCTGCAGAAACTTCCAAACTGGAGTTCAAACGTGCAGATTAGACAGAGAATCTTGGATCCAGCCATTCTGTTAATGAATTGGAAAACTGACGAGAGCTTACCTAATTTACAGACGTGCATGGATCGATGCCAATTATCTGGAGAAGTAACCCATGATGCTCTGCAAGATGCATTAGATGTAGTTAGAGTCATCCGAACTGTAACTAGTAATTATAACTTTGTTAATATTAATTAGGCTGAAATAGATAACATTATAAAAATATTACGTGTTATGATTAAGACCTTTAAAACTTTTACAAATGAAGCACTTAGTCCAGCTATTTTAACTAGTTCAATTAATGAGTGTACAGCTAATCAACTTAAGAGTATTTCTGAATTTAAAAGTACTTATAAAACTGAGTTAGATAAAGCAAATAAGATTGTTAACGTATACCAGGTAATTGATAAATTTAGTACCTGGCTAGTTGGTAAAACTCCAGCAATGGTCCAAGCTGCTCTATTAAATTCGCCAGGAACTGCTGATAAACTGGTAATTGAGGCATATACTTTCATTTATATGGAAATACAAAATCAATTAAAGTCAATTGGTACACTTAAAAAATCAGCACTTAAATTACTGGCTCCATCCGCTGCTGACTTTGATTCGCAAAAAACTGACTCAGACTTAGTGAATCAAATTATACAATTAGTGGAATCGTTATTTGATGTAGGCTTTATGATTGGTTACAAATTTGACAGTAAGTCAATTGAGGCAAATAATGCTTCAAACTGGTCAGTTTCTTTTACCAAATCTCTTAATTCTAGGAAATCTTTAATATTCAAAAATATTAAACTATTAATTCGTAACTTTTTATATAACTAATTGTCTATGACAAAATTAAAAGAATGTTTATTATTATTTGCAATTCAGCTTGTACTGTATGGAATTTTATGCATAAATTTTAGAGCAGTTGCTGAAACTCAATATCACTTAGCAGCAGTTAGTGATTTTACAATAGCTTCACTAAATTTTTTCGTAATCCGAAAAATTGCAAAGAGCGAAGATTCACTACACCAATGGTTTGGTTATGTTACTGGCTCAGTAGCCGGGTCATATTTAGGAATTTGGTTATCGGTTCAACTAGCCAATACAATTTTGTAGTATAATAACTACATGAAAGATACTAACGTCCGTTTGGGTTACTGTTGCATTAACTTGTCTCTAGCCGACCAAAAAATTACAGCCAATCGAGGTATGATCCGTAAAACCTTTCAAGAAAAGGGCGTTTCATATTGTGCTGAGCTTGCGCATCAAAATATAAAAGATGTTCTAAAAATTCTACAATGGAATTTAGCTAATGGCATTTACGTATATCGAATGTCAAGCGATATTTTTCCATGGATGTCAGAGTACGAAATTACTCAGCTTCCAAACTTTATGGAAATCTTGCCAGACATGCAGGCAATCGGCAAGTTTGTAATTGCAAACGGCATGCGAATCTCAATGCATCCAGGCCAGTTCGATGTTCTGCCATCTCCCAATCCAGCGGTTGTCACAAAAACAGTCAAGGATCTGGACCAGCATGCGCAAATTATGACCTTAATGGGCTTGCCAATTGACCATAATTATCCAATTAACATTCATGTCGGTGGGACCTATGGCGATAAGGAGTCCGCTGCTCAACGATTCTGTCAGAATTTTCAACGTCTCCACGAAAATACTAAGGCCAGGCTTGTTGTCGAAAACGACGATAAGGCTACACAGTACTCGGTACTCGATCTTTTTCAATTAGTCTATACGAATATTGGCACGCCAATTACATTTGATTTCCATCATCACCGTTTTAACACCAGCGATCTTACTGAGGAAGCTGCACTCGCCCTAGCTGCCACTACCTGGGGACGCGTGACTCCGCTCACTCATTACTCTAGTAGTAAAAAAACATTTGAAGATCCGTCAGTTATTGCCAGATCCCATGCTGATTACGTTTACGAACAGATAAATACTTATAATCGCAGTTTCGATATTGAGATAGAGGCCAAGGCAAAAGACCTAGCCGTACTTAAGTATCGTGACTCTTCTGTGAGTCTTCTTGAAAACTACTTGGAGTTCGATGATAAAAGATACTTTGAAAAAATAGCAGACTAAATGACTGATCAAACTACTGAAGACTGCGGATGCGGTTCAACGCCAGCAACTCCAAAACCTACGGTACTTAGCCGAATCATCGATAAAGTGTTTGTTAGTGAAGATCTAAAGAATCACCGAATGTCCATTTGCAAACAGTGTCCTCATTTTGGAGAGACCCTATCCCAATGTGGAATATGCGGCTGTTTTCTTGAAGCAAAGACTCGACTGGTAGGATTTCACTGCGCGCTAGATCAAATAGGCGAGCAACCTAAGTGGTAATAAATAATCTTGAAATTTACTTTTAATTTCCTAGAGTCAATCACTGACTCTTTGAAAAATGATAACCCTATGGACAGTGAGAGTCAAAACTTGGAGACAAACCTTAATGGCCAACCTGGCAACATGGTGCATGATGATCGCACTGTTCTTCAATCCGTTCGGTTTCGATATCGTACAGTATTGGCTAATGCAGGTAACTGGCAGTTTATGGAGAGCCAACTTCGTTTTGTACTGCATAGCGGCACTATTCTTTGGCTGCTCTTTCTACTTTCGTTGGCGATATAAAAAACTTGTTAAACAAAAAAGGACTCTTTAAGAGTCCTTTTTTGTTAGTTATATTAACCGATTAAACTGTATACAGACTACTTACAATTGGATAATTAGCGGAATGTAAAAGTTGCTGTAAATCCCTATGGCCAGCAGCTGAATCATTAGCTAAGTGTATTTTAAAAGACTTAACGGTCTGTACTTGCTCACTATATGTTCCAGCATTTAAATGTGATCCAACTACCCATTTAGTAGTGTTTGTCCAGGTAATAGGCGTAATTACTGATAAATTGCGGCTCTCTCCGCCGTTCGCTCGAATGATCGGAGTTTCTCCAGCTTTATGAGCGAAGGTAATGTACGTGGACGGTTGAGTTAGAGCCAAGTCATAGTCGACTTGATAACAAATCGATCCACTGATATTCAACACCTGAATACCTGAATCAGCTGTTCGAACTTGGTAAATTGCTTTATTTGCGACAGTGTCATATAATTCAAAAAGTGTTTTGTCAGGTACAAGTTCTCCAAATACTCCCTCAAATACAAAGCCATTCGAGTAAACGCTTGCAGCCGTTGCTGTGGTCTGTACAAGACCGCCTGCTCCTCCTAATACAAATCCGCCCTCCGAGCCAAGGCCGTTACCATTTGGGGTGACTCCAGTCGCGCTAATTAAATTAAAATCTTTAACTTTGAATGCAGCTGGAGCGTGTGTTCCAAATCCAACGGATGTTGTGGGATTTGCTAAGTTAAACATTTCAGTGTCTCCTCCGCCGTAATAGCTTCCCAAGTAACCTGATTCAATATTCGCAACCGTTTGACAACCAGTCAGTGACTCTGCGAACGTATATTCTGGGTAATCACAGTTAATTAGTGCATATTTGCCGCTGGCCTTTAACCAGGCAAGTGTCTCTGTGTAACTCATCAGTGCATAATTATTTGCACTTCGGTCAGGTAGTCTACTTACTAATTCGGCGATTTTGTCAGTGTAGGTTCCAGTTCCATCGATCCACCAGATACGCGGTACTGCATTATCTTCGGTGTCTATTCCTCTACTAAAAGTATCTGAATACAGAACTATATTTGTGTTTGGAGAAATACCCGCTCTCCATTTTCGAGCAGTGTCCGCTCGGTAATCCTTAGGAGTAAGTCCCAAAGAAACGGTTCCTATATGAATCGCTGCCGGTGATTGGCTAAGGCGATTATAACATACTGGATTTGGTGTCATAGTGTATAAAATTATTTGAATTTATTTATTTGCGAAAGTTTAGCAAGTCTTCGATGTAACCTTTTATTCTCTACTGTAGTATAATAATAGCATGAGCTTTAATAAATATTTTATTCCAGAACCAGAAGTGGTTGCTGATCTAGTAAAGAAGAAAGGGCCAAAGGCTTTTATCTCCAGAAAAATAGATGCAGTGATCGGAAATCCAGTCAGCATAGATATACTAGATCACATCTATGAAGAGGTGACCTTAGGTAAAGATGATGCAACTGTGATGCAGAGCTTGCGTAAAAAATTTCCAACCTATTTCAATGGCGAGTCCGTTAAGAGCTAATGATGTCTGTTTAGTAACACTAAGAGTTGGTGAAACTGAAGTACATAGCGGAGTTTCAAGCACATTCCGGTCAGCCTATAAACTTGCACTATTTGAGCAGGGCATCTCATTCCCAAATCTGCCAGAGCGTGCAGCCCTAACTGTAATGAACCGAAACGGTCAAGTATTTCTTTGGGATACTGGGAAATTTCAATACGAGGAGGAGGCCAGATGGTCGCCAGTCGGTAAAATGGCAATAATTCAAAAAATAAAAGTAAAGAGATGAATTTAGAAAAACACGTAGTTATTTGTGACTGTCACTGTCCAGAACACCAGTTTATCCTAATCAAGGACACCACTGATCAAGAGGTTTGGTTGGAGGTCCACCTATGTCCAACTCCAGGCTTCTTTCGGAGATTATGGGCAGGCTTAAGGTATGCATTTGGCTACCGGTCCAGGTATGGACACTTTGATAATATCCTGGTAACGCCAGAAGATCAGGCAAAAATAGTTGACTTGTTACAAACTAAACCACAATAAAAAAGGGAGCAAGTGCTCCCTTTTTTCTTTTTAATATCTGTAAACTTATTCAATAAGTCCCAATATTCTTGATTCCTGAACTGCCTCTAACTGACATGGGGAAATTCCTTCTCCAAATCTGTCAAGTAATTTCTGTTCAGCTTCTCCTACTGAGCTTGCCTCAACTAAGTACTGTTCACGAATCTTTTTTGTTTTGCCGTTGTCGTCTTCCGACTCGAATCTTAATTTTGCTAAGTAATACATAATTTATAAATTTATAGAGTGTTATACTGAGAATCTGGATTAGGTTTACTGTTTAGCAGCTGCTTGATTAGATCTCATCGATAACCTTTTACCAGGAGACTCAAAACTAGATTTTACAGGATTGGCTTGCATAATTTTATTATCCTTTACCTCTTTGTCCTTCTTGAATACTTTATCGCCATTCATTTTCTTGGTCTTCTTCTTTTCGTTAAGATCAGAACCTTCTGCATACTGAGCCAATAGAGTATCAGCTTCATCTGCGAATTCTTCAGCAATTGCCTCTCCCATTTCGTCATTAATCATAACAATTAAGTCATTCTCAAGGTCTGTTAATCGGGTAGCAGTGCCGTATTTTTCAGAGTAAGGGTCAATATCAATGCCTGCTGAGCTGTATTGATTCGCCAATTCAATTAATTCTCTAGCCGTTTCGTGATAGAATCGGTCTGACTTCATATCCGCTTTTTGGTGAAAATCGTCAAAGCTTTCTTCGAAACTTTCAAATAGTGCAACGTATCGTTTCATTATGTTTTTGGTATAATTTTAATAAATTTATTTATCCATGCCAGAAGGACCTGAATGTAGAAGAGTGTACGAAGGAATTGCCGAATTTTCCAAAGGAAAGACGGTTACTCAATTTGAAGTATTAGGCGGCCGCTTCCTAAAGAGAGCACCGGACCTAGTCGTTAGCCCCAGTTTACCCACCAGAGTAGTGGGCGGTGGAGTTAAAGGCAAATTCATTTGGCTTGAATTAAGTGACGAGACCTGCCTCTGGATAACACTGGGAATGAGCGGGTTCTGGTCAACTGACTTGAGACCACACAGCCATTTCCGTATAGGCTTCGATGATGGCACTTCGTTATATTTCGTTGATCAACGCAGATTCGGTACACTAAAGTTCATGCAAACTTCAGATCTTGCAAAAAAACTGGCCGGCTTGGGGCTTGATATGCTAAACGATCAGACCTCAAGCATGTACGATTTTGTTAGAAAAGTTGAGTTACCTAAGGCTCAGAAGAAAACTGTAGCTGAAGCTTTAATGGACCAGTCGCTATTTGCCGGGGTCGGTAACTATATCAAATGTGAAATGCTTTACCGGTGCAGAATATCCCCATATCGACTGGTCAGCGACCTAACTCAGGAAGATATTTGTGGATTATGGAATTGGGGAAAATTAATCATGCGATCTTCCTATACACAAGGCGGCGCCAGTATCCGAAATTATCGACAGGTAACTGGTGAGTCAGGTGGATTTACCTTTGACTTTGAAGTGTATGCACAAAAGACCGATCTATTGGGCAATCTGGTGGTTAGGGAAGAAACCTTAGACGGAAGAACCACTCATTGGGTTCCAAGTCTACAATTATAGTATAATAGTAGCATGAAAGATATTATCGACCTCGGAAATGAGGTATTTAGTCATCTAATAAAACAACACAGGGAACTTGAAGAGTCTCGTACGCTATTCCTGTATGGAATTACAATGGGAAATACGTGGTTTGTAATTGATTCAGCTAATTGGATTATAGTAGAAGAAGCAGGTTTAACCTATAATTTTGAGGATCCTGAAATTGCCAAATTAGATGCAGCCTGGAAGGACTCTAAATTTCAAAAAGAGTTAATCGCGGCTCAACGGATAATGAAGGAGATTAGCCCTCAATCCAGAAACGTTAATCCACAGGACGGAGATACTTTTGAATTTTGGAATAATGAAACTCCTTGGCGAGAAATAAACTTATAGCAATGGCAATAAACCTTTTTAATGTAGAAAAGATACGTCAGCAATGGATCGAAAAAAACTTCATTTCTTTTGAGGATTTTTTGGTGGATGCTGATGCTGAGCAAATTCAACAATATTACTTTAATAAGCCTGCTGATTATTGGGATTTGGCAATTTATCCAGACCAATATAACTTGTCAGCAGCCTATCCAATTTATAGATGCAAGCCTGGAGATCCTTCCATTCCAGAAAGATTAGCATACATTAGGGAATTAAATGATCAAAACCAATTCTCCTACACGTATAGAAGAACAGAAGATCATCATTATAACTTGGAAGTTTTTAAATCAGCTGAATTCATTGAAGCTCTTGAGTACATTACTGGATATTCTGGAATTACGCTTGATCCTAATTACACGTTTATGAATTGCTATGAGGAAGGCCATTACAATGGACCTCATACTGATGGAGTAAATGGCCGAATTGCGTTTGTGTATCACCTTTCCAAAAATTGGAAACCGTGGAACGGTGGACTTTTTGTTAGAATGGATTGGGATTGGAAAAACGCGGATGCAATAGTGGTTCCTAAATTTAATAACTTGGTTATGTTTAATGTATTTGGAAATGCAGCTAGTGGAGCTCCGCATTTCGTTACTGAAATTGCTCAAGGTTGCAAAAATAAAAGAATCAGCTTTACTGGCTGGTACAAATAATTATAATTATGGCAGACTTAGATACTCAAATAGAACAATTTGAAAACGTTAGCTACCGAATGAGAGCTGAAGGTATGCACTATTGCTTTGAGCACTATTCAAGTTTCGAAGAGGTAAAGGATCCTAAATTCCATGAACTTAGAGAGGCTTACTTAAAAGCGGCTAGCGAATTAAAGAGTTACGTAGATACTCGAATTGAAGAATTAAACCAAGAGTCCAATGGATTGGACGATTTATTATAAACCTAAAAAATAGAAAAAGTATGACACCAGATCAAGCAAAGGATGCACTAATCGAGGTATTGATGGACCAAGTTGCAGACCTAACAATAATGTCTAAAATTGAATTAGGCGATGATGTAATTGCAGAAATTAAAAGATTAAGAGAAATTATCAATGAACCGACTCGATAAACAATACACCGATCTTCTTCAATCGATTTTAGATTATGGAGTGGAGAAGAGTGACCGAACCGGTACTGGAACAATTTCAGTATTCGGTAGACAGATCCGTCATAAAATGAGTGAAGGGTTTCCTTTACTTACAACTAAGAAGATGCCATTCAAAACAATTGTAACTGAATTATTGTGGTTCTTGCGTGGTGATACAAATATTAAGTATTTGGTTGACAATAATTGTCATATTTGGGATGGTGATGCTTATAAGAAATACAAAAGTACAGCAGACCATACATTATCAATAATGGAGTTTATTGATACAATAAAAAATGATTCGTTAAGAGCAAAGACCTGGGGTGAATTAGGTCCAATTTATGGTAGACAATGGAGAAATTGGGGCGCTATATTTGATGGAGGAGTAGACCAAATCCAAAACCTAATCAACGACCTTAAAACAAATCCAGACTCAAGACGATTAATGGTAAATGCATGGAATGTAGGTGAATTAGACCAAATGACACTTCCACCTTGTCATTATGGATTTCAATGTTATACAAGAGAATTAAGTTTAGAAGAAAGAAGATCCTTAGTCAGTCAAGAAATGTTTAATCAAATCTATAATGGAGGTGGGCCGGATACCTTATCCCATTCTGAAATCAATCAATGGAATGTTCCAACCAGAGCAATCTCCCTTATGTGGAATCAACGTTCAGTAGATACATTCTTAGGCCTTCCGTTCAATATTGCAAGTTACGGACTTCTTCTAGAAATCATTGCAAAAGAAGTTAATATGATTCCTGATGAATTGATTGGAAACTTAGGAGATACTCATTTATATTTGAACCACATTGAACAAGCAAAGGAACAAATTGGTAGAAAGTATACACCAGAAGAAAGGGAGACCATGTTAAAGGATGCTATGAGCTTGCGTTTATATAACAAAGCAGTTAATGAACTGATGCCATTCGGTGGAGGTATGTCTGAGTACTACGATGCTTATAAAATTCCGTACCGTACAAGAGAACCATTTGAGTTACCTAAGTGCAATATCAAATTGCATTTTAAAAACGAACCATCATTCACGCCAGAACATTGGTTAATTGATGATTTTGAATTAGTCGATTATCAATCACACCCATCAATTAAAGCACCACTAAGTAACTAACATGAAAACTGAAACTTTATCCAGGATCAAAAGACTTGAACAGTTTTGGGATTTGTACATTGGCTGGTTTTTCGTAAACGGTCGTAAGCAGGATCAGTACTTTATTAAAATTAAAAACAAATGGAATCTATGATACTAGTAAAATTTAGAGACATTGACCCAGATACTGGATCAATTAGTCAAGAAGGAACCGTTGCAACGTGTGCGGATGAACAATTAGCTAACTGGGTTAAGTCTGCTCTTGGGAGAGATAACGCTGAGAACGGCGATCCTAATCGTGAATTCTATTTAGACGATCAAGCGAATCGCGAAGCTACATACGAAGAGAGAGTTGCATGGTTCGTTGCAAACTATTACGAAACTGGAATGGAGTATGATGCTCTGCTTGAATCAATGAAAGAGGTTAACCTTGACTCATTCGAATGGTATGATGAAACGATAAGTATTCCAACTCACTTTAAGAATTACCGCTTAAATTAAGCAACTTCTGCATCTAGGCTCTTAGCGAAGGCGCTTGCTTTCGCTATAGCTTCTCTACCGACAGTTGATCCCAATGAAGAGCCCCATCCGGCATTTGCCTGAACGTAGTCTTGTACTGCACTGTCTAAGTCAGTATATGCATTTGGATCTTTTCCTTTGCGATCAAACGAATCAATGAAATAAATTACTGCGAATTCTGCTGCAACTTCAGGTTTTTCCAATTCTTCAGGATTCTCAACAATATTAACTTTTCCAAGTTTAGCTCCCATTTGGTCGTATATTCTTTGAAGATTTTCGTAATTTCCTTTAAACGTTATTCCATTAAATCCACGGCCTCTATACTTAGCTCCGTCTCCTGGAGAAACGTTTCCGTATTTTCCACCGTATACTGCTTCCCAAAATAGGCTATCGAATAATTCTTGGCCTTGGGTCCTCCAACCCTCAATTTGTTCATCGGTGTATTGGGATAATTTGCTTGGAAATACCTCACGTATTCTTGAAATAGGGGTACCGAAATAAGAAATTTCACTAGTTAAATTAGGAGACTCTTTTGAAATAACTCCAAGTACTGCCTTTCTAGCAAATTCATTAGTTATTCCGTTTTGATCCATCGCCTTTAGTAAGGCATCCATATTTTCTTCAGGGAATTTTGAGGTAGATTTAAAATTCTGCCCTTTTCCTGGGGTAAGAGTTGTGTGTTTATCTAGATCAGCTTGTGAAAAGTTTTTATCTTTAAGGGCTGTGATTAGTCGGTTAATAAGATTTGCATCAATTAAAACAGAGTCAGTAGTTCGACCGGCTCCCTCTTTACCAGTCTTTGCAAATTCAACGCTGCCTTTGTGTTCCCAATGCCAAGACTCTCTTGGAATATTTGTGAATCCATAAGTTGCAGCATTGTCCTTCAACCACTGAAGAGCTTCAGCACTAAGGTCTAAGTCAAGAGCGCTTCCCCATCCGTGATTGGAAGTTCCAGGAACTGCCGCAAGTCCTCCATTTTTATAGAGACCTTTACGTGCAGCGACATCAACTTGCGAATCGTAATCTCTGTACGAGTCAGTAATTCCCCAAGTTATTCCGTCTGCTTCGGCAGCAGCTCTCATTTCTTCGTATGCTTTCGCTGCAATTGAATTTAATTTATGACCTTTAGTCGGTTGTCCTGCACCAGCGATAGGTTCTAATCCAGTAGTATCAAGTCGGCCATTTGCGGCTTCAGTTAAAAACTGTTTGAAATTTAATATCTTATTTTCCATTATCTGAAGTGCTGATTTTTGTAGTATCCTCATTGAATTTCTGAATAGCTATTGCTGTTTCTGGTCCAAAATAACCATCAACTCCGTGTTCAGGTAATTCGTAACCTAAGAACTCTAGCGCTGCTTGAATGTCTTCTACTAATTTAGAATAGGTATAGGTTCCGCCGTTTTGGACAGCTACTGATTTTCCAGAATTTGCAAAATCCTCCAATGTAGCATAGAACGCTTCGACCTTATCGTCTAGGAGTGTGCCGTCTTCTTTTTTCTGAGCAGAGGTCTCTTCCTTCTTGCCGGTAAGCCAGTCCCAAAAACCCTCATTTGTTTTTTCTGTGAATTGATTAAAATTATGAATCATGTTAAACTTTACCTGTTTATTTTGTAATAGATACTAAATTATTTATCCTTAATGAGTGAGAAAATAAAGAGAGTAGAGTTAAACGGATTTAGGTATTACGAAGTATCTGACTCATCTGGGATAATTGGCACATTCCCAAGCGTCACTTCAGTTCTTGGAGAAACCTCCGATAAGACAGGTCTTGATGCTTGGCGAAACCGGGTAGGACATGAGGCAGCTGATCGAATAGGTCGAGATGCCGCCAATCGCGGAACGGTCATGCACAGGTTGTGTGAACTCTATTTAAGTTTGCCCGCGTCTATGAAACCCAAGGATCGATTAGAAGAGTGTCTTTTGCTATCTAGGTTAGACGATGAAATTGACGAGTTTGACAGTAGAGCCAAAATTGTGGGTGGAATGTTATTCTACAACTTCGTTAAGTCAAACTCATTCGATGAAATAAAGAGAGTAATTGCACAAGAAAGATTTCTATGGACTCCAAGAGACGGCGGTTATGCTGGCACAGTCGATAATGTTTCTGAGTTAATAACTAATGACGTTGCAATAGTTGATTTTAAAACAGCGCGTAAACCCAAGGAAGAGAAATGGATTGAGGATTACAAGCATCAGGTCGCTGCGTATTCAGTTGCCGTTTGGGATAGAATGCAGATCAAAGCTGTTACTTGCCGAATTTGGATCTCAAACGAAATGCACCTTCAACCCCAGTACTTTAGAATGGACCAGGTCGAAATGCGTGAGTACTATTATAAATTCAGAGAAAGATTAGCTGACTTTTATAAAAAGAATCCTCCTATTACAATTCAATAGGCTGACCTGATACTTTACGTAAAAGATCTAATCTAACTGGTGTAGGTCGAGTAGCTCCACCGAATGTATTTAAGTAGATAAATGGCTGATTTGCTGTATTTCGGGTAGTGTAATCGCAACTAGCAAAGATTCCCCAATTATTCATGTGATTAGCGATATAGTAACGGTCTCCTGCTCTAGCTCTTAATTTATCTTCCTCAGTTACTGTTTCCAATTCGTATGCCATCAGTCCAAGACCAGCAAATGGTCTTTCGATAATATGGCCAGTTACAACGTTTATTAATTTAGCATCGTAACCAGTGCGGTTCAATAGGTCGTCAACTGAATCTACTGGACGAATTGATCTTCCTGCTCTACTGAATGCTACATAAACTGGGATACCAAAAGATGATCTAAACGCTTCTCTCTCTTGAGGACCTAGTACAATGAACTTAGCAAAGTCGCCGGTTCTAATCTTTTTCAATAAGTCAAGTTCCGGTAAGAGTCCACGTGCTTCAACTCGACGTTTAAGATCAGATCCGCTCTGTGGCATTTCCGCAAATACTCCAGGTCGAGTAGCTCGTTCTGCATTTTGAGTACGTTCAGCTTCTCTTCTAGTAATAGCAGCCTGTCTTTCAGTTTCTCGACGTCTTTCAATTTCCTCAGGATCAATGAATGATCTCATGTACTCTTGTTCAACTGTTGATAAATTAACACGACTAAGATCCGGAATTGCTTCTGGGATTACTTTAATCCATTGTGATTTATCGGTAGTCGTTCTAGTATCTCCAGCATTTCCTGGCTCAAGGTTACCATTGTCAATCTGTATAGCATTAGAAATTGAGGCAGCGACATACGAACCATTTCTATCTAAAATAACTCGTCGAATTGGTAGAGACGAATATGATGCATCGTATAAGTAGCTCTTAACTACGATAAAGTCTCCAACGTTCCATTCAGCATCAGGATCTGCTCCGTATTGTGTAATTCGGTCAGCTAGTCTTTGACGAGTTGCTGCCTCTTCACGAGTTCTACGTTCAGCTGCTTCAACTCTTTCACGTTCTCTTTGTTCTTCTTCTCTTCGTTGAGCCTCAGTTCGTGCAGCCAAGATAGCCTGAACTCTTTCAGGTGTTAATCGATTATCCGTAACTAATGAATTAAGATAATCTCTATTTAATAGAACTAGTGATTCATCGGGTAAAATTGCAAGTAATTCATCGTCCATATCAAAACGATCAGGCTTTGTTTTATCTCTACCAATTACTCTTTCAATAAATCTGTTAGCCACATCAATTTTTGCAGCGGTTGACATGGATTTATCCATTGCCATCCAGTTGCCTGCGCCGATAATTGCGTGAGCATCATCTTCTGATGGAGAGCCATCTGGGTTGGATTTGTAAGTCAACATTGATCCCCATGCTTTATCCTTCTCAGTAGTACCAGATGGATTAGACGAAATATAGTCTGCGTATTTTAATAGAGTTCGGTACATTTTATAACCCAAACCAGCTCCTCTTAATCCGCTTGGAATACCTCCATTTGGAAAGTGGCTTCGTTGAAAATCCGAAGGTCCTTCAGTACGAAAGTGAATTGCATTATCGTCTCCTGGGTAAACGTCTCTCCATCTTCCGAATTCATTAGCGAATCGGCTAGCGTCAACATTTTTAAGTTCAGCCATTAAGTCAACGATAGGTTGTGGAAATTTAGGGTAATAATCTCTGGAGTTTGAAGGTTTTTCCATTGTAATATCCAATCGTCGAACTCCCTTAAGGGCTCTAACTAGATCTACTGAAATTTCCGCAAACGATCGGGTCTCTGGCCTGTTTGCTAATTGTTGATTTCTGTCAATTGTTGATTGTCTAACTCTACCCATGTGACTTTGAGCAAGTCTCTCTGGTCGTTTAACTCCCATTTCGCCAACCAGGCCGTCTTGATTAAAAGCGGACTCGTTAACTATGTCTCTTAAGGAATTTATCATAATGTAATAAAAATTTCTTTGAGTTATTTATTCATGAATCCGGTGGTACTAATGTAGTAAAATAGATAAACAAAACGAAATTATGCAAAAGATCACATTCCATAAGAAATCCATTCAAGTCTCCTTCTGGGATGAAACGGCAGAAGACTGGCAAGACCGAGATATTTCCAAATCTGAATTACCTATTACTTGGTACTTACCGTACGAAGTATTCGTTGAGGAAGGTGTAACCATTCGGGAGGTACTTACTCTATTAAAACCTTACGCTGAACAAATTAATTTTGTTTTTATTAATTATCTAAAAACAGTTTCATTTGAGGGTCTACTAGATTCATTATTTGGAGCGGACCGTGAAGACTCAATTGAAGAGGTTGGTTTAATTTGTATGTTGTGGGTCGGCCAAGTTAAGCCACTCGACGAGGAAGATGCTGAACTTGACGCGTATCCTACTCTGATGGCACTAGATGAATCTGGCGATGAAGGCTCTGATGAAGATGAATTCATCAGCATCCACGAAATATCAATCACCCAGCTATTAGACAAGCCTCTGGTCATCGATGATCTTCTTGAGTACGTTGACGAATCTATGGAATCGCAGTTCGGTGGAATTACGAGCTGGAGCCTTTTTGATTTTATCAGAACCCTAGCGAATGAGTTAACCACTTATTCATTTGTTACTGGCGTTTTTCCAAAATCTGACCTGGATAATTTACCTCCACTTAGTTCAACTGAACTATTCGAGCACATGGAAGACTTGGACGATTTTTTTAAAAATAAGAATATTCGAAGCTAATTCACGAAGTCTATTGGTAGAATACAGAAAGCCTGATATTAATCGGGCTTTTTTGGTATATTATATTTAACAAAAGACCTAATTATGCGATCTACTAAAATAAAGACGTTTTATAATCCAAAGCAGGTTTTACAAAACGATAAAACTTCAAATTACAGCAAGTCTCCATTAAAGCCTAAGCTTTTATTGGAATACCTTGAAATGCACGGACTAATTGATAATTTTGAAATTACTTCAGAGTTTAATCCATATTCGAATGCTGATTTCAGAATTGCCCATGAAAAAAGTTACGTGAAAGACTTTTTCAAAGGAAGGGGTCGATACTGTTCTAATGGATTGTCTTGGTCACCTCAATTCGCTGAATCAATAAGATACACAAACTCTTCGTTGTACTCAGCGATCAGAAATTCAATCGTAAATCCAGATCAAGTAAGCTTCAGCCCAACCAGTGGATTTCACCATGCTCGCCCAAGCGGAGGCAGCGGTTTCTGTACGTTTAGTGGACAGGTAATTGCATCACTTAAAATATACGAAGAGTTTGGATTAAGCGGAGCGTACTTTGATCTTGACGGTCATTTCGGAAATTCAATTGAGGACAGCCGAACTTTTTGCAAAGACTTAAATAAGGCAGTTCCTAGAGATTTCAATATTAATCCAATAGGCCATGATGATCGATACTTAGAAGATTTGGCAATTTGGTTGGAACGAACAAAGGCGGCGATCCTTGCCGGTAAAATTGGCTATGTTGTTTGGTGTCACGGAGCGGATTCTCATGCAGATGACAACTTAGGAAGCCAATGCGAAACTGATTATTGGGTTGCTTGCTCTACTCTTTTTTGGAGATGGGTAAAAGAAATGGACGAATTATTGGGAAAACCTCTACCGGTTTCATGTGCTCTTTTTGGAGGTTATCGGGATGACCATTACGACTCTGTTCTAAGTCTACACACAGCGGATTTCGTTGAATGCATTACTGAATTACTTGGATCCAAGGTTAAATATACTATAGAGGTACAGCCTCGCCAAAAATTCGGGTACAGTCATGGCAATCGATATAGCAAACGAGAGAGAATGGACTAGAAAGTATAAAGATGTCGATAAAAAAGGAATCACATCCGCCTACTGGAATGAAGTCCTAGATATAATTAAGTACTTGGAAAGCAAGGAAGAATACGAAAAGTGCCAAGAGTTATGGGCGTATTACAAAGAGATTACTGGTCATATCAAATGACTTCACACAACAATCGCCCCATTGGGGCGATTGCTTTTTAAATTAAGAATTTAAAGGTTCAGGTGAAGTAGGTTCTTCTTTAGCCTTAACCTTTTTCCCATTAACTATGTTCTTAACTCCAAGTAGAGCTGCTCCAATTGTAGTGAACATTACTGATTGATTAATAATGTCAATAGACTTGTCTATAAACATTTTGTCAATGCAACCTAGAAAAAAACAGATTCCTCCAATAAAAATGATGTAAAGTCCAGCGCTTGATGTTCCAGATGTTTTACCGCTGTCGTTTGATGTCATTTCACCGAATGAAAACTTCTTAATGTCTCCGAGATTTTGAATTTTCATATTAGCCATGATTTTTTTAGTTGACGTAATCTTGAAGTGCCACTTCAAGTGTGTCTGTGTTCTCAAGTTCTGACGATTGCTCGTCATAGTATTCGTTATATCGTTTCTCTAAAATTGCAGAAGCTTCACCGTATCCTAAATTCTCTAGGATTCGGATAGCTAACCAGTCAGCTTCTCTCTCCTGTCTCTCGTCGTAAGCTGCCATTCCTCGGTCAGAGCCTCCGTGATTTAGTAGTGAATGCGAAATTTCATGTGCTTCGATTGCCAACAGATGGTCGTCTCCTAGATTCTGAGACTCAACTTCCTGTCCATCGACGAATATTGTTTTTGAAACCATATCAGCGAAAGCAATTCCTAAGCTATCAAATATTTTTGCAACTTTTGCATAGAGCTCATCGTCCGAGAAAAGAACAATGACTGTCCATTCGGGATCAATTTCGCTTTTCCAAACCGCATCCTCTGCGCTTTCAGATAAGTTATACTTCTTCATTTTTGAAGCACGTTGACCAGTTAAGTCTCTCCATAATTCTCTGACGTCTGGCTGGGCAAGTGTATCTGCCTGAACCATTGAGTAAAATTGATTATCTGAATTCTGCATCATTGCGAACCATTCTTCAAGGCTAGGTTTTTTAGACAGAGCCTCAATTCGAGGTTTTAGTCTTCTAAACATTGGAAATAGCTCAGTTTCGTACTTATCTCCAGTTTGTGGATTACGTCCGAATTTTCTGTTAATATCAAGTTCCGTTAACTTCCTTAGGGGTCTTGGATTATGATTTTCATTTAACCAATCGCTATATGTTGATAAAAGTTTCATTACAGGTTTATTTATCCCAAGCGCAGATAAATAACAAGAAAATCATAAGTAATGATTCATAAATATCAACAATGGCTTGATGAATCTGAGAAACTAGAGGCAGTTGATACGCCGGTAACACCAGACGCTCCAGTTGAAGCTCCAGCAGAAGTTCCAGCGGAACCGGTTGCAGAAGTTCCAGCTGAGACTCCAGTTGATGCCGGGATTCCAGCAGAGGCTCCGGTTGAAGACGACACAGCCGAATCAGAAATTGAAAAGTATCAAGAACTAGACACAGCTAGAAGAGATGCAATTAAAGCCTTTAAAAAGAAACAAGAAGAATTTTTAGAAATTCCTAATGAGATTCGTAAGAGTCCAGTCGAAGAGGCTGATAAAACAAAGGTCGAGACATTAAAGAGCGAATTAGTTGAACTTAATAAGACAATGAAAGACTCTATTAAAGCTTGGGACAACTTTAATTCTGAAGCCTTAGGGTTAGCAGATGATGAGACCTCTGAAGAGTACGAACCTTAAAAAATATCAACTCTGGTAACATGAAAAATTTAGTTAACAGTTTTACGAAATTCGTAAACGAGAGCTGGGATCCAAGTGATGCTTTCTCTGGTGAGACTTCAAACTGTTGCGGTGCTCCTATTATGATGGGCGATATTTGCTCTGATTGTAAAGAACATTGTGAAGCAGAAGAAGACGAAGAAGATTACGAAGACGATTATCAACACTAATAACGGACTTAGGACCGTAAAGTTACGCAAGTAACACAAAATCCGAGAAAAGTGTCGCTACCGATCTCGGATTTTTTTATGTGATTAGAATATTATGGGAAAGGTTTGGGTGTGGCCAGTGTGATCTAGTGAGTGACTGTACTGGTTACAGTAACCAAATATTAGCCGAATTTTGCAATGCTCTTGTACCGCTTCTTAATATCTTCGATCTCGGCCATTGCTGCGTTAAACTTGCCCTTGATCTCATCGTTTACTGTGAAGTCTAATATAACTTGACAGTTCGGGCAAACCGATACAGGATGTTGCATTATGAATTGTAGGTCGATACCTAATGGAGTTCTACATGCTGGACAAGGTAATGCCATATTAAGAGGTTTTGTCAGTATGACCTACATCATCTAATTTTTGAATTAACATCTCAACCAGTCTGGAAACGGCTTCAGGTTTTTCGTCCTTTTTGAATTTAACTTTCACGGTTGCCATGCCAGCTTTGCTATCAGAGTTTGGTGCATTACTGTCAACTGAAATATTGGTTACAGTATGCGTGTAGTCAGACGCAGTTGAGACTCCAAGCAGTTTGCAAGTCTCGTCGTCTGCTTCACCAGTCTGCGGAATCCTGTTTTTTAATTGGTAACGCATTAGGGCTTCTCTACATTTTGGGCCAATAACTCCGTCAACTCCATTCTTCTTGGCGCCGGTTTTCCCAAGTAGAGTCTTATATGGCTCTCCTAATTTAACTAGAGCCTCTTGAACTCCACGAATAGTTTGATCCTCAATCTTCTTAAAAATCGGTAAAATATTCTCTTTAAGACTGGATGGTGTCTTATCGTCTGATGCAAGTAATCTGATATCAAAGTCTATTTCCAGTTCTTCTAGTCCCATTGACGAATGGTCAGCTAAGATATAGAGAGGAATTTCCAAGGTCTTGTCTCCGAGCAAAAATGTTTTAGTCAGAGGTTCGCCTTCCGGTGTAAAGTACTTTGAAATAGTATTAATGTGTTGTCTTTCCTGAATACCGAGAACGATTAACGCTGCTTCTTGTAGACCGCCGAGTAATTCTTCTAGATTAATTTTAGCCATAGTTGTGCGATTTGTATTAATAATTATACTACTCAAGCTGAATCGGTTTAAACAAAAAAGAGACCAGATAAACTGGTCTCCTTAGGGGTTTATTGTCCGATTACTGATTACTTGTTTGGATCAGCCGTAAGAGGAATTAAAGTTGGCTCTAACATTTGAGTCAAATAGTCAGAAAGCTTTAACATACCTTCAGTTGCAGGTAATTGCTCAGCGTGTACTTTTACATTGTACTTTGCAGAGTTATCTGTGCTACGTGTGTTCTCTTTGTGAGTCGCAACTTTACCAGCCATGCTCACCGAGTACTTCATTCCCCAGAATCCGCCAGAAGCAGAAGCTTGAATTGAAGATTCAGTATCAGTGCTTGATTTGTCTACTTCAGAAGTTTTTACTTCCATTGAGAATTCAATATCAGCTGATGTGATAGCTAATGAAGGAAGTGGAACTAAAGGTAACATAGGAACCTTTGAGTATAAAGTTTGAACTGTTTGTTCGCCGGTTGTACCGTCAGTAACAACTCGGTTCATTTCTACATCCAAAGAACGAGCTTGAGTTTTGCCGTCTTTGTCTGTTACGAATGCAACTTCAGAAATATATTTCCACGTTACATCGTTTAATTTTGCTTGCCCTTTTGCCATACCTACAATCGGAGACACAATAAGGTCTTCAATTGGTAATCCAGCAAATTGTTGTGCGATGTCTGCCATTTGTAATCTGGTTTTTTTATTATTTATCCAAACACAGTTTCATTATTACTTAACCTTGAACCTATATCCTGTCAATTTCTCTACATCAGCTGGTTTAACCTTCCATTTATCAAGACCCACCGGTTTGTCGGGTGTATTATTAAAAATATAAGCCTCAAACGTTTTTGTCCTCTTAATAAAAATAACTTTCCAACATTTAGTCGGCACTGACGTCGTTCCAATTTTCTTGGCTGCTCCGACTGAACCGCACCATACCATAACTGAATCGTATTGGCTAGCAAGTTCTCTGGTTCGGACCTCTAATCTTTTCCAGTCTCCAGCATTTAAGGAATGGTATTGAGGAGCCATGTTTGAAAAGTAGAAGCACTCTTCTTGTAGAACTGGGCTGCACTGGTTATCTGCAGCCGGGCACATGTGACCTCTATCGGTTCCTGAACCTACATAATCTTCCATAAGATCAGTTTCAGCTGGAAGTAATGGATCTGGCGCGAATCTGTCCTTGCGTGCAACCTTTGAGCCTGGACATTCAAGACGGGCTTTTGTGTCCCACCATTCAACCTTAAGAGAATAGTGTAACTGCTTACTATAATAAGCAGTATAGCCTTTGTGTTCTAATTTAACAGTAGTTGGCTCTGGAACAAAGCCAGTAGCCGTAATTAATAAAATTAGTGATACTATGAATAATTTAACGGTTTTCATATTCTTTATTTAAGGAAATTTTTAATATTAGTCATTGTTTTTTTATTACTAATAATATCTTTATTTACTTTATCAACAATGTATTGAGTAGTAGCCGGTCTTGAATCTGACATGTCGCTTTTCTTTTCATCATCAATCTCTAATTGAACTCTTAAATACTTTTCTAATATTTGTTGACATTCGTAAACAACTGATTTAGAAGAGGCTTGCATCATAACTGTTGTTATAGGTTGTGCCCAATTAGCTATACCCCAACTTTCAGTTTTAATACCTAACGATTCTGAATGATTTCCGGTGCCTAACGATAAGCATTCAATATCTTCTATCTTAATACCCGGTCTTGTTTTAAGAACTTCAGCAACTGCTGCCATTGCTGGATTGTTAATGTAAACACCACCATCCACTAAGATCCGGTCTTTGCCATCAAACACCATTTCGTATGACGGTAAGTAGGTCGGCGCGGCTGACGTAGCCCGACAAACATCTTTTAATCTAACATCAAATCGTTCTTTAGACCATTTAGCAGTTCTAGTTTTAAACATAATAACTTCATTGTTCTTTAGGTCATACGAACTAACGATGATAGGCTTTAGTGATTGCGATATCATCATATCACCAAAATAATTTTCCAATAAACCGTCTAAACCTTTTGGAGAGAATTTAGGATTAAATACTGAATTAACTCCTCTAATTACTTTAGCTAATATATTTTTACTATAAGGGAAAATAACATTACCTTTAGTTGTGTAAAGTTCTATTAGCTGGTCGATTGTTAAATAAGGATTAACTCCGTCTTTCGTACAAGTTAATCCGCATGCAATAATACCGCCAGTTGAGGTACCTACTATGACATCAAATAATTCGTGTATTTTTTTACCTTGCTGATTTTCAATTTCTTTAAGGATAAGTAATGGAACGATTCCTCTTAATCCACCACCGTCTATTGATAATATTCTAACTTTACTCATACGTGTATTTTTATTTTTATTTTTTACTAGGTTATTTATCCGGATTTTAAGTATAATAACTATATGAAAAAGCTAATACATATCATACTTTTTAGTTTTGCGATTAGCGCAACTGCTCAAGATTCTGAAAATAAAATCTTTTTAGAATTGGTGAATGCTCACAGAGCAAGTCACGGGCTTAGTCCAGTAGAATACTCAGCTACTCTCGACTCTGCTGTAACTCTTCATGTCAATTGGATGATACGTGCTGACACATTGGAGCACTACGAATATCCATTAACTCCAGATGGAATTTACTACACCGGCCCTCTTACCCGAATTGAAAAATTTGATCAGGACTGGAAGAAACACTTTTCACGATATAGTTTCAGAGAAAATGTCGGTGCTCATTATAAAATCAGCAGTAATTATAACTCACTAAAATCGGTTAACGTTGATAAATCAACCGTTATTATAATATTCAACGAATGGGTTAAATCAGCTAGTCATAATGCAGCGCTGCTCGACCCAAAAGTAACAGTAGCAGCATTCGATATAAACGGCGGCTATGATACTCAAAAGAACCGATTCTCAGCATACGCAAACTGTCTGTTTGCGGTTAAGCTATAACAAAAAAGCCGAACTAGGTTCGGCTTTTTTCTGGTGTAAATTAGTATTAAAATATCGGGCATGCAGTAGAGCTTCCACCTTTATACATTGGTACTTTAGGTAAAGCGGTTCCGAATTGAATTCTAGGTAACTCAATTTGGAATGATTCATCAGACCATGTAATTACTGAGTTCCATTCTCCACTAGGAGTTGCAGTTGACTTAACTGGAGTAGGTTCGGTTGATGTGATTGTATACGTTAACTGGAAGAACGCAACTGCATATCTCCATGGTCCGTAAGTTGCTTGGTACTCTGGAGTTCTTGCTCCAGGTTTACCCCACTTAGCATCAGTTTTATCTTTATCAGTCCAGTCAGGACCTCTATTCGGTTCAGCTAAATTTTTAGCATCAACGGTTGGTGCAATAGTTATTCCGTTTTCAGTAAGAGCGGCAGCTAGCGCGCTATTAATAGACGCAAGTCTATCGTTTGCTAACGCAACGTTATTTTCCTTCTTTGAGGTTTTATCAGCTGACTTGTAAGTCGTTCCTACTTGTGAAGTACTTGCATAACCCCAAGTTGAAACAGCTGTAATTGTACCGCCGGCTGCTTTAACTGCATCTACTGCAGATTTAACAGTTGCGGCTAATTCAGCTTGAGCAGTAGGTTGAATAGTCACTCCATCATCTGGAAATAACTGTAAACCCTTTTGGAAAGCTGGGCTCTTAGCGTTACCGTTTGCACTTTCAGGATATGAAAAAGCCTGAACAACTGGGGCAGCTGGTGCAGCTGGTGTTCCAGCGACAACTGTAATTTTTTCGTTCTTTGGTGCAATGTATAAATTCGTAGCAACTAAAATTGCTTTATCGAAAGTTACATTAGGATCCTTTTTACGAGCAGCATACGCTTCAGCTTTTGCTTTAAAGTTATCTAGCATAGACTTCTTTTCAGTATCGCTTAACGACATTGAGGCTATCCAGTATTGACTGACTGTTGCTTTATTGGTTCTCTGTGCAATCAGGAATTTAGCAGAAGTTAAAGGATCTACCATTAATTCCTTGCTTGCATTAGTATTTAATCGGTAAGCAGTTAGTGCTTTCTTAAGAGTATCCATGACCTGAGGCTTGGCTAGTTCAGCAATCACATCAATTTTTTTACCGCCAGTATCGAATACTCCATCAGTTAGAGCACCTGGTATAATTGAACCGAATAGAGCTGATGTTCTTAATTCGAAACCTTCAGTCTTTGCAGTCTTTAATAAGTCAACCGCTTGTTTAAGTTGAGCTAGCTTTTCTGGAGTTACCCCAGCCTTTGCACCGTTTGCAATAATTGAATCTGCTACTTTATAAAACATATCTGCTCTAGGAGCTGCACCCTTAACCGTACCGCCGCCTGTCCAGTAATATATCGATTTTAGGGAACGTAATCTGTCAGTTTTAGCAGATGAACTCTTTTTAAGAAGCGATTTGAATAAGTTGAGGTCGCCCTCTCCGTTTTTCCACCATTGCATTACAGATTCGTAAGCTGGGTGAGCTTTTATTTCAGCAGAGTCTGCTGCCATTGCTGCATTTACTAAACCTGCACGATCGCCAGCTTTGTAAAGAGCACCAATATCAGTTCCTTCAGCTTCTGCGATTAACAAGTTTTCGTTTAACCAGCTAGAGTAGCCTTTAATAATTGAATGTTTCATTAACTATGTCTATTTTTATTTTGTACTAGGTTATTTATTCGAGTTTTTAGGTATAATAACTATATAACCAAGTAATAAACAAGCCATGAAAAAATTAGCAATCCTATTCGCAATCCTAATCTCAATCTCTGCCCAAGCGCAACAAGTTAGATCTAGTAGATTAGACTCTTTGATCTGGCAAGAAATTAACGTGTACCGTTTGGGCTTGGGTGGTTCACCAGTAACCAAATTCAATAATGGTGCTTTACGTAAAAGAAGTTATCAGTTAACTAATCTTAATGCAGGTAGACCTGAAATTGATCATACCCGTGGAGACAGTACTTTTGTTGGATATAATACTGAGTGTATCTACATGTATAAGACTAGTGGGACAACTGTTTCTAAAAAATACAGTGTGAATGCTTTAACTGATGAGGTATTGCAGGAAATCGCAAAAATTGTGGTACAGGCTTGGATCGATTCGCCTAATCATAATTTTAGAATTGCAAGTAAATTTGCAGCTGAGTCAACGATTACCACAGTTATGGAATTTGGCAAAGACTCATTTAGAGTAACTGCATCTTACCATGCACTAGATAAAAAGTATTAAGTAAAACACTAATCAAATAAAAAAGGGACTGATATTTCTATCGGTCCCTTTGTGTATTAAGTTTAAACTTATTATTTAGCGGCTGCTGCAGTTAAAGTAAGTTTCAATTCAAAGAATTGAGCTTTTCCTCTAACGTTAGTAGTTGCATTTCCAGTTGAAACAGCAGTAGTCTTAGTAGTTTCTACAGCTTTAGGCTTAACTGCATTTTTTTCAATGTTTAGGTCAACGAAACGGTCAGCTGCATTTGCAGGTTGACCACTTGCACCGATTGACCATGCAACTTCGTATGCATCAAAACCTGGATGTCCTTTTGCTTTAAGTCCAGAGTTAAGAGCATTCATGAAAGCAACACCACGACGGTAAGCAAGATCTTGATTTTTAGTTGCATCATCCTTTGGAGTTACTGCACCAGTTCCGTCAGCCTTAGGCATTTGTTTACCGTTCCATTCAGTACTTGCACCAGAAGTTAAAGTAAATTTATCAGGGCGTGATCCTGCTGGGAATTTAGCTAAACATAACTCTACTGCTTTTGCAACCTCAGCTTGAATAGCTGGAGTAACTTGGTCAGAACCAGCTGCGAATTCTGCAGCGAATTTGCCAGTAACTGCATCGGAACCTCCAGTTTGAGCAACGTCTACTTTAAGATCCTTACCTGCAGCAAGGTCGCCAAGTAATTGTTGAGTGTACAAATATAGATTGTCAGCGTCTACTACTGGAGTAGTTGTAATATCTAGGTAACCGTCTTCTCCCATTCTTTGGCTCAAGATGAATTGACCTTGACCCATTTCAAATGCATTTTGGTTATATGCGTTAACAAATCCCAACAACATACCTGTACTAGAGGTTGCTTTACTCCAACGTGGATCAGTATCAATTTCCAGTGAATTAATCCCAATTCGACCCTGAGTCATGATTCTACCTGTACCGTCAGCTCCAGGATTGTAGTCCACCGTTGTTTTGCTGTAGGCAATTTTTGATTGACCTGCAATCAAACTATCAAGAGTAGCGGTAACTACTTCGTCTAGGCTCTTACCGCCAAAGATTCCCAAGAAACCTTTTTTAGCCGTTTGGCCGTGTTTAGCAAGGCTTCCCAAAATTTCTTGATGAGCCTCTTTCTTTTTAATGTTTTGGATGTTAGACTTTGCAACCTCTTGCGTGAATAGTCTAAATTGTGCTCCAGCTTGACTTGCGATGTACTGATCGTATTTTGCCTCGTCAATGCTAAAGTCATCAGTACTGAGAGTAACTGAATCGATTGACCAGTTTTCGTTTATAGCGTTTAGGTTTTCGTTTAACCATTGGCTATAGCCTTTAATTAAGTTCATAGTATACTAAAATATTTTAAGTTATTTATCTTGAGCAGGTTCCCATTTTTTTATTACCTGAACAGCTTTCCGACTGATTAGGCGACCGTCTCACCGGTACATAATAGTCACGGGTCTTCCGCAGCTTCACAGAGGTCTCCACGTCGCGGCCCCGCCTAGGGGGTTTTTGCGGCGGTGCAGGCACGCCCAATCTTTTTCAGGCCGGGCGACCAATTGCCGGGATTCTTTGGTACCTTAACCTTAAATCAAAAATAATTTGTTTAACATGAGAAAATCAAAAGCAACCGCAGCTACCAAGGTATCTGCACCAGCGGTAAAGGCCGCAACTCCTTCAACAACAAAGACCGCAAAAACTGCGAAGTCTAAAAAATCTACTGGGTCTACTGTTTCAGCGGTAACCGTAACAGCTACCGTTTCAACGGGTCGTAATGCTGGCCGTAAAGGTATGAGTTACGCAAAGTTAACTCCAGCTCAAAAGTTAGAGGTAATCTCTGCTCGCAAACGTCGTGGAGATAACTCAATGGTAGCTACGAAATTAGGGGTAGACTCTAAATTGGTAAGCGCTGTCGTAACTGGCCGTAAGTCAGACATGCGAGTTATGAATGCCCTATACAATACTGTACGTGGCCGTAAGGTAACTGCATAACACAACACTTAGCCCAAAACAAAGAAAGGGGATCCTCAGAAGGGATCCCTTTTTGGGGTATATAGATAACTTCATGAAAACGGTATATGTGTGGCTGGGGGTTACCCTGTGGTTCCTAGCTATTATAGTCTACTCCGGATTGAAGAGGATAGAACGTAGAGGTTAAGGTTATCTTAAGAGATCCAGTCGGGGTACAGATCGCCCGCTGGGTACTTCCCGCCAGGTCTTGTCTCCCAATTCCCAAATAAGATCTACATCGTGTTCTTTAGCTAGATTCATGATAAACCCGTCAACAAACTCAACATCTCCAGGCTCGTCGGCCTTGACCATGCGAATAAGTTCAGCCGGTGGATACTCGTACCAAGAGTCCTCACCGTCAGCATTGGGAGCCGGATAGGCCTCCATGAACCAACACTTCATAAAGGTTTCTAGATTACCGGAAAAATCCTTTCGACCAATCTTTTCCCAGTCTACCCGGACTATCAGCACACGAAACCCAGGAATGGGAATCCCCAGCCTATGGAGTTCCATCTGATCGGTGTAATTCTGAGCCGACTCAGTTAGCGCAAATCCATTGAAATCGGTAATATAATTCTGCATGTGGTTATTTATACAGCCCCTACCCGGGGGAGAATTTGCTCCAGGCAGAGAGTCTAGCTCGGGGAGAATTTCTAAAAAGCTATTAGGTAGACGAGGTTTCCTCGGGTAGTTTAGACCGGGAATCCGCAGATACCAAGGACCTCGACGGAAATCGGCTGCATTGGCCAGAGCGCTATTCCCAGGCCGTGGAGAAATCAGAAGAAAGTAAAGTGCAGCACACCGCCTCCTGGAGTACTTTTTTTATGTCAGCAAGGTCACTCCTGGAGCACTTATTCAGCTGCCCGGTACCACTCCTGGAGTCACCTGGGTACTGCTCCTGGAGTCACCTGGCCGGTGACCCTGGCCGGCTCCTGGGGGCTGTCCTGGCCGGTACTATTCAGCCGGTACTGGACCGGTCCGGCTACTGATCTGGTCCGGACTCCGGCAGATCTTAGCTAGTTCGGATCCAGCTGGCCGGGTCTAGAGCAGGCTAGTCGTTATTCCGCCCGGCCAAAAGTTGTTAGACCCCGCCGAAAGTTGTTAAGCCCCGCCGAAAATTAGCAACTACCCGTCTTTCTGCTCTAGAGCTTAGAACTTTGGTCTACCGCTGTGTATAAGAAATATAATTACAGATTAGAGATGAGTCAAGTTACAGAGTATTTAGTTGCGGAATTCCTAAGAATTCTAGACCGCAGCGGCCGGGACTGGCACCGTATCCAATGGGCAATACGCGGATTGGAAGCAGAGGTCCGGGCGTCAATCGCCCAGGACGATCCTTGGTCCGAGGAGTTAGAAGAGTATTTAGAGTCCAGAATCGTGGAAGCCCTGGTCCTCGCAAGAACCGAGGCAATAGGCTTAGAGGAGTTTGAATGGGCGCATGAAATAACGGCCAGGCTGGTAGAGCTTGGAATAGAACCTAAAAAAACCGAATCTGAATATGTACAATGCTAACCGACCGGATGTTATAGACCAAGAGATAATTCTCGAGCTTAACGGGCCGGGTCTAATTGACTGGACCGGAATACAGGCCAGACTCCTGGACAAGAAGATAAATGTAGAACGCGGACTTCTGCATAGACGTTGCAAAGAGCTGTTACGCTCTAGAGCCAGGGAACCTTGGCTATGGAGAGAGTAAGATATAATATTATTAAACAAAAATAACCCATAGGATTATGAATTCAAAAAGAACAGAACAGATTGCAACTATACTTGGAGCTCTAGCGATTGGCTTGCTGGCTTCTATCGTTGTTGCTTTTCCAGTAAAATGGTTGTGGAACTGGTTGGTACCCGAAATTTTTGGTGCTAAACCAATTAGCGCAGTGCAGGCTTGGGGTCTAGTATTCCTTGCCCATCTTATTTTTCCAAAGACCAAGTTAGAGTCTAAGAAATAAGAGTAAATCTTTTTAAAAAATAATAGACCCTGGATTTTTTAGATTCAGGGTTTTTTATTTAGGGTCTGCTCGCTTGAAGCCTGCACAGTTAAGCATTTACCCAATGTATTAGATGTTATTGGACCGTAGTGCATAATGCCAATCGCTAGCGCTGAAGTCGAAGACGGCTTGGCCGGAACCAGATAAGCAATCACTCCGCCGGTAGTCATTTCCCAAGTAAAACCAAAATTAGAGTTTGGGTTCCATGCGGTTGAGGTTGAAATCCTAAAAATTCCAACCTCTACTCCAGCTCCAGCCGGTATGGTGGGCGCGGTCTCGTTGGTAAAGATATTAGTTGCGGAAGAGAAATTTAACTTTCGCTGGCCTGAAATATAGGGCAAGTTAGCAGTTACTCTAGGCCAGCCCAACCAGGACCGGTCAATATTATTATTCAGTGCTTTCCATGTTATAGTTCCAGTTGTTATCTTTGGGGAATGAACTCCTCGAATAATCAACGCGTTAAATTTAACGGTTGTCGTATTGGTATTTGTTAATCTAATCAGGAAGTCTGCCGTGTTTTCAGTTGAGGCTAACCATTCCATGTCTAGTCTGATTGAGACGGTTGGCGCGATGCTAGTTAACTCTTGTAATCTTTGGGTCTTTTTGTCTATACTCATTGTTTTTATTATTTTTTAAATTTGAGCTAGACGTTTCAACAACGGTTATACTTTTATATATTACCGGTTAATAACTCTACTGAAAATAATTCACAAAAAGTTTTTGGGTCTCAAAGATTAGTATTATATTTACAGTATAACCAATTAAACTACAGTACTATGGGCAATGAAGTAATCGCAAAAGACAAGCAGGACTGGTGGAGACTTGTAAGACAGGATCTAGCCCAGTGGAATCTAAAAAACCACAATGAAGATAACCTAAGTATTCAAGATTGGATAGGCGAGGTGGGTCCGAAGATCCACGGAGGTATTGCGTTTAGAGACAGATACGGAGATTGGGATGTATCCCTTTCGGACCATGATGAAGATGAAGAAGACTCTTGGTAATTGTTAATAACTTCTGAAAAATAAATCACAAAAAGTTTTTTAGTCTCAAAAGTTCTTGTTATATTTACTTTATAAATCAAACCAATTAAAAACAAAACATTATGAAAAAGGGAATTATCTTAGAAGGAGTTATGATGGTATGGGCGTTCACGCTAATGGCAATGGTCGTAGTAGGAATTGGATACGCAGCATTTAATGTCTTAACTGGAAACGTACACGGAACTGCAAGTTTTGAATTTTAACCCGTAAAATCTAGCGACATGACAGACAGACAAAAAGCAGTAGCCAGCCTTGAAAATCTTAGAGCACAAGGAATTCAAGAATCAGCGATACTCGATTTCATTATTAACGATTACCTAACCGGTTCAGAAGCAAGAGCCACGTTAGTAGCAGCAGAGTTAGAGTTACTTCCATTTACTGGATTCGAAGAAGATTAACCATTACTGAAGAACTGATGTACTGGGCCGAGAGATCGGCCCTTTCTTTTTTTGGTAAGATATACTTTATGAAGAAGATAGATTCAAAGAATATAGTTAGAACAGTTGCTGATAACCGCGAAAGCTTTAACCGGTATTTGCAGGAAATCCGCCGGACTCCGGTTCTCTCGAGCGAGGAAGAGATAGCATTGTTTAGGCGGTTTAAAGCTGGAGACCCGACCGCGGAACAGCGGATTATAAAAGCGAATCTGCTTTTTGTAATTACGGTTGCCAAACAGTATTCAAGCCTAGTCAACAAGACCAGCCTAACACTGGAAGATCTGGTTTCTGAAGGTAATCTTGGTCTGGTCAAGGCGGTTCACAGGTTCGAGCCGGACCGTGGGTTTAAGTTTATATCATACGCGGTTTTTTGGATTAAACAAGCAATACTAGATTGTCTTCAACATAATGTCAAGACGGTTCGTGTTCCAAACTCTGCCCAACTAATTGTAACTCGGGCTCTAAAAGCGGCGGAGCAGGTTGAGCACAAGACCGAGCGTAGCGCAACGTTTGAAGAAATAGCAGATATCGTAGCGGCGGATCCAGCAATGTCAGATACCAAGGTAACTGCGTCTAGAATAGCTGAGGTCTTAACCGCAACAAGTTGGGAAAAGAGTCTTAATCAAAAGATAGACCCGGACTCGAACGAAGAATTTATAGACAGCCTTGCTTCAAGTATATCAACTGATTCAGATCTGCTTGGTCTCGAGAAAGAGTCTGTGGTTGAAGCAATGCTCAAAACCTTGAAAGGAGATAATCGCTTGTTTATAGTAAAGCATTACGGTCTCGATGGATACCAACCGACTCCAATAAAGACAATAGCGGAAGAATTCGATTGCAGTGTCGAGACGGTTAGACAACGGATTAAATTATCTTTTAAATTATTAAAGAAGAATCAAAAAGATAAGTTAAGATATTTTAATCCTAATTTCCGAGAGTCAGCCATTGCATATACCCCGTTTGGCAGCGGTTGGTAAATTGTTAATAACTCTAGGATAAAATATTTTCTAGTATCAAAGATTATTATTATATTTGTATTATAACAACTAAAACCAGAAACCATGCAAAAATTCTTAGCTAAATTATTCTTTGGAGAACCACAAGGAGAAACAATTGATTTAACGTACGGAACTCTACGCGTTGCGCGCACAGTCGAGCCGGACGAGAAATTAGGATTCAACGAGTTTTGGACCAGCGTCTATGCGGAAAACAAAAGATTAAACGGATACTAAGCTATCCGAATCTCTTTCTCTAGAAGCCGGGTCCAATGGGTCCGGCTTTTTAGTATAATAATTATATAACAAACGGAAGGAGAAACAGACCATGCAAAATATAAGCTCAGATAAAACAAAGATCTTATTGGATTTAACCGATCTAGCACAGAGCTTGATTATCGGCGGTCTAAAAAAACAAGAACCTGAATTATTGGTAATCGGCAAGACTCTACTCGCAGCAATTGGTGCAGTAGAAACGGAAGAAGGAATTCAGCTTTTGGAATCTATGATTAAAGAATATTCTGCTCGAGCAAACGAGCCGGTGCAGAAGAAAGAAGAAGACTCGTTAAGCTCAATGCTTGCTGGTCTTGGAATAAGTCTTAACTAAGACAAGGAGAGAATCCTCGTTGGAACGAGGTATTTGACAAAAGTGAGGACGAAACGCTGTACGTCAAACAGTTGCTTGAGTTCGTCCATCCGGTTCGAATCCGGATCTCTCCACAACAACTATTGGTTTGGTTGATTGATACCTCATTGGAATCTTAAGATAAGATTCCTTTGTGGGTTAAAGAGAAAATATTTAAAAATAAATTTTTTAGTGTCAAGTATTCTTTTTATATTTGTACTGTATAATAATATTAATTAACTTTAAAACCAAAAAAGAAATGGAAATTAAATTAAATCAAAAAGAAGCAGAAGAATTTTTTCATACTGCTCTTTGCAACGGGCTAGGCTATATGTCAGGCTATGGATTAGATCTTACTTTCGAGAAGGCGGATTACGAAGAAGCGCGCAAGAAATTGGAATCTCCTTGTTACGAAGATGTCTTGTTACAGATTTTACGAGACGGAAAAGGTCTAACTATGGTAGACGAAGAATGCGAAGGAGAATATACGCGAACGATTACGTTAGCTGATGTCCATGCTCGAGTGGATAAAACTCCATTGAGATTCTTGTTGCAAATGGTTGAAGAAAACGACGATGCGGAAACGGCGGACGTAATTATTCAAACCGTATTTTACGAAGACATTATCTTTGGATAAAACTTTTTTGAAAATAAATGAGCCGAGATTTTTTAGTCTCGGCTTTTTTTGTTATATTTGTATTAACCAATTAAAACAAGAAAATATGTACAGTTTAAAATGTAATTACTACACCAAAGAATTTCGCTCAATCTCCGAATTACTGGACGACGTGCTCTCGAGCGGCATGGACCCAAACTATGAAATTACCTGCGACGGCCGCGGAACCGGCGAAACCGCATGGGACCTCATCGGCGACGAAGCCTAAAATTATTTTAAAAATAAATGAGCCGGGATTTTTTAGTCTCGGCTTTTTTAGTTATATTTGTATTATGAAAAATCAAGAACAGAAACCAGCTTGCCAACACGTAAATACCTACGTTGCGGTTCGTCATGCTTCAGGAATGAAGCTCGTAAAATGCAGAGACTGCGGTAAATCAGTATACTGCGGATAATTATTAATCTTTTAAAATCTAGAAACTATGGCGTCTAACATAACATTTACAGTTGAATACACGGATTCACGATCTCAAACCGGTAGAATTTCCGCAAGTGTTGATATTCCAATGGAGCTTCATGAGAGCTTAAATCGAGACATGCAGTTCGGTGGTCAAACATTTTCCCGATGGATAGAGAATAATTTGATTCCTAACATTATATCCGTGATCGATCCCTCGAGACCGTGGAGAGTTGTCGATCCATCCATCCAACGAGTTTAAAAATAATTCACAAAAAGTTTTTTACTGTCAAGTATTCTGCTTATATTAGCTTTATAATTAAACGGTTCGCCTAACAAGCGCAGAGGGTATACTCCGACCTACAATAAACTTTTTAGATTGTTAATAACTTTTCTGAAAATAATTAGCCAAAAATTTTTTATTGTCAAAAGTTCTTGTTATATTTACTTAATCAATTAATTATTACCAATATGATAAATCCTAATCACTTCGCTATCGCTGCCCTTGCTGGAAAAGCACAGTTGACTATTACTAATCCAACTACAGGCCAATGGATAAAAATCAAGATGAAACGCCGCAAGGACCGTACAACTGGCCAGCTAAGCAACTGTTACTTCATGAGTCTTGCTCTATTGGGCGACGGCGAAATCGGCTACCGCTACGTTGGAGCCTTCTTCTCGGATACTCGTCGCTTCAAGCGAGCAGCGAATATTTCGGATAGAGAAATCCAAATCACGGACTGGTTGGTGAGAGTGCTATCGAATCCAGCTAGCCTACGCAACACAGAAATCCAGCATGCTGGTGCCTGTTGCAAGTGCGGCCGCAAGTTAACCCACCCGGAAGTATCGAGTCTGGTTTTGGATTGGACCGGAATGTTTTCAATCGACTTACGGACCTGGAACTTTTGGGTCTAAGAGTTCTATCCCAATTCGGATTCCTGCCTACCGCATAGTCGGACTCCCTAGTAAAATAAGTCATAATAAATTTTTTAGTGTCAATTATTCTTTTTATATTTGCTATATCAATTAACTCTTAAATCAAACCAACATGAAAAATCAAATCATTAACTCAGAAAGAATCGGCCAAGTAGACTTTATAACAGGTCAAGCAGGCGAATACCGCGCAATCGTTAAAGTTCAGGCCGGATTCATGACGGTAGTAAACGACCATGGAATCCAGTCTAAATGGTCTAGCGGCGCAAGCTGGAAGACAGCAATGGATGTTTTCCGCGGATTCAAGAAGGGAGCTTTACAAACCATCGAGTTCAGAGCGGAAGGCTTTAATACATGGTTAACTGTCTTCGCCCGCAAAGGTAACACGATAATCCTAATGGATACTGCAATGTTTCTTGAAATGGAGGTAGGCGATATCAATCAGGACTGGTCTAATAGTAATCTATACAGTCAAACTAATTACAGACTGTGTAACGCTAAGACTTGGGCAGACAAAGCGTTCGTCCGAAACAGCCAAGAGGAAGTAGCTGCTTAACTCCCTAGTAAAACTTTTTAAAAATAAGTCATAAAATATTTTTTTATATCAATTATTCTTTTTATATTTGTATCATATTAATCAATTAAAAAATCAAACCATGAAAAATACAAGATTCGAAACAAGTGCGGGACTACCCCAATACTTTAAAAGCCTGGACGGATTGGCTAGACCGTTAAGTAAATGCGAAGAAGGAGCGTTAGCTGACAGAATCCAGTTAGGAGATGACGAAGCGCTTAACTCCCTAGTCACCGCGAACCTTAAGTTCGTTGTAACCTTAGCCAACAAGTTTATTGGTATGGGTCTGCCAATCGATGACCTCATCCAAGAAGGAAACGCTGGTCTAATCGAAGCCGCTCGCAAGTTTACGTCAGACAAAGATGTTAAGTTTATTACTTACGCTCAGTTCTGGATTCGCAAGCGTCTTAACCTTGCTCTTTGCGACTTGGGAAGAACCGTTAGAATTCCAGTAAATCAGGAATACGATCTTTACAAACGTAAAATGAAAGGCGAAGAAATCAATCTTACTAACGTTGCGATTGACAAACCAGTCGGGGACGAGGACAGTGCAACAACAATCGGCGACTTGATTCTTAAGACCGATTTCGCTGATCCATTCGAGAACCAAGAGAGAGACATGATTCTTGCCCGATTACTTGGCAAATTAAAAGCAAGCGATCGCCAAATCGTAGAGTTATTTTATGGATTGGTTGGCGATGGATTATCAACAAAAGAAATTGCAGAGTTAATTGGTAAGACTCCATCAGAAGTAAATCGTTCTCTTAAAGTTGCTAGAGCGCAAATGAGAAAGGAGGTAGTATCATGCTAACAATGGAACACGCAAGTACCATGGCCGAGATGGCGGTAGATATACTCTTTGCAGAAGGAGATCTATTTAAAGGTAAGGTAGATAAGGACTCCCTAGTAAAAGAGATCCAGGCAGCAACCTTAAAGAAGCTGGTTATAGAAGATTCAGACTTCTTAACCGAAGAAGAGTTCCAAGCCTGTCTGGAAAATGCCAAGAAAAACAGTAACTAATATTTAAAATCTAAAACCATGTATAAATTAGGAAACAAATGGTCGCACAACTTCGACTACGACGGAATGCTAAAGGCTGGCTCGGAAGTAACAGTGGATACTTCTCTAGAAGACTTGGAAAAATTGCACGATTCTTTTGAAGATGTCAATTACCATACGGAATCCGAACCGCTTTGGAACGCAATCATTGCCAAGCGAAACGGATTCGACGGACCGTACTTTACACAGAGTATTAACGAGTTCTCGAGTCTATGCAAAGAGTGTTTAACTGAACAATAATAATCCATCTTTTAACTAAAGGGGTCAAGGCGAGAATCTTTGACCCCTTTTTTAGTATAATAGATATAGCCAAAATAAATAAAAAGGTTATGTCAGACTTAAATAATTATACAAAGATTCTATTGGACCTCATCCATCTAAGACAGACGGATTACTCGGCCTTTATGAATCGCTTGTACGAAGCCTTGACTGGAGAATTTAAAGATGTAATACATGATAAGAGTCCAGTTGAAGATAAGACTCAAGCAATATGGACTATGATAAAACATTTTGAGAAGAACGAAGAGTTCGAGAAATGCGCTGACTTGAAGAAGTTAGCTGACGAATTAGATCCAACCTATAAACCCGTAAACCACTAACCTATGCCAATGTGTATCCTAGCAGGAATCCTAGTTATAGTAGCTATCCTGTACAATTTCAAGAAAGAAGAATATTAATAATTGATTATTGGTTTGATCAGTTGATAAAGAAAGGGTTCTCGAAAGGAGCCCTTTTCTGGTTTCTTAGTATAAGATATAAAAGATAATACTTATTACAAATGGCAGTTGCATTAATTAAACTTACAATGGGTACCCGAATTCTAGAGTTTACCCCAGCCCAGGTTCAGGTAATTGAATATAATTCTGGAGAAAACAATATCCGTATTGCTCTTGTCGGCGGATACACAATAGACTTCGTAACGCCCAGCCCGGCCGACGCGTTGGCCAAGCTGACCTTGCTCGAGACAGCTATGAACAGTGGAACCGGTATTGCGTCTATCAACGATCTCAACACGGCGGCTACGACAACAACTACGACCGCTGCTCCTCCTACTACGACCTCTTCTCCTGGCGGACCGTCCGCTTAACTTCAAATTGTTAATAACTTTAGTTGAAAATAATTGTGAAAAAGTTTTTTAGTCTCAAAGATTCTTTTTATATTTACTCTATATTAATCAATTAAAAAACAAACCATGGAAAAATTAGTTTTAGTTAGATTCGGACAAGCACCAAGTCCAGTAGTATCAAGAGCATTAGCACCACACATCGTTGGTCAAGCAGTTGCCGTTCCTGTCCCAGGCGCGATCCTTTCAGTATTCAATACAGATTCTAATTTGGATCGGGTATGCGATGACATCAAGGAGACCGGAGCGTTCTTCATCTTAGCTCGATTCAACGATATCAATATCGAGTTACCGGAAGAACTTATACAAGTAATCCACAAAGCAATGGGGACCTCAACTCCAACTCCTCACGAGACCGAAAGAGTCTATACAATGGACGAGTTGTTAGACCTCATCTCGAAAAACGGAATTGATTCTTTAACCCAAGATCAACGTCAACAATTAGAGAACCTCGGATAGGGGTTCTTTTCTCGGTTAAATATAATCAAATAATTAATTCTTATGAAAGAGATTCTAAGGTTATACATCGAAACAAAAGGTCAAGAGACCTGCGTTAAAGACCCAAAGGAAATGATAAAGATTCTTTCCAAATCCAAAGCAGACATAGACCTAGACTTCGAGTACGGCGGTCGTGTAAAGATGGGTTCAAGTCGAGAGTTCATAGGCCAAACAGTAAAGGTCGGAGACCACGAACTTGAAATACCAGCCCACTAATTGTTAATAACTTTCCCGAAAATAATTAACCCCGGATTTTTTAGATTCGGGGTTTTTTTTGTATATTTACTCTATAATTAAACGGTTCGCCTAACAAGCGCAGAGGGTAGACTCCGACCTACGTGGTACCCAGAAGTTATGAACACTCAATTGTTAATAACTTTTTTTAAAAATAATTCACAAATAATTTTTTAGTGTCAAAGTTTCTGCTTATATTTGTACTATATTAATCAATTAAAAACAAACCAATATGCAGACATCATTTCAGCCAATCACACCGGAAGTTTTAAAACAAAGACTCCACGTAGCAATCACGAAGTTCTTCTTCGTAAAGAAAGATGGATCCCTAAGAGAAGTAATGGGAACCACTAATTTGAACCACATCCCCGCGGATAAACACCCACAGGGCGTACGAGAAACGCCACCATCTGTAATCGTGTTCTGGGATCTCTTAGCGGGAGATTGGAGAAGCGCTAAAGTAGAAACTCAATTCTTTATTAACCACTAAAACCAAAAGGATCATGGCAACACAAGAAGCAATAGACGAAGCAAAGGAATTATTCGGCGAGGACGTCGTATTCCAAGTAATGGAGGTAGTCGCAATGTCTGACGCAGACGGAGCCTACACAATGTTCGAAGATCAAGGAATGTTTGAATTCGCTGAGGCTGTAGAGTTCCTCTATTTTTAGAGAAAACTGTAGCCCAAATAGATAAAACTGTAGTACATTAGTATAAACAATCAAACCAAAATAATTATGCAAGAACTTAAAATCGGAAAAAAAGAGTTAACTGTTAGAAACTTCTTCGAGCGCCACCACAACGGCCGAGTTCCTAACCTAACCGTACAGCAACTGTACACGCAGTTCATGACGCAAGAAGCTGACTGCACAGGAATATCATACGGATTATTTAACGGCGTAATTAAGAAACTACGCTTCGAGACGGGAGACTCCCTAGTCCCCGGTCCAGGCCAAAGCACTGTCGCACGTCCAACCGCCGAAGCCCAAGCAGACGCAGACGTTGAGATCAGCGACGAGCCAGAGATCTTCGAGATTGGAGCAATGGATTTTCCAGACTTCAAGAAGTTCTTAACTGGATCTGTGTTCGACAAGTTAATGTCTGACCATGACGAAGAAGGAGGAGTATTCGCTGGTACTGCCAATATTGTTATCGGAGAGTCGGGAGTTGGTAAGTCAACTATTACATTAGACCTCTTAGCTAAGATTAAACAGAAGCAACCGGATGCGAAGGTCCTCTACATCTCAAGTGAAATGACACGTAACGATCTTTACTTCTATTACAGAAAGATGCCGATCATCGAGACAATCCCAACCCTCTTGATTATGGATTATCTAATGGGTCGTTTCGACAAGACCTTGGAGAAGGCAATCAACGGAGACTACGACGTAATCCTAATCGACTCGCACCAAGACATTATTGTAAAGCTGAAAGATGTTCTAGGCTGGAAGAGTACCAAAGCCGAGACATGGTTAACTAACCTCATCATCGAAGCTGCGGACAAGAAAGGAAAAGCAATCTTTGCAATCCAACACATGACTAAAGGCGGACAGTACGTAGGCTCGACCTACCTCAAACACGCAACCACAAGCATGATGGAAATCCGCAAGGACGAAGCCGGCCGCCGCTACGCTGAATTTACAAAGAACCGCCGTGGAGGTAGCCTAGTCGGCAAGCGATTGTACTACTCCCTAGTAGACGGAGAGGTTAAATGGGACGAGAACGCATGGAGACAGGAGAATGTTGTAGCAGATCTTGCGGAACAAGAGTCTGACCGCCGTCAACGATTGGAAGGAGAGTTCAACAATCTTTTCCTAAGCGTAAAACGCCCAGCAACTGACGAGACCCCGACCGCAACTGAAGTAGAATAGTCGGAAACTGTTGAAGAAAATTTAGTATATTAATCTTATAAAAAACAAATAGAAAATGATAAGTCAATCGCAATTCGATCAAGCCAAAGCGGACCTAGCAGGAAACAATCCACTAGTGAAACGCGTAAAATTATCTGATATTGTCCTTAACGACAATTCAATCAAACACAACTCTATCGAGATAGAGGGTTCACGTGTCCCTGTGTCCAACAAGTTCTTTAATAGACTAGGTCAAATGGTTAACCTTAACGCCGGCCTAATCAATAAGATGAACAAGAACGAGGACAAGGATATTGAGACCAAGTTGTTGCAGACTATAAAGTCTTATTCAGAAACCAGAGACGGAGCAAAAGAGTTCCTTCTTATCGGAGACGCTGGAAGCCATCAGGTAACCAATATTGTCCGAGCTGATAAGTACAATAGATTGTCTAATGAGACTCTATTCGCGACAGCCGAGACCATGATGAATGAAATCCCGGACATGCATATCGAGTCAATCGACAACAACGGGCCAGGCGGAGTAAGTATAAACCTTATCCACGGCAGCCAAGTTGGCTACGAGAGAATCGGTAAGGACGAGGTCTTCAGATTCGGAGTATCCTTGGTAAATACCGGAACCGCAAGTCGAGTGGACGATTTCTTCTACCGTCTGTCATGCGCAAACGGTGCAGTCGCTAGAAACCTAAACACTGCGTTCGAGTTTGGAAACGGCGACGATGCTTTCCGCAAGTTGCTAGACCAAATGAATGGTTGGGCCAAGACCGGGTTCGTACCTAAAACTTTCCAAGACAGATTGGAGCGAGCAATGGTAACCAAAGCAAGCTACGCCGAAGTTGAGCGAGCTCTACACTCGGTAACTGGAGCTATCGATAATAAAAATTTCGATATGCACGCTAAATTAGTACGTGGAGCTGAGGAACAATTCTTTCCAGAGTACGATGCGGCAACCAAACGAATCTTCCGTGCAGGCTTTAACTCTATGCAGTTGACCGATGCTCAAAAGAAGTTCATCAAGACTGATGCAACTATCTGGGACGTTGTTAACGAGTTGACATGGATTGGAAGTCACGATACAATCTTCGACCTGAAGAACAATAAAAACTTCAAGGTAGCGGGTGGAAGCCTCTTCACTAAAACATGGGACCTTGAGCACGCAGGATTAGCTCAAATCTAAACACTAAATACAACTATGACTACCCTAAAAGGGGTCCTCAGAAGGGACCCCTTTTTTGTGTGAATAGGGATCACTCCCTAGTCCCATTACCCCTGACCAACTGATCTCTTAAGGTAGTTCTTAGCCGCCTTGCTGCGAGAGCTCTTGCTCTTTGCATGCACGCCCGGACGTTTACGTTTAGAGCTCGGTCTGTGTACAGAACCGGTAGCTCCCGCTTTTGCTTTAGCCATCAGTGATATTATATTTTCTTATTATTTAATCCCAAAATCCGTGCAGTCCCGGCATGGGTTCTGGACCCTACCCCAGCTCGAGGGGTTTTCGCGCACAGTAACCTTCAACCGCCGGAAATAAATAACCTTATGAAAAAGGAATTAGCAGCAGAGGATCTTGATTTTATCAGATTCTGTATAGAAGAACTGGAGATCGAGACCAGCCCCAATATCAGCATAGGCGACGACCATAACAAGGCCAAGCAGGTCCGAGCTATGGGTTACTATACACCAGTGGATAACCAGATCTGGGTACTACGCGGACTCCGGGTAGCAGCTGACTGGTACCGGACCCTAGCCCATGAATTGGTACATTGGCGCCAGCGCGAGTTGGGCCAGCAGATGGATGGTTCGGATGGGTCAGACCTGGAGAATGAAGCTAATTCTAAAGCTGCAGTCCTACTACGTGAATGGGGCAGAAGGGATGAAGCAATCTATAGCGAACCAGTGGTGGAGACTCAGGATGAAATGAGTAGTCCACGGACGCAATACTACCTGGAGTACTATGGTAACCTTAGCCCATCAGGCTTCAGTCTCTCTACTGTAGGCGAAGAGGTCCGGATTACAATTCCCCCATCAGATTCCTGGCCTCAAGTATAAGGTTAGTAAGGTCGTCTTTAATCTCGTCCCTGTACTCTTGTCTGTGCAGGGTTTTTTGTATAACATGTAATTCAACACCGTGCCAGGTTAGGAATCTCTCGAATAGATCTGCACCAGCAAAACGAGCCATCCGGTCCGGGGTTTCCATAACAACCATCGAGACCCGCTTGCGCAGGACAGACTCCATAATCTTGTCGAATCCGCCCCTACCTTCTAGGCTACCGGCCTTACCGATATCCCCTATAACCTGGTCTACCCTGATCCCGGCCCGGGTACAGTACTCTAGGACCCTGTCCTGCTGAGCCTGCAGCCGCTTCTGGCTAGAGACACCGGCCTTGCCCTGGTCCGGGATTCCAGCCGCCCGGCAGTATACTATCACCTCTCGAGTTTGAGGTAGTCTACTCCCTAGTAGGTAGAGTAGCTGCTGCTTGTCGTAGTAGGTCCGCCCGTTTATAGAGTTCTTCCACTTATCCACCCGGCCCTGGGCTACGTAACCTTCTAGAGTCTTCAACGAAACCCCTAGGAATTCCGCGGCCTGCTTCTTGTACATGAGTTCCCCGCTAGGGAAGGGTCTTAGTTCTTGTGTTTGTTCCTGTTCCATGGGGTTATTTATCCGGGTACCCAGCTGCTGGTCGAGAAGTCCACGGGCCCGGGTTCCCGCGGTTTCCGGCTAGACCCCGCCTACTCGGGCCCCTCTAGACTCTGGGGCTTCCGGTCGGGCCGCGGAGCCGAGGCAGGGGTTACTCCCTAGTCCCCATAAATGCACAGTCTGTATCCTTTGGGCGCTGCCAGCTGCCTGTACTCCCTAGTCCCGAGTAGGCCGGTGGTTGGCTGGGCAGGCTGGGGTCCGGGTCCTGGCCTAGGTAAGAGTCCGGTACCTTGGTCTTGGCTAGTCTAGGTCTGGGTCTATAGGATAGGGTTCTGAATAGGGTTGGGTATAGGGTCTGGTATACCCGTTATTTTTCTTTTTATGTATATAAGTAGACAGAGTCTTGCCTATAGAGTTTCTTCTTAGAGTAGTATAATTTCTTAGAGTAGTAGGGCGCGCCTCTAAGCTTTGGGACGCAAACGTACCCATGGCCCGGGCCTGGACCCATTGGGTATAATAGACTCTATAGTCAGGTGGCTTAAAGTTGGTTCGACTCCAAAAATAGGATATGGTATCGTTGCGATCGGAAACTTACAGGTTCGAATCCTGTCCTGACTACAAAAGAATGAGTTCACAATTTACCGATGCACTCCATTATGGATTCACAATAGGTTAATGCACCTCATTCATTTAGTCAGGTGGCGGAATTGGTTAGACGCATGAATAAAGGTTAATAGTAAGGATAACGTGAGTAACCTCGAAAGACCCGTTAAGACTGCTCATAAGTTATCATACAGGTTCGAATCCTGTCCTGACTACGCAAAAAACAGGTAGACGGAGTTTCCCTACCCTGCAAAGGCCGGGTTTTACAAGTCTTTTTTAGGTATAATAGAAAAACATAAAAGTATAATAATTGTGCATCATAAAAATATAACTTTTAAAAACAGGAACAATGAAAACTGTCTATAAATACGAGGTACCTTCAATGGACTGTACCGTAAGATTACCTAAAGGTGCAAAGCTCCTAACCCTAAAATTACAGAGGGGTACCCTAAACCTTTGGGCTCTGGTCGATCCAGCCTGTGCTGAATTGGAAGATCGCCATATCCTTATTGTTGGTACCGGCTGGGATGTTGAAGACACCATGCGCTACATCACGACCTACTTTGACGAGTATTTCGTGTGGCACGCTTTTGAATTAATAAAAGAATAAACTTTAAACCATGTTAGAACAAATCCTATTCTCAGCAACCTTTGTATTTGGAGTCTTGAGTCTCTTGACCCGTACCAAGCTATTTGATACTACTCTTGGCGGACTGCTCGATACCCTGTACTGGCGTAAGCTACCTCCAGTCTTTCAGTGGATTGACGTGATCCTATTTCTACTGTGCCTTGGCTATCAGGCAAATTACTGGCTCTATAATTAATAAAAGAATAAACTATGGTAAATATTAGCGCACTACTTACTGGCATCATATTTGGATTCCTTGCCCAGTCCCTAACCTTCTTTCAGTTGCAAGGCTCGCTGAAGTTTGAGTGGTTCAAGAATCATTACTGGTTAACGGTCCTCATGGGGATTCCGGTCTCGATGCTGTTCATGTACTCAGTAAAGAACATGGTGATCGCATTCAACGGGCAGTTGTGGCCGTCCAGACTAATAGGCTTCTCGATAGGAGCTATTGTGTTTACGTGGTTAAGTTGGGCCATCTTTAGCGAGCCAGTAACCCCAAAGACCTGGGTCTGCCTGACTCTCGCAATGACAATCCTATTAATACAATTATTTTGGAAATGATAGAGCCCGGAGGAAGAGGACCCCAAAGAACCCAATAAATTATGACACCGATATATTTTCAACCAAAAGGAATCAACCCTAAATACTGCGAAGTGGGTATGATTTCAGAAACGGATCCTAACTACATTTGGTACCTAGACGAACCGTGTAAAATTCTAGTTAGCGCAGTAAAAATTATAGACACAGCAAACGTATTTTATAATAAAAAAAGCAGGTCACACGAAGTAAAATTATGACACAGAAAAGATTAACCCGAGAACAGAAGCTGCAGCATGCTGTGGCTGACTTAATTAACCAGATGTTTACCATTGCCGGTCATTCAGTAACCTATGACGAGATCAAGGACCGCAAGGATGCCTGGTACCAGGAATGGACCATGACCTTTGCACAGGCAGAGGAATGGAAGGCATGGGGCGTCGCCTACCTGCGTAAGCACCTGAAAATGCGCAAGCCTCAGGCCGAGAAGGAAATGATGTGGGTCAATTTACAATGGGGTCTTAAGTACACGGACTGGCCGGGATCGGAAGAGTCTGCTGATAAAGAACAGATCATAAAGGCAATTACTCAACGAATCAAGGAGGAACAGAAGAAACACGAACGCAACATTCCTGACTGGCACGAGATTGCGGCACGAAAGATCTATGCAACCTTTGACATAACTACTAAACCTGAGTCAGATGAGAAGTAAAGTAGTAGAGAGACTGCTTAAGGAAATGGAGAACGATCCATGGCCAGTCAAGCTCAAACGTTGGTGGAGAGTCAAGTTGTGGGTATGGACCTGTAGAACCCGATTTATCTGGGACCTGAGCTATCAACACAACATTTTTAAGAAGCGAAAGTAGCAGGCCCAGCTCTTGTATAAATAATTCCATGTTTAAGTACATTGCCGAAATATTAAAGAGCTTTACTCCAGCGCAGCGTATAACTGCCCTACTTATCCTGGTGTTTACGATTGTGATCGTGACGCTTGGACCTTCCACTATTGACCGCCACACGAACACGTGCGATGAACTTAATATTAGAATCGCAAGTCAGGAGAAACAAATCATTGCTCTTACCTCACAGGTCGAGCAGCTCAACTCAAATCTAATTTCCGGCCAGACCGAGTGTACGGCCAACCTGATTCAAAAGCAGCAAGAGATCATGAGTATCGTTAACCAAATGATTGATGAGACTCAGCGTAATATCAATTCTAAAAAGGTGCATGAAAGACGAATCATGCACGAAGAAATCGCACAGGACCCAAACGAGCCAAGGATGGCCTATTCAGTAGAGCCTGAACCTATACAAGTCCAGGTACCGGATGGCAAAGAGACCCTAATCAAACTTAAGCAGCTAAAGACCAAGCTTCAAAAGACAATCGAAAAACAGTAACTCTTGCTAATAAATAATCCTGTAAAAAAATACTAAATTACAATGGATGAATTTTTAGCAATGATTAAATTATTTGCAGGCGGATACGAGCCAATCGGCTGGATGTACTGCGATGGTCGAGCGTTATCAATTAGAAACTACACTGCTCTGTATGCAGTAATCGGAACAAATTTCGGCGGAGACGGTGTCAATACCTTCTGTTTGCCTGACCTTAGAGGTCGAGTTGCAGTTGGTGCAGGTTCAGGTAACGGGCTGACTCCAGTTAATACTGGCGAAAAGGGTGGAACTGAAGCAAATGTTCTAACTCAACACCATGTTAACATTAATACCTTAACTAAAAATTTCGATATCAAAGAAACTGGTAGAGATGGAGTTCCTAGTGTTGTAACAAGCGTAACTGCTTCAGAAGAATGGGCACCAATTAATAATCGCCAACCTTACCTAGGTATAAACTACATTATTTGCGTAGAAGGAGTATTTCCATCTAGAAGCTAATATAACTAGAGCAATGAAGCACATTAAACTATTTGAAGAGATTAACCGAGAAGACGAAGACGAATTATCTGCATTGGGCTTTGACACAGACGACCTTAAACTTAGACGATTTGCTCAACAAGTTTCGGACGAGATCCTTGACGAATACGATTATGCGGTAGACTCAGGCCGAATATCTGCTAGAGAATATTCCCCCGAAGAAATGTACAAGTACGTAAAGGAACTTTGTTCAGACAACGATATCACAGCAGACGAAGTAATTGCTGACTTTGAATGGCGCTCGATTACTTGGGAACTTGGGCTTGGAAACATATAAACCTTATAATTTAACAACTAATGAAAATTGAAGTATCTACTGGCGAGATCTTAGATAAACTTTCTATCCTAGAAATTAAGCTTGAGCATATCTTAGACCCAGTTAAACGAAATAACGTGTTACAGGAATATGTAATACTGGTAGCAGCCGCCGAAGAAATATATGATGCAACTCTTGAAACAGAAGAGCTTAGGGTTCTTTATTTAGATTTACTAAATATTAATAAAACACTATGGAACATCGAAGATCAAATCAGAGAATGCGAACGAGATGAAAGTTTCGGGTCTGATTTTATTGAACTTGCAAGGTCTGTGTACTACACAAACGATGACAGAGCTGAGGTAAAGAAACAGATTAATGCGTTAACCGGTTCTAAATTAGTTGAAGAAAAATCTTACCAAGACTATCAGAACTAACAAGCGTTTGTGATCGATTAAATCAACAGCAACCTTTACGATTTCATTCGTATTGCTAATGGGCCTCAGGAAACTGTAGCCCATTTTTTAGTATAATAATCCTAACAGCAAGCCCTCTGCTTAGCGCTGAGTAAGGATCGAAGACGGGGATAGCCTCTTGACCGTTAGGTTAGAGTACTTCGGTACTCTTTAGTCAATGCGCACTACGCCCACCGAATCGTGTGTCGGCACAGTTTGTACGTTCTGGGGGTAATACAAAAACGTACATTTTTAGTCAGGAGTCCATTGGTTGGAAGCACCTCCCCAAGGTTGAGTAGCGGTAAGGCCGACTCTTTATGGCAAAGCGGTAACAGGTTCGAATCCTGTCCTGACTTCTAAAATTAAAAAGTAGAGTATGAATCGTAGACAGGCAATAGCAAAGCTTATTATTATTTTAGCTAGCGTTACTATATCCGTATGGGCAATCGCTCAGCTCTTAATTGCTGTACAATAATGGAAACACTTCAAATATGGACGGACGGTAGTTCGTTAGGAAATCCTGGCCCAGGCGGTTGGGGCGTAGTCATGAAATTCCGAGGCAAGACCATGGAATTATCTGGATCTACACCGGCCACGACAAACAATCGAATGGAACTCACTGCCGTGGTTGAGGCTCTTGAAACAATTCCCAAGACAAAGTATCCAGTCAAGATCGAGTCAGACTCTAAATACGTGGTTGACTCAATCTCTAAGGGTTGGGTTGACAATTGGGCAAGGAAGCCTGATTTCGCAGGTAAAAAGAACGAGGATCTTTGGAGAAGATACTTGATGGTTGCTCCTAACTTCGACTTGACTATCAGTTGGGTTAAGGGTCATAACGGCCATCCTGAAAACGAGCGTTGCGATTACTTAGCAACGACCGCAGCAAAAAATCAGAAACTTTAAATTATGTTAGATATGGAAAATTACCCAAAATGGTTGAATAACCTAATCTATTTCTTTGCAGGAATAGGCTTCTCTCAAATCTTGATCAGAGTATTAGATTGGTACGTAGGATAAATAATCCTATGAAGCATATTAAACTTTTTGAGAACTGGTTTCAGGACGTAGAAGATAACGTTGATCGTAAGAGATTTGCGCCTGAGCTAGAACCTGAAGAGACTAAACCTGCTGAGACTGAAGAAGACCCGGCTGAACCTGAAGAGGAGAAGCCCGATACTCAGGAAGAACCTAAAGCAGAAGAGCCTACTGAGCCAGAGACATATTCCGGTTGGTTAAAGACCCAAGCTGGCGTAAGCGAAGTTGTTGAAGCTGAAGAAGGTACAGACAATTCAAATGGTTGGGTTCGCTTGTCAAATGGAGTATCCATTCAATGGGAAATCGATATGCGAGACTATCCGTTCCTTTCCGTAAGTTATATGCTTGATAAAAAAGTAATTCAGTTAGCTGATAATCCAGCCGGCGATCTTGCTCGACAATTCTACAAAGAGGGCCGTGAATACATTCCTAGAGAATGGGAGTCTGTTGTAATTAAAATAGGTGCAGGTGTTCCAGCCTTGATAAAGGATGCAATTGCTTCAAACAAGCGACGAATGAAGGAGCAGGACGAGATCTTATCAGGTCAAATCGTTGCAGCTTTTAGCAAATAAATAACTCTATGAAGCAGCACGTAAACCTATTCGAAGAATTCGATAACGACCAAGAAGAATTAAAATCCATGGGCTTCCGTAGCAAGCCAGACGGTTCACCTGACGAAAGATTCGACGAAGCTGTATCAGAGTGGTATCAAGATCCTGAAGTAACTGCAGCAATCGCTCTTCTTAAAAGAAAATCAACTGAAATCCTTGAAAAATGGATAGATTTTTCAGACGATGAGGATGAAACTGAATTTGACCAACGAGTATCATGGGTATACGACAATGGAGTTGATGACGTAGGCTGGTTTGAATTCGTAACAATGCTTGATAATTAATTACTACTATATAAAATTAAAGCAAAGGCTTCCACATGGAAGCCTTTGTTGGTATAGTAGAATAATGGAATACGAACAACTCATTCAAGGCTGTATTGAAAACAATAGAGAATACCAAAAGACCCTGTTCGATAAGTTTGCTGGTAAATTCATGACTATCGCAAAGAGGTACATGAAAGACCCTATGTTAGCCGAAGACGTATTGATGGAAGGATTTTATAAAATATACAAGAATCTTGGGAAATTCAAAGGAGAAGGTTCCTTTGAAGGGTGGATGAGACGAATCATCGTGAATACTGCGCTTACTAAACTCAAGCAGAACAAGCACGAGTTTAATGAGTGTAACTTAGTAACAGCGGAGGCAGTCAGTATAGATCCAACTTACTATGAAACAGCATCAGCCGAAGAGTTAATGTCTCTGATTAGCACTCTTCCGATTGGATATCGTACCGTTTTTAACATGTACGTAATTGACGGATTTTCCCATAGGGAAATTGCAAAGGAACTTAACATACAAGAAGCCTCAAGTAGATCACAGCTATTTAAGGCAAAGGATTTTTTACAAAAACGAATAAACCCAAATACATGAAAAATTGGAAATCAAATGATTGGCTCGGATTCTTGCTTGTTGCAGGATGGTTCGTCTTTATCGCTTGGATTGCTATCAAGTTCGGATAGCCCACGGATAAATAACCAAAAGAATTAATCTTTAATGCAACATATTAAATTATTCGAACAATTTATAGCAGAATTCACAATGACTGAGCCGATTGTTAAACCTGCGCCAGTTAAAGAGCCTAGCACTCGACCTGCAACTAGACCCAAACCTAGTCCAATTCCTAGCAAACAACCGTTTAAACAACCTGAGCCAGCTAAGGCTCAAGCTGAGGATGTAATTGCTCGCCTAAAAAGTCTAGAATCAAATGAAGAGCTTTAAAACATTCTTAAATGAAGCTGACATTCGTCAGAACCCAGCAATAACTCCAGAATACTTAGGATCTCTTGATAAACGAGCAGAACAGAGCGCTCGTGAAGTTGAACAGAGACACGGTCGAGATATGGGTAGCCTAATGAGAGCTGTCCGTGAAGTACAGATGTTACAACGCGGTAAAGAACGCCAGCTTGAAGAGTTAACTACTTCAGTAATCCTAAGCCAGTACGGTTCAATTCTTGGAGAAACTGAGTTAGACATTAAGATTCCAAACGATCCTCGTGAAATGAAAGCGAAGATGAAGGAGACTGATGACGACGATCAAGAAGATCAGGACAAACCCAATTTCAAAGAGATTGAGGATGAGGATACTAAAACAGCAATCAATAAACGTAAGATCCTAAACATGATCGCTCAAGGCGAAGCCATTAATTCAAAGAAGATGTTAATGGGCGATGAGAACATGGAAGGTCTAACTCAATTATTTGGAGAGGCTAATGCCCGTAAAATGGTAGAGCTGCTAGTTACGATTACTGATATTTGTAATGCTAGAGACTGGAGAATACCTGAAGAGGTTGGAGCAAAAATGATTGAGCAAGGAGATTCCCTTGCCGGTATTTCAAAAATTGAATGGAAACCTAAATCTAAAAAGGATAACGATGATGATCAAGGTCAAGAAGACGGAGAGTCTGAAGAAGAGACAGTTGACGAAACGACTGTTCCTACCTTAGTTATTAGAGGAATGGACCAAGCAATGTTATTCCATGAATCTATTAAAGCAATTTGGGGACTGATTAATCAAGGAGGTCTTGCTAATCTAGACGATGAGACTATCCGAAAAGTGTTCATGAATACTGATACTGCCGCTGACGAAGTACAGGATCTTAAACGTGCTAAATTAACTGCAGCTGATCTTAGAGATTTTATCCAATCTTTCGAAGAAGTATTTGATATTGAAAACGGTAGAGAATACGTATGGGGTAAAATGATTGACTCAACAGTCGTATCTGATTCTGACTTCTTGGACCTAATGAAATTAATATTCACAGCAGCTCCGTTATACAGAACAGTTGGCGAACAGGAACCTCAATACACAGAGTCTGAAATCGCTGCTGCTAAAGAATCTTTTCCTAAAGCCAAAGCCATAGTAAATAACTTGATCCGTCTAATTAAACAGGAACTTGCTGATTGGGAAGACTCTCAATCTGATTCTAGCTACGATGAGCCTGACTTTACTATGCCAGCCAACGATAGAGAACTTGATCAAGTTGATATTCAGAACATGATTGATGCAGCTCTAGATAATAGAGACTTCGCTGAAGTTGAAAGGTTAAGTAACTTACTTAAATAAGTAATGAAGCATCTTAAGATATTTGAAAGTTGGGTCAACGAATCCCTTACTGCTGATCAAATCGCTGATAAAATTCAAATAGCCGTTGCTGGTTCAGGAACTGCAGAGGGTGATTTAGTATCAGCAATCAAGTCTATTCCCGATGCTGCATCCATGGTTCGTGTAAACAAAGCACTTAAAACCGGGTTCGATACAAAGAGCTGGGATTACGCAAGTGTTGGCGATGCAATTACCGGAGAACTTGGATCCTTTGATCAAGATTACTTGGATCAAATCAACACTCACATAAAGAATATTAGAGCTGAGAAGTACTTAGGATCTTTCGTTGCTCCTCCTCCACCTGAAGATACAGTATTAAAGGTTATTGAGCCTAGGGTAATCCAACATGAAGGCTACAAACCAAAGAAGTACATAGACTCTAAAGGAAATCCAACAGTCGGTGTAGGATTCAATCTAAACCGCTCTGACTCAACGTCAATGCTTAGGTCAGTTGGTGCAAATCCAATAAAGATAAAGTCAGGCCAGTCTGCATTAACCGATCAGCAGATTAAAGCTCTTCTGCATACTGATCTTCAAGCCGCAAAGTCTTTAGCTAAAACTTTAGTATCAGATAATGGGAAAGTCAGCATAGCTAAAGTTTGGCCAAGCTTGCCACAATCAGTACAAGGAGTCTTAATTGAAATGGTATTTAATTTAGGAGCTAAAGGCCTATCTGAGTTTAACACGTTTCTACTTCACATAGCTTCAAAGAATTTCAAGGCTGCATCCAAAGAGATGTTAAATTCTTCATGGGCAAAACAGGTCGGTAATCGAGCAATAACTCTATCTAACATTGTTAAATCTGCATAACTTTAGTATATTATTACTAAGATGATAGCAGAAAACCGAAAAGCCCGACACGAATACACATTTTTAGAGACATGGACCGCTGGGATCTCCTTAACTGGATCAGAGGTCAAGTCAATTAAGGCGGGTAACCTTGACTTTACTGGATCCTGGTGCGAACTTCGGTCAGGTGAATGCTTCTGTCGAGAACTGTACATAAAAGAATCAACCTCAGCATACAGTCACCAAGGTAAACGAGAGAGGAAGCTACTCTTAACTAAAAAGGAACTAAAGAAACTAAATAAACTGATGGACAGGGGCCTCACAATCGTTCCAGTAAAGATCTTCGTTAACTCGTCAGGTTTAATTAAGATTGCGATTGCTCTAGCCAAAGGAAAGAAGGATTGGGATAAGCGACATGTTATTAAAGAACGAGATCTCAGCCGAGCTTTAACCTCTGAATACTAGAATAAATAACCCTGAAATAATTACATTAAATGCCAAAGTACATTAAATTATTTGAAGCTTTCCAAAACGAAGCCCAAGCATATAAGTTCGATCCAACTAAATCAGTCTTAACTGGAGCTGCAGTATACAGTGCTGGAACATCATACGCTAAATTTACACTAGGTCGAATCTATATTGCGACTGAAGATAATGAATCCACCAAAAAAGCACCAGGAAACGTATTAGTCCTTTTAACGGCTAAGAACAAGGACGTTGAGAAAAAACTTACTGATCTTGGTGGAGTGGCTGCGGCTCTTCAAGCTAGCGAAATTAACGAACCGCCTGCAGCTGGAGGTGGAGTCTACAAGTATCAAGCATCCTACATATTTAATTTAACTGATCCAGTTGCAGGAGATCAAATTCTTGGTAAAATTGCAGCTGCTATTAACACAGCACCGACTGGTTCAACTGGAACAAGCGGTACAGCTGGAACTGCTGGAAGCAAGGGAGATTACGCAGAAGGTTTCTTTGGAAAAGATATTATGACAGCTTTTAGATCGCATGTCGCCGATGTTACTGGAGTTGCATATCAAGCAGCAACCAGTATTCCAGCGTATCAAGCATCTCTTCAAAACAAGGAACTAAACAAGAGACTTAATTCGGATGCTGAATTTTTAAAGTTAATGAAAGAGGTTGAAGAGCAAGCTAAGTTAACAAACGTTGTTGACTTTACTACTGGAAAAACGAAGGATGGAAAGATCGATGCAAAATATCTTGAAATAAGAAAAAAGGTTGCAGCTAGAACTGAAGTAATTAAAAGTCAGTTAATGAATGCTGGTTCTACCGGTACATCAGGTACGGCTGGTACCGCAGGTAAAATCTAATTAATTGTTAATGAAGCACTTACAACTGTTTGAAAACTGGAAAGACGAATTATCTACAAGCCAATCTCAATTGGCTGAGCTCGATGCTCTGCGCGATTTCGCAATTATATCAGCAGACGATTACGCTCAACAAGGAAAGGCTCTTCTGAGCAAGATCGCTGGAATTAATCGTAAACTTCTTAAAGACGCTGATGCGACTCATCCTCGATGGTCAGCTGAGTGGTTAGCTGAAATTTCTGAGTACCCTTCTCTTACTTGGTTAACTGATTCGCTAGCTTCGCCTGAATTACAGTCACTATTGGCAAAAGGATTTTATCCATGTTCAAGTAATATTCAACTGGGAAACCGTACCTTAATGCTATCTAAAAATCCTAACTATTCTCCATTAACTGATACAGCAATTGGATTCTTTTCTTCAATTAATGTAGTACGTCGAATCGTGCAGAAGCCTAATCCTAAGATGACTTACATGGATCAAAAGCTTAAAGAACTAGATGGAGGTCTTTCTCCAGTAGAGTTCATGAAGCAGGCAAGTCTATGGGTTCAGGAGAATTTAGTTCTAGAAGTAGACTACCTTCCAAGTAAAAGAGCTTATGCAAGTGATGTAAAGAAAGAGAATCAAGTCGAATTAATGTATTCAACTCTTGAGACTAAATTTGCAGAGCGCGGCGTTAATTTAGATAGAACACAAATTAAAGCTCTTCCAATTCGAGGTCTGTATCACGGGTCAGTTGAGATGGCAAAATTAATAAAGCTGCTACAAAAGCAAACCGATCAGTCAAAACCTCTTGAGCTGCCGTTAAACGAGTGGAGTAAATACACTCAGTCAGAAATAGATGCAATGTCTAATCCTAATTTAGTATGGACCGTTTCAGCAAACGGCCAGCTCCGATTTGGGTTAGGCTACCCTTACGACAACAATATCCCAACCGATATTAGCAGATTAAATATCAAGCTTGAGTCTACGACTATTCTTGATTACGTATCGGCTGCTAGTACTCAGGTTACGAATCAGTTATTAACTAAATTATCTCAAGCTGGACTGCAATTCATACAGAAGCTTGAGTGTCCAACTGAAGAGATTGACTTGGACATGTACCCAACTATTCAAGTTAATGAAATCAAAAATATCAGAGACCAACGTCGATGAAACACATACAGCTATACGAAAGCTGGATATTTGAGAATGTCCAAGCAGCAAAAGCATACATGCTTAAGAGAGCAGCACAGTCTCTAGGAAAAGAAGTAAGTGAACTTACTCCTGAGGAACAGACTCGTGCTCTAAACAATCGTCAATACCTAGAAGTACTTGAATTACTTGGTCAAAAATACAATGGTTACTTAGGAACTTTCGTTAAATTCCATTTCGAACAGAGAATTTCAGTAGACCAATTGAAACAACTATTGGACCAAATGATTAAGTACCGTCAACTAGTTAGCACTCTTCCATATACACTAGATGCCTATTCAAACGGAAATCCTGAACCTGGATCTACAGTTTCAGGTTTTGAAGCGCTAATGGACCAGTTCAGAACATTTGAATTTAATTCCAAAGGTAAATGGATAATTGATGCTCTTCCTAGAGAACTTAGAGATCAGGCTCGTGCTCTTGATCCGGAAAAACAAAAGGAACTTATTCGTATTGGTTGGACAATCGCTGATCAGGGCGAAGCTATTCAAAAGAGAGTAATGTCCAAAGTTGCTCGCTACCGAACTATTCAAGATTTCATGAAGTATGCATTAGATATTTCAAGCTCAGATGAAGGTTCTCAAAAATTAGTAGCTCAAGCTGAAAGTCTTTCTCCTGAAATTCAGGTAATGTACGATGATAATAATTACGTGGTCTTTTCAGTTAGGACTGAAGCTGCACAGAAAGCAATATTCCGTATGGCTAACTGGTGTCTAAACACTGGAAGTTGGGACTCTTATGTAAGTCGTGGAGTTCAATTAAATATCCTTAACTTTAATGTTCCGAATAGTGATCCAATGTTTGTAACTGGAACAACAGTCCTTGCCTCAGACTCAAGTGTTAAAGCGTCACACGATGCAAACGACCGCAATATAAAGAAAGATTCTGATCCAGCTACTCATTTACAAATGAACGGCTATCCGGAAGATCTTGTTAATCAAGTAATTGCACTACTTCCGTCTGAGATAGTGGTGAAGACTGTTCTTGCAAATATTATGTCTAAAGCAGGAGTTGATGCAAAGATCCAATCACTTGCGGTTGCAGGTCATGATCTAGAAACCCTAACTGATCCAGTCGCTAGAGAACAGGTTGAAAGAGATTTGCTAATTATTATTGATAACGAATTTGAATCAGAGAATTTCTCAACTGAAGCAATGTTGGAAGGATTCAAGAAACATGGAATACTTTCAATGTTCGCTGCTAAGCTATACCATAAACTTCTAGTAGGTAAAATCTCTCAAGAAGATGTTGATGCAATCTTTGCTAAGACAGAAAGAGGCTTTGAACTCTTAACCAGAAATGTAAACAACTGGCCTGATCCAAAGATTAAGGCAAAGATTACTGCCGTGCTTGCCGCGAAAGATCAAATTCTGAATTTAGCAAGAACTGTCTAAGACTTATTTAGTATAATAGTCTTAATGATAGACAATTTACAACTTATTAAACCCCTTTTAAACTTTTCAGAGAAGGGAGACTTCTATATGCTGTACGTGTTTAAACGTAAGAAGGATCAGCCGGAGGGAGAGAGAGACAATCACCAGTCAGTTAGAACAATCAAAACCTATTGTATTGAAAGCCTTGACCATTTAGATAGAAGATGGGAAGAGATCTTGCAGTTATGTGAGATGTTTAAGGCTCGTGCATACATTCATGTACAAAAACAGAATCATTTTGACGTTAGCTTAAACATGATGGTTGCTCTTGCTCAAAGAATTCAAGACGGCAACACCAATCAAAAGGGTCTGTTCGACTCAGTCGTCGGTCAAATCAAAACTCAAGAAAAGAGATGGATTGTTGATATCGATACTAAAGATGAGATCACAGTTCATAGGATCGTTCATATAATCGATTCAAATATAAAGCCTGAGGGCTCAAAGATTATTACATGTATTCCAACCAAGAACGGTTATCACCTGATCACCAAGCGTTTTGATGTATTGGAGTTTACAAAATACATGAAACTTCAAGGAGATGTTCCAGATATTCAAAAGAAGAACCCTACTTTATTATATTATCCAAATAGTTTAGATTAATTATGCAAAATCAAATCATTCAAGACGTATGTCTTTATTTCTTATTCGGTATTTGTTGGATGATACTCGTTGAGTACATCGACTCCAAACAACCTGAGAAACAGTTAACTGTAATTGCTAGAATAGTAATTATCGTAACGTGGCCGCTAGCCGCATTCATTGGGATCCTAACCCTAATTCGAAAATCATTAAACAATTAACAATGGCAAAAACCGTAGTAGTAAAAGAACAGTTCAGAACAAACGAACTAAGCCTAAACCCAGGTGGGTACACAGTTACCGTAGTATATTCAAACGGCGACAAGCGAGTTTATAATAACGTAAAGAATCCCAAAGCCTACATTGGATCAATATCGAAAGCACAAGATGTTTCTCAAGCCCTAGTTGACGGAGAACTTTATTGGTCTCGATAAATAACTAGAAAGCACTATGCATAAATTAAGTTTCGTTTGCACGTCCTATCGTAGGTACCGTTGCGTTGAACGAATAATCGAACAGTACTTACAACAAGACTATCGAAATGCTGAGCTAATTATCTTAAATACTGATACTGACAATCCATTTCGGTTATCTGATGGATTGCTGTATGCAAATATTACAGTAATTAATAATTCAATTGATTACGTTACTGGATTACCGTATACTAATCGTGGAGCCATTTGTAGAGATGCAGTCTCCCATGCAACTGGCGACTACTTCATGTTAGCTGATGACGATGATGTTTACTTGCCTTGGCATTTTAGACAAGCAGTTGAAGGTATAATTGAAATCGGGCACGATTCATGGAAACCTGAGATGAGTATGTTTGCGGCTCCTAATAAGCTAGAGCTTGTTCGTAATACAATGGAGGCATCCGTTATTGTAAAGATGCACAGAATCAGAGAGATTGGTTTCCGAACTGATGCAACCGGGTATGAAGGTTTAAGCTGGTACACCAAGCTTAGAGATGAGGGTCAATTGGACGAGCACAACCCACGATATATTCCTTCTTACTGCTTTAACTGGTCAGATCCAGCTGAATTGGCTGGCCATAAACAGAGCGGCGATATCAACAATCCAAATAACTTTGAGAACCATAAGTTAAGTTCAAGAGATATTTCAGATAAGCCACTAGATCGCTGCGGCTCTCTAGAGATTACTAAGTTCTATCAAAAGTACTTTGATTTCTTACGAGCAAATCAAGATAAGTTCAGTCAAGATCTTTGGGGCAGGTACGCAAAAACGTATATCGGTTAAGAATTTGTCTAATAAATAACTTAGATGAAACACTTAAAACCATACAACCAGTTCCTTAATGAGGGAGAATTCTACAAAGGAGAATTGAACTCTATATTCTGGCAGGACCAGAAGTTTAACCCAGAGGTTCGTACGAAACTTTTGCAGATTGCAACTGATTTCTATACTGACCTAAAAGTTGAAGCACCAATCATAGACATTCATTTGACTGGATCTCTAGCTAACTTTAACTGGACAGAACACTCTGACTTGGACGTCCATGTTATTCTAGACTTTACTATTATCGGAGATGACGTTGAGCTTGTAAAGAAAGCAGTTGATGGATTACGTTTTATCTGGAATCTTAGACACCCAGTAAAGATCCAAGGTTTTGATGTTGAATTGTATGCACAAGACAAGGACGAACCACACGTTGCATCAGGTTTATATTCCCTAATGAAAGACGAATGGATCACGGTTCCTGAACCAAGTAATCCACAGATTGACGAAAAGGATGTTTACCGTAAAGTAGAGGCATTCATTACTGAAATTGAGGAACTTGAAAAGGAAGTAGTTAAGTCAGATTCAGATCAGGCTAGAGAAGTACAGGACAGAATCTCTGCTCTTAAACAGAAAATCATGAAGGCTCGTAAAGAGGGTCTTGCTGCAAACGGTGAGTTCTCTATCGAGAATCTAGTATTTAAACAGTTGCGTAATCAAGGTTACCTTGAGAGATTGATTGACTTAGGCGCTGATGCATATTCCCATATCTATTCTGAACCAAACGATTCACTAGACGATAAGCCATCTGATGTAAACGAAAATATCTCAATGGGAAAAGGCAGTTGCGTTCTAGTACTTGGTCCTGAAGTTCAGGGTCAAAAGAGACTATTCGCGTTTCATGCAGAATACATTAATGAAGTTGAACGAAACGGTTGGCAAGTAAAAATGGTTGGACTTGGCGCTCCAAGTCTGGTTGTTAATCAAGACGGTAGACTTGTTGCAAAGCAGGTTAACATGAATGCTGCTAATCTAAAGAAGTTCGCAGGTCTTTCCAGCAATACAGTAGTCTTAAATTCAAAAACCAAGACCCCATACTGGCACCAAACCGTTAAGTACACGAATCATCAAACTCTACTAAACGACATGGGTCGTACATTAATGTCAATTCCCGGAGTTTCTTTCGACTAATCTTATCACTTACTGTAGTATAATAACAACAAGCGTAAATACTATTGGGCTTGACAGAAATATCTATGTCTTAAAACTTTTAGGACTTTTACAAATACAATAGACAATATGGCATCAAACAAAGAAATCAGTAAAAAGTACCAGTTACTTGACGAGATCGAACACGTTCTGAAAAGACCGGGTATGTACATTGGCTCGACTAAACCTCACACAGGAAACGAATGGATCCTTGAAGATGATGTTTACGAAAAATACGAGCTAAGCTACAATCCAGGATTTTTGAAGTTATTCGATGAAATCATTTCAAACTCAGTGGACGAACACAAGAGAACTGGTAAAATCAATACAATTAAAGTAAACGTTACTCTCGATACAATTACGGTATGGGATAACGGCGGAATTCCAGTAGTACAACACCCTGACCATAAAGTTTGGATTCCTGAATTAATCTTCTCTAATCTTAGAGCCGGTTCTAATTTCAATGACGATGAAGGTCGTACTGTCGCTGGAACAAATGGAGTTGGTGCATCGCTAGTAAATATCTTTTCAAAGAAGTTTATTATTGATACAGCAGACGGCAAGAATAGACTTTTACAAATCTTTACAGATAACATGTCAAAGAGAACCTCTGCTAAGATTTCAAAAACGGCTCAAGGCTTTACTGAAATAACTTACGTACCTGATCTTGCTCGTTTTGAAATGGAAGAGATTGACTCGGCTCATTGGAAAATGATGCGTAAGCGAGTAATCGATATTGCTGCTGCAAATCCTGGACTTAAATTAGAATTCTGTGGAGAGAAATACAAGTTTAAAACATTTAAGGAGTACGTTGATCTTTACGTAAAGGATTCCATTTGGGAAAAGTCAAAGGACTGGGAGTTTGCAATGGGAGTTTCAAAGGATGGATACCAATCAATATCGTTCGTTAACTCAATTCAAACAAAAGACGGTGGAACTCATGAGAACTATATCTTGAATCAGGTTATTGAGCATCTCAGAGTTATGATAAAGAAGAAGCATAAAGTTGATGTTAAACCTTCTGAAATCAAGAATCACATATTCCTTTTTATAAATTGTACAGTAATTAATCCAGCATTCTCTTCGCAAACTAAAGAGAAGCTTATTACTGAAGCAAAAGAATTTGGAACCAAGCATGACGTAACTGAAAAGTTCGCAAAAGCAGTCTTTACATCAGAAGTAATCCAGTCTCTACTTGATTGGATTGAACAAAAGAAAAATGCCGAGGAACGAGCAGAGCTTCGTAAACTAAACAAGTCCTTGGCGAATACAAAAGTTTTAAAATTAATTGATGCAAAAGGTAAGGATCGTAGCAAATGTGTCTTGGGAATATTTGAAGGTATGTCAGCACTATCTGCCGTTCGTAAATTCAGAGATCCTCAAAATTTTGGGGCCTTTCCATTAAAAGGTAAGTTCTTAAACGTCAGTGAGATGACAAACTCTGGAGTCATCCAGAATGATGAGGTCGTCCAGCTTATGGCATCATTAGGAATCAAATTAGGAGAGGAACCGGGTGATCTGAGATATGGAAAAGTATACATCTATACTGATGCAGATCCAGACGGAGACTCTATTGCAAGTCTACTAATCAACTTCTTTAATAAGTACTGGCCGGAACTATTTAATCAGGGCAGAATCTTTAAGGTAATGACCCCATTAGTTGTAGCTAAGAAAGGAAAAGAGGTAAAGCCATTCTATTCAAATGACGAGTACTCTGCATGGGAAAAGAAAACCGGCGCAAGGGGCTGGGATGTTGAATACAAAAAGGGTCTTGCTGCACTAGAGGATGTAGAGTACAGAGACATTATTCACAGCCCAGTTCTAGTTAATATACAGAATGACAAGCTGTACAAGGACAGTTTATCAAACTGGTTCGGGTCAGATTCAGAACCACGTAAAGAGAAACTACTTAAACTTTCAATATAATGACAGACAACAAAACGTTAATCCTTGCAGAGTTTGAAAAACTTAAAGGACAATTTGTAATCAATGCAAGCTGGGATATCGAAAGATTAGTAGCAGTCGGAGAAGACGAGATGGACTATTACTGGATAACATACGATGGCCGAAAACTCAAATGGAATACTTGCGTTGGAGGTCTTATGCCACTTAAAGGCCATTTACGAGATAAAGATTATGCTGAGTTAGTTAGATTAGCTAAGCTAAACCATTTCGATCAGGCAACGGTTTGGGGAAATAGAAATCCGGAAGAGGCTGAAGCCTTTAATCAAAACCATATTGCTGAGCTTGTGCAATTACCCGAAGATCACAGGTTCCTAACGAAAGTTTGTCTAGAATTAAACTCATGAAAATAGAAGCACTATTCATATCAGACGTTCACCTTGGAAGTAAGGGCTCAAACGCGGCTGCGTTATTGGAAACGCTAAAGAAGTACGAACCTAAAAGGTTATTCATTGTGGGAGACTTCATTGACGGCTGGCTCTTGAAGAAGAGACACTATTGGACTCAAGACTACACTAACGTAATTAGAAAAATCTTGTCCTACTCAAAGAAGGGAACGATTGTAACCTACATTACTGGAAATCACGATGAGTTTCTAAGACACTATTCTCCACAGACTTTCGGTAGTAATATCGAAATCGTGGATGAAGTTATTTGGAAGGGATATTACATAACTCATGGAGACCTATACGATGGAGTCGTTAGCTTAAAATGGCTAGCTCATTTAGGATCAGCCGGTTATGAATTAGCAATTACCCTTGACCGATTCATGAAACGATTAGGATACAAAAAATCTCTGTCGAAATGGGCAAAGGATTCAGTGAAAGGTGCAGTTAAATTCATTACTTCATTTGAAGATCAATTAGTTTATCAAGCAAAACGCCGAGGTTGCAAAGGAGTTATATGCGGACACATACATAAACCTGAAAACCGAACGATTGATTCAATCCACTATCTTAACTGTGGAGATTGGATAGAAAATAACAGTTACATCATTTATGATAAAGGACATTTTAACCATTATAATTCCCTGTAAGAACGAAGAGACTTACATAATTAAAACACTAGAATCAATTGAAAGACAGAAATATTCAGAGGGCTTACGAGTTATAATAGCTGATGCAAACTCAACTGACTCTACTCGGAGTTTAATCGAAGACTTTGCAACTGATAGTAAACTATGTGTTGAAATAATTGATGGAGGTCCAGTTGCAGTAGGCCGAAACACTGGAGCAGATTTAGTAACTACTGATTGGCTACTTTTCATAGATGCGGATACTCAATTACTAAATCATGAAACCTTATTTAATTGCGTCTACCATACCATCTTTGGAACTTACGATATAATAACGTGCACGGTTAAACCGGCTGAACCTAATGCTAAAGTATGGATTGCACATAAGTTATTTAGAGTGACCCAAGCTATTTTACCGGAATCATTTTGCCCAGGAGTATTCTTCTTAATTAGAAAATCAACATACCTGCAATTTGGTAAATTTGACGAGAGCGTGCAGCATTCAGAAGACTACTTATTATCTAGGAATATCAAAAAAGATAAGTTTTTAATATTACCAGACGGAGTTACTCAAGACGATAGGCGTTTTAAAAAAATGGGTTACTTTGGAATGTTTAAATTTATATTCAATAATTACATTAATCGTAAAAACCTAGACCACTTTAGAAAAAACATAAACTATTGGTGATCAATTAAAGTACAATAACTAAATGAATGTAAACCAAATAAAAACAGAAATTCTTTCAGGTTTAACTATTGCAATTGCTCTTGTACCTGAAGCAATTTCATTTGCTTTATTAGTCGGAGCTTCTCCTCAAATTGGATTATGGGCAGCAGTCTTCATGGCTCTGTCTACTGCAATATTCGGCGGAAGACCTGGTTTAATTAGTGGAGCGACTGGGGCAACTGCCGTAATTATGGCCGGCCTCGTATCAATTGCTGGAATTGAATCGCTTTTCCTTGGAGTAGTAGTTGCTGGAATTATTCAATTGATAATTTGGGCTTCAGGTGCATGGAAAATATTTAAAAAGATTCCGCCTTCTGCTATTTCAGGTTTCTTAATTGCACTAGCGATTATGATTTTAGTAAGCCAGTTTAAATACTTAACTATCGGTAATCCATCTTCTACTGGCCTAATATTAACTATATCAACTATATTATTATGCGCAGCTGCAATGATATGGTCCTCACGGAAATTTAGTTTTCCTCCAGCGTTAGTGTCGATTACAGTTGGTTGCTTAATGGGAATTCCATTAGGCTTAGCGACAGTCGGCGATCTATCGCCAGTAACCGCAAGCTTGCCAACGCTAGCTATCCCAACCTTTAGTTGGAGTCTGCTATTGACAGTCTTACCGTATTCATTCGGGATGGCTGTGTCTGGCTTAACTGAATCTCTGTTGACTGTCGATACTGTGTCTCATAAATTAAATGAACACGGCGATAAAGCAAAAGAGACATTTGCTCAAGGGCTTGGTAATATAGTTAGCGGATTCTTTGGAACAATGGGAGGCTGCGTCCTAGTCGGACAGACTAATTTAAACGTAAATGCTGGAGCAAAGCATCGACTCTCTGGAATAGTTGCAGGGATTGGGCTCTCTCTAATTATTCTATTGTTTGGGAAATGGATTGAACAACTACCGCTAGTTGGATTAATTGGAGTAATGTTGGTAGTTGTATATCAAACTGGGGATTGGCAAAGCATAAAATCAGGAAATAAACTTAACTTATTGAGTATTATATTGACAGTTATTATTTCGTTAGCTACTCATAACTTAGCAATCGGTGTAATCATCGGGTCAATTGTATTCTATTTTAGTAAATTAATATTAAAGCATGACACACGTAAAGAATAAAACAGTAACTGAATACTTAGATCAGGACTATGCGATGTACGGAATGTACACGTTAGAAAACCGGGCAATTCCTTCTGTAATAGATGGTTTCAAACCTACTCAGCGTAAAATCATTTATATCTCAGATAAAGTCTGGAAATCAGGCAATGAAAAGCCATTAAAGATATTCCAGTTAGGTGGTAAGATCGCAGCAGATGCCCACTACCATCACGGTGACGGGTCTCTAAATGGTGCAATCATTGGGATGGCTCAGTCATTTAAGAATTCATTACCTCTTCTTGACGAGATAGGCCAGTTCGGATCTCTAAGATCTCCTGAAGCTGGTGCGGCTCGTTATATTTCAACTAAACTTACTGGAAATTTTAGACTTCTTTACAAGGATTTTGAATTGCTTGAGAATCAAGTCGAAGAAGGAAATACGATTGAACCTAAATTCTTCTTGCCAATTATCCCAACCGTTCTACTAAACGGAAGCTCAGGTATTGCAGTAGGATTTGCCACTAACATATTAAATCGTAATCCATTAGACTTAGTAGACTCATGTCTTAAAGTATTAGATGGCAAGAAAATAGGCAAACTGCTTCCATGGTGGAGAGACTACATTGGCCCAGTCGAGTCAGTCGTTGGAACTAACCAGTACATTATGCGTGGAGTATACGAAGTTCTGAATACTACTACTGTCAAGATTACAGAGCTTCCGCCATCAATGACTTTTCAGAAATACGAAGTTCATTTGAATACTCTACAAGATAGAGGAATTATTGTTTCGTACGATGACAATTCTTCAAATGGAATCAACTACACTCTTAAATTTGCAAGAGCTACACTAGCTGACCTAATTGGAAAAGGCCGGCTCGACCAAACCCTTAAGATGATTGAGACTGAAACTGAGAACTTAACCTGCTTAAATGAAAAGGGCAAGCTTGCAATCTTTGAGGACATTACTCAAGTGGTAGATTACTTTGTAAACTTTAGATTAAGTTTCTATGATAAACGCAAAGCATTCTTAATCAAGAAGTACGGTGAAGAATTAATTTACTTATCGAACCGAGCTAAATTCATTAAGCTTATTATTGATGGTAAACTTAAAGTAAATAACGTTCCACGTAAAGAGATCATTCTCTACCTGCAAACGGCAGACTTCGACGAAGTTAATGGATCGTATAACTACTTACTCAACATGCCAATCCACTCTCTGACTAAAGAAACTTACGAGCAATTATTGAAAGAAGTTGCTGATATTAAATCGCTATTAGTCGATATTAAAAAGAAGGATCCAACTGAGATGTATCGAGAAGATTTATTTGAGCTAAAGAAAAACCTAAAGTATTCTTCAAAGTAAAATAAAAATAAAGTAATCAACCATGTTAAAATCATTTAGCCAATTCGTAACTGGATTATTTGAAAAGAAAGGAGACGCTCATAGTTATGGATGTGCAATGGTCTATTTCAATTTTCCAACAATGCCTGAACTGCATTCAAAAATAGATGAAGCAGATATCTACACAGAAGAGGGCGATCGTTCATACGGTCTTGAGGATGAACCTCATACAACTCTTTTATATGGACTTCATTCGGCAGATATTAATGACGCTAAGGTATTAGAGATATGTAAATCTAAACCAATCGGTCAACTGACTCTACATAATGCATCTCTATTTGAGAATGCTAAATACGATGTACTTAAGTTTGATGTAGAAAATCCAGTGTTGGCTGAGATTAATGCAGAACTTAGTAAGTTACCTCACACTACTGATTTCCCAGACTACCATCCACATGCAACAATCGGGTACCTAAAGCCTGGAACCGGCAAGAAATACGTTGACTTATTTAATGGTAATCGGCATGAAGTCGCTGCTCATAAAATAGTTTATTCAAAACCTGACGACAGTCGAATCGAAGAAGAATGGAATTAATTAGTACATACATTTGCAAGCAAGGAGATATTGGTGTCCACAATAATATGTTTGGTGGAATTATCCTTTCTATTATTGACGATGCTGCTGCAAGTTATGCATCTCAAATATGCGACACCCAACGAGTAGTAACCCTAAAAATTGACGAGCTGGTTTTTTCAAAGCCAGTAAAGGTCGGTAATATTATAAAAATATACGGATCAGTAAAGGCGTTTGGAACAACTTCAGTTACTCTATACATTGAAGTTCGTAAGCATAATGTTTACACTGGAGTTCAAACAGTAGTTACTCACACAAATATAAAATTCGTTCGGATTGACGATGAGGGTAATTCCCTAGCAATTAGCGAAGGAGTCAAAGTTAGATACACTGATCGAGTTAAGGAATTCGGCAGAGCTCTACTTGATCCAGACGAAATGTCAACTCGTAAAAATAAAAACAAATAACATGATAACTCAAGAAATCTTAGACTCATTCGTTTATGAAACGCTTTCCGGAGAGTGGAACGTAACTGACCCTACTGAATTTGATCAGGTCCTAGTGGCAGGCCCATTTAAAACCAAAGAAGCAGCTGAAGCTGCTCTTATTGAATACGTTAAAGTAAATGAAATTACTTTCGAGTAATTAAAAGATATACTTTAAAAGAACTGACGCAGTTTCCTGAGAAGGATTAACTGAGTCTGTTATGTAATGAGGGTAACCTTGATAGCTATACGTATAAACTAATCCTATTTCTAAATTCTTTTTAATCTTAAGTGCGATTGTGTTTGTACTTCGCATGTTTAAATTATCTAGAAAAGAAACTTCTCTGCTTGAATAAATTGCTGGCTGAAATAGAGTAACTGACGAGATCTTAATCAATCCGCTTTCGTAATTTGCTCTAAGTCTAGATGATGCTCTTACTGTAAAGTTATTATTTGAAACCTTAATGCTGGACCAAAAATACTCTGGCAAAATTACTTCAGAGAAAACAATATCGAACTTCTTATTCTTGATAATTGATACGCCTAATCCCAAACCAGCTGAGCTTCGAAGATCTATTTTTCTCATGTATGATCTCTCATCTTCAGTAAATCCAATAACTTTAAACTTACCTATCTGTTTTGAAATATTTCCAGTCAAGTAGACTTCATTTTCGTACTGAGTCATTTCAGATTTTCCATACGCGGATTGCTTGCTCCAACGGTAAGTAGTATTTAGATTCCATTGATACGATCCAGTATCTCTTTTTAATTCAGCTTTCGTTGTAATACCAATTGCACTAAAGTTTCCCCTAGTTCCATCTCCTCCAACCGATATTGATTTTTTAATTTGACTAAATACAGGTAATGAGACTGTCAGTAATAGTATCGTTAATATAAACTTCATTATTTGTTACGTGTATTTTTTAACTGTATTATTTGGTTAACTGCATTTAGGAATAACCAGTCCTCGACATCAGTTAACTTACATAAAAAATTATATTCATGCATGTAACACATGAGCTCCTCTTCTCTTGCTGTAAACTTAATCAAGTTATTCCATAAGTACAGGTGATACGACTCATGCACCAATACGGCCGCTAAATTATTAATAGACGGACTAGTTACGTCCTTTGTATTAATCACAATAGTATTGGGTGGAAGGTTAGTAGATCTATCGCCCATTATAAACTCAATTCGTTTACAATTCGTAATCAGAGTTTGGTAACTAACTGAGTCAGTATCTTTTACAAGTAAAATAGCCCTCTCGACTCTAGCCTTCCAGCCGTCTCCGACATCGTCTATTACTATTTGAGAAAATCCAAATACTGGAATCGTTAATATTAATACAATTAAGGCATTTTTAAAATACATTGTTCAAGTGCTTTTTTGATAGAATTAGATACTGTCATTTTAGAAAACGGCATAGCACCCTCTTCCAATTCAATCATTACGGCTCTCACCTCAGTCTCAGACTCGCCAGTCCCTTCGTACTTTTGCCCGTTATAATAAATTCGAACAGCGACTTGTGTAACCTGCTCAGTCTTTTCTATTCCAGCAATACGTATGGTACTTTTAGGAATACCGAAATAATAGATCTCAATCTTAATTGGGGATCCTGCATCAGATAGACAGTATTTAGAAGAAAGTAGGTCTTCTGCTATTTGCTTTACACCAAACCGAATATCACGGTTTCCTAATTCCCTAACCTTTGCGGTAGAATATACTGTGTCTATTTTAATACACATGTGAATTGGGCTAGTTTGCGAAAAAGCCAGCAGCTGTACCAATAGTAAAACTGCAAGCAATAAAATAAACTTCTTCATCTTATAAAATTTATTATTTTTTTAGTTCAATTATTGCATCCTCAACGTATTTATCACGTTGGTCTTGTAAGTATTGTATTCGATCGAGCATAATTTGTTTATCATCCTTTACTGTTTGCTCAGTATAGGCTTTTTGTGCTTCATATAGTTTTTGCCAATACGCTACACGCTCTTCCATCATCACGCCTTGATACCAAATAACCGCTATCATAAGTACGATGGTAAATGATTGTTCTTTTAGTTTAGAAAAGAAGGTATCCGTAAATCCTGAAGTAGGGTTTGTTTCTTCTGCCATATTTAATTTGTTTTTTTTATTTATTGTGTATAGCCAGTCCGTAACAGATAAAAGCTAGTAGTTCCTCCATTAGTTGGTGTTGAAATAATCATTGATTGAACTCCTGGTATACTGGAGCGTAGATCACTTGTCCCGGAATTAATAGTTGTCCATTGAGCTGGCGTAAATATCCGATACGACGGATATGCATTTATCCAATTTGGAAATCTACCTGAAATTTTACCGAATATGCAATAGGAATCCGTTACATTAAACCGAGTATCTTGATTAACGTCCATTGTATAATACAATTTAGAGCTTGGCATCACCGAGTATAATAACATTTGAATAGGGTATTGAGCAGCAGTTGATATTGGATTACTAATAGTCAGATTTTCTAATCTAATTTGGAAATCATGGGACGCGTCATCTAAATTAGGTACCATTGAATATAGACCCAACGAATTAGTGTAATATGTTCCCTTTATGCTGAATGTAGTTTCCGGTGAAGCTGGTGTAAATCTAACTGAATAATTAGTTGCGCTCCATTGAGATGCATTCTTTCCACCGACTGGAACAACCGTTGACGAAGAAGTTGATATTAGACCGGCGGTCGCGTTATTACTACCACATAAAGGTTTTGAGGCATAATTTATATCTATTAAATTCGACGTTTCATATAGAATGAACTGAAATGTGTGTAGATTTGTTCTACACCCATAATGCGGAACTGCATTAAAAGAGACAGTCAACGATCTATTGGGCGATGTTCCTGATGTTACGTATCTGATGTTAGCTGATCCAGGAAATAAGTCCTCCCAATCCGCTAAAATTGCGTTTAATGGAGACCCTGCATTTGGAATAAAGGCTGCAGTATATCCAGTTGTTTGGCCCGAGCTAAACCCGATCCATCCATTTGATCCAACGTAAAATTGAGTATACGTATTTCCAAAGTAGGTAAAACTAAATCCTATATTAAATGGTCCATGTGTAGCATCGTCCGATGATGGAATTACGGTACCGGTTGTATAACTAGGAGAAGTCGGATAAGTAGGAAAAGTTACTTCATATTGAACAATCCTTTTGCCGTATAGCAAGACTGGTATATTTTGTAAGCCTTGACCATTAGCTCCATAAACATATCCTGAATAAGTAAATGGTTGAGCATACACCGACCCTATAATCAATGTAGCAATTAGTGTGATGATAAACTTTCTCATAATAGCATGCGAGTTCCCAGCATGATGGTATAGTTTAATGTGGATTCATTAATCGCCCAAGCTCCACCGGCGTTTATGTTAAGCTTAAATCGTTTAGTTATCCCGATATTAGTTCCCATAATAGGTAAAACCACATGTGGTGATTTTAATAGAACATCATTATAGTAACTAACGTATGGGGCATACACGTACAAACATAACATTTTTACTGAAATTCTCTTAGAGATTTTCCAGTCATACATTCCTCCAGCAATAGCAGCAGTTCCTATAAAAGCAGTCCCTGATACTTGGCCGACTGAACCGGTTAGCATATAAAGAGCTTTTAGGTTTTTCGGCTTATTTAGAGTCCACATTTGACCTACTGCTAATGTTCCATAGACAGTCATTTGTCTTTCAAAACCAATAGTAAGCGATGTAGAGATTAAATCTATTCTTCGCTTATTCATGAATGCATAAAAGCCTGTAATATTTGGACCCTTTATAGCAGTCGTATAGTCTGCACTAATTCCGTGAGATCTCTTTCCGTCCCATCTCATTGATGAGTAACCTCCAGTGACCTTTCCTCCAACTGTAACATCTGAATTTTTAAAATTGAATCCAACGAAATCGCTGCTTGCTAAAATACTAGGTCGATTCCCATTTTTATTAGAGGCACCGGCTGCTCCTCCACCTGCGGAAGTTGATTCCTGTACTGAACCAACTGATCCGCCAATTAAGTTAGTTTTTCCACCTGCTTCTGTTTCAGAAGTTGGCGTTGACTGATTATTTGAGCCGCTTGTTCCAGAGCCAGCGGTCGTTCCAGACCCGCCTCCATTAACATTGCCGCTATTTGAAGTTGATCCGCTAGCTTGAGATCCGGTAGTTCCGTTGCCGGTTGTTGATCCGCTTCCGGTAGTTGAGCCGGTCGTTGAACCGCTTCCGGTAGTTGAGCCGGTCGTTGAACCGCTTCCAGTGGTTGATCCACCTGCTTGAGACCCAGAGGTTCCATTGCCAGCTTGAGACCCAGCTGTTCCGTTACCGGCAGTTGATCCTGGTTCTCCAGATCCTCCGCTGCTTGTCGAGCCAGTTTCGTTCGAACCTTGAGTCTGTGAGCCCTGTGTCGTAGAAGATCCACTACTGCTAGTAGAGCTCCCATTGTTACTAGTGGTCCCAGAGTTAGAGCTACCACCAGTACTTCCATTAGATTGTGCATTTGTTGAAGTACTATTTTCTGCAGGTTTATCCGCCCCGCCTTTATTTTTGGAGTTACCCTTTGACTTGGAGGAATTTTGTACACTAGAGACAGTTCCGCCAATCATATTACTTGATCCGCCAGCCATATCAGATAGAGCCGATAATGAGTTTACTATTCCTAGAAAACTAATTGCTGTATTTTGTGCTATATTAACTGAAGTAGGCATTCCTACTAAACTTGCACATGGGTTGTTATTACCAAAGGAAGAATAAACGCCTTGAGCCCATGTCTCAAAACCTCCATTGTAAAAATCCGTTGGTTGAAATGTATTTACTTGACCGTAATAGGTTACTGTTATTCCGTTTGATGGAACTTGTATTGTTTTGTTTATTCCAGTACATGGATCAGTGTAATTGTAGGAAAAGGTTTGAGCCATTCCCAATGACGATACTAAGATCCACGCAATAAGCAGTATAATTTTTTTAACATACATTTGCGTTTCATATTTTAATTTTTGAAGATATTCTTCTTAATCATTCTCACCACTATCCTAGACGATGCTGTCTCTAACGCCTTTTTAGTTGTAATACCAATGGTAGATTGGTTAAATTTAATTTCACTATCGTCCACTCCATCTAAAATAGAAACGGTTTTAATAGTGGAAGCTTCGCCTAATCCTGAACCAACTAGAACTTCTCCAGTCTCAGCATCAACGAATTTTACCTGTAAACCCAGTCGAGTTGTTTGAGTTGTTTTAGACTCGCCGTTTATTCTAACGACTTCATCTTCTGATACAGAGAAATCGTAAACTTCAATATAGACAAAGTATTTTGCTAACTTGATTTTACCACGGCCGTCTAGTTTATTCTCAGTGAATCCTTTATCAGACGCTTTAAATTGACTAATCATTCTCTCTTTAATTTCAAGTTTGTCTTCAGTAAATACAAAACGGTTTGTGTATTCCAAATATTCCAATACAATATTTGTTACACCAAGACCAACCCGTTTATCCTTTAACTCAGGATACATTTCGTAAAGCTCCTCATTAATTCCAATCTTTAATAATTGAATAGGAATTTTAATTGTGTCAGTATATTCCGGAACAGAGTCAATTGACATCTTCTTTTCAAAAGAAGCTCGGTACTGCTCAGTCTTGATTGAACCAGGCTGAGCAATACATAAGCTTACTGAGAAAAGCATTATTAAGATAAGTGCTAATCTCTTCATGATTATTCGGTTACGTTATTTGAAGTAGTATTAGAAAGAGATACTCCATCTTCTTCGTCAACCTTTTGAATTAACATTTTATCACGATCTTCTGAATTGAACCAGTAGTCAACTACTTTATTTAGGTTACCAACAAAGGCTCCCAATAAAAGAAGTAGTAATTCTTTCCAATCTTCTGCGATTGTTACTCCAAAAAATACAGCTGAATTAATTCCAGCAATAATAAAGAAGAAAAGAAATAGAACGATTCCTGTAATTTTCCAACGGTTTGACTGCATTTGTTGTAGCATGTAGTAGAAGCGATTCTTGTCTTCAACCTTTACGTATGCAGATTCACCGATTAATAATTTTTTCAAATTAGACATTGTAGTAGTAGTTTATTTTTAGTTCTGAAAATAAAAAGGCGGACGTTAATCCGCCTTCTGATTACCAAGGAGCGTCTTCAGACTCGCTCTTCTTCTTTTCCGCTGGTTTTTCAGCTGGAGCTTTCTCAACAACTCTCTCACGGATTACTGTGTTAGTTCCGCCTGATTGTTTTTGTTGATTTGTATTATTGTTTTCAAGATTAACGTTGATAACTGGTTGAGCTGCTGGTGCAACCTGTTCAGTTTTCGTTTCTTCTTTTTCATGGTCACCTCCGTTAAATAGAGTAGTTGTAAGCCATGTACCTCCAGCTAAAACTGCCGTAGAGATCGTACCGATCAGGGTCTTCTTAAGACCTGACCATGTTCCATCATTTGTTTCTGCTGCGTTTGTTTCCTCAGACATTGTTTGTTTATTTTTTTATGATTTTAGTAGAGTTAATTTGATCAACTGCCTGTAAAGAAGCAACGTATAATCCGCTAGTTAACTGATTAATATTGGAAGAGTATACGTATTTTCCAGCTGGCATGTCTTGATCAAGTATAACAAATTGTTCTGATCCGTTTAGGTCAACGATTACTAACTTAACCATTCCGCTATTCTTAACTGAGAAGTCAAAGCTTATCTCTCCAGTAGTTGGATTGGGAAATGCGGTAATTTCAAAGTTATCCAATTGACCAGAAGGTCCAGCCATTTTAGCAACGATTAAGATGCCGTTTGCTGCGGTGATTGATAAATCCCTAGATTGATTGTCTCCTGAGAATTTTCTAGAAGTATACAAAGGCGATGCCTCCCAATCAATTTGAGGTTTAAGTGCGATAAATCTCAATTTAAAAACTTCATAATTATCTGGAATCATGTAGCTTTTGTTAGCTGATGGATCGTAACCGGCCCATTCGATAATTCCGCCAGTTGGATTGAATGAAGACATCCACTGCATTGATTTAGCAGAGTTAGTAATGTCTTTAAATTCCAATAAGGTCTGATCGTATAACATTGCTAATTGAAGAGACGAAATATCCTTTCCTCCAGTTTTAACAGTAACCGGTATTTCTACTAGATTTCCTGAATTTACAGAAAGATTAGGAAGATTAACTTCAATTGAGCTCGTTGGAAAATCGTATTCAACTGTCATATCAATTACGTTTTCAGTTTGAGCTGGGGTTCCAGCCGGTGGATTGATCATTACTTCAATTGGCGTTAAACGAGCCATGTTGTAACCCGTACCGTTTGCATCTCCTGGAACAAGTACGTAATATTGAACTGAATCAGGTTGTCCTGGTAAAATGTCGTAGTAGAAGTTTGTTACTCCAGCATAAGTTGAAGTATAGTTAGTCGATGGAGATCCTGTGATTGTTGTGTATTGGGCAGCAGTAAAGAACTTAACATCCTCAACGGCATTAGGCCATTCAGTGAATCTTCCAGCAATTCTACCAAATACTCCGTATGCATCAGTTATTGTTACGTTAGTTGAACCGTTAACATCTGCTGTATAGAAGTCGAATCCGGAAGGAGTCGCTGACCCTAACACCCATTGATTAATTAATTGAGCATCTGCTGTTGATATAACGTTTCCTACCGTCATCGTATCACCTTTAATTGCAAGGCGTACATCATAATAAGTAGTATCAATAATTTCGCTAAATGCAAAATTTCCACTTAGGTCAGTTACGTACGTATCATGAGTTCCCCAAGTACCTCCAGCTTTTACCTTTTTCTCAAGAGCTAAAGTTAAGTTCTTTGCTCCAGTTCCAGTAACGTTTGTAAATTTACCATGGAAGTCTAAAGTAGGCTGTTCCCATACACCGCCGTAGCTATGCTTGCTTAGAGTAGTATCTAAACCTGTCTGAGATGCAGCGAGTGTAGTAAAAGAAGCTGCGCCACTAAACGTAAGAGCACTGATTGAGGGTAACGCATAAAACGATGCAGCTGCAACGTGAGTAAAGGTTATTTCAAAGGTTTCACCGTCCGCTAGAGTATAAGTACTGCTGTTTCCAGTATACACTAATGAAAGGGTTACGTAACCGGTAGCATTACTATCTACTGACTGTAAATATAAGTTAGTAGGCGATCCAACTAGCGCAACTGATGCACTAGCAAATGCATCCTTATCGTAAAATATTCGAGTTTGAATACCTGTGTATTTTGAGATAGTTGCATTCTTTAGCGTGATTCTGGCTTTGGACTGACCTAGCGTACTTGTACCAACTTGATATGTCGTATCAATGATTGTCCAAATTCCTGCGCCTGGGGCAGGAGGTCCACTTTGAGCATAAACTCCAGTAGAGAGTGCGCACGTGACTAGTGCGAATAGAATAAAGATTATTTTTTTCATCGAAGAACATTTGTTTTTTTATTTTAATAAAGCGTAATACTCGTTAAAGTGTTTAATACGGTCAGCCAAACCAATCGTTCCACCATTAACTCTCTTAGTTACCGCAGTTACAGCAGCAGTGTCTGCTCCTTTATCACAAATCGCCCATAAGCCATTAGACTGAAAAAAGAAAGCAGCCGATGCGAGTGGGTATTTTGTAGCGACTAGATCCGGATTAGCAACAGTATCCTCGCCGATAAATTTTGCAAAGTTTGTGTAATTCGATTTACCAGTCAATTGAATGTAACCGCGACCTCTGAATTTAAAACCTTCTTTCGAAGCTTCATCTCCATTACCCATTCTAGAAGCATACACTCTAGCAGCGATTTTTTCAGGTTGACGAGCATAAGACTCGTTTAAGTTACCAGGAAAATACTTTCCGAAGATCTTTTTAAGACCGTCAGCTGAATAGTTTAGATTCTCGTTAACTGCTTTGAATCCTCCACTTTCGTGTCCACATTGCGCAAGGAAGTGAGCTAATCTTAAAGGATTAGTGATTCCGAATTTTGCAGCTGTGTCAGGAATTTGAGCGATTACTGCTGCTGGTACATGTCCAGCTAGTTTTTCAAGTTTAAAACTTGATGGTGGGATTGGCGTAGCTGCTGGAGCTGCAACTGGAGCTGCACCAAACATCTTAGCCCAAGTAGCATCTCCGACGATACCGTCAGGAGTAAGCCCGTTTGCTTGCTGCCATGCTTTGACAGCGGTTTCTGTTCCAGGTCCGAAGCTTCCATCTGCGCCTACTCCTAGGAGTGCTTGCATTTTGGCAACCTCTGGGCCATTAGATCCATTCTTTAATAGCATTTGAAAAGGGTTTTTTGTTATTTATCAATTACTGACCTAAAAAAGAGTCATTAAAAAACCCCCAGTTTAAGCTGGGGGTTACTAGTAAACTCGTAAATTCTTAAACAATATCAGTTGATTCCAATAGAGTGTAAGTGAATGAATTTCCGTGGATTGCTTTAGCTAGATTTGCAAGTTTCATTAAGGCATTAAAGTCTGCAACCTTTTTAAATACTTGACAACCTTCGGACCAGTTTTCAACGTATTCAGATTGAGTTTTTGGGTTAGAGCGGTGACCGTTAATTCCAAAGATTCCTTCTTGAATTGTTGTTTCGTCATACTTCATGTCTTTGTTTTTATCACGATAAACTTTAACTGGCTTAACCTGTCTTAGTGCTTCGTATTTGCCCTGGTGTAATCCAATCGCCCACATTCCACGATATTGTCCTGGAACTACTCGAGCAACTCCATTTGGATTGTGATATTCAAGCATAGCTTTCTTACCCGGATCAGTAGTTATTGGCCAGCAGTTAAATTGCCATACGCCGTTAACTTTATAAGAAGCAGTCATCCAATCGTCAAATAGATTAGTAACTTTATCTGCGATTGCCGCTGAGTTATTTCTAACCCCAACTAGATTTAGGTCATAGTCTTTGGCCCCTTCGAACCAAGCATAACCCTTTGCCTTAACTGCAGCCTCGATCATTTCTTTTGTGTAATTCATAATATTTTCCTTTGTACTTTTTATTATTTAACTAACAGGCTATGCTTAAAACTATGATAAATAACCTTACCGTGAGAGAATACATTAATAAGAAGAGTGCGAATCTTCTTTTGGGATGGTGTATTGAAAAGTATGGCCCAAGTAAGTACAACAATCTCAAAACGTTGAAGATTCAGATTGATCCGAACCATATACATTTCGGAATGTATGAACCTTGTCAAAACACAATCATTTTAAATCCAAAAAGACACAGGTCGTTACTTTCTTGGTGCAGCACAGTAATCCATGAATACACCCATTTCAAACAGGACATGGAAAAATACGGAGAATACCGAACAAGTTACGAAAAACATCCATACGAGATAACGTGTAATAAGAGAGGATATCGCGATCAACTTGAGGCCAGAAGATGGCTTATTCGGAAACTCTGCACAAATTCTTAGTATAATAATTCTCTAAATTAAAAACAAAAATAACCAGAAACATGAAGAAATCAATTTTGCTTTTCGCTTTTGCACTAGTTGCAATGATCGCTATCACTAGCTGTTCTAACTCTGCTCCAGCTGACTCTACTGTTACTGTTGCTGACTCAACTCTAGTTGACTCAACTTCAGTAACCACTGACTCAACTCTAGTTGACACAGTTACTGTAAAGTAATCAGAGAAACCTCTCGACTCTAAGTGCCTAGATTTCTAGGCATTTTTTGTTTAACTTGTTAAACCCTTTCGACTTTTATAGTAGAATAAATTAAACTGAAATATGGATCAAAATGTCAGAGTCGGTCTTGAAAATTCAAGCCCAATCGTTTGCGAATCTTGCGGGAACGATACGTTTAAAGAAGCGAGCTACTTACGTAGAGTTTCTAAATTATTAACAGGATCAGCTGAGGATATGATTGTCCCAGTTCCTACTTTTACCTGCTCAAAGTGCTCTCACGTAAATGAACAGTTTCAAGTAAAGGACGCTAAACCTCAATCAACTGACAAACCTAAAATTATCTCTTAACTTATGTTAATTATAACAGACTATTGGGCTCCATGGTGCGGTCCTTGTAAAGTAATGATGCCAGCTATTTCAGAATTATCGGAACGATTTAATGTACCTGATTCTCAAATTGAGATTAGAAAGGTAAACGTTGACGAAAATCCTGAACTTGCCAGTAAATTTGGAATCAGGGGAATCCCTACTCTTATTTTTGTTAAAGACGATCAAGAAGTAAAGAGACTTAGTGGTCTTAGAACAAAGAATCAGATACTTGAAGAAATCGAAACAATACAAAATTCATAATGGAAATTACATTTATAAGTGATACACATTGGATTGTATCTGATCCAGTTAATACAGAAGACCTAAATGATCTTCTGCCTGGAGGTCCTATCTTGGTCCACGCAGGTGATGTATCTGGGCGTGGAACTGAGCGTGAAATTAGAGTATTCCTTAAATGGTTTAGTTCACAACCCTATATGCATAAGATCCTAATTGCTGGAAACCACGACTTCTTTTTTGAGGTAGCAAAACCAGAGGAGGTTCAGGCTCTGCTTGCTGAGTATCCTGGAATTACCTACTTAAATGATAGTGGCGTAACGATTGAGGGTATTAAATTCTGGGGAAGTCCAGTAACTCCATTCTTTCATAATTGGGCATTTAATCGATATGAAAATGAAATAGGTCCACATTGGGATCTTATTCCGGAAGGAATTGATGTTCTGATAACGCACGGGCCTCCTCATGGAATCTTGGATAAAACTATCAGAGAAGGTTGGAGCGTTGGTTGTAAAAGTCTAAAGGCTAAGGTTGATCAAATTAAACCCCAAGTTCATGTATTCGGCCACATACACGAAGAGATGGGCCAAGTAGAAATAGGCGGTACTACATTTATTAATGCGTCAGTGGTCGATGAACGATATCGACTATGGCATAATCGCCCGCCAGTTATTAACGTTGAACCAAGATCAGAAAATTTAGTATAATAACTCTATGGAAATAGAAACTAATAAACCACGAGTTGTTTGGAATCCTGGAATTTATTCAATCTTTGCACTGCTAACTGCGATGATCGGTTATCAGATTCACAATAGCATTTTTTGGGCGATCATGGACTTCTTTTTCATGCCATTCGCTTGGATTAAATGGTTAATCATGCATGAAGTAAATATCACAATCATTAAGGAAACGTTTTCCTTTTTTCTAAAATAAAAATCAATATGAAAAAATTAGTAATTTTAACAGCGATCCTATTCTCATTCGCTTCATGTACTGAAAACTCGCGAGTTAAAAACTTCGGCGGTGAAGGCACTATCAATTTACCAAAGGGCAGAAAATTGGTAACTGTAACGTGGAAAGAGACTCAAATCTGGTATTTGACTCGGCCGATGGATTCAAGTGATGTTGCTCAAACCTATCAGTTCCATGAAGAATCGAGTTATGGCGTAATGGAAGGTACGTATAATATAATCGAGTCTAAGTAACTCAAAGGAGGATTGGCAGAGTGGTCGATCGCGGCAGTCTTGAAAACTGTTGTACCGCAAGGTACCGTAGGTTCGAATCCTACATCCTCCGCCAAAAAAATCAATAAACAATGGGACTATTCGGAGCAATCGCTAATATAGCAAGCGCAACAGTAAAAACAGCATTGTCACCAATCGCAGTCGTAAAGGATGCAGTTGACGTGGCAACCGGTGGCGAAGCTACCGCAACAAAGGATTTAATAAACTCGGTCGGCGAAGACTTATCTGACGCAGTCGATGAGGTAGTTGATCCTTATTAAAAAAATAACAGTATATGTTAATTAAAAATCAAACGCCATACCTTGGCAAAATTCAGTTGAAGTTCGAGAGATTTCCTCACTACACTGGCAAAACTAAATTAAATAAGATCCACTTGGATCTGGGATTTACTAAGTTAGTAAGCCGAATCCGACCTGAAAGAGATTTGGAAGGTTGGGCTGTAAATCCTGAATGTATTAAACAAATTGAAGCAACTACTGGGCTAAAGGTAGGAGTTCATAAGTTCGGACCAGACGATGAGTACTCATTACCCAATTCATGCATGAATCCAGACGGAGTTTACGTTGGATCAATTGAAGAAGGTTGGTGGTACTACAACAATGGCCTCAGAGCAACAAAGGGATCTCATCCTCATACTGCATGGAGTAAGAAGGCAAAGCAGTGGATTGGTTATTCTCACCGTGCTTCTTGTGCATTCGGAAAAGGCGATAAACTATTTGATGCTAAATGGAAACCTGCTGAACAAGACCTTCCTCAATACGAAAAGTTCTACGGCAAGCACCTGGACTCGTATTATAAAGAGTGCGAAGAATGGGCAAAGAGTACCTCTGACCATAAAGCGTCAGAAGAAGAAATGACCCTTGCTGGTTGGGCAGTAGATCATATTCCTTTTAGACTACGTGGTGCTAAGACAATTCATTCGTATGAAGATGCTTACAAGGCAGCAGTTAACTTTGCAAAATACGTATCGTAATGGCAAAAGGCTCTATATTAAATGCACTAAAGAACGAGGCGGACATGAAACGTCTCGTTCTTGAGTTTACTGAGAAATTAGAACATGACCCGTACCAACCGGGGCTAGTTCATCCGGAAGTCTATCCGGACGATGTTCAGGAAGTACTTGAAGATCTACTGTGGATTAGGGGATTCGATGAAGCGACTATCAGAGTTAGAAAGAATCCAGATGGAGTATCTGTATCAGTAGAAGTTTTGGGCAGAACTAAGGGATAAATAATAAAAATAAGATCCCTAATGAAACTTAAGAGATTTTCACAATTTGTAAAAGAGAGCTTGATAACAGAATCTTCGTCAGTTATTGAAGTTGAAGAAAATATATTCTTAATAGACGAAATAATCTACATAATTTGGCTTGTTACACTAGACGTATCTTTCGATTATGAGCCTGACGATAGCAGTGTCGGATTCGTTGGCGGCTATTCAGTTGATGATGTTGACTTTGATGGAGTAGACGGAGTGTATAAAGTAACTGATCCTTCAGTAATTTCGCAGGTTAAAGCCATGCTAGATTCCCCTGAAGCTGAAGAGTTAAAAAGCATGGGATTTGAAGGAGCTGATGAATATGCAGCAATTGGCGATTTAATATACGATGCAGAGCAAGAAGAAATTACAGGAGAAGAGCTCAAGGACTTCATTAATAAATTCAAAGCTCTTTACGATTCAAATACTCTAGTCGATTTAACTGGTACTTTCAAAAAAAGAACTGACTCTGCTCTCGATAGAGCGGTTGAGGATTTTGAACCTGATGAGCCTGACTACGATGATTACGACGATGATCGTTATTAATAAATAAACAAAAATTACTTTTTAAAATGAAACTTAAAAGATTCACACAATTTGTTAACGAAGCAAAGATTAACGAAGCTCAAATCAAAGATAAAACTATCGTTGCTAAGCTTGATAGAATTCACGAAATCAAAACTCGATTAAAAGAATTGACAGCTGAAACAAAAGCTATCAATACTGAGCTTGGTGCATTTGATGCAACAATGAAGCCGATCTTTGATGCAATGAAAGTCCTAAATGATAAGCTTGCAACAACTGAAAAATACGTTATCAAGATTTCAAGATACGGCGGATCTTCTGAAAACCCATCTTATGCTAAAGCTGTAGAGCAGGCACTAGGGTTAGTCGATGCTGCTGCTCAAGCAATTATCAACGAATGTGTTAGACAAAACACAGCAATATCAAACGTAAAACACTCATACGATATTGAAAAACTAGATGAATCTAAATTAACTGATAAAGCTAAAGCGATCGTTGCTAGGTTGTCTGGTAAAATCACAGCAATCGTTGCCAAGTTAAAGTCTTTCTTTGAGTCTAAATTCTCTAAGATCGATCAAGCAAACGAAAAACTTGCAGCAATGATAAAGTAATTTTTAGTAAAGGGAAACCTTTTTTAAAAAGTTGGTATAATAACTAGATAAATAACTAGACAAAAAAATTAAACTCGTGCAAATAACTACGAACATATCAAAAAATACTCAAAACTGGAATCAGTATCCGGCAGGCACAGTTAATGTGATTGCAATGGAGACGATTAAAGATTTTGGGGTATTGCGAGGTTCTAGTGGTATAAGTTAAGAAATTACATAACTAACAACAACGAACCTCGAACCTAAAAAATTCGAGGTTTTTTGTTTTAGCATGGTGAGGTAGCTCAGATGGTAGAGCACAGGACTGAAAATCCTGGTGTCGGCGGTTCGATCCCGCCCCTCACCACCAACAAAAAAATGAATAAGAATATGAAACGTAAACGCTAAAGGCCCAGTGACTCCCAGAGTTACAGGTCTAAATACACAGGTCTTCGTAGCTCAGTTGGTTAGAGCACCTCACTTTTAATGAGGGAGTCACAGGTTCGAGTCCTGTCGGGGACACTAAACTGGAATATAGCTCAATTGGTTAGAGCATTCGCCTGATACGCGAAAGGTTATAGGTTCGATTCCTATTATTCCAACCAAACATTGCGGGATGCGTAGAAAGCGGTTATCTCGTCAGTCTCATAAGCTGAAGTTCCCGGTTCGAGTCCGGGTCCCGCAACCAAAAGAATACACGGATGTGGTGCAATGGTAGCATGCGGGTCTCCAAAACCCTAGATGGGAGTTCGAATCTCTCCGACCGTGCAAATCTTTCGAAAGAAAGTGACTAAATTAAACCTAATGTGGTATAGTAATCATATAAGTTTAACAAGAGTTCTTTGACTTATTGGAGATTGAAAATTGTCCTGTGGTGTAATGGCAGCACGTCTGGTTTTGGTCCAGAAGATCGAGGTTCGAATCCTTGCGGGACAACATATTGCGGGGTAGAGCAGTGGTAGCTCGTTGGGCTCATAACCCAAAGGTCGTCGGTTCGAATCCGGCCCCCGCTACTAATGATTAGATGGGCGTAATGCGGGATGGTACCCAAGTCCCGAACTCGAAAGAGGTAAGGTTGTCTACTCCGTCTTGCACGGTATCCGGTTCGAGTCCGGCTCTAATCACCCGGATCCATGCACGTCGAGCGCAAACCAATCGCTCTTCAGGTAGATTTGCATGGATAAACAACCCGTCACGGTATACCCACAGGGTAGGAGTGAACTGGAGAGAAATGGTCCTGTAGTTAATCGGCTATAACGCCGCCCTGTCACGGCGGTATGCCGGGTTCGATTCCCGGTGGGACCGCGAAAGTATATCAACAGAAGTCCGACTTGCACGGATGAAAGGAACCTTGGCTCCATGGGATTAGCTACCCAACCGGAGAGATATAAATGACCCAAGGTACTCTGTTCAGGTCCCTGCTCTACTGTGCACAGTATCAGGTTATGGGGAACAAACCATAAGTAAAAACCGGAGCACGGTATACTTTTATTTGGCCCGTTAGTCTATCGGTTAGGACACGCCCCTTTCACGGGTGAGAGACGAGTTCGATTCTCGTACGGGCTACTAAGAACAACGGTCTCTCCGGCCAATGTGATGTCGACAATCACGGTCGGATCAAGAGTTCACCACCCTCAGCCTGGGCCCAGAGAAAACTCTGATGAAGCTGTTAAGATTGGAGCGAGACGGGTACTCCAACGTTGTTCTTAAATGGGCTGTTAGCTCAGTTGGCTAGAGCACCGCACTTGCACTGCGGGGGTCGAGAGTTCGAGTCTCTCACGGTCCACCAACATTGCCTCCTTAGCTCAGTTGGCCAGAGCGCCTCACTTGTAATGAGGATGTCGGCGGTTCGAATCCGTCAGGAGGCTCACATCGTATTAGGGTCGTGCCGCATTTTGCCACGATACGAAATAGACTTGAGAGGATCAGAGGCGGCCGTGACTACCTCAAGTCGAAGTTAGATAGTGTCTCGGTACGCTCTGGTTAGTCGCAAGACTTTCTAACGACGAGGTCCCGGTGGGCAGAACGCGTCTGATCCCACCCACTTGCGGGAGTAGCTCAGTTGGTAGAGCGCAACCTTGCCAAGGTTGAGGTCGCCGGTTCGAACCCGGCCTCCCGCTCCATAAGCGGATGTCGTATAATGGCTTATTACTCCAGCCTTCCAAGCTGGAGATGCGAGTTCGATTCTCGCCATCCGCTCGACCGGTGGCTCCCTTAATGGTTCGAGGCCGACCTCAAACATCGGTGATACGTCATACAGGGGGCGAAAGCGTATCAAACAGTCCTTTAGCTCAGTTGGTAGAGCATCTGTTTTACATGCAGAGGGTCGTAGGTTCGAATCCTACAGGGACTACTATGAGCAAGAGATACTCAGTAAGATTGGTCGCATTCTTTAAAAAAGCGATGGTAGTGAAAAAGTCCTCGACCTTAATGGGGGATCGATTCGGGTAAACGTGAGCAAGACTCTGCCGCGCCGACGTAGAGAGTTGACAGGTTTTTATGTGGTAAGACACTAATGAAAAAGACTTATTGGGGGAGGACCGTATAGTCTAAGACGTCAATAAGGGATATGGTTCTCGAAACAGTCAGAGAAACCCGTTAAAATCCAGTCTTCGTACAAGTCTCAGTATGGAGCAAATTATCGAGATGTTGGGGAGTCCGGTTACCCCGCCTGCTTTGGGAGCAGGAGAACTCGCAGGTTCGAATCCTGCCATCTCGACAAAAGAACCTTAGTAGAGGCTGACTCCACCAGCTAGGACGTAACGTTCAAGCCTAGCTGAAAGCACGCGCTTGCGCTGAAATGGTGGTCGAGGTTCTTTTATTTTATTGGGTGTTAGCTCAGCGGTAGAGCTCTCGACTGTTAATCGAGTGGTCCCAGGTTCGAATCCTGGACACCCAGCCAAGGTTGATTAGGGAATGATTGTGTCAATAGTTCGAGAGTGAATGCTGACTGACATAATCGGAGTTTGCAGGCATTCACCAGAGTAATGCTAATCGTAAAATGAGATGTCCACTGAACCATCTTCTCATTTCCTTACCTGCCGTAGCGCTGAAGTTGGAGAGTCAGGACAGACTGTAAATCTGTTGTCGTAAGGCTGAGTAGGTTCGAATCCTACCTGCGGCACCAAGTAGTTTTGAGGTGGGCGAATTCTACTCTAAAAAAATAATCCCTCCACCAGGACCTTTAGCTCAGTTGGTTAGAGCAGCGCACTCATAATGCGAAGGTCTCAGGTTCGAGCCCTGAATGGTCCACAAATTTTTTAGATTTTTTATCATCCGATTAAACCTAAATCGATTTTTAATAGTATAGTAATAGTGTATCTTAATTTAAAACAAATGACAAATACAAATTTAACTAACACAGTAGAACGATTAATGGAATTGCCTCAAGCAATCCAAGAATTGCAAATGGAAATTTTAGACCTAAACACTGAGTCTAACAAGAGTACCGAATTAATCTCCAATATCCAGTCAAAAATCAAGGTTGAAATTAACTCTGAAGTTGATGCAAACGGAAAGAAAACTTTCTCTAATGCAGAGGCAAGAGATGCTGAATTCATTGAGCGTACAAAGTTCAATTCTGAATTAGCAGGCCTTCGATCAGAGCATGACGCTTTACAGAGAGAAATTCAAGAGAAGAAAATTCAAGTTGAGTGCTTATCAAATGAGCAACGCAATAGCCGTTCAATCCTGAACTTTTTTGCAGGAGAAAACGAGACAGTTTAAAGACATTAACTTTTAGCACTTTAGTTAATAAAGTTTCGATGAGTACTTTTCGCGAAACTCCAAAAAGGCCAACATTTGTAACGTTTATGTTGTAAAGGGTGACACTACCTGCAGAGGCAAATCATCCAATAACGATACAAGCTATTTCATTTAGCGTCTTTATGAAGTAGTGGTTGCTGACCCCAACCAGCAAGACCAAAGCATGTAACTATGCGGGTAGAGTTTGGGACAAAGGCGTGAGGAACAGTAAAGGCAGCCATGACTACTTGATTGGAAATGTTTTACCCAGTACAATAAACCTTGCCGGGATGGTTACTACGCTGCAACGTGTCTTGCGGATATGGCAAAGGGATACTATAGACTCTGACTATATAAACATCGAATTGAAAGGTACTTAATTGCCGGAAGAGGAGATAAAAAGAGTGTAGCTGAACAGAGCAGCGATGACACAGCACTCTTTTGATTTTAAACCACCATTCATTAATAATTAAAACCGGCGTCAGCCGGTTTTTTTATGTGAGATAAATAATAACACAAAATAATTAATTGGATGGCGACTACTCCATTTGCATACAACCCATCGCAAGCTACAATCTCAGGAGCTACTAATTTAGTAAATCTTGCAATAGGCGAGTCTGCTCAAGACTATTCAGCTCAGCCAGGCGGAGTTACTTGGTGGATGGGACCTGAAGATACAACCGGTTACTTAATTTGTAGACCTGTACCTGCAGGTAATCAGCCAACTCAATTAGGCGCAATCGGAACAGTTCGATTTGCCAGAAGTGCAGCTAAAACCGATCAATCTTTTCTAGACCTGGCGAATTATTTAAAGAGGGACTTGGGAGGATCTCCTAATTTAGCTAGCGCATCGGCTGCTCTTACTTGGTTAAATTCAAATGGATTTTGGACTTCATGGGTTCAGCCTTACGTTGCAGGTTTATATAAAACTACATACTCTGGGTATTTTGCAGATAATGTCAGTTTCTTTGCAACCGCAACGCCTCAAACATTCGGAGCAAATCCAGCTACTTCAGTACAAACTACTGTAATTACTGAACCGGGAACAGACGATGGATCAGATTTTAGTTGCCAATGGTTAGGTTATTTCAAACCAGCTACTACTGAAACTTATACATTTTACACATCAAGTGATGATGCATCGTATATGTGGATAGGTGCAAATGCTCAGACCGGTTTCACTACAACAAATGCAACGGTTAATAATGGTGGATTACATGGGCCGGTAGAAGCATCAGGTACAGCATCATTAACGGCCGGCGCGTATTATCCGGTCCGAATTCAATTTGGCGAACGCGGTGGAGGTGATGTACTAACATTTAACTACTCAACTCCGACTATCACTAAAACGACTAATGTAACCGGATTAGTTTTCTATAATTCATCTACTAATAACTTCTAATTGTCTATTCATATTGGTATATTAATACCATGATGAATGAATTTCAAAAGTACGCAATGAGCGAGCACGGGGTGTCCTCATTGAAATTAGATTATTACGGTAAACAAGTTGAGTCATCGATGACTCCTTATATTTTAGAGGAACGTGAAATGCGAGTTACTCAAATGGATATTTTCTCCAGATTAATGAGGGATCGTATTCTATGGGTCGCTGGACCAGTAAACGACTACATGTCAACTATTGTACAGGCTCAGTTAATGTTCCTAGATTCTGTTGATAATTCAGATATCACAATGCACGTTGACTCTCCAGGAGGATCGGTTAAGTCTGGTCTATCAATGGTCGACGTAATGGACTATATCAAAGCCGATATCCGAACCGTAAATACTGGCATGGCCGCATCGATGGGATCAGTGCTATTGGGCGCAGGAACAAAAGGCAAACGTAGTTCCCTAAGACACTCAACCACAATGCTGCACCAATCGTCTGGCGGTTTTAGCGGCAATATTCAGGATGCTGAAGTTGACTGGGCTGAATGGCAAAAAGTCAATCATGAACTTTTCGTTCTACTTGGTAAATACTGTGGTAAGAAAGCTGACCAAGTAAAGAAGGATGCAACCAGAGATTTCTGGTTAAATGCTGAAGAGGCAGTTAAGTACGGAATTATAGATCAAGTAATCACAAAGAAACCTTAATATGAATAGAGTCTTAATTCTCCTACGTGGAGTTCCTGGTGCAGGTAAATCAACTGTTGCCAATTCAATATGGAATGAGTATGCCGTTTGCGAAGCTGACAAGTATTTTCACAACAAGGAAACTGGTGCATACGAATTTGATGTTACTAAACTGAAGGATGCACATGAATGGTGTAGATCCCAGGTCGAGACCAGAATGAAAGACAGTCTGGTGAATCCACAATTTTACCCAGAGATTGTTGTCTCAAACACATTCACCCAAGAGTGGGAGATGCAGGCATACTTCGATCTTGCAAAACAATACGATTACCGAGTAGTTTCTCTAATCGTTGAGAACCGTCATGGTGGAGAGAACGTGCATGGAGTACCAGCAGATAAGGTACAAGCAATGAGGGATCGTTTCCAAATTAAATTATGATAAAAACCGAGTCCTTTCTGGAGTATAGGATTACTTACTCATGTCCGTTGACTGGCATGACTGGTGTGTGCTTCTGTAAGTGGTATGAGAAACTTAATGAGGTAATTAATATTTTTAAAATACCAAGTGAGTTTAAGCTGGAAGGATTTGACGGACTCAATTGGAAACTTATTAACAATAGCGTGCCAATTTTGGTATAATAATATAAACCTTAAACATATAAAAGTTATGGACAAAAAACAAGTAATGCAAACGATCCTAGATAAATTAGGAAAGTTGAGCAAAAAATTGGGCAACTTAATGATTTTAGCATTAGCTCTAGTTGCAGGCTTCTTTATTGGTTATTACTACTGGATGGTAACAAATAAAACCGCAAAAACTGAATGGGAAAATATTAAACCCCTATCAGAAACATCGGTTGCAATCAATGAGCGAAATGAATTGCTTGTAATCGACCGAAAATCTGGAATCTATTCAATTTATCAGGATTCAATCGGTATCGTTATTTTTAACCTGTATGCCAATCGCATCTACAAACAAGTGGCACCAGCTGCTCAACAATAAAATCATGTTCTCCGTAAAATCTCTAGTTGTTCTAATATGCTTAGTAGTATTTGGCGCAACATGGGCTTACGAAATGCGTGAAAGGAAATCGAATGAATTGCCGGATGGGGTAATGAATATTCAAGATGCCCCTCCGTCAATTCAATTATACGACTACTTAAAGAAATACTCTGAACAATATGGAGTTCCTTTCAATATCGCGTATGGAGTGGCTCACAAAGAAACAGGTTATGATGGTCCATTTGATTGGAAATACAATCCACAATTAACTTCATCAGCCGCAGCGTATGGTGCAATGCAGATACAGGTTCCAACTGGCCAATCTGCATGGAAAGACGTCAAGGTAACTAAACACATGCTGTTGACTGATCTTGAATTCAATGTCGAAACATCAATGCGAGTTCTTTCTAAATTAAAGAAGAGATTTGGCAGATGGGATATTGCTCTTGGCTGTTATAACACTGGAAGACCTTTGGTAAACTCATACGCAATCGCAATCATAAACACAAAGATAAATTAATAATGGCAGACTTTTGTAATAAATGCGCAGACGAAATGTTCGGCGAAGATGCTTCACCGGATATTCAAGTTGAATCAATTGCAACTGGCCTTGAACCGGGATATTACATGCCAGTTCTATGCGAAGGTTGCGTAATGAGAATGATCGTCAAAGAAGAAGACGGCACAGTTAAAATTGGATACGATCCGCTTGACGACAGTGACGAATTTGTATTTGAAACTCTTGAAGAGTACTTACGTAAAGACTCTTCCCTTAACCGTGAACCCCTCCGTTGATAGTATCGGCGGACCGACGGCCTCCGATTGGAGGCCGTTTATTTTTTCGATAGTATAATAACTAAAAATATAAAATGACTGAGTTAGAAAAATTTCAAATAGTAAATTCTTGCGAAACTCCTAAGGAGTTAGCTGATACGCTAATAAAATTAGCAGATCCTGAAACTGGCAGAATCCAAGGCAGACTTAAAAGCTTTGATGCAAAGAGAATGTCTATATGCATCGGCCCAGTAATCTACGAAGGAGCTCCTGCTAATTTATTAACAAGAGAGTTTGGGATTCGACAACAAGCTCTCTATATTAGGTACTGTATACAAAACGGAATATAATGAAAGTATTAAGACCTGAAGTACAAGCTTGCCTAAAATCAGTCCTACCTGGCAAGCATGGAATAACTGACCTAATGGATGACATGATGATCTCCAGCTTTAACATAACTGACGATGAGTTTGATTTCATTTGCGAAAATGCAGAAGAGTCCGAATTAAACGCAATCGTTTTACCGGACGGCGCCTCGTTTTCTAAAAGACGAAAAGCGATCGAAATCCGAAATAAGTACCTTGAACTTTTTAACAATCAATAAAAATGAGAGACGTAAACATGGACGGCATTACACCAAATGAGTACATCTCAAAAGCTCTGGTGCAGTTACGTAATTTTAAACAGGCTGCTCTGCTTGAAAGATCTTTACTTACGACTAAACATGTTGTTAGTGAAGAACTTAAGTCAGCCAATCCGCAGTTAGATATTGATAAGATGGTAAGTGCTCAGCTGATGCAGAAAGTCGCAAAGCACATGATTGACGAGTTTGAAGATCAGATAACAACAGAACCTCATCCAATCATTGGAGGCGAGACCTTATACACGTTTCAGGTAATGGTACTACCGACCGACGACTTAAAACATATTGTAGAATATTGCATTCGCCAAATCCCTGAGGAAATCTTGAGTAAAATAAAAAAAGGAGAATAACTATGACAACTGTAGATAAAATTAAGAGCCTAATTTCAGCAATTTCAAAAAGAGGAATTGGCCATACTGAGCTAATGAGGCAAGGAACTAATCACTACGATCGACCCTTTGCTATTGTTGCAAATACAATGGACTCCGCAAAGCGATTGGCCGGCGAGTCTGACCTCGCTACACCAGTTACGATAAGTAATATTGATCACTTAATAGGATCAGATTTGCCAGTTGCAATAGATCATTACCAAGTTCAGCAATTACTACAGTCAGCTCTAATTGAGATTTCCGATAGAGATTTTAAATTACAGAGAGCAATGACCATCCAGGAAAAGATGATGACACTTGTTGAATTGTATCAGAAGAGAGCTCATGAAATTGAGTCAATTAGTTCAGATCTATTGGCATGTAATTGGTGGGACGTTAAGAAGATTATCTCTACTGAACGTAAGCTTCATAAAGCAATCTTAAAATACAATACTGAATACGATGGTATTGCCCAAACGTTTGACACCTTAACTAAAATAGCAAAACATACACATGAGACTACTAACTCTTAATCTAGCAAATCCGGAAAACGAAGGACGAGACCACTTTGAAAGAAGTGCATTCGTTGATTTCAAAGTTTCAAAGTTTGCTGACGGTCAACAGTCATTAACTCTAACTGGCGATATGCGTGGAAACTTAAGTTACCTACACGAAGCTGATGTCGTAATAAAATCTAGACTAAATAACTTCAAGGATCTTGAGTTAATTATCTGTGCAAATCAGGCTCTTCGCGAATGTGGAGTCGCGACAGTTTCCCTGTATGTTCCCTATTTCTTGGGAGCACGTAGTGACCGTAAATTCTCAGAAGGTTCTTCAAATTACCTAAAGACCGTTATTTGCCCAATCATTAATTCTCAGAAATTTGAATCTGTGCAGGTTCTGGATCCTCACTCTGATGTATTGGAAGCCTGTCTCAATAATTTCCAAAAAGTATCTAATTACTTACTCGTTAAGTACGCGCTTACTGATATTGATAACACGAATCAGGCAAGAGAGAATATTGTTCTTGTTTCTCCAGACGCAGGTGCTCTAAGGAAAATTTACAAAGTCGCTGACTGGTTTGACTTAAATGAGGTGGTGACTGCGGTAAAGCACAGAGATCCAAAAACCAGTAAAATCACTCACACCGATATTTCCTTAAAACCATTAGTGCATGAGTACGGCAAGAAATTCGTTATCGTGGACGATATTTGCGATAGTGCTGGAACTTCAATTGAATTAGCAAAAGCAATCAAGGAGAGAACTCAAGATTCGAAAATATACTTGATAGCGACCCATGGAATTTTCAGTTCAGGATTATTTGATCTTTCTGCATACTTCGAAAAAGTTTACTGTACAAATTCAGTACAGGATATTAAAGCTGACGAGTACTCTGACTACACAGTTAGCGCAGATTTCGTAAAACAATTTAACTTATTTTAGTAACATAAAAAACCCATAAATTATGATAGGTATAACTACCCTCCTTATTACAACAGTGGCAGCCTTTGTTCTATTTGTTGTGCTAGGCTTGGCACTAGGCAACAGACGCGATAGAATTGCAGCAGAGCACTATATGAAATCGCTTGACGAATTTAAAAGAGCAAACAAAGAGGCGGAAGCCAACGGCGAACCTCTATTTTGTGAGTCTACTAAAAAGCCAAGCGAGAATCTTTATCGCGAAGTACTAACTACGACTCAGTCCCCATCGAGCACAGATGACAACGATTAGTACGGTGCCCAGTTTAAAACTAGTCAACTATTAAAAATAAAAAGGAACCGACTAGGTTCCTTTTTTGGTAAATTAGATTTATGAAAATTACATTACAGCCTCATCAGCGAATATGGTTCACGTCAGATACTCACTACAAACACTCAAATATTTGTAGAGGAACGTCTAATTGGCCGGCCGAGAGTAAGACCAGAGATTTCGATACCCTGGATAAAATGAATGATACGATTGTTAACAATATCAATCACCTAGTCAGCGAAGACGATATTCTTTTCCACTTAGGAGACTGGTCGTTCGGAGGATTTGATAACATCCAGGAGTTCAGAGACAGGTTGCTCTGTAAGAACATTCATTTGGTTCTAGGTAATCACGACCAGCACATCGAGAATGACAAGGGAGGAGTCAAGGCTCTATTTGCATCAGTGAATCATTACGTTAGACTGGAACTTACTGTTCCAAACGTGCCGAACGAAATAAATCCAGCGAAGACTATTAAGAAAACGTTTGTGCTATGTCATTACCCAATCGCAAGTTGGCACGATATGAACCGTGGAGTAATTCAATTACATGGTCACGTTCACTTAGGCCCACACAATAAATTACATGCAGGTAAAGCAATGGACGTTGGCATGGACGGCAACTTCATGGACCCATATTCTCTTCAAGAAATCGCAAAGATTATGAGAGACCGTCCAGTTAAGTGTTTGGTTTTACCGAACGATCACCATGAAACAAACGAAGGAAGATGATACAGAATACACACAATAAAATCGGCGAGGGTAATCGACTCCTTGCGCAATTCATGGGAGGCACAATTGTCTCTAGTGAAACCTACGAAATGCCACACGGCTCAAACGGCAAAGGCGTCTTTGAAAAATGGGGTGGACTCTCTGGAATTCCCAGTCACGATCAGGAATTGGCTGCACTTGGAATATTTAGATATGAAACCTCATGGAGCTGGATTTTTCCAGTAATCGAAAAGATCGAGAGTCTTGGTTTCTGCGTCAGCATTCACCGTAGAGGAATTCAAATTATTAAGTACGACAAGGATCGAAGATTTGAAGCGACTGACCTAATTATCGATGAAGACTTCTTAGATGATTATTCTGGAGATGTTAAGCGAATTGCTGCATGGGACTGTTGCGTTTCTTTTGTTGACTGGTACACAAAGAGGAGCCAATAATGGAATTAACGGGACCCTCTAAACTAGTAGTCGCATCCAGTCCAATACACGGACTTGGAGTATTCGCAACGCAATCTATTAGCCCAGGCGAGATTATTGAAGAATGTCATTTCATAACATTCGATGCGACATCAGATGATCCTATTTTTAATGATTATCGATTCATAGTCGGCCGTTCTGAGAAATTAGGCTGCGTAGAGTATGGCGTTCTTCTTGGATTCGGAGGAATCTACAATCACAGTGAAACTCCAAATATAAATTGGAGACATGATACTGAAAAGAATTGTTTTACGTTCTTTGCACTAGTCGATATTAATCCAGGAGACGAATTGTGCTCGTATTACGGAGGGCCTGAATATTGGAAATCAATTGGTATGGAAATTTAGTATAATAACAAAGTAGTTAGCTAATCGGGCTAATGTAATCTCTATATTTTAATAATTAATAAAAACAAAAAAAAATGACAGAAATCATCACATCATCACTTATGTACGGACTACCGGCCTTAATAGGGGTAATCGTATTTTTTTATGCACTATCTCTACGTCGAATCGTGCCAACTAACGTAGTCCACATCGTTCAACGAGGAGACAAAACTGTTTCCTATGGCGTAGGTAAAGGCTCTAACGTTTATTATGAGTGGCCGAAGTGGTTACCTAAAATCGGAGTTATGGTCAGATCATTGCCAGTATCTAACTTTGATATTGACTTAGCTAAATATTCAGCGTATGATAAGGACCGTGTCCCTTTCGTAGTTGACGTTAAGGCATTCTTCCACATTGCTGATACAAATAAAGCTGCCGAGAAAGTAGAATCATTTGACGAGTTGAAAAAGCAGCTGGAAAATGTAGTTCAAGGAGCAGTTCGTTCTATTTTAGCAAAGTCTAAATTGGAGGAAATTATGGAAGAACGATCTATCTTTGGCGAAAAATTTACTGAAAGTGTTAAAGTTGATTTATCTAATTGGGGAGTTGAGCCTATTAAAAATATCGAGTTAATGGATGTTAGAGATACTGACGGTTCGAGCGTTATTCACCAGATTATGGCTAAGCGAATGTCTGCGATTGATATGGAATCCAGAACTGAAGTTGCTAAAAACACTAAATTGGCAGAGCAGGCGGAACTAACTGCTCAACAAGAAATTGATGTAACTAAAGCAGAAACTCAGAAAATTGCAGGAGAGGCGCAAGCTCAATCAATACAGGCAATCGGTATTGCCAAAGCAGAGGCTACAAAAAAGGCAGGTATTGCAGAACAAGAGTCAATATCAGATATCGCTCAAGCTGAACGAGCTACTGCTGAACAGCAAATGGAGGTCGTTAAAGTTAATGAGATTAAGCAGGCTGAAATTGATAAGGAAAAGGCAATTATTGCAGCTGAGCAACAAAAACGCAAAACTGAAATTGACGCAGAGGCTAATAAATTTAGAATTGAGACTGAGGCTTCTGCTACACTTGAAGCACAGATCAAAAATGCAGAAGGTGTTAAAACTCTGGGCCAAGCAGAAGCAGATATTATTAAAGCAAAGGGTATATCGCAGGCTGAATCCAAGAAAGCAATGGAGCTTGCTGGAGTAACTGCCCAAACAACCCTAGCAAAAGAGATTGGCGAAAACAAATCTTACCAAGAATACTTGATCAAAATTAGAGAAGTTGAAGTAACTCAAGTAGTCGGAGTTGCACAATACGAATCGATGGCAAAAGCAATGGCTGGAGCTGACTTGAAACTATTGGTAAATAGTGGAGACGTACACTCAGGAATTGGCAAGTTAAGCGACCTATTCACAGCTAAAGGAGGTTCACAGATTAACGGGCTTCTTGAATCATTGAAACAGACACCTGAAGGTAAAGGCTTACTGGCTATGCTTAACAAGCTTACACCAGGCGCAGAATAATTTTTAATAAATTTAAGACAAAAAGTCTCTAGATTTGTCTAGAGACTTTTTTATTTTGGTATAATAGTAAAAAGAAATAACATGACAGCACCATTTGAATTTTACGAAGTAGGCGGAAAGGTAAGAGACGAGATCTTGGGACTTCAGTCCAAAGACGTTGATTACGTAGCCGTGCCGAAAGCAACTCTGCTTGAGGAATTTCCTGAGGCGGCTGATATGTTTGACTTGCTAGTTGACTACTTAACTCGTGAAAAATTCCAGATATTCCTGATCACCAAAGAATGTTACACAATCAGAGCAAAATTTCCAGACGGACATAAGTACCAAGGAGTTGCTGATTTTGTAATGTCTAGAAAAGAGACTGGATACGTGCCGTTTACCAGAACTCCGATCATTAAGCCTGGAACCCTATTCGACGATTTACAGAGAAGAGACTTTACTCTTAATGCCCTGGCAAGAGAAGCGGACGGCTCGATCATTGACTACTTTGATGGGCTGACTCACTTGAAGCTTGGGCTATTAGTAACGCCATTACCTTGCGAGGAAACGTTTCACGATGATCCTTTGAGAATCTTGAGAGCTATTAGATTTTCAATCACTAAAGGATTTACTATCCCTGAGGAAATGTCTCAAGTAATAAAGCACTACGATTACGAAGTTAAGATGTGTGTAGTATCAGCTGAGAGAATCAGGGAAGAGCTCTTTAAGTGTTTCAAACATGACACTCATGCAACGATACTTAAGTTATCAGAGTACCCTTTCCTTATGGAATACATTTTTAGAACACAAATCTGGTTAAAACCAACAATGGAAGAATAATGGAAGCAACAATAAATGGAAGAATAATGGAAGCAAAAATAAACTGGGTTCTAGACCAACATAGAGACACGAATCACATGTACGATAAGTACTTGCCTTATGAATTTCATTTACGTATGGTCGTTGAAGTTGCAAAGAAATTTCAATCTTTAATTACGTATGAGAAAGATTTTGAGCATGTACTACTTGGAGCATGGGGCCATGATCTTATTGAAGACACCAGAGTTTCATACAATGATGTTAAGCAGGCGCTTGGAGAAATGGCAGCAGATATTGTCTATGCGTGCTCAAACGAGAAAGGCAAGAGTCGTAATGATCGGGCTAACTACCGATACTACGATGGAATCAGAACAACGCCGTATGCGATATTCGTTAAGTTATGCGACCGAATTGCAAACGTGCAGTACTCAAAAATGTCTGGCAGCAGAATGTTCGAGATGTACAGAAAAGAAAATCCCGAATTCATGCAGCAATTAGGCTGGACGGCTGAAGAAAAATATCTTCATGAGTATGCCAATATGTTTGTATACTTAAGTAAATTATTCGAAGACTGAAAATAAAAAAATTAATATAATGGAAAATCAAAACAGCGTATGTTACATTGGAAAAGTAACAGAAATCAAGGCAATCGAAGGAGCTGACAATATTGAGTTAGCGATCATCGGTGGATGGAATTGTATTACTAAAAAAGGACTACACAAGGCGGACGAATTTGTTATCATTGCAACAACTGATGCAGTTATTCCGGAAGAGTTATCCGAAAAATTGGGAGTAACCGGTTACCTGCGTAAGGGCAATCGAGTTAGAACAGTTAAGTTGAGAGGAGTTTACAGTGAGTGTCTAATCATTCCGCTTAATGTGCTTGAAGGTTCAGAAGAAATGAAGATCGGAGTTAGTAAACAGCCTTGGGGCGATCAATTACAGTTGGGCCCTTATGACGATGCACTCGTTATTGAAGAAGGAGTTGACGTTAGTGAGATGCTTGGAATTTTCAAGTACGAACCGCCAGTTAGACAGGTCCAACTTGCTTCAGGTAAAAAGGTTCGTTATCAAGACAATCCAAACTTTCATGTCTACTACAAGTTTCCTAACTTGAAAAATGTTAGTGGAATGTTTACTGAAGAGGATATTGTGCAAATCACGCGTAAGATCCACGGTACGAATGCACGATACGGTATAGTTAAGAAGAATCGCTTGTCCTTCATGGATAGGATTAAAAAATTCTTTGGATTCGCCGGAGAGCTCTTTGAGTACGAGTACGTTTATGGATCTCATAATGTCGAGAAGGGTTCTGATTCTCAAGGGTTCTATTCAACTGATGTCTGGAGAACAATTGCCGAGAAGTACGATATCAAGAACAGGTTGCTTACCTTAGCAAAAACTAAAAATAGGATTGGTGAACTTGGAGCTGGTATTGTAATTTACGGAGAAATTTACGGTGCAGGTATTCAAAAGAATTACGAGTACGGTCTGACTGATATTGAATTCGTTGGATTCGATGCCACAGTAAACGGCAAATACGAGTCCACTATTTACACTGAATTCCTTTTCAAAGAAGCGCTAGAGTTACCTCACGTTGGAGTCCTATACACAGGACCGTGGTCACAAGAGACACAAGACCAGTTCGTCTTTGGTAATATGATCAAAGGAACTAAGGTGCCGCATGAAGGCATTGTTATTAAGCACATAAGCGGTGAGCGTAATCGAGTAGCAAAGGTAATTAATCCAGACTATTTGATTTACGGAGAAAAGCACGATATTGGAGACTCACATTAATAAAACAAATACAAATGGAAGAAGAAAAATTACCGATCAGAATCTATTTAGATGACGTTCGAACACCAATTGAACAGGACTGGATAGTTGTTAGATCATACCAGGAGTTCAAGGACAAGGTGATGGAAATTGGATTAAAGAACATTCACATGATCTCATTGGATCACGACTTGGGTGACTCAGCTATGTCAGAGTACTTCACGAATGTAAGTCCTAACTATAAGCTAGACTACACGAACATTACTGAAAAAACTGGAATGGATTGCACTAAGTGGTTGGTGAATCAGTTCTACGACGAGAATCCAAAGAGAATTGAGATGAGTCGTTTCGATAAGCGTAATGTGCCGATTCGGTTTCCAGCAGTCTACGTACACTCAGCGAATCCAATTGGATCAGCGAACATGATGGGTTACATTAATAACTTCTTCATGAATGAGGGAGAACCTCAAAACTGCGTGAGAGTTCAGATACCTCACACGGTAATGTAATTATTAAAAATAGATTAACTAATGAAAGTTGTACAAGAATTTCCTAACGGGCTTATATCAGTTTATCCATCCGTGTTTGGCGATGAAAGAGGATTTTTTCTAGAATCGTTTAATCAGCTGAAATATTCTGAATTTCTTAATGAGCATTCATTTGTTCAGGATAATTTATCTAGATCCAAAAAAGGAGTCCTTCGTGGATTGCATTTTCAAGCTCCACCGTTTGATCAAGGAAAATTGGTTCAGGTAATTACAGGAAGCGTGTTGGATGTTGCGGTAGATATTCGTCGAGACTCTCCAAGCTACGGTAAATCCTTTCAAGTTGTATTAAATACGACTGATCGCAATCAACTTTGGATTCCACCAGGCTTTGCGCATGGCTTCGTTAGCCTAGAAGACGACACTATTTTTTCCTATAAATGCACAAACGGTTATTCAAAAGAACATGAAGGCTGTATATTATGGAATGATGCGGACTTAGCGATTGATTGGGAAATTGAAAATCCTATCATTTCGGATAAAGATCAATTGGGAACCCCGTTTAAAGAGTTAATCAGCCCATTCTAACGAGAATTGCTGAAAATAAAAAATGACCTCAGGAAATTATTAATAGTTATTGGGTATAATAACTTTATAACAAAACAAACGTTCTTTAAGTTGCCCTCTTGGCGGAATTGGTAGACGCGCTAGACTTAGGATCTAGTCTTAGGGTGAGAGTTCGAGTCTCTCAGAGGGTACCAAACACATATCACAAATAAAAATGTGAGTTACTTTGAAATAGCCAATTATAAGCCAACATAAAGCCGTTGGGTACAGAAGGAGTAATTAACCGGAGTATAGGCAACAATTGTGACACTGTAACAAATACCCATTTGAGTGGTATGTTTTAAATAGTCAGGTGGCGGAATTGGTAGACGCTATGTGGTGCGGAACTCGCTTCGTTCACCACTCCCTTAGCGGGGAAAACAAAGGTAAGAGATGTGACCATGCAGGTTCGAATCCTGTCCTGACTACGATTGTTAACACGCTTGCTTCGTGTTGAAATTGTCAGATAACGTGCAACGATAGTTTAAAGACTGTAGAAAAAGAAACACTGACTGGAAGGATTCTTATGGACGCATAAGAAGTAAAAGTCCACAACTAAACCTACTTACAATTGGCAAGGTAAATTGAATTAAGGCGATCGATCTAACGGTCGCCTTTTTTAGTATATTAGACTTATGAAAGTACTACACAAACAGGAGAATTCAAAGCTTATTAATTATGAGTTGTATGAAATCGCTCCAAAGATTTATGCAGTCTTGGCAAAGGACTCTTTTGAGAGAGCGATGCTCTTTCTTAGAGCACAAGAGTATTATGAATCCCCTTTTCCTGAATTTAGAGGACAGGACTTTGATATTTTTGTCTACATGAATCGTTACCGAAAAGAGAGATCAGCTAACTATTTTAGTTACACAGCGGACTGGAGCGGATACAATGTTCCTAGCGAATCTCTTGAAGCCTGTATGCGAGGAGTTTATCAGTATCATACTGACATAACTTCGTACGATCATGAAATGACAGAGGTTGTGTCTATTATTAGACAGTACCAGAAAAAAGGTAAGTTCTATCTACTTGGAGTCGATTCATTGGAATCAAGAGTAATGGATCATGAATTTGCTCACGGGCTATTCTATACAAATAAGGCGTATAAAACCGAGATGATGGAGTTAGTATTATCTTTAAAGCGAGATCTATACGAACAGCTTGAAAGCTACTTGATTCAAATCGGCTACACAAGCCACGTAATCGCGGATGAGATTCAGGCTTATATGGCGACAGGATTAACGGCAACGATGGCAAAGACCAGAGGCTCAGTTACGGCAGCTAAGAAATTCGAAAAGATATTTAAGAAATACAAGAAACAATATGGCAAACACGATAATATCAATAACCCTAAACGACAAGCAGCAGAAAAAGTTTGATGCTTGGGGTAAGCACCTAAAAGCCCTGTTTGGCGAATGGGGAAACTTAACCTGGACAGTATCATCATGTGGAATCGGAGACACAATCACTGTCACTAGCAGCAATGCACCAAAACATCCATTAGACTTAACTGATGTCGGTAGCTGGTAAGGAACGTTGCGACTGCGGAAAGATCGCAACTTGGTGTTACGGGCCAGGTTATAGAGATGGAGGTAATCCAAATTCATGTGATGATTGTGTCTCTCGTGGATGTGATTGTAATCACAATTACGTTAGTGTAAACTCGTATCATCCACCACTAGACTCACCTAATTTACCGGAAGGCGAAGAGGGAGTTGACTGGAAGTGGATTAAAGCTGATAAAGTTTGGTGCTGGATTGATGAGCGCGGTAGAGAATATCCATGCTGTGAGTACGACTACATAATAGGATCAGAAGATTAATTAAACGAAATATGAGAATAGCAGTAATTGCACACGATAATAAAAAGGCGGACATGGTGGCATTCATCATGAAGCGTCTTGATTTTTTTAAGCAGCACGAGGTTGTTGCAACTGGTACGACCGGTACTCACATTGAGCATGCAGGTCTTGAGGTCGACCGAATGAAGTCTGGACCGCAAGGCGGAGACGCTCAGATCGCAGCAGAGTTAGTCAACGGTAAAATAGATGGAGTTATCTTCTTTATTGATCCATTAACTGCACATCCGCATGAAGTTGACGTTCAAATGTTACTTAGATTGTGTAATGTGTATAATATTCCTATTGCAACGAACTATTCGACTGCAAGCTTGTTGATACAGGCAGTTTCTTCTAAAAATAACAACGATAAATGAGTAAACTCACACGGGACTTTGAAGAGTTCATAAAAGGTAAACATCCGAGCATTGAGTTTAGACCTCAGCAAAAAGAAGCGATAATCGATATTATTTCAGCATACGAAGAAGACCATAATGGAATTTATCTACTTGATGCGCCGACTGGATCAGGCAAGTCAGTTATCGCAATGTTATTTGCTGATTTTCTTGCATTTAAGGGAAATCGCGGCTATATCTTAGCATCTGACCTCTCTCTTCATGAACAATACGTCAAAGATTTTAAAAAGTTGCAGGTATGGAATTGGGGTAATATAAAAGGTGTTGATAACTACCGATGCGTTGTGAACGACGAGAAATTTTCAGTCGGTGAGTGCAAGAGTAAAGGAACCTCTTATGAAAAGGCTGAATCTCTTCCGTGTTTCAAACAATGTGGCTACTTGACCTCAAGAAAAAAGGCAATCAAGTCGCCAGTCTCTCTGTTAACCTATCCATACGCCCTGATTCAACGAAATTACGTTGAGCAAAATCAGCAAGGCAACGGTAAGGGCTCCCCATTTCCACAAAGAGATTTTGTAGTATGCGATGAGGCCCATAAGCTACTTGATATTGTACAGAGCCATTTCAGTCCAATCGTTTCGCATGAAATTGTTAAAAAGACTGAGAGCTTAATTGAAAGCACCGGCGATATTGGCCAAAAGATACCACAAGTGGACACTGAACGATTAGCAAAAGTGATTGATATGATTTACGAACAGGAGGATCATGGCAACTTGCTTAAATTACTTAAGGAGGTTACTAGACTCTTGAGCATTGCAGTTCAGGCAACCTCTTCGCTTAGAGAAAATGCATCAATTGAATTTTTAGAGGGCAGCATTCCATCCGAATGGTTGGCTGTCTTTGGCATGGCGGACTGGTGTAAGGACGTTCACTGTAAACTAGAAGACTATTGTAAAATCATTGAACAAGTAGGTCTTGAGAAGCTCGTAAAGAATCCTGGCGAAAAGTCAATCACATTCAACTGTATCGATGAGTACTACCTATTACAGAAACACTTCTTTACGAAATTTGGATTCAAGTTACTGATGACTGCTACAATGGGCAGTCCCAGCGATTTCATGAGAAATCACGGAATCAAGAAGGCTAAGTACTTTAAGATTGAAAGTCATTTCAATTGGGAGAAGTCACCTATCATTTTCTATCCAGGTAAAAAAATGTCAACCAGATTCCTACAAGAGAATCTACAATGGGCAATTGATTCAGTAACCAGAATAGTCAGGGAGAACTCTGAGCACTCCGGAATCATTCATTCAGGTTCTTATGAATTGAATACTAAGATCTGGACAGGTCTTCCCAAAGATGTTAAGAAACGCATTGTTCTCTATAAAGGATCTGAAGAGAAAGAGATCGCGCTAAAGATAATGAAGAAGAAGAAGGCAATGGTACTGATGGGTCCATCTATTCTTGAAGGCTTGAACATGGTTGACGACCAGAGTAGATTCCAAATCTTCTTAAAGGTTCCGTACCCTCATCTCGGCGACAAGTACGTTGCTGCTAAATTGGAATACAGCCAGCAATGGTACAATTGGAAGACCTCAATCGCTGTCCTGCAAGGAGTAGGCCGCTCAATACGTACACCTGAGGATTGGGCGGTGACTCATCTACTTGATGGATGTTTCGCAGACCTAATGAAATCCGCAGGTGATCAATTCCCACCTGACTTCAAAGCGAGATTGCGAATAGAGTATAAATAACTCTATGAAACACCTTAAACTATACGAAGAATTTGATCTTGACAGATTCCTAGACAATCCAGAAAAGGAATTAGCTGATGACAATTCACCAGAGATCAATGTAGGAAATTACGTTGACTCATACCGAGGTAAAGGCCAAGTGCTTGATATCGATAGCGATTTTGCAAAAGTTGAATTACATAACTCAAAAGGCAATATTGTTAAAGTTCCAGTTTTTGCTCTAACTAAAATATCTCACGAAGACCTAACTTCAGCCAAGGTCGGAGATTCTCAAGCTGAACTTGCGGAGCTAGTGAGTCAGGCCAGACAGTACAATGATTACCTTGACTCAACTGAAGATTATGATAACGAAGATGAAGAGGATGGAGTTTACTCAGCAAGTCAGGTAAATTTCGATACCCTACTAGCATATATTCAAGATACAACGATCGATGTTATCTCTATTAAAAATAACGATAGTGCATACGATACCTATTCAGAATATCACGAACTGATTAATTTAGTCGGCTCAATCGCTGGAGCAATTCAGAGAGCAAGACCGGACTTAATGGATGAAGTTGATGCAGCACTAGACAATTTCCCAGGATAATGAGACTTAAACGATTTACACAATTCGTTAATGAAAATACTGATGATGCTGAAGAATTAGCAGCATTAGGTTTTAATTCAAAGATTGACACGGATGAAATTCAAGGATTAATGGCCGAATACAACCCAGAGGAGAAGACCGACACGACATTAGGTTTCGATTTGGGATTTGATATGACAGCTGATGATTTAGGACTTGATCCAGAAAGAGCAGAGGCTGCTGAATTAGATAGCGTGTTCCTTGTTCAGTACTATGTTGATTTCGACTTTGAGACAATGAAATCTAAAGTACAAGTGGCAGTCTTAAATTCTGGGATTGATTTTGACGGTGCAGGTAATGCGTATGAAGTTGATTTTAAACTGGATTCAGAAAATCACGATTCTCAAGGAATCGCTGATGAGTTAACTCAGATTTTGCAGCGAATTGAATACGAAGGCATGTTTGTAGACATGGCAGTCGATATAGTAAATGACATAATCGATAGACGTCTTGGAGAAGTATCAGAAAAGAAGAAACTTAAATGGCATGATTCTGATGAGCCTAACACAAAAGGAAAATTCATAATTGAGAACTTATCTGATGAAGAAGCTGCAGAACTAAGAGCAATGGGTTTTGGTGGAGTTGACACTGATGCAATCGCAGAACTAGTCAATGGAGCAACTGCAGAAGATCAAATCGTTATTGTTTCAGGCCAGTTCAATCAATCTATAGATGATTACGGAATAGATTCATCCGAATATCCGGATATAGAAAGAGACGTATGGACTGATTTTGAAGTCAGAATAAACTTTATCGATGAAACTGTTAAGTCGTCAGTTAGTGTCGCACAAAAAGATATCGGACTTTACGAAGATGCTGAACTTGAAGACTATGAATGGTCTGACCTATTCCAAAATGGAGATCCAGTTTCAATGAAGTCTAATGAGATAGCTGAAGATATTGAACTCTTTATGAGTGCCGTAACTGGTTTCGAAGACTCGCTTGGAATGTACGACAAAATTCAAGATCTTTTAAATAAGGCAATTGAGGAACAGTATCACAGATGGGATGACGAAGAAGATGATGAAGCTGATGAAGATGAAATTTCAGAAAAGAAAAAACTTAAATGGCACGATTCTGATGCACCTGATGCAAATGGAAAATTCAGAGACCTTGGAGTTAATAAATTAGCGGATTGGTTAATCAGAACAAGAGGTGGTAACATGCAAAAGATTACTGGATCGCTAAATCAACAAATTAATTTTAACAAGCGAAAAAATCCAAGTTATGCCAAGAAAATGGAGTCGACTCGGGAAGCAGTTAAAAGAAAATTAGCAAAAAGAAAAGAATAAATAAAACCAATTAGAAATATTGTAGTATATTATTAACATGAAAACATTATCCTTACATTCACTTTGTTTACGTTCGTTGAGATTAAGTCTCGATGTGTCTAGGCCGTGATGTAAGATAAGAAAACTTCTACTGAAAAGGCTTAGACTAACGTTTAAGCCTTTTTTGTTTTTGGTCAGTTTGGTCGTGGAGGCCGTCAGGTCTGCAAAATCTGAGGAGTTGGTTCGATTCCAACATTGACCTCAAAAACTGGAAGAGTAATTCAGCTGGCGCTGGACCTAGTCTTGAAAACTAGTGGTACCTTCGGGTATGGGGATCGATACCTCACTCTTCCGCTCGTTCTTTTACATGGTAGACGTAGCTCAGTTGGTTAGAGCGCCTGATTGTGGTTCAGGAGGTCGTCGGTTCGATCCCGATCGTTTACCCCAACTGCCTCTGTGGGTAAACTGGTAAAGCCGCTTGACTTAGGATCAAGAGATTTTGTGGGTTCGAATCCCACCAGAGGTACAAAAATGCTCCCGTGGTGAAACTGGTAAACACGCTCGGCTTAAGATCGAGTGCGCAATGCTTGTGGGTTCGAGTCCCACCGGGAGTACTAATGGAGAGTGAAGCAACAAGGTGTTGTCGCCGCCTGCTAAGCGAGCGGTTCCCGAAAGGGAATGGGGATCGAGACCTCCACTCTCCGCCATAGTCCAGTAGCTCAGTGGAATAGAGCAACCGCCTTCTAAGCGGTAGGTCGCAGGTTCGAGTCCTGCCTGGATTACAAATTATTTAGTACAATATAGCTATGGAAGAAATAACAAACGCAGAAAGAGAATTCATGTTCTATAAGATTGGAACAGCTGGATCGTTTCACACAGCCTTGATTCAGACAATTATGAAGGCTGATATTCGTAATCAGGCTAAGCTTGCACTAGGTTTTCCCGAAGATGTTCAAGTGGTTCAACGTTTTCAAAACGAAAGTGGCTACTGGGAAGGTCTGCAAGAGCGCTGGAAAGCTGCACATAACCGAAACTAATTAGTACCTGCCCCGGTAGTTCAATGGATCAGAACACACGGCTACGGACCGTGAGATGGGGGTTCGAATCCCTCCTGGGGTACTTAACTTAATCAACATGGCAAATTTAAAAAAGGGTAATATCATAGTCTTTTCTAGAAAGGACAAACCTAATGAAACTATAATTAAGGGCTCAAGCGATCCAATTAATGGAATGGTCACTACCGACAAGCAGGAATACTCAGTAGATTTCCTTAATCGATGGGTCCATTTTGGTTTCTGTAGAGTATTTAAACCTGCAGATCTGCCTTCAGAATACGTAGGGAAGTAGTCGAGTCGTATAAATAAACTTCAAATAGAATGATTAATTTTGAAGTTACTTAAATTTACACAATTCATAACTGAAGCCCGAATCTCTTCTCACGGAGAGGGTCGTATAGATCAACGAATCTATAATCTAGAGTCAATTAACTTACCTAAGCCAGCGAGACAATTTATTCGAGAAGCTGGATTTGAAATAAACGAAGTCTACTCTCAACTCATTGATGCTATTAAATCTGAATTTAAAAAGAGCCAAGACCATATTGAGAGAACTCAATTTCCATCAGGCCATAAAGCCCTACCAGTAGTTGCACCATTCTTAAAGATAGAGGGTACCTCTTATCCAGTAACAATGTCTGTAAAATCATTTAGTGGAGAGATTGAAAAAATTCACATCGGCGAGCGAGTTTTCGCCTATATTTCAGATGATGTTCTTACAACAATCAAGGTGCTCCCTCACAGAATGTCTCATAAAGATATTCAAATGGATTTGGAAAATCATCTTTCTAGAAAGGGTAAAACTGGATCAGTTACCGTATATGAATTACCAGAAGAGACAGTAAATAGCGTATTTGAACTTACAGAAGACGGTCAAGTAATCCCAGAAAGAAGAGCTGCCTATACTCCAGCAGTTATTAGCGGAGAACAACAATACTCAGTCGCAGCTGGTAGAAAAATTAAGGTGTTTATTCCATTCCTAAAAGAGTTCACTGAATGCACAATTGATGGTGTCCTAAACCGTGATTCTTTTAGAGAAGACCGATTCTTGAAATTGGGAATTATTTTACCGGATGGCAGAAAGATTGCCAAAACTCTAAATCCTGGAGATACAGTCGAGCTCCCAATTGGAGAAAATGGGGACTGGGTAAAGACAAAAATCGCAGATTCACTTTACGTATACGATAAGAGAACTGCTGAACCTATTTCACTTAAAGCAATCGCTTAATCTTCTCGAGAAACTTTCTAAATTTTCTGAGTTAAATATTACTGGAACATAGAGCCTCGCTCTGTTCGTCTAGGGTTTACGAGCCCTTGAGTAATCGCGAAAGGTTACAAATAGATGAGCAAAAAATAACATAACTACTATGTACCAACAAACAATCACAACTGGTGGTTCAACTGCAGTATTTAATACTTTCAGCAGCCAACCCCAACCTACTGCCCACATAACAAAGGGCAGGGGAAGACTAAAGACCTACGGTCAGTCAGTCTATCTAAAAGACAGTTCACATTTTGAAATTGAACTGCACAATCCAAAAACAACACCAGTTCTTGCAAAAATCTGGATAAATGGGAAACTGTTATCGAATGCAGGAATTATCGTGAAACCAGGCCAGAGAGTCTATCTTGAAAGATTTATGGATGTTGCTAAAAAATTCAAGTTTGAAACTTACGACGTTGATACGTCAACTGGAACTGTTCGAGCAATCGCCGATAACGGCAAGGTCGAAGTACAGTTCTATGATGAATCGTCTTATCAGCTAAACGGCAATTCAGGTACGAATATTTGGCAACAGCCATTTACGTACACGACTCACCAGTGGCCAGGTCATACGCTAACTTCTAATATTGGAGGTTCAGCTAATGCATTTTACTGCGCAAGTTCGCTAGGTCCACAAGGTTCAAACGGCCCTCAAGGTCCAGCCGGAATACCGGGGTCGATGGAAACGGGTCGAATTGAAAAGGGCGAAAGCTCTAGTCAAAACTTCGAATATGCAGACGGCCAATACAATTCATGGAGCTGTACAACCGTCAGGTGGCAGATTCTACCGGAAAGTAAAAAACCTGTTGAAATGGGAGAAATTCGCTCTTATTGCACAGGTTGCGGTACTCGCCACAAAAAATCAAGTTGGAAATTCTGCCCTAATTGCGGAACCTCCATAACTGAGTAACATTAGTCCTGAGCGGGGCTCTAAATGTTCCAGTTATACAGATAAATAAACTCAAATTATTCAAACAAATGCATAATAATAAAATTTTAAGTTTCGAAGAATTCGTTCAACAAGGAACAGGCGAAATGGGTCAGGAAATGGGCCACGAAATGGACCATACTGCTGAAATGCCACAGGGCGGAGAAGATCAAGCACTATTACCAGCACCAGCTGAAGAAGTAGAAGGCGGAGAAACTGAACACAACGTTCCAAACCACATGCAAGATGATTCAGAAGAAGGAACTTCTGACAATGAACCTAATATTGAAGTTGAAACATCAGCTAACGATATTGAAGCACACACCGACGAAAACGGCGGATTCTAAAAAACTTTTCTTGCTAATCAAATGAGCGGTAGAACTAGAAATAACCAAGATGTCGATACTATGATGAACGACATACTTGATGCGCTCGACGTAATCAAGGCCAAATTGCCAAATGGCGAACTTAAGATAATTCAAGAGAGAATGGAAGGTTTAGAATCTTCCCAAGAGGACATGCACGAAGATCTGAGACAGATCAAAAAGCAGCTGCTTGATCCTGAAGACGGTATTGTCGTTAGAGTAAATAAGAACACTGAATTTCGTAAAAGGAAGGAAGAGGAGGCTAGAATTTATCAAGTAATATTGGATGAACATAAGGAGCTTATGTCATGGAAATCTACTGTAACTAAAATACTATGGATTATAGTAACGGCAGTTGTCGGAATTGCAGTGGGTATGATTTTTAAGTCAAATTAACGATTCATCATTTTTTTTTTTTGAAGTCTCACTTTTGTGGGACTTTTTTTGTTTTTATTAGTATATTATAAGTAATAAACAAAAAATATACTTATGGCAACATTCGAAGTAGACGTAGACGTTTCTGATATCTTATCGGAATTATCATCTCGTGAAAAGCGAGAAATGTACGAAGATTTAAAAGAAGAACTTGAAGAGGACGATGTTTCAAAAAATCCTGAGGATCTATTTAACAGCGGCACCTCCTACATGGAACAGGAAATTGGAAAGGCTTTGGCTTGGATGTGGGAATACCGCAATATGCTGACGACCTCTCAAAGAAACCGAATCCTAGCAATCACAAAAGAAAACTTCGTTGAGCAATGAAATACTACACTAGTCTCTTAATCGTGGCTTTGTTGGTAACAAGCTGCGGTTATAACAAACCGGAACCAATTCGAATTGAAAAGTACAAGGTGGTACGTACCTTTAAAAAGACCCCAATATCAATTCACGATGAAATGTCTCCACGATATAGAGCAGTATTGACGAATGGAGATACGGTTGCATGCAGAGAACACTGCAAGGCTGGAGACACAATAACATTTGAATATTATGGGACTAGATAAAATAGACTACAAAGAAGACTTGTATGAGGCAGTGCTTATTAAGCAAGCATACGACTTCATGAGTTCAGGCAAAGAAAATATAATAGTCTTTTTTGAAGAGAATTGCAACGGCCCAATTTTCCAGGAAATGGTAAGATTAAATGGAGCAAAGAGCGTTATCAACGACTTAGTAGACACAATTAACAATTTAAACTCGTAAACATGAAAAATTTATTTTTATCGATGGTATGTGCAATTATCACCATCTCAGCAAGTGCACAAATGCCGATAATAACGGCAGAAAATTCAAAGACCGTATTTGTTGATAAACCTGGAAAATGGTTAATCTATCAAACTGGAGAAATTGTAGAATTACCTGAATCAGCGGATGCTCGCAAAATATTGGTAGAGTGCGCAGATCAAGGCTGTTTTGGCTGGGTTGTTGAAAACTTGGAAGGTCAACAGTGCTACGTAACGATTACTGACGAAGGTGTTAAATTTCGCCACTCAAGAAAACCTATCGCTTCAAAGAAGGCTGACGGTTTAACGACCTCAGTTAATTAAAAAAAAAATCCATTAATTATGGCCGCAAGAAGTAACCAACCTGGGGATATTATTGTCTGGATAGAAAATATTATTGCATCATGCACGCATCCCATGCAGGAAAGTGTTGCTAGAAAGTTAATTGATCTATTTGACAAAAAGCTCGAAAGAACAAAGTATCCAACCAGTTTAAGAATACTTATTTACCGTAACCTTAGAGATAAGATTGACGATAAAATGTACGACCGAATACAAAAAAATCTAGAAAACAATGCCGACTTTAATTAAAATACACCCAGACGGACGAGAAGAGTTCAAAGAACGAGGAGCTCGAGTTGAAGCAATCGCATGGAACGAAGATCGTACCTACAAAGAGGTAGTTGACTCAATTCCAGTAGTTGGATGCTCTCTCCTAGTTGGATCAGTTACTGCCAGATCCTATTCAGCTCAAGACTATTGGTTGACTACTGTAGTAACTGAAATTCTAGAAGAGCGCAAAGACTCGGACGGCAGGTTTGAGTTTGTAAAATTTAAAACAGAAAATTCAGTATATGAGCTCAGAGGATAAAACCGTCCAGGACATTACTCACGGAATAGTTGCAGTAAGACGAGACGATAAAAAGAATGAAATGTACGTTCTGCATTTTTGTGGGTTCTTTGAAGAGCCTAGCGCTGCAGACTACGACCACCTACGAAAAGAATTAGAAGAGGATCCTGAATTTGGATTAACTGATCAGGAATTTGAATTAATCGCAGCGACTCCTCAAATGCTGGAGTACGTCAAAAATGATGCAAATCAAGGTAACTAATGAAGGTAATTTTTTTAGACCATGATGGAGTTATTTGCCTAGCTACTGAATGGGGAAGTCGATTTAAGAAGACTAAAAGGTCTAAGACTGCGATGCAAATTAATACTAAAGACAATCCAGTTGAGTTTAGATTTGACAACTTTAATCAGAAAGCAGTTTCAATACTTAACGATATTATAAAGCAGACTGATGCTGAAATTGTAGTAAGTTCAGATTGGACACGTTGGGCGACCGTTGAAGAAATGGGCGAGTATTATGAATCAAAGGGCATCTGTAAAAAGCCGATCGCATTTACCCCAGACCTAAAGGACTGTACTGTGCATGGAAGTATTTTTATCTGGTCACCGGATTGGGATCTTGAACAAGTAAGATCTATTGAAATTAAGCAGTACTTACACGATCATCCTGAAATAACTCATTGGGTTGCAATTGACGACTTAAACATGGGTAAAAGCGGCGAGAGTTGGAAAGATGTGTGGGCCTTAGATAATTTCGTACTTACACCAAAGCGAATGGAAGGCATTAAGCAGTCTGGAATAAAGGATAAAATCTTAAAATTTTTAAAGGATTAAGAGTACAATATAAAAAACAAATACTATGTCAGAAAACACAAATGCCGAACTTGGATTAATCCAAACAATAGCTAGAACTGGTGCAATCGAAACAGTTCAAGCCCTAGCACTTGCTCAACAAATGGGAATGGTCAATTCACAAGAAGAATTAACTGAATTAATTGCAGCAGGAATGGAGACGATCCTTGAAGAATACGTTCAACAAATAGAAAACCAATCTAAAATTATCCTAAATGAAGCTGGAAGTATTCGAGAAGGTAATAAACCAAATTAAAGAACAAGACGAAAAAATCAGTGCCCTGTACAAAATGGGAGTTGATTTAATCGAGTTTAGCGATTCATATTCGTCATTACGGTCTCTACTGCTTAGAGCCTATTATGGAGAAGAAGGCGAAGACTGGATTTCGTGGTTTCTTTATGAAAGAGACAGTTCAGTAGGAGCCGATCCTAATCAAGCATGGGACAAAGATGGAACACCTATTTGTTACGATATTCCAAGTTTATGGAAATGTGTTGAGGAGAGTCGATGTTCAACTGATTTTGTTGAATATGAGCTTCCTAAATCAAGAGCGACCGCTGATGATTTGTTAAATCATATAGTAAACGGACTAGGTTAATAAATTAGTAGTATAATAATCTTATGAAAACACACAATTCAGATAGAGTCGGTGCTATTAAACATAGAGCTAAGCGCATTTTTCAAAGAGTCGGTATTAAAATGACCCGATTATTTAATCCACTTGATGTAATAAGAGCTGAAGAAAATTCATCGGATCGAGATGCCTCAATTCTTTTTAGAAAGATGATTTTACAAAAGGACAGCGAATTACTAATAAGTCCAATTAGCAACCGATACTTTGTAAAAAATGATGCAAATAACATCCTATTAATCTTAGAAGAATACGAATTAGTTATTATTAATCATGTATTTGGATACAACATTAAACTTTCACAAAAGGCTTACCGTCAATTATACACAGCTTTCGTAAATGAAGTGGAGGACCGTAGAAAGCAGATGGAAAGAACTTTTAGTAAAAATGTAAAGCACTCATTACAAACGTTAATTCAAAGATTAGATGACTAAATACACAAAACTATCACTACTTGGACTATCTCCAGTTATTACGATCATACTAATGGTTGCTATTGGAACTGTATTAGCTAGATCAAGAAACTCTAAAGAAGTTCCATTCGCGAGCTCTTCTAAAATTGACACAGTTTACGTTGAAAAGCGAGTTGAGGTTGAAGTAAAGCCTGACACCGTATATTTTATTAAACCTTGTAAAAAATCACATTGCGATACAGAATCAGTTAAACCCCCAAAAATAGACTCAATACAATAATGGAAGTAAAATTCGCAGATACATTCGGAGATAGCTTAAAGCGTCTCAGGTGGCATGAAAGTAAAATTTATAAATTCTACTCGTTTTTTCGGTACGATATCGGGCGTTTCGTTAAAAACGTTTGGCGTTTTAAAAAGGCACTAAACGGTCATTACTGGTGGGACCATCATGGCTCTCTACAGTTCATGGAGATTGCGTTAACTCACATAGCTGACAATCTTGAGAAGCGAGGTCTTGAAGTAGACGGGCCTAGGCTAAAGAAGGTTGCTAAGATGCGTAGAGCAGTTGAACTTATTAAGAATTACAATCAAGATAATTATATTGAAATGGCTGAGGCTGAACTGGGCGAAATTATTCATCATGAATGGGAGTTCGAAGCGGTTCCAGACAAACCTGGATATTCTCAATTAGTCGACAACGATACTCCAGAGGAAAAAGAGCACAATCGTAAAGTTTTCAATAGAGCACGTGAAATCGAAGATACTGAATGGTCTGAACTATGGGCCATCTTACAAGGGCAAAACCGAACTCAATTTACCATGTTTGCAGACAAGTCAACTGACAAAGATTCAGCTTGGGACAATTGGTTTGATGGATCAGGTATGAAAGGTTGGTGGGATTAACACTTAAAAAGAGTATAATAACTGTATATGGCAAAACAAAACAACAAAACCGGAAAAACTCCAATGCTCGATTCGTTCGGGAAAGATCTTACTCAATTAGCTATTGAGGGAAAGTTAGATCCAGTCGTTGGTAGGGAAAAAGAAATAAAGCGTTGCAGTCAAATACTCGCACGTAGAAAAAAGAACAATCCTCTCTTGATTGGAGAGCCTGGAGTTGGTAAAACTGCCATCGTCGAAGGTCTTGCAAAAATGATCATTGACAAAACTTGTCCACGAGTTCTATTCGATAAAAAGATCGTTACTCTTGAGCTTGCGAATTTAGTAGCAGGTACAAAGTACAGAGGTCAATTCGAAGAGCGAATGGAACAAATAATTGACGAAGTTCAACAAAATCCGCATGTTATCCTATTCATAGATGAGATTCATACCCTAATTGGAGCTGGCTCAGCTAGCGGATCATTGGATGCGGCGAATATCCTGAAACCTGCACTTTCTCGTGGACAGATTCAGTGTATTGGTGCAACAACGCTTGACGAATTTAGAGGATCTATTGAAAAAGATGGTGCCCTGAATCGTAGATTTCAGCAAGTGATGGTAGATCCATCTACGCCAGAACAAGCTCGCCAGATCATCCAGAATATACGCCAGAAGTACGAAGACCATCACTCAGTAAGATACACTGACGAAGCACTTGATGCTTGCGTTACCTACAGTGATCGATACTTACAGGACAGATTTCTACCGGATAAAGCGATTGACTTAATGGACGAAGCTGGCTCAGCAGTTCACATAAACGGAGTAGTTGTACCTGAAGAAATTAAGTCACTTGAGGTAAAATTAGTTGAGGTAAGCGAACGCAAACAAAAGGCAGTAGATGGACAACAGTACGAAGCGGCTGCTAAATTGAGAGACGAAGCACTTAAGGTAATGTCAGAAATTGACGAAGAAAAATCAAAATGGGAAGAATCATTAAAGGTGAATCGCCTAAATGTTTCAGAAGAAGATATCGCATCAGTAGTTGCCGCAATTACTGGAATTCCAATTACTAGACTCAAAGGTTCTGAGCTTGAAAGACTTGCTAATATGGCAAGCTGGTTAAAGGATCGAGTAATCGGTCAGCCTGAAGCAGTGGTCAAATTAACAAAAGCAATCCAGCGATCAAGAGCAGGGCTTAAGTCTAAAAATAGACCAATTGGGACTTTCATGTTCCTCGGCCCAACTGGTGTTGGTAAAACCGAATTGGCAAAGCAGCTTGCAAAATTCATGTTCGACTCAGAGGACTCGTTAATCAGAATAGACATGACTGAGTTTGGAGAAAAATTTACGTCGACTAAATTAATAGGAGCTCCTCCAGGATACGTTGGATACGATGAAGGTGGTCAGCTTACTGAGAGAGTTAAGCGTAAACCCTATTCAGTAGTTCTATTGGACGAGGTCGAAAAAGCTCATCCTGATATTTTTCACACTCTACTTCAAGTATTGGATGAAGGCCATTTAACTGATGGGCTTGGTCGTAAAATAGATTTTAAAAATACTGTGATTATTATGACTTCTAATTTGGGAGTTAAGGAATTGCAAGATTTTGGAGGAGGTATTGGATTCTCGTCAGCTGTTGATCAATTTGAAAAGCAGAAAGAGATCGCAGCAAGCGTTCTAAAGAAGGCTGTTAGTAAGCAGTTTGCACCAGAGTTTATCAATCGACTAGATGATATTATTATCTTCGAGACTCTTAAGAAAGAAGATATTACTAAGATCGTTGAAATTGAACTTTTAGACCTGTATGCTAGAGTTAAGGAAAATGGATACACTGTTGAGTTGACTAAACAGGCAAAAGAATTCTTAATTGAAAATGGCTATGACCCTAAATTTGGAGCTCGTCCACTAAAGAGAGTTATTCAAAATCACGTAGAAGATCTTATAGCAGAGGCCTTTATCGACGGAAAGATTAAAGATGGTGATAAATTGGTGATTACTCATAAAGCCAAAGAAGAAAACTTATCATTTAAGTAAACGTCTGCAGATAAATAATCAAAAATAACCATACATAATGGGAAGATTTGGTAAAAACAGAGTGCCTAATTTCATGAAAGGTAAAGAAGATGCAATTGGCGCTAATCCAAGAGTAGCTGATGAAAATTTGGATGAAATGCATCCAGTAGAAATAGTTTCATTGGGAGATCATGGAGACGACCATGCAATGATCGTTATTAGAAGTAAATCAGGTGAAGAGCTTGAGCTTAGATTCGACTATGACGGTAACGGCATGCTAACGGCAATGCACGGAGATCATGAGTACTCTATTCCAGTAGAACTTGAAGTTGTATCTGATGAAATTGACGAAAAACTTAAAGGTAAACAAAAGAACTTAGATAAGAATCGAAATGGAAAAATTGATTCAGGCGATTTTAAATTACTTAATAAGTCGAAAGAGGATACTGAAGGTAAAGCTTCTAACACATTTGAAAATTTCGTTAATGAGTGTTGGTCACCAATGACCGAAGGCTACAGCCCAGCAATGTCAGAAGAAGCACAGAATGCAGTTAAATCAGTATGCGAAGAAATTCTAATTAAAGAGGCTCAAATGTGCGATGAAGACGCAGATCCTAACCATACATACGAGAATTACTTAAATGAAGTTGGCTCGTACATGAGTAAGTGTATGATGGAAGCAGCGGCTGAGGTTGATGTGGAAGAGCCGATTAACGAAAGAGCTATTCAATATCCAAAGGCTGGAGGAAAATGGGTAACACCAGATGCGAGTAAATACGTAGTATATGTAGGAAAAACCCCATATAAAGTAACGGTGAAGTCTCCGATCTACAGCGGCCCTATCATTATTCAACACATAGACGGTCCAAAAGAAGGTTGGATGGGAAATTACTATACGGTAACTGATAGTAAAGGACAAACTAAAGACTTTGATGAAAGCGAAATTGCTGCACTTGTTAAAAAAGAAGGAAGTAATGTTATTGAACTAGGCGGAGCATTAGGCAAAGCTATTTTTACTAAAGCTTAAATTCATAATTAAATATAAAACTAAAGCTCGGAACATTCCGAGCTTTTTTATTTAGGTTAGGCCGTGAATAAATAATCAATATGGACAATCCACATAATAATAAAATGTCATCTGGTGAAATTACTGTACCAGCCAGTTCATTTCAACAAAGAACTGATATGAATATTCAACCTACTCCAGTAAATGTGGCTGTGGGTGGGCTTCCTCAGCACTGGTTGAATACAGCGCCGTATTCTAAGCGAGATATGACAACTAATTCGACTCCATCCAGAATCGGCTCAAATCCTAGAGTTTATAAAGTCCTACGATTTAACGAGTATATGGAATCTAATAAATAATAAAAAGTAACTACTATGAGTAACAAAATTTTAAACTTCGACGATTTTCATAAAGGGTCTAACTTAAGCGATCCCAAGAAACATGCAACGGCCTCAAAACCTGATCAAGTTAAGAAAGAAAAAACAATTGATCAAGTTAAGAGTGCTGATCTATCTCAAGTTAAGGTAACTGAGCCTGATTACACGAAAGTATCTAAAACTCCTATTCAAGAGAGCTCAGCTGATACTCAAGCACAGATCGATATAATTAATCAGACCAAAGCACTTAGGGACCAAGTCGCAGCTGCTGCAACTGATGCAGAAAAGATTCAGCTATTGACTAAAATCAAGCAGATTGAACAACAAGCTGAGCAGAAAGCAAAGGCTACTAAGACTGCATAAAATTACTTAACGAAATGACGTTAGACGAGTTAATATTAGACATCCAGGATGAATTAACGTTTGCAAAAGCGCTACCTTATTCTATTCCAGAACCAGAGATTAAACGTATCATCACTAATTCTGAGAGATATTTTTATGATAACTGGAAACATGCAGTTGAACCGCGATATTTACTGATTCCTCAAGAAGTTTTTACGTCTACTGGATTTAAGCAGCACAGAACGATTCAGTTACCTGAGTGCGTAGGTTTCGTTCATGATGTTAAGCAGCCCAATTCTTCAGGCTCAATGTTTGGAACAATGGATGCGGATTTTGCGGATAATAAGTTCATTGGGTCAGAGGTATTTTTAACACCATTCATTGGGGAATCTATTATGTACAGAACGATTATCTTCTCGTTTCTTGACCTAGTTAAAGGCTTTACCATTGACACTTTTGCATACGACTACAATAAGAATACTCGAAAACTAACAATACTCGGAAGAACCCCTAGACAAAACGGTATTGTTCTAACGATCGCTAAGAAAATCCCAGCTGATGATCTGTATAATGATGAATTGTTTCAAAGATACGTAAGAGCAAAGGCTAAATTGAGACTTGGTGATCTGTTAACGACATTCGATTATAATCTTCCAGGCGGAATCAAACCTAACTACACAAATCTAGTCACTAAAGCTGAAAATGAGCTTACTCAAGTACTTGAAATGATGAAAGGCGAAAATACTCCAGACTTCTTGTACTTTGCAAGATGGTAATTAAGACATGGCAACACAACCAGTAGGAAAAGACCTATACTTACGAGCACCAGGCGATCCAAACTACCAAGAAGGTATTTATGAATCAAATGACTCAATTGAAAATGCTCTTCAACAAATTAGAATGACGCTACTTACTAGAGCAGGTGAAGTTCTTGGGGAAGATATTGGATTCAATGCCGAAAAGTATCTTTTTGAATTTGAGCAATCAGACATTAGCGCTATGGAAAAGGAGGCAAACGATCAAATTAATGAATATGTTTTATTCAGTCGACCTTACTCAATTGCAGCTAATGCATTTAAAATGGACGATATATCTGATCCATATAAAGTAGGATTAGGCTTGGACATTAAGATAGACGGACAGTCTGCGTTTGCTACAATGTTTGACCTTTAAGCCAATCTTCTAATTTAATTAACGGGTTCCAATCAAGATACGATTTAGCGGCAGTGACGTCAGCTAAACTAATCTTCGGCTCTAATCTAAAACCTACATTTACCGTTTTTCCGCCAACCATTTCAGCGATTTGATTTACGCTGATATTTTCTCCACTTCCTATATTAATAATTCGGTGATACTTATCTGAAGCGTTAGCGAGCGCATTGTATGCTGGTGAGTGTAATGCAGCAATATTTGCTCTAACTACATCTGATACGTGAATAAAATCTCTTCGCTGTTCTCCGTCATTTGTGATTGGTAAAGGTTTGCCAGCCTTAGCTTTTTCTAAAAATATTGGAATGACTGAGCGGTATGAACTGTCAGGATTTGAATTTGGACCGTAAACATTGAAATATCTAAGGCACGTCGTTTTTATTCTGTAAATTGAAGAATATAATTTGCAATAATTTTCCCCAATCTGTTTAGTTAACGCATAGGTTGAAATTGGATCAAGCGGTACAGATTCATTAGTTGGAAATAACTCAGTGTTTCCGTATACTGCACTAGTTGAGCTAAACACTAATTCCGATACACCAGCGATTCGACACGCTTCAAGCACGTTTGAGGTTCCTATTACATTTACTAAATTATATAGAGTAGGTGATTCTAATGACTCCTGGACAGAAGTTAATGCGGCTAAATGGAATACGCATTCTGAACCTTTAATGATGGCGGCGATCTTCTTGGGATCCCCTGTAATATCGTAGACTCTTAGGTCAATCGCTAAGTTTTTAATGTTGCTTTTCTTACCGGTCGATAGATTATCGATTACGGTTACTCGGAACCCTTGCTCTACGAGTGATTTAACAAGGTGAGATCCGATAAATCCGGCCCCACCTATTACTGTTACTTTACGATTCATGTATACCTAAAATTAAAGTTGTCCTGGTGTTCCTACTTCAGATGAGGTTTCTCCACCAGCCGGTTCTTCTCCAGCTGGGGCAGCAGGCGCTCCACCAGCAGCAGCGGCTCCACCAGCAGCGGCGCCACCGTCAGCTTTAGCATCATTGTCTTGAGTTGCTTGGTAGCTTCGGTTTTTAGCAATATCCTCGTCACTTAATTTCAAGTATTCTTTAATTAAGTATTCGGTTGAGAAGTAAGGTTTAGCATCATCATTCACTACCGCTTTCATTGCATTAAGGGTAGCAAGACGTTTATTAAGTAATTCCTGAGTTTTAATCTCCTCGAATACATTATCATTGTGCCATAGCATACCTACTGCATTTGAGAAACGGTGATCCGTTTTTAAATCCTTAATATCTAAGCACATTTGCAAATACAGAGGTTTGGTGATTAACTCTTTGAAGGCTGATCTTAATCTCTTGATGAATTTATTGTAGCGAATCTCCTCTCTTGAAATACCTTCCGCATTCATAGTGTATGCACCTTGACCTTCTGACCAACGTGAATATGGAAGTTTAGAGTCAAGCTTTAGTTTATCTTGAAAGTATTTTAATAATTCAGAGCCTGATAAATTTGGGCCTGGATATTCAAGTGCTTCAATATCGATTTTCTCGCCTCTATCGTTTACTGGAAGAACGTAGTTTTTATAGAAAAGAATATTAGGTTTTCCATCAACCATTAATTCTCCAGAGCTACCATCGAATGTTATATCTTCTTTTAAGGTATTGGTAAACTCACGAACATCTTCTTTGGCTTTTTGCATTGATTTTGTTCCAACTGGTACGCTTGTTTTTAAACGAATTGGCGCATTCATTGTATGCCAAATAATCTTAGAGTGTTCAATTAAACGAAGTAGGTTAAATGAACGAAGTAGTCTCTCTACGAAACTAACTCGCTTGGTTCTAAATTCATTTGAATATGAAATGTAGATAATTTGTGAATCAGTTAAGGTACGATTCATCTTATTAATGGGATCACGTTGAGACCATTGCAGATAAATTTTTCCGCCTGAATCTTTTTTTACTTCAGGATAAAGAGTAGATGGATCTAATTCCTTAAATCCAATAATATCTTTTGGATTTGAGATATTGTCGTAAATGATTTCAAATGCCAAGTGACCTTCAATTAACCATTGGTAAAAGTACTGCCATGCTGAAATTCCTCTGTCGAAACTCCATGCACTATAGATCTTTGCAAAATTTTCTTGGTACTTCTCAATTACTTTTTCTTGATAGTTAAGACGTTGGTCTTTATTCTTTCCTCGGTAATTAATTTCTCCAACTAGGTCATTTGGATAACAGAATCGATTATCTTCATCGTATACAATTGCATCATCTGCAATAGTTTCAATAACGAATTCAATTTCGCCATTTGATGCAAGATCCCTAAGTCTCTCTCTTTTCTGAACATAGTCTAATTGAAAGAACGCGATTGACTTGTTCTTTAATGAGGATGTCGTATCGGATAGAGCAAGAGTAGCCTTCATCAGATCATCTCCCATTGCGTTGTTGAAACCCGTTAACTGACCTTCAATGTAACCTATCGCTTGTGAGTTCTTCACAAGAAGGTCATCGTATTTCATACCAAATCGACTTAGTGCGGTTAAGCTTGATCTAAGCCCTTTCATTGGGTTACTGTCTAAAAATCCTGCCATTTAATTGTTTATTTTATTTCAAATAGAGAGAAACTTGATCTAGCCGATATTGTCCTGTCAGTTGAATAGTTCGCTAAGTGTAAGTTAGGAACAGTATCCCAGTCGATAAGGGTTAAGTTTCGCATCTTTTCTCTATTGTATTTATTCACCAGAAGATTGAATTTAATGTCCGGCATTCCAAGTAGGGTCTTTATAAATGTCGTATCGACCGTAAAAAATGGAGCAACTGCTCGTTCCCTGATTCGTTTATTAAATTCCATTAGGTTGCCGTCTTCAAAACAGTTAGCTAATGGAGTACTCATTTTATTTAAGTATGTCCGAATAAACCGTTTTCTTAGAGGTTGGGACATTAATTTAACATTTAGGCCCAATCCATCAGGGCTTAATGCTAGAAATATGGGGCGGTTATCATAATACGGCTTCTTTACTCGATATTTTGCAGCAAGGGCCACATCTTTTACGGAAGGATATTTAAGTAATTCGTATTCGTCCCAAGTTGGAACCTGATCTGGCCCAATTGGTTCAAGTTCAGTATGAGTATAAAAATGACCAGGAATCAGAATAGTACGGTCTCCACCACGAGTCATATTTATGAATACGTGATTTGGGTTTGGACTAAAGTCCGGGTCTGTTCCGTTTTGATAAAAGTCTTGTATAGTTTCTAATTGCGTCATTTATATCTTTTATATTGATTTGAACAGAAAGTTTTCGGTTATTATCCCAAATTTTAAACCTCTTACTGAAGCGAACTCTTTAGCTGCTTCAAATTTTGCCTGATTTACAATGTATTGCTTGGCTGCATATACATAACTTGCAGTTTGCTTGTCAGTCATTCTTGCTGGGGCAGTAGGTGGTTTGGTATACTTGTCAGGCTTTACCTCAATTAACCAAGACTGCTCCTTTCCTGAGCTATCTTTGGTTACGATATAAAAATCAACATAATATGTGTGTCCGCGTTTATCAAGAGGAGAATAGTAAGGAATTCCTACTGGTTCGCTTGAGTATTTAATAACAGTCGGGCTGTGATCACACCATTTTAGGAATTTGAATTCCCAGCTTGATCTGAATATTATTTGCGAAGTATCGCCAACGTACTTCTCAGGGAACGCTGGTTTAAAGTATCCCTGACGGATTGTTCCAGCTCGCGGTTTTAAGAAAGTCTTGATGCTCTTCTGCTCTTTCGGTTTCATATAGTTATTTATAGGTACGCCATGTCAAACACGGAATCGCTAAAATAACTATTGATCCATTCATTAAAGCTTTCAATTGAAGTATTTGAATTTCTGTCATGCATGTAACAGAAAAGGTCATTAATATCTTTGACTTTTTGTAGAGCCATCATATCTTCAGTAGAACTAAATTTTCTCTTTAGGTCACCGATTGCTTTATTCCACAAAAACACAGAGTATCCTTGCTGGATAAAATTCATCATTTGAGTCTTGCCTGCCTTATCTCGGTCAAATATAACTTGAGTAGCACCCTTTGACCCTAGATTAGAGAAAATACTTCTGGCTTTAGATGCACCAGAGGTTGCAATCGCGTTAGTTATGAACATTGAATCGAATTGACCCTCAGTCATTCTGATTGGCTTGCTGAAGTCAACGTTCAAGATATTGAAGTAGTTATTAAGAAAGTTCGCATCTTCCACCAGATCCTTCGAGAGTCCTATCTGAGAGAAGATATGAATAATATCGGAATATGACTTGATTATGTACTTACGTTCGGAATTTGGATCGAGACTTCTAATTGAGAATCCTAGTATTTTACCGGATCTTCTATCGAAATTAAAAATATAGACTTTATTATCGGATGAATCAGTATAGAGACAATCTCCGAAATCTTCAATTAAGTTGATCGCTCGGCCCTTTATGTACTGATACGCTCTAGATTCTTCTGAAACCATATCAAGTCTCTTTAACGAGAACCTATTGATTACTTCAGTTATTGTAACAAGACTTGATGTATCGGATGTTAAGAATCTAATTAATTGATTCTCTGTCTTTTTGGGTTTTGCAACTGGTGAGTATTCTGTATCTAGGATAAAGCTTGGAAGCATGATTCCATGTTCCTTACTCATTCTGGCAACAAATTCTCCCATGGTCATATATGCCATACAACCATCATTAAAACATTTATAAGCCCCAGTATCTAAATAGAGGTTACCACGCTTCTTTGAAACCTTCTTGTCCGAGTCTCCGCAAATTGGACACGCGAAATTTAGCTTACGGCCAGTCTCTCCATCAATTTTTTGTTTCTCAGGAACATCGTGGAATCTCTTACGTAATAAGGTTTCAATGAATGCGGTTATTTCCTCAATTCTCATCAGTTATAGTTACCTTCTTTACAGGTTTTGGTTTAGTTGCGTTTTTGTAAGCTTTGTCAAGATCGTATCCCATTTTGTAGTAATCCTTTCCGGTTTTAACAGCTTTTTCGTACTTGTCAGTTTGCAACCATGAACCACCAGACGGAGTATTGATTATTTCGCTCCAGCCATTCGATCTTAAGTATTCTTGCATCACTTCAACTGGAATTGCAAATGGATCTTCTACTTCAATTCCTAATTTCTTTGCTACTCGATCGCGATACTTAGTAAGTTCGTGTTTTGGAACGATTACTGTATTTAGGCCAAATTTAGAAATTGCTGAAATGTAAACTGGGAATAAATTCGCAGGTACCGGCTTGTCTGGATTACCAATGTATTCTTGGCAGCTTTCCGGAATTTCAGAATAGGCTAGAGTTTTTGAGTCAACTGCATACAGTGGGAAAGTTTCTTCGTTTGTGAATTCTTTGCTACGGCTTCTTGATTTAACAAGTTCAACTTTACGAACAAGGGCTGAAGTTAATTCCGGATAACCCATTGCAACTAATAATTTATTAATTGGCTCAATGATTAATCGGAAGAACTGTTGATCTCTATCCATAGGCACTGCGAATTCTTCTGGATAAGAGCCTGGAGCGTACGCAAAAATATCAAATTCATACTCATTCGGCGAAGCATAGTAAAATTTAATCTTTGAACCGCTTCGTATCAATGCATACTTTTGATTTTTGGTTTTCTTTATCACGTGATTGTGATATGCAGCAGCTCTACCGTAAATCGGCATTCCTTTCTCCATTACTAATGGATTTAGGCTCTTTAGGTAATCTTCGTAAACTCGAACTGAGAAGTTAAAAGCAATCTCATCGACCGTTAGCGAATTACACTCGTCTTTTAGAGCCTGTAATTTCGGAATCAAGTCTTCTTCAAGATCCAAGTTATACCCGATTCCTAAAAGATATGAATACAGCTTTTGTAAGTGCTGTCTTGCCCAAATTGGATAGGAAGCTTGAATTGCTTCAAGACCCTTAATGATTAATGATTCTTTATCAAGTAGTCGTTCGTGCTTATTATCTTTATATGATACGCTTAAGATGTATTTCTTCTTAGCGAGCCAGATTCCTGAACTAGAAAGATTTTCAAGCTCAAAATTTTGGCGATTGTCTGTGTTGAAATGAACTGCGTATTTCTCAAAAGCTTGTTCAAAATAATCCTTTAATCGGTTTCGGTTAATTGCCAAACAGAACTCAAGAGACTCTTTATTATCTAAGTCTAATCCTTCTACTGACTGAATTGCATAATCAAAACAGACATACACAGAGTCAGTATCTGTGTAAATTGCAGCTTCTTTTTCAATTTGAGAAACTTTTTTGTCTGAAATTCCTAAAATTTCATGAAGTTCAGTATCTAGGTGCCACTTGTGCTGAAAGTAGTGATTTACTGCCCGGATTGAGAATTTAATTAAATCTTGACCTTGTAGAGTAATAGATTTAGCTATTTCGTTATTATGAAAATAGAAATATCGGTTACCGAAGGCACCATAGAATGAGTTAATTAAGATTTTAATTGCATTCTGCTTTAAATCTAGTGATTTAATTTGCTGTTCTAACTGTTTTGACATATACGAGTATTGTACTTGTGAATATTCATTTGGGTTTAATTTACCAAATAAATAACTAAAAAGTTGAAAACATGGTAAACACTGATCGCTCTGTAATTAATAGAGCTTATCCATTTTTAAGCAATTTTCCATTTGATAAAGACTTTGATATTCAAATATCAACTTCTCCAGTCGCTGCTGTGATGTTCGATGACGATTTTGAAACAAGCAGATCATCAACTCCGTATGTTATCAATTTTAGACACACCGGATCTCCAATCAACGCAAGTATCTCAATTGTAAAGGATGAACTTATTTGGATCGGTGAAATTGCTGAATCCATCACAAAACTTGACAGGATAGCTAAGCGAATTGACCGAGGTATTAAAACCAAGGATCTTTTAGTAAAACGCGACATGTCTTTAGAAGCGGATGAATGGATGACTCTTGTTTCAGATCGCAAGAGCTCTCTTAGCCAGGAAACGTTTAACGAAGTGCTGGCAGGTCTAGTAGGAAATAGGTCAGTTAACCAAACTGTGACACTAATAAATAATTTGAATAAGCTTTACACTAAAACTGGTCTGGTTAAATTATCAAAGGCAGAATGTGACGTGATTTTCACGTTTCTTCATTTTAGACTGATTTATGCAAAGCTAATACTTGGCATTGTAATTGCCTCAAAAATATCAATCTAAATGGAACAATTGGATTCATTCATTGAGTATCTGTATACGGTAGAAGAGAACTTAACTCAACTAACGACAGATCAAGTAAAAAAGCTACAGTCAATTCAAACTAAAGTAAGTGAATTAGTTAATAAAATTCAAACGCCTCAACCGGCCCAGCCTCAAAGCCAACCCCAAGTTCAAGTACGATCAATGGAATTACAGTTAGCTGAAAATAAGGTTCAAAGCTTCTCAAACTACATGGAGTTAAAAGAAACAACTAAAGCAAAGAATGCTAGGTAAAAGACTCCATACATTTTCACAATTTATTCTAGAAAGAGGTGATTGGAATTACGCAAATCACTATGCTCAATACCTAAATAAGTTCACAGAAGATTCTGTTATATTGGATCTACTTAAAGACTTTGATAAACAGGTTAATGAATTGGAGGATACTTACTGGTATAATAGAGAAAGTCGAAATTTTAGAAACGACCATTATGCACTAGACATGAAAATCCACTCATACCCAGATGTACAGAAATGGGCAGCACTAAAAGGATATTCAGCTGAGGAAATTGAAGAAGATGAGTCGTCATTAGAATCAGCAATGTGGGATCAGTGGGGTAGATTCATGGAAGAGACTTACGAAGTTAATTCAGAAGACTATATGAATACGTATGACTGGTTAACTAAAGTTGGAGTAGGGGGCCAAAGCGGAGGCTGGCTATTACTAGCAATGGAGGACAGTCATTCTGACTTGGAAAGAATTCTAGAAGATAAATTCGATATGTACTTAGAAGAAGTAGCAGACGCAAATGCTGGATCAATTCAGTTACTAAAACAAATCATTGAAAATCCAGAAGAGACTGCTGAGCTCATTGAGTTTGGAATAATTGATGAAGAGACTGCTGCTAAAGCAGAGGAGATTATTGAAGCTCGAGATGAAGTTGAAAACTGGTTACGTGAAAAACTGAATGAATTGTATCAAATAGAAAGGGATCTTGATGCAATTAAAGATGATATTAATAGATTTAGACAGACTGCATTAGCTGATTTTTACGTATGGACCTCTGATTCAGAAGACTATTAATTAACGAATCTATTTAAGTCAAATTTGTGTTTTGACACAATGAATTTCTGACTCTTATAAATTTTCTCTCTAGCATGACCGTGCTTAACGATGTAGCCATTAAGATCGTCTATTAGATCGTAAATCGTTACCTTAACTTTCCCTTTTAATCCACGCATTCCCCTACCAATAGATTGACGTATTGTTACCTCAGATTTGTAACTCTCGGCCAAGATAATGTGATTAACGTTTTTTAAGTCAATTCCAGTAGAGAAAGTTCCGTATGATGCGACTAGTGTAACGCCAGGACCAGCTTCCATAATTCTTTGATATTCATCACGATCTGAGCTATCAACACCACCGTCTATGTAATAAACGTGCTCTCTCCATTCCTTAATCTTATCACAAATACGCTGGCCGTACTGATCCTTAACGTTTATGTATAGAATCAAAGTATTTCCTTCAAGTTTCTTAACGAATGCAGAAATGAAGTCAATTCTAGGTTCGTAAGAGACAATGAACGCTTTTTCAGAGTCGTACATCTCTTTACCGGACTTTCCTTCTTCTCGCAGAGCCATGTATTTCTCAACAAAAGGTTCAGTTTTAGGATATTCTAAGTAAACCATTTTAATATAGACATCAGGTGAGTAGTTATTCTCAATTAAGTGACTTGCGGATAGAGTCATACTTAATGGACCAAGAAATTCTTGAATTCTGAAGAAATCCGAATAGTCTTCTTCTATTTTAATTGTTCCGGAAAGTCCAAGTTTGTATTCGACATTAACTGACTGTATTAAAATATCCCGAACAGAGTTTCCTCTACTTGTGTGACACTCATCGATACAAACAATGCTAAATTCCTTGAAGAATTCAGGAGGTCTGTTAATTAGACTTTGGTAAGTTGAAATAACTATCTCAGATTCAGCAAATGCTTTGTCTGTGTACTTACTCTTTCCGCCGATCGTCATTACGTTAAAGCTCATCAGACCGGTATTGTAATCGTCTGTGAATTTTTCAGCAGTTTGACTAACTAGTCCAGCTCTAGGAACTACGATTAGGGCTTTTTTGCCATTTCCGGCGAGAATACCCTTTCTCTTAAGAAAGGCTAAATATAAAAAGAAAATAATTGTTTTACCAGCAGATGTTGCAAGTTCAAGAGAACAGAACTTGTATTTTAAGGCACGAAATACTGCCTCTAATTGATAGTCTCTAGCCTCAATGTTTGAACCATCCAGCATAACTGACGTAAACTTTGCAAGTTGATCCTTTGTGAAATTTAAGTTAAATAATTTCTCATAATCTTCGATATGAACCTCATACTCAAATTTCTTACTGAAATTAAATAGTTCTTTCCAAAGGCCGACTCCGATTTTGTGAGCGCCGGTTTCTTTATCGACTACAACAAAATGGTCGTATCCGTCCCATAACTTTCGTTTATATAGACGATTAAAAAGATAGCCTTTTTGCCTCTTTTTAAAATAGAATTGAAGATCTTTGAGTTCGCCCTTTGTGTCATGGCTTACAAGTACAAGAAATTGTCGATCGTTTGATAATTTAAAGGTTAACAAGCATTTAAAATATTTTTAATGCCCGTCTAGGAGCTTTTGTACGTCTAATCTGGTTTTAATACCAAATAGAACTGCGTCAATTGTTTTAATGGAATCTGAGTAAAAAGTTATCTGATTTTCAACCTGTTCGATCTTTTCTTTAAGCGAGGCGGTCTTTCCATCAACTATTGTATTCTTTTCATTAGCGCCATACCTCATTTGATGATTCTTTGATGCATCGATCCACTCTTCACCCTTCTTTTCACGGAAAGTCTTCTTAAGTTGAGTAAAGTGCTCAATAAGAGTGTGATTCTCCTCAAGCATTCTCTGCCTTAAGCTAAGAAATGTCACTTGAGCCTCAGGAATCTTACGAATGTGCTCGAGAAGTTTGATTCCTACATAGATTTCGCCAGAGAACGATTCTCGTTTCTCTCTAAAAACTTCAGCAATAGTTCTTTTTGGGGTAGTTTCTTCCATACCTATATTTTATCAAAAACTTGCAGTAAGTTTTAACTGATAAAGCAATAATATAGACTTTCGATTTGATAGAAGTCACTATTGAACTCTTGAATTATATTACTTGAGTAAATTGAATCCCCAAGTTCATGATGATCACCGTTTGTGTAGAAGACAGAGACGCCTCCATCGTAAAGGCATACAACTGAGTCTAATTTATAGTGCTGAATTGACCCTCTAACCATCTCCTTGAATTGCTCATGAGATACGTCAGAACCCTCATTAGTAACAAAGATACTAGGAAATGATCTCTTGATCCGGTGGCCGCTATTTTCTATTGAATTTAGTATTTGTAGCACATAAGGCAGCTTGCCATAGTCATCTAGGTCTTTTAGGACTTGATTGTACTGTTTTGAATTAGTAAAGTTATAAATTACGAAAGGTTTTTGCGCCTGCACACAGTCTCTAACCAATTGATAATGGTTTCCATCGTATTCTCTTGTTTTTCTTAGCGATCTGTTCATAATTTAGTATATTAGATAAAACTACTAGGTTATTTATCAGTAAAATACTCTATGGAAAATCATATTCATATTAACATATTCGACTTTGACGAAACTCTCTTTAGAGTGCCAGGTTACACATGCAAAGAAGCAAAGGGAATTACGCCCTACGACTGGTTTGACTCGCCTGAGTCTTTATCACCGGAGTTCAACATTCGAGCAATCTTAAATACTTGCGAGCAAACTCAAGCGCAACCAGACGTTCTTAGTTTTTTAATAACTCACCGAGTTAAAGCCTGTCAAGAAAGAGTTCTTGAAATACTTAGAGATAATGGCGGAATCTTATTCGATAAAACGTTCTTTCTTGGAAGAGAATCTGCTAAGGCTGAGGTTGCCCTTAAATTGATTAGAACTCACGAAGCTAATTCAATCACAATATTTGAAGATTCACTATGGGAAATCATTAAGTACACAGAAGCATTCTTGGATGCAGGCTTAATGATTGATATTGAATTCATCTTTGTTGATAAGAGTCGAGTAATTACAATCGCATGGGAAACCGCTAGGTCCATTGCTGAACTATCTCAAATTGAAAAATTAAGCATACAATGATATTATTCGTAGAAGGCGCCAGGCACTGTGGCAAAACATTTTTAATTAATCAATTTATCGAGAAGGCAAATGATCCAAGAATTGAGTACTACAAATTCTATTTCGCAGATCATATTAAAACGTTAGGATTAGTTGGATTAGACACTGATCCAAGTCTTCATTATTTTAGCTTGGGAAATATCATGACCATTATGGAAATGAATCTTAGACCTGAATATTCAGATAAAATTTGGATATTTGATCGAGCTATCATATCTGCATACACTTGGGCAATCTTAAGAAAAAGATTAACTCGAACTAAAGCTGAGCTTGAATTCTTAACTCTATTGAAAACTAATTTATATGCAAATTCAAAAACGTTAGTAGTTTCAGTTGCAGGTCAAACTGGTGATTCTAGCAGAGTTAAAGATACTTGGGATGGAGCACATTCTACACTAGAAGAACAGCAACTAATGGCTCATCTAATTGAGCTTGGTGTAAAAGATCTTGTAAATTCAGAAAAAAATAACAAACTAAGCATCGTTTTTAATAAGTTTGATGAAGATTCGGTTAATTCATTTAATGCCGAGTGTTATACATTATTAGGAATAGAGCCTAATAAATAACAGATATGGCAGGATTATCACACTTACGAGACGTTTATGAAAAGCGTGGAAAGGACTTCCTTGACAGTCTTTTAAATAAGACAGTTATCATCAACGAAAAAATTGACGGTGCCTATTTTGGTGCCAAGAAAGATGCACAACAGAATAACTTTAACTTCTTTAAAAAAGACAGCAAAATTGGTTACATCGACCGAGTTCTTAGTCGCTACTACGAGCCGGGCATTGGACATTTTGAGAGTCTTGGGACTGATGTAATTTCAGCAATTCCTGAAAATTACGTGTTTGGAATGGATTATACTCCGAATCGTGAAACTCCTCTAACCCTAAGTCACATTAAGGTATTGGATGAAAATTACCAATTATCTGAGATTATTCATGATTTCGGTAAATTAAACGAATGGGCTGGTAAGCTTGGAGTAAATCCTCCAGCGATTCTATTTCAAGGTAAACTTAATGACGAACAAAAGGTAAAGATACAGGAATTCCTGTTTACTCCAGCAGCTTCATTGATTGAAAAGTTCAAAACGATCTCATTCACTAAACACATTATGGCAGTATTGGATCCAACTGTTGACGAAACGGCTCAAACTAAAGAGTATGAGAGATCAATTGACGAAATTGTATTTAGATTCTTTGATGATAATAAAACAGCGAATGAAGCTTCAGTACTAGCGAAATTAGTTGATCCCGTTTTTTACGATAATGCAAAACAGCTATCGCCTGAGAAAGTTCAAAGGAAGAGTGATGATTATATTTGGATTATTGTTATTGATTTAATGAATTTTATTGAAGGCTACAGAATATCAGAGCTTAGGGAATTCGTTGAGGCTGGAGAAACTCCAGAGGAGAGATACGTTTCTCTGATAAATCGACTGTTTGCTGAGTTTATTAAAGAGTACGGCGACAAATACGGAGATCTAGATATTCAGGTCCCAGCGTTTCTACAAAAACCTGAGTTTGATATTAATTTAGACCTAATTAATGATCCATTCGTAACTACTATAATTGCAAAGAATCCTAATTATAAAGAAATTTACCGAATATTCATTAATATTTTTAGAAAAAAGAAAGTTAAAGTAAATTCAAATCTATTCACTGATGCAATGAAGACTAATTTATTAGCACAAATCGATAAACTTGGACAGGTTGCAATGGGAGATCAATTATTTGAAAACTATTTTCCTTCATTCAATGAATTTGTAGGAGACGATAAGAATCCTGGCTATTTTGAAACATACGATATCGCGCAAAATGAAGAGCGTAAAGTAAAGAAAGTTAATTTACTGATTTCAGAATTTCAACCGATCCATAAAGGACACCTAAAGAATGCAAAAATCCTTACTGAGAAAAACGGACTTCCTACTCTATTAATATGCGTACATCCTGGAAAATCAGGAAAAATCTTCCCGTTTAAGAAAGAAACTATTAATAACGCCCTATCTAAATTAACGGCAAACGAGAAACCTAATATAGCAGGTCACGTAATGGTTGGAGATGGAAATATTGAATCTATACTTAAAGCAATAAAACCTGGTTTTGAGCCAGTTAGCATCGCAGCAGAACCTAGCCGAATTAAAGATATCGCACTACAATTAGACTTAGCAAAAAAGAGATCAAGAAACCTAAATATTAAGAGAGAGACTTCGTTAATTGAAGTACCTACTACAAGTATTGGAGAATCAATTATGACCTCAATTAAAAACAGAGATTTTGCTTCATTTAAAGAAGCTACCCCGATCACCATACATTCAGAATTCTATAACTTAAATAAAGATCTAATGGAATCATTAACTGAATCTATTAGTCATGAGAATGTGATCGAAGATGAAATTAAGAAACCTAACCCAACTCCTATAATTCAAATAGAAGACTAACTAAACTAAAAAAGCTCCATAAGGAGCTTTTTTTATGTGATTAGGTTAGGAATCTACAGAGTTGTAAATTCTCCTTTTATAAAATTGATATGTTGCGCTTTACCATCATGGTGGATGATTACGTGTGACTGGAGCCATCCACTAGGTCCGACATTATAGTTAACTCTTAATTTAGTTGAAGTCCCTACAGCTAACGCGCCGTCCTTTCTTCCAGGAGAATGGTAATGTCCAACTACAATTTTTGTATTTAATTTTCTAAATTGAAGCAGAGATCCGCGTGATCCGTTTGAACCTACATCTCCGTGTTGAGCAAGCTCCCAGCCATTTACGACAAGGCTATCACTTCGGCCTAATGTTTTGAAACTTGGAAATCTCTCGTTGATTAGGTACGGAATAACTCCATTTGGTGCAACTCCCCTAAGCAGTAGAGAACTGTATTCCATGTACTCAAGAGAGTTCTTTATGGTTGCAGCTTTTCTCCAGTCAGTGGTTTTTAACCAACGGTCTAGAAAATCGTCATGATTACTTCTAACGATAGCTACATTATAGTCTCTAAAATCCTCAAGCCCGACTAGCATTGCATCGACCTCTTTTCTCAATGAGTTAGACCCGTCCTGCTCTCTGTGATATTGAATGAATGGGTCGTTTATTTCATGATGATTAATTGAAAGTCCATCAAATACGTCATGTAGAATAACATTTTCAGGATGAAGTTTCTTAAATAGGTCTAGGGTTTTATTAATTACACGTTGATCGTGTTGACCATAGTGAAGATCGCCTAGGATCGCGGCAGCTACTGAAGTTACTTCAGAGATTTCGCTTGATTCAGTATCGTCATTGTATTCAACTCGATTGTATAGGTCAGTGAAATTACCATCGTCGGTTGCGGTTACTTGTCTAGCGAAGAATGTATTAGAGTCTTTTATTTCAACGACTACAAAACCAAGAGTATGGTGGAATTCTCCCTTCTTACCTGATTTAGAATCAGTATAGTTAGAAACGGTGCATGCTCCAGTAGTCATCATCATTTTTGGAAGATTTCCTTCAAGTACAGGAACTGTTTCTAAATGAACTTTCGGAGAGCCAAAGACACATGAGTTAATACCAGTCATTCCCTGAAGACCAGTCATTGGATCAACTGCGGTTGGCTGAATTTTAATATCTGACATGATCCACATGTGTTTGTGAACCTCATGTCTATTTGCATCTAAATATGTTTCAATTCGACTAGACCACGTTTCGTAATTTTTATCAGAGAAAACGGAGGTTGGGTTTTTATAGCGACCTGCGATTACGTGGATATCTGCATTAATGTGATCTGCGTACTTTTCGATATTGGATACAAAGTCTTCATGAACTGGCGTATCGTTTTGGGCCCAGGTGATAATGAAACGTTTCTTCTTTTTATTGAATTTTCGCTCTCGGGCTTTAATTAATTGCGGTGATTCTTGTATTGAACTTTCAGTTATTCCTAATTTGGCTAACCATTTCTGAACAGTTCTCTCGGACTTATTTAGAAATGAGCTTAATTCTTTCATTCTGGTGTCCCAACTTAAATCCTTATTCCAATAGAGATTAGATAGGTTGGAAACATCTTCTGGGGTTAATTCGTTAAACTTCATTGATGTATACAGTTTTTGTTAACTAATTATATTTAATACTTGGATAAAGTTTTACTTGAGAACTTCCAAAGTAGTGGAAGATTGCCTAATAAATAACCCTATGGAAAAGAGCGCTAAAAACGTAGATAACTACCGGAAGGGTAAAGAACCTTTAAAGAATGCTGTGATGCAGCATCCAACCGGGAACGAAGTATACGATTTTTTACAGAAAAAAGTGAATCGCGACTTTTGGGTTACACCGTTTAAGAAATGGCAGAAAATCCAAAAATATAATAATAAAGCGAATGACTATATGCAGGATCACGACTATCTTGGTCCGCTTGGCCGTGGAGATAATGACAGATAAAAATACTTTAAAAACTAATGTTTGGACTAGAAGACCTTACTGAACCACATACGGGTGAAGACAAAACAATCGCCTATTTCGTGCTATCTCTAATGCAGATCGCGGATCAGGCAAAAATAATTCACTGGCAAACTGGATACGATACTGAACACCGTCACTTTGGAGCTTTCTACGAAGGTTTTATTGAGAGCATGGACACAATAGTTGAAGCGATTGCTGGTAAATACGGATCACAAAATCTTAAGTTCGGAGAAGCAGCTATTATGGTTTACGATTATGATATGGCTTACATGGAATTCTTTAAATTAGTAGATGAAGCATTACGTGGAACATTTGCAGAAATATTTGATAGAGAGGAAGATTCTGATCTGTATAATTTAATAGATGAGGTACTAGTCCTTAAAAACAAAACGCAATATTTGCTACAACAAAAGTAATATGTTTTTAAAAGTAAGAAAATTACAATCAATTGAGAATTTAATTCTTGAAACTGACCTGATTCAGATCGGCGATGAGGCTAACGATATTCTCAATAAAGTAAAGTCCGAAGATGATACGACTGGATCTGGGCCTACTGGCGATAATAACGAGGACCTAAATCGTCTTCTTGATATGCTATTTAATTTAGGAGAAGATGAGCTTACTGGAAAATTAGATGATCCGACTCTGTCAAAGATATTTTCGGATCCTAAAATGAAGCAAACTCTTGAGGAGTATTTTGCATATTTACAGGAAAGAATCAAAGTCTTTAGAGAAGAGTTAATGAAAGCTCTAAATGAGGTTCCGGTAAATGAAGCAAAAGTTGGTCAAATTACAGATAAAATTACAAAATTTGTTTGTAGAGTTAGAGTAATTGAGCTAATTTATCAAAACAAAGCCTCTAAAAAGAAAGCTGGTGACGAGCCTGATTTTAGTGAAGAAATTAATAAAAAGGTTTCTGAAATAAACGATGAACTCTATAATTTGTATTCACTAATGGTAATTATACCAGCAGAGAAAACTAAACAGTCTTATTCTAAATTTCAAGGAGCTCAAAATCAAGAAGAAAAAGAAGCTGCTGCACAGGAAGTATTTTCAAATTTAGAAGCAGCTGAAATCTTAGCAGCGGAAATGCCGGAGGAAGTTTCAGCCGGAATTGAAGATGCTACAGCAACGTACACTTCTCAAATATCATCAGAACTTGGAAATGACGTAACCTCTGACATTAAGGCTGGAGTTTACGTAAATAAGAACGTTGCCTCTTTAATTAGACGAATATTTGAATTTCAATACACAAATTGGACAAACGAGAATGATATTTTAGCGGAAGCGAATAAGCTTAGAACAAGCGTTAATGGATTTCCGGACGTATCGACTGAAGCAAAGGAATACCTATTGCGACTAATTGACCAGATTCAAGTAGCGTTAATTGAAAAGGCTAAGAATAAGCAATTCGATACCAAGAAATATAAAGGAATCCATTACGATTTTAATAAGAAACTACCGTTATACGAAAGAACTTCTCTTCCAGTAAATGGAAAACAAATAGCAGACGAAACTAAATTAATGAAATTTAGAAAAGCTGCTCAATCGTTAATGGAGTTGATATTCGGTGGAGAAAAAACCGGCGGAGTAACTGCACAAGCTTTTGAAAGAACTGGTAAATGGGCACATGCGATTTATGCAAAAACCCTAAACGGCGCAGCTAAAGTAATAGGAAAAGCGGTAAAAGGCCGAGAAGGAGAAATGAAAGCTGATGCGTTTAGTCGACTATTCATATTCGATACTTCTGTAGTAGACGAACCTAAGGCTAAACAGGTTAGCGAAGATGGAGTAGCTCCTGGAGTTTCTCCACAGGTACCTGGATCAATTGGCGGAATGGGAGCTATTACACCACCGACTGAAACATCATTTGGTTCTGGAGATAATTTCGGAATTCAGAAAAAAGGCAAAAAGAAAAAGTATGGCGTTGTATTAGGCTTCGCTGATTTTATAAAAGAACAAAATAACCTATAATAATGAATAAAATTGTTAAAACATTTGAAAATTTCCTAGAAGGACCAGAACACCATGAAATGATGCCGCATAGAGCGCCTCATCACGATATGGAACAACGAGTAGCTCACACAACTGATCATGATGATCATAGAGCTGAGAATTATATGTTCTTTGGAAATCTAGAGACAATTAAGAGACTTGTTGATATTTTATTGGAAATGGATCCATCAAAAGTGGATGCGGTTCTAACGAATGGACACGATTGGGCAGCAGATCATATAGCTACATCAAAGGACGATATCGAAGAAGTTGCAAATTTCTTAATCAATGAAATGGCAGAAGACTCTATTCGCGAGAACGACGAGTCGGAAGAAAACTCTATGGTTTGCGAAAACTGCGGAGTTGGGTATTCAGTTAACGAAGAACACCTTTGCGAAGAGGCTTAAATAATATTAAATTATGCAAATGCAAAACCATATTAAACCATTTAAAGCATTCAATGAATCAGTTGAAGAAGTAGATGGTGAATGGTACTATGGGATCGCTGATTGCAAGGGTCTTGAATCTTTTATGCCTGCTCCAAACGTAGAAGAACTAGGAGAGCTTGAAGACATGGGATTTACTGGAGGTCAAGCTAAATCGTTCAATCATACACTAAGTATGATGAGTATGAGATGCCACTTCAATCAACAAAGACACCCAGTAGTTTACATGGCAAAACTTGCAGCAGACGATGCAGAAATGGTTCAGGATCTATTGGATTCAGGGGATTATATTAATGCATTAGAGGTAGTAAAAGCAAATTCAATAGAAGTTAAATTAGCTAGAGGTCAAGGAGCAAATCTAGAGAAACGATGGAGAATGATTCCTAATCCGGATCTTGATCCAATGTCTGAAGGTTTAGAATACCATATCACAAATAATTTATCAGTATGCGAGTCTATTTATAGACCAGCCAGTGATGCTCACTTTAGCCTATTAGCTGAAGCCCGAAGTCGATTTGAGTCAGGCGAATTAGCACTGTCTGGAATAGATCAGATTCTGTTTGAAGAAACGGATTTAGGTTTATTTGGAGAATACGGTGGAGAACTAGTTCCATTAGATTTTCTATTTGAGGCAGAGTATCAAGGAAGATCGGTTGAACTTGGAAAACCTGCTCGAGGTGGAGCCAAGAAATACCACGTTTACGTAATGAATCCAAAAACAAAAAGGGTAAAGAAGATTTCATTTGGAGACGTTCACGGTGGACTAACTGCAAAGGTTAGTGATCCGAAAGCTAGAAAAAGTTTCGCGGCTAGGCACCAATGTCATCTAAAAAATGATAGACTTACTGCCGGTTATTGGGCATGTAGAATAAATCGATATGCTAACTTATGGGGAGGTAAAACTTACCCAGGATTTTGGTAAAATAAAATAGGTACAAATGAACGAAGGCAAGGTAACTGGAAAATCAGGTCCGTATTTTAAAGGACTGGCTAAGGATCAAAAGAATAAAAAGCTGAATCAAATGAATCGTCAATCAAAAATGAGCGATTCGGACGATAATGCATATAAACCAATGCCCGGAGACCTAGATAAATCAGGAAAATTTAAAGGCTCTAAAGTTAAAAGCTCATTTACCAAAAAGGTGAATCGTGAAATGGATGAGACTCTCGTCTATAAATTTTCCGAATGGGTAGAAATTAATGAGTCTAGCCCAGCAGACAAATCACTAAAGAAGAAAGCTGAAAAATATAAGATGCCATTTGGTATTCTTAAGCAAGTATTTAATAGAGGAATGGCTGCTTGGAAGACAGGTCACCGACCAGGTCAAAGTCAAGAAGCATGGGCCCATGCTAGAGTAAACTCTTTTGTTACAAAATCAAGTGGAACTTGGGGAAAGGCGGATAAGGACTTAGCTCAAAAGGTAAGAAAGAAATGATAAAGCCTTATGTTGATATTAATGAGGTTGGTACTGAACTTGTTAGAACCTTCTCACAAGACATAGATCCAATTGAGTTAAAATGGCATAGAGACGACGAAACTCGACATTTAATTTCAGAAAATGACACGGACTGGATGATTCAAATGGATAATGCACTGCCGACGTCGTTAAATAATATAGTAACGATTCCTAAACATGACTGGCACCGCCTTATTAAAGGAACCGAAGACTTAACCCTAAAAATTAAAAAAGAGAAAGTATGAAATTTTCAGTCGGAGACAAGGTGGTAATCAAGACGGACGTTGAGGAGATGCAAAACGGTCTGTTGGAATTAGTAGATGGCCTTGAAGCAGTAATCACCGAGATTTATCAAAACAGTTACGAACCAGATGTGGATCGTTTTGAAGTAGAATTAGTTAGACCAATTGAGTTTAACGGAGAAGAAATTGTGGTAGTCCCAGGACTTTACCAAGATAATATCGACCTTGTTAAGAAGGTTGATGAGTCTAAAAAACGTAATTTAGCTAAGAGTAAATTAGTTAATGAACGTCGAGTGTCTTCGTTTAAGGAGCTGGAATATAGATTAGCAGTAATTGCTAAATCCGAAGCAGTTTCAGAGAAGAAAAAATTAAAATTCGCTAAATAATGCAGAAACACGTAGCTCTATACGAAGAATACAAAAATCCATGGGCAGATGATGTATTGACCATGGAAGTGGAAAGATATGACGTTGACTTAACTAATTTTCCTAGACAGATTGAAAACAAGGCTGCTGGTATTTCTCCTGAAGATAAGGACCAGCTGAAAGATTTAGGTTTTGACTCAATGGCGGAAATAAACGACCATTCTCACGGAACATGCAAGATACTGTATAAAATCGATGCAGTTCACTCACGACATGGAATTGAGGATATTGATTTTGAACTTAAGGGCTTCTATCTTATGATAGAATATTCAATTTGGGACGAGGCTACCGATGAAGAAATTTGGCACGAGATTGAATTAGAAGACGGCGGAGATTTCTCAGGAAGAGTTGAAGCTAAGATAGAAGGCTTGCCTTTTTATCCACATGGTATTGAAATAGACATGCACGGTGGATTTGACGTAAGTAAATTTACATACACGGTGCAGATCGGAAGCTAATCAGTTACTCTGAAATACTGGAAAGGAAGGTCTGTCGATCTTCCTTTTTTTATTTAGGTCGATAAATAACTATAACGAAACAAATCAAAAGAAATGGCAGACGAAATAACAACGCATACTAATCTAGTAACCGATACGGCATTCGCTGGAGTTAATTACATGGAGGCCTTAGCTAAAGTTGGAGGTACTGGAACTCTAAAAGGCGATTTTGGAGAACTTGGATCTCTAATCGGAACTGAGAATAACGGAATAATCCAACATAATGTAAGTTCGATATTTAATAAATTTACAGTTTTTCAGTACTCTCCTTTAAATGCAGGAAGTAAATATCGAGCAGAAGGTCACTTTATTGGATTTTCAAGTAATTTAAAAGATTCAAGCCAATACGAAGCAGAAGATAAAGCAGCAAGTGACATACAATTGGCGATTATTGGAATTAATGCCAGTGGAATAACTGACCCGGCAGAAAGGACTAAAGCTCTACTTGCAAAGCTTGCACAATGGGAAAAAGTGGCTGGCCCTCTTAGGCAGAAGGCTAGAAATTTTAAGACTAATCAAGAAGGAATTTTATCGAATCCGTCTGCTACTAAATTAAAGCAGTGGGGAGCAAACATATCGGCGGGGACCTCAGTTGGTTTCCAGCCTTATGCATTAACTGATTTTATGTATTGTAAAGACTATGGAAAGGTTCCGAATAATAGATTAGTAACCCTACGTAGATACCCATTCCCAATTGCAGATAGCTTGAGACTCGGTCAAGCGGATCAGCGTAAAAATGCAATACCTATTGCACAGGCAGTTACTTGGTTTGGGTCAGACACTCTTAACGACTTAAATAAATTAGGAATATTTGCTTGGGACATTCCATGGGAATCATTGACTGTTTCTGAACAAGAAATCACAGGTAATGAGGTTACGTTTAGTGAATTATTATCAACTATACAGGGTCTTCCTGGAGGAGCTGCATTAAAAACTACACTTGAGGCAGCATACGCAACATTTAGTGGGTCGGATCAAAACATCCAGGAGCTTAGTGGATACGATGCAAAAATGCAACAGTATCAAAAGAACTTATATACAACTGGTCCATATTGGAATAGAATATACGGGCCAGTTAACGTAATTGATAAGACTTCTAGAAGAAAACGCGGTATGCAA